GATTATTCATTTAGTATGATCTCTTTGTAATAATAAGTTTCAACAGGAATTTGTTTTGCTGGATAAAAATCTGTTGTAGGTGTATAGTAACTATAGCCATCCTCAGATTTTAGTTGCCTCGCAAAATAGCATTCTGGGGAGGCTACTGAAGTAATTTTAATAATATCTGTACCAGAATACTGATCTAAGTCTTGCCAATGAGTTATAAAGTCTTCTAGATAATTATATTTTGAATTGAAATTCTTTTCGAAATGATAGATTAATTGATAACCATCGTCCAACTCGACATCTTTAAATAGAAGATTTACCTGTTCAGTCATATACTGCAAAGTATAAAGTTCAGAGTTATTTTTTAAACCTTCTACGAAATTTATTAAAAAACCAGACTTATCCATTTTAAATACGATACTCAAGTACTTTATTTAAAAATTTAACACAGTCTTTTGGATCGGTAAAGTCTTTCATCACTGTATCTAAACAAATACATTTCAGATTATTTTGTTTGATAACTAGTTTATTTTGATCTTTATCATAAATAACTAAATGATATTTAAAGTAAGATAAAACACTTTTGAGATAAGCTTGTTTTTGTTCTTCTAAAATATTTTTATTATAAATATTTATCAATTCTTGTAAGTCGTTAGAACTACATTGAAGCATCATGTCTTGAAATTTTTCAAGAACTTGTTTATCAATAGTTGAGTACCATATTAAAAATTTTTGTAACTCTTTACTATCGTAAATATTTGTTAAGATTTTGTTCATGCTTATACCTCTATAATTAAATTGTGTTTAAAACCATTATTATTTTGTTCATTGCAATAGCCCAAAGGGTTAATAACAAATCTTGTTTCATCTACTACTGTATCAATAGCTGTATGAGTATTACCCGTTAAAGAAATTTTATTATTTCTTCTCATAATAAAATTTTCATTTTTAATTGTAATACACCAAAAAGGTTCATTTTTGACTGTAGTTTTATCATGGTAAAAACTAGGATGATTGATTGCAGTAGTTGTTTTTTCAACGATATAAAGTTGATACTGAGGTAATTTTGAAAACCCATGATTTAATCTTACTTGAATTGAACAACTATAGCCATTAATAGTACTTAAGTAAGACAGTATTTCTTTTTCTGATTTTTTAGCGGTGTAAATAGCTGTGCCATTACCTCTAATACTTCCATCTGTTTGCTGATAAGTCTTGAGAATAATTTCAAATTGTTTTTTATTACATTTTAAAAGCTTATTATCCAACCCTTTAATATTCCAGTCAGCTAGTTCGTCAGGTAATGTAAAATTTATACTAGATCTACCATTTAAATCACACGTGTAGTCAAAAACTCTATACATTATGTTTAATTCATTAAGTAAAGATTTAATATATTCTTTTTTTCTATTTTTATTGAGACTAAATCTAACAAGATTGCTATTACATAACGACCCATCGGCTGCAATAGCAATGTAAAGCTCTAGTAACTTATCAGTAAGATTAATTCCAGGATTTTTAAACATACCAGCCCTAATAAAAGTAAATGCGGATTTTCTTGCAGCTAATTTTTCTGCCGTCAATACTGTATACTTATTATTTATCAACCCGACCATACGATGAAGACTAGTAACTCTTTGATTAATAATTCCGTTATTAAATTCATAAACATCTCCTGTATACGACATGTCAGTAATTTTAATAATACTTTCTAAATCTATTAGTTTTGTTTCTTTATTATATGTATAAACTTTATCAGAAAGCAACAGATCTTTTCTAAATTTCCAACCACTCTCAGTGAGAATTTCGGTTTCTAAATCCACACAGTGTCCGTTTAGCACTAAACTAAATCCAGTACAGTCTAAATCATTAATAAAATAAGGATTAAGAAGCTTTCCTGTCGGGTGATTAGCCCAATAAGGATCTAAACAACATTGATGTAAAGGAAAGTGAGTCACTACGATTGTATTTGGCTTGTTTCGATATTGTTGAATCCAATTCCAATCTTTATTAAAGAATGTAATGTAATCATTTGGAGTAACTAGTCTACCCTTATATCTAATACAATAAAAATCATTAACACATTGTTTTGCATTTAGTTTATTTATGTCTAGTTGGTAGGGATTTGAATATTCTAGTTTGTTTTGATGAAAGTTTGTCCATAGGGTTCCTCCTACAAAAGTATATCCATTATGATTATACTCTTTTCCTTCTGTGAGGTAGTTGTAACCCTTGGAATGGAGTTCTTTATAGACATCTTCCATGTCATTGTTGTAGAAGTCATGATTACCTAAAACAAATACATAGGGTTTTTTAGCTTCTTTACATTTATTGACAAACTCGTCTATGTATTTAAATTCGCCATTACTTGCATCCCCGCAGTGGATTATAAAATCTGCATCGAGATTCAAAGTGTACGGATACGTATGAGTATCACTTATTAATTGTATCTTCATGAGAAATCTTTGCCTTAACTAAAAAATGTGTATTAATTAATTTATCTAAAAAGTCTTGATCAACTTTAAGAATATAATTTGCATAATAAGTTCTTGTTTTTTACTATTTAATATATATAAATATTTATTCATAATTCTCTTATTTAACAATTCAAACTTCACTTCAAAAGAGTTTGACATATTTTTTAATTATTATATAATAATGGAGCGGGTGTTGGCAATCGAAGCCAAGCAGAGTAACTTAAACATATTTACTTCTCTGGGGTCGGAATCCGCAGTGGTACACCTGTACTCACCCGCTAATATTGGGTTAACTAAAGGAAATTAAAAAATGTATTCAGAACTATCAGAACAATTCTTATACAACAAAGAAAACTTTAAGAATCACTCATAAAGAATGGATAAAGAAAATAAAAATCACTGAAATAAATACATTATTAAAAATAGAATAATAGCACACCTATTCAGAAGAACCGTTTAAGTGTATTACTTTATTTTTAATATCTTTTAAATTAACATAAGTTTTCCTAGAGCTAGACAGTTTAATTAGAGTTTATTGATACTTATTAGAATTTTACCTTTAAAACTATGCCCGCTGTTATTTATTATTTAAGTGGATGGATTAGGAAAAGACTTACTAAAAAAATTCCATTTTTCAAAGTGGTTAATGTTAATTGTTTTTGTATGTTTTTTTACTTGATGTGCCTTATAAACAGGAAAGTGAAACTGTTTTTCATGTTTTGTAAATTTAAAATAAATATCAGAATCTGGGTCATTTACTTTTAAAATTACATCACCATTTAAGTCAATTTCATAATATGATTCACTAAAAATATCAATCCACATATCTGCTATGTTTTGTATTATAGGTAAATGGAGTAGATGCTCACTAAAGTTTGGATCTCCGTACTGATCTATAAAGCATGTTGAAGCGATTAATCGCTTCAAAGCGCGCAATGGAATACAAGTACCAGGATTAATAAAGTGAGTAAAAGTAAAAAAGTCTAATAAAGTGACAAAAGAAGATAGATCTTTTGTACTCTTATATTCTGTTAATGCATTTAACAAGGCCAGTGATTTTGAATTATCTCTTTTTGTGTATGAACCACTTTTAAAATAATTGTCAAGCCAGTCGTCATCAATAATCATACCATCTAAGTAGACATAAGAAGTACCACCAACATAGTAACACCAATAATTATATTTTTCTATGAAAGGGAGATACTTAGCAGGAGTATTTAACTGAGTTTTTAAAATTTGATTTAAACCTGCAGCAGAAGACTGGTCAGCAATATCAATAAAAAATTCATTTAAAATTGTTGTTAACTTATCAAATTGATCATTCATTCTTAAATTTTTCTTACACTATAGGTAGGTGTGGTTATCTCTTCGATTTCTACGAGGTCCCACCAAGTGCACATCGGTCCTTCTTCATAAGAAAAGTATTCACATGCTGAAGACAAATAGATAGACGTATTTGGTAAGTTTATTACTACCATATCGAGATAATGATGAGTGCCTTTAATTTTATAATCCAATAAGGTAACCGTAGCAGCAAAACTGTTGATTACTCTTAAATTACCCTTGTACCCAGCAGGAAAGGAGTAATCAGTAAAATACATATTAAATTTATTTAAAAAATCTTTTCTTACTGTCAAGTCTTCTTTTAATTGCTCAGCAGTGTATTTATTGTTTTCAAAAACATCAAGATAAAATTCATTGTAAGCTTCTTGTTTCTTTTCTGCACTTAACTTTACACAGTGGTCTGATAGTGAACTCAGTTCACTAGTTGTTAAATCTGAAAGATTTATATTTAATAGTTTTTGAATGTCAGTCATTTTGTTGAGTCCTTGTATAAAACTAAAGTAATGTTAAGATCAGGAGTAGCTAGATTAATTAAACTTTTAATAATTTCTAAATCCCCTTTTGCAAGCCCAGCTCCTATTGCTGGTACTCCTACTGTTGGAAAGTATTTAGTCTGTTTAGAAGCTTTTAAAAGAACTGAATTAAGCGCGAGAAATCCTCTGTAAATAGCAGTATAATCAACAGGAGGACAATCATGTATTCTATTCCAACCTACAGTCTCTTGAGTATACATATTTACAATAGTTTGACCGCTACCTACTGATGCAACACTAAAAGTTCCTAAATGATTAGTTTTATTTTTAAAAGCTTTTAAATCTACTTCGTAGGCTTCAGGAAATTCTTCTTTAATTGTTTTAGCAATTCCTGCACCAAAACTTCCAAAAGTATTGCAACCATGTACTATAACATCATATTTTTTATCTTTAAAATCTTGAATAAGATTTCCATAGATAATATTTTTAATTGGCATTTTTAAATAAATTCCTTAAAGTCTACTTTACAGTATTTTTGACAAACAGGGCAAGAAACAAAGGAAACCACACCGAATGATTTAGTTTCCTTAGCTAAACAAGAAAAAGTAGTTTTACACGAGTCACAACTAATTTTATACTCTTTTTCTGACGGCGGAACTCCGCGTTGAATAATTTTCATAATTAGATATTCTCAGGTATGTTTGTAATTGAGTAGATTAGATTAATATCTGTATGTTTTTCTGGTATATAATTATACACACATAATACTTGATTTTTATACGTAAACATATATGGCTGATCTGTTTTAACGTCTCTTATGAGAAGCTTACTAAGTGTTTCTAGTAAGTCAATTGTAATGTGAGACATTTCATCGAAAAAAGAATCTTCTAGATATGTTTCTAAAATGTCAATTGCAATGAGAGCTTTAATTAAAGCTCTCATGTCTTGATCACTATATTTATACGAAGGTACATAAGTGTTTGACATTATTTAGTCTTTAACTTTTAGTAGGTAACGATTACTAATTACTTTAAATCGTAAATCTGTACTAAGTGATTTAAATACCAAACCTTCCCTGTATTTACCAGACAAGCCAGATTCACCGTCTGCTTCTTTAAGTAATAACTCTAATAATTCTTCTTTTGATAGTGTATCAGATTTACTAAGTTGTTTTAAAGTAAGATTTTGCATGTATACTGGAACATAGTTTAACCCTAACGTTAAACACATAAGTTCTGCATCAGTAGGTACCATATATCCAGCAGTATTAATATTATATACACTGTAAATATAAAGTAGTGGCTCTTTAACTCCTTCAAAGTTACTTTGAATTTTAGGGGACACTAGTTCCCCTTGAAAGGCAAATCCGTTTGGAATTACATTAAGAACTGGTTTGCCGACTAAATTAAAAGGTGACTGAGACTCCAAAGGAATCTTTAAATTACGAGAACAAACAGACTGCAATTCATCACTATTGATTACTGTCGTTGAGCTACCATCTAATTTATAAGAGATTTCAAACACTTCGTCATTTAAGTAAGCACTGTATACTTCATTTAAACAATTCTGTAAACGTTCTAAATCTGTTTTAGGTACTAAGTAAGAAGGGAAACGTGATCCACTAGTTTGATTGTCAATTGATGTTTCTGGCTTTTCATACTTACAAATCAATAAGTATTCAGTTAAGTCAGCACCAATCTCAAGACTATTAAAATAATTTTGTTGTTCTTCGTTAAAACAAGTTAAAGGAACGCAATATCCTTGAGATACTTGACCGCGCAATTTAATTGTCTTAATTAAATAGCCACTAACGGAATCACCATTATCTGTTTGAGTAGTGCGTAAAGGAAGCTTATTTAAGTCAGACTCGTAAGGTTCTAGTTGAGGACACAGACTATCGACTTCATGATAGATGCACTTATGACCGACTTGGTACAAGCCTTTTCCAACCACTACTTTCCAACCACGAACAGTTGCTACTTCAATCTTATCCGCTTCAGGAATAGATTGCAGATCTAAGATTGTTTCTAGTGTTGCTAATTTTCTCATTTGTTTATATCTCGTTATATTTAAAAGTATAAGACTCTAAGAAAGAATCTAATAAAGCAAAAGACTTAAATTTTTCAAACTCAGCTAAAGTGTATTTTTTATTGTAAGCATTCCCAGACCAATTAAATTCAATACTGTTAGTATGTGTATACACTATAATATTATTTACTGTATTAAATAGATTTATTGCTAACATATTTACTTTATGTTTGACTTGTAAATTCTTTACTTCTTTATAATATTGGGCTAATTCTTTATCTATTAGATCTTGTTTTAATTCTTTTTGTTTGGCTTGTTCACGCTCTTTAATATTTTCTGGAGAATAGTAACCTAATTCAATATTCTTTTTAATAAGTTGGTATTTATCTTGAGATAGAGGAACATAGTTACTACGCTTACTATCGTTAATAAAATCAGTCTTTGTTAAATCTTGAAGTAAAATAATTGCTTTGTTTGCGCTTTCTAGCCATTTATTAGGTATCTGACTCGAATCTAATAAATAATTAAAGTGTGCGGAATCTTCTGCTTGTGAAAGAATTTGATAATCTTCATCTGAAATACAATTATAATACTTTTGAAATGTATCTTTACTTTTTTGATAAAACATATTACTAACAGCGTGCATAGGAGCACCACTGTAATCACACAAATGAAGATCTACAAATATTTTAAATTCCGGGAAGAATGTAAGGATTTCGTCGTGCAGACAACCAGACGATGTTGCCTTCAGGTGCCCGAATTGATCCTTTTCGTATAAAGTAGCTGTAGCTGAAAAATCTTGATGTCCATTTTTACATTCATCGTCTAATTTAATTTTGACTTCTAGTTGTAAGTCGCCAATAATTTTACGTGTTTTATACACTAAAGAGTTACTTGTAGGTTTTAGCATTTACGTTTAATTCCAAAAGTTTCGATACAAGAAAAATTTTCAATTATAATTGGGTTAGGCTTAATCTGTAAATAATAAAAGTATGAGGCAGAATAAAATAATTGCAATTCTTTAATACTCTCTATAAAACTACTGTAATCTTTTTGATTTTTAATAGTAGTAGTTTTACATTTTTCTTCTACTAAAGAATCATAATAATTTAATAGGTTATACAATTTTTCTACCGTGTGTTAATGTCGTTACAGTACTTAAATCTTGAGAAGTTTCAGTCCAAGTAGTTTGCCAAGGACCTCTTAGAGTTAAACACCAAGAATCTTTAGACGCCAGTACACGGTGGTTTTTAGATCTAGAAGTAATTTTAGGAATTAAACTTTTCTTATATTTATATGTTTTACCACTTACTTCTTGTTCAATCATATCGCCAGAGAGGAACCAAGTTAAAGCATTAAAAGCATGAGTATGATACTCTTCTCTACAACCTTTATTAAATTTAAGTAAAGCAATAGAACATAGATTTTTAATTTCAAAAATAAAGTAACCATCTACTGGAGATTTAGGACCGCCATCTTTTGCTTTACTAAGTAATTGTGTAAACATTGTGTTTTCCTGAAAATTTTAATTGGTTTTGAGCGTGAGGGTTTAAATTGTTAAACACTGTTTCTAGTAATAGGTCTAGCTCTTTATGAGCTATTAATTGATTAAAGATAATTGAAATATCATTTCTAATTAAATTAACTGTACTTCTATTTAATGGTAGTAATAAATACTCTTCTATCTCTAATTGCTTAATTAAAAATAAATGTAAAATTGTATACCTTAGTAAGTCGGAGTCACATTCAAACTGTAAATAAGGTGTATTAGTAGTAGAATGAATCACAAGACTCCATTTATTATTTACAATACATTCTTTAGCTTCTAATAAAGAATTCATAATTAATTATACTTCTAAGCTATAACGAGAATCCACATTTATTAATGGACCATAATGACCATACGTTAAAAGATTATGCTTTTTATATACTAAATATTCTTCTTCTGTAAGTTCAATTACATCGTAATCACCAATAACACTTTCAGCGTCATAGTTAATAGTAAATTCGTTAGTTCCAAAATACCAAGCTAACTCATCATATTTTTCAAAGTAAGTATATAATTCTTGTAGCTTTTGATTATATTGTTCTTGTGTAATAATTGCAAAACCATGAACTGAAAATTCATCAGCATAATCAGCACAATATTTAAGCATCAAATATGTTGTAGTCATTTATATATTCCTTAAAATATATACCTAATTGTATTCCAAGGTATAATATCATTATGTAGTGTTTTAAATTTATCAATCATTTTAGATTTAATAATATGATTGTATCTAAGTACATTACCACCATATGTTGATTTCTTTAATTCTTGATAGTGTGGTTGCCAAAGAATACTTTCAGCCTCTAAGTTATTATTAAGAAGATTATAATTATGCATTTTTTCATCATGAGTTAAAAATATAACTTCTGATAAAACATCTTTTTTAATATTATTAGGTACAATATCATTGAGTTGTTCAAACAATTCTTTATATAATAAAGAAGAATTTTGATAAGCAATTACAGGACTAAAATTAACATGGACATCCCAACCAGCTTCATAAAATAACTGTATAGATTTCATTCTTTCAATAATTAAAGAAGTTTTAGGTTCTAGTATTGTACTTAGTTGTTGAGGCATTAATGAAAATCTAATTCTCATTTTCTTATTAGGATTATAATAAAGTAATTTATGATTAACGTATTTAGTAGCAAAAGACCCAAAAGCCTTATCACTATTTTTAAAGTAATCAAATAATCTACTATAATCTTGATGTTTATAATGTAAAGCTACATCAGTATTACATCCAATATCATAAGTCCAATAAGTAGAGTGTGTTTGGTCGGGTTGTTTAGGCCACTGTAAAGAATTTACATGAGAATCTATAGAAGAAATAATATCATCTAAATTAGAAACAATGTCTAACCCGAAAGGTTTATTTCTACGAAGGTAGCAGTAAGAACACTGATATGAGCACCCTGTAATAGAATCAGGTGAAATATAATTTGTAGATCTATTTGATTCTCTGCAAACTAGCGTTCTTCGTGTTATTGTTCGTATTAATTTAGTCGTCACAGTCACACCAATTTAAATTGAAGTTCTTTGATTGTATCTGAGAACAAAGAAAGTACAACATCACCTGGGAAATAATGCTGATGTTCTTTTAAACTAAAGGAATGTGGAAACTTAAGCACATATAATTGTAAATTATCCATCTATACCTCGAAAGATTACTTTTTTATGCTTAGAGTTTTCTTGTAGTTGTCTAAATTTAAAATAATTGGTATAAATTCTTTTGTTATTAATTATGCCATCAATAGCCACATACGACATACTCAATATTTCTTCGTCTGTTTTTCCGTCATGTACGTTACCTTTAGGTTTAGTATTGGTAATCTCTAAAGGGATTTCTAATATTTTAGCTAGTTTATAGACTTCAGTTTTAGTGTAAGTGTTAATTAATTGAATATCACAAGTATCGGTTTTCTTACCAAAAAATCCAGTTTCATATTCAGACTTATTAATAGTTCCACAAACAATCCCTAATGAGTCATTAGCAGTATACATACAAGCTGTATTGTAAAGTAAAGTAGGTCTGATCCAATAATCAGACTGACCAGTCAAGTAGGAATTGTTTTCATTTCCCATACAAAGAGATAATGCTTTAGAAGCTTGGGCTACGTAGTGCGGGTCAGGCTCTAGTAAATTATCATCTTGGCCGCAAAGAAGCTTACCTAAATAATAAGCTTCTTCTTGTTCTGTACTTCCAATACTATTATAAATAGGTATTAAAACTGGATAAACATTTAATTCAGAAATTTCATTAGCTAATAATTTAAGAATTTTATAAGTAACTGCCGAATCAACTCCACCACTAATGCCTAAAATAACGTTAAGCTTCTTTAGATTATTTTCTTTAATAATACTGAGGAGTAACTCTTTTTGTTTTTCAAACTTAAACATTAATAATTTTCTCTTGGAATACTAGTTGATAACGCTTTACACAATTCAATAAAAGTTTGAATATCTTTTTCAACCTTAATAGAACAATGTTCTTTAACTAGAGCTTTGTCTTCTATATAACACATTCGTCTATCGGTAGTTAATATATACATACCACCATAAGGAGCATCTAAAATTAAATCTCTTAAATCTAAGATTTCAAATTCCTGTTTAGAGTTATCTAAGTACACATGCTCAGAGACTACTTCAATGCCTAACTCTTTAAGTTTATATTTAACAAACTTAAATTGTCCTCCATATACAATGTCATCATCATATAAAGCAACTTTGTTAATATTTAATTGTTGTAAATTATATTCAATATGATGAAATTGGTCATCAATAGATTTATAGAAGGATTCGAGTCTTACTTGATGACCTGTAAAAGTATAAGAGCCATTAATATAACTATAACTACGTCCAATCTCTAGATTAAATACAGATTTAATTAAAGGATCTAAAGAAATAATCGGAACACTATGATCTAAACTTTTCTGATATTCTAAGAAATCGTTTATTTGTTCCCATTGAAATTTAAGAATAACATCTTTAAATTTAACTTTTAAAAAATTTAATAGTCTATTAAATTCTTGTGTTGTAGTAAATTGGTGAGACCAATTATCAATTTTTAAATATAATATTTTATTTGTCATTTTCAGCCGCACGTTGATAGATTAAATCAAATCTCATCATGATGCGTTTTTCTTTAGGATCTGTAGAGATAAAAGGAGTAACACCATGAGGAATTTGATGATTAAATAAAACAATCTTTCCTTTTTCAGGATAAACATGGAAACATTTTTCAAGATCGTTGTAGTGTTCAGACCAATCTGAAGTATCCCTATCTTTCATAGGAACTGACAATTGTTGTTCTGACTTTGGTAGGAAATAAGTACTACCAGTATCTGACGTACTTAAATAAAGTACTCCAGTAGTCAGTGTTAAAACACTATCAGAATAAACATATGGAGCATCATAATGTGGTACATGTCCTTTGCTTCCGGAAAAGTACTCCATATAACGAAATAAAGGGGATACTCCAATAGAACGATAAGAAGATTTTTTATTGTCTTCTTTTAGATTATGATTTACAGAAGCATACGGATCTAAAGCAAAAGACTGGTAAGGAGCTACAGAGTTAAATCCTAAACCTGTTTTCACTTCAGACAGGCGACTTAACTTTTCTGTCAAAATGTGTGCAAGTTCTGTGTTATATACTGTAGCTCTATGACTACCTACACTTTGATTTTCTACCTCATTAAGACCTGATAAATTTACTGGATACTTATTAAATTTTTTAAAATAATCTAATAGACTATCACAAAAATCTAAATCAAAACTTAAATTCTTTTCGTAAATTTCAATACTGCTGTTATTAGCGCATCCAGTAAGAAAAAAGTTATCAACTTTAATATTAGAGTTAGAAGGTAAATCTAACTCTTGCGGGTAAATTAAATCATACATTTTTAATTTACTATCCAAACATAAACTCCCTTACCTGATTTTCACGAACTTTAATAAACTGAGGTTCTGAGGGGAATGAAATAATACCTCTAAGATCATAACAATTTTGGTATACTAAGCTTTTTTTATTAACGTCTAACCACTGTAAAATAAACTTAGATAATTTATCGTCTTTGTCTGTTAATCGTTGGTTTTTATTAAGCTTAACCTGATTCACGTAGTATCCATCTTCAAGTTCAATACAACAGACTGGAGTGTTTTCTTTATTTTTAACAACAAGAATAAGTCCGGCTTTTCGTGTAATATAAGTCTTATAAGAACCGACACAAATATTCATTTTACACCCGATGTCAGAGAGTTCATGACTATCTTTTACAAGAGAAATTTGATAGTTTGAAGAACTGTACTCTAGGGCTTTGTGAGCATCTGCATAAAACTCACAAAACTCGACTTTAGCGTTTCTTAAGTTATGAGCAGCAGTTACTAAATGATTATGATACTCTATAAGAGTACGTTCAGACAAACGTTTTGGCGGGGTAACCATATCTTTTAGTTTTGGAAATTCATCTAAAATTCTAGAAATATCAAAAAGGTTAATAAAACTAGAATCAGAAAAAAGAGATAATTTTTTAAAAGACAAGTTAAAATAATTTTTATTTTTTAAATAATCTATCAGGGTACGTAAGCTGAACAACCTGCCTGTTGAAATATTATTTAAAATTTGAATTTTCTCTTGTTCACAGGAATTAATATACTCTGGCACGCTTATAAGAGCTTGATGCCACGAGTGAAACTTAATATCCTCAAGAGTTTTAATCAGTAGTTTAGATTTCGTATTATAGTACTTTTGCTTAGTAATCTTTGTTCCGTATTTTTTAAACAGGTATTTTAATTTTTGAACTAGTTTTGGAGTTAAGCTGTGATATAACGAAGGATTTTCGTTAATAATATCTTTCATAAATAATGAATTTTTTTCAATAGAATTTAAAGTAGAGCAACTAAAAGGAAAGAAAGAGTTTATCATTTTATATAAAAATGAATCTGTTTTAATATGTCCTTTGGAAACCAGATCAGCCGTAAATAAACGTGGAACTATTGTAGCACGATGGTAGAGCTTATTATTATCACTAATATGAAACCGACGAGTAATCTTATTAAAAAAGAAAAATCTAGTTGGTCGCTTATATTTTTTTAATAAGAATCCATAATTATAGAAAGATCTTTCAGCTTGCGCATAGTAATAAATATGTGTATCTGTTTCTTTAATGACAGAAGTGATACGAACATTAGAAAGATGATCAGGAACCACGTCTGCCCCGCACTGCTCACTACAAATACGTACTATGTTTGTTTTTAAACAAGTCACAGATAAAGGAGCATAAACTAACGAACTACTATTCTCATCTTCATCTGGTATAAAAGAAGATAAAACTTTATTTAATGAGTCTGATTGTCCTGTAATATACAACAAATCAATTAATAAGTCTCCAGAAAGCCTTTTTCTATGAGTACTAGTACTAAAGGAATTACAAGCAGCGGATACGCTGTAAGTAAGATACAATGCCTGATAATCAAAATATAATTTTTGATTGTGATCTTTCTTTACGTACGAGCTTAAAGTTTTACTATTTTCACTATTTAAGTCTAGAAATAATTTATAAGCAAACGTGTCAATATAAATCTTATTTATATTAGTTAATTTACTAGTCATTAGTTAAGTCCTCTATTTGTTTAAATTGGTGAGTGTTAATGTGTTATGAATTAACACTCAAATAAACTTACTTACTACGAGTTTTCATACGTCCGTAAGTGTGGTTTTTTGCAGCAGGAGAGTCTTTATGTACAGGAAGAGAAGATTTAATACTTTCTAGTACATGAAAAGGATTTAACTTAATATTTAATTTTAAATTAATATTTGAGTTAGATGCAATTTTACAAAGTTTTGAAATTTGATCTTCAATACGTGCAGACTCTTTACGAACAACAGTTCCTGCTGTACTTGAAAACCATCCTAATTTTTTAACAGGAGCTTTTCGAGGGGTAGTTTTACCTTTTGACAGAGCATCGGCTGCGCAGATATCCTTAGGAAACTTTTTCAAATGACATTCAAGTTTCTTACAGAAATTCTTATTTAAAGAATCTTTAGATTTATAAGAGCCGTAACGACCTTGAAGTTCTTTGCTTGGTTTAGTTTTATTAGTCATGATTATTCATCATCCTGAGTTGTATTAAGTGTAAGTGGTGGGTATTCAGAAGGGTTTTGAAGCACATGTAAAATACATGAAGCAAGATAAGTTAATTGGAACGAAGGAGTTTTCATATAAGTCTCTTAAAATTAAGTAAAATGGGAAAGAAATTCTTGAAAGGTAGTAAATGTATGATAGTCGTTTTCAAGTCTATTGTGAGACAAAGTAACAGATTCTAAAGTACTGTCATCTACCGAATAATTTAAATTATTGTCATCTAAGTAGTTTTGAACTTTAGCATAAATTGCCGACATAACAGAATTTTCAAGTACATAAGCTAAATGTAATCCATCATCAAACTTTTCACCATCTGATCCATCAGTAATAAGTTGTTCATTTAATTCCCAAGTAATTACTGCTTGATTAAGTTGGGTAAGTAAGACAGGTTTAATAAAGAAATGAAGTATATCGGTCATAATTTATTTCCATGTAAAAGTAATAGTATTGTCACCAGGGAAAATATGCTTTGCTCTAATTTTATGGCTTACAGCTAATATAGATGATAACATACCTAAACTACAATCTAGTTCTTTTCTCTGATATGTTTTACTGCTGATACCTTTCTTAGAAAGATCTTCAGCATCTTTCTTAATCTTTTCTACGTAAAATAAAATTAACGAAGTTTTTGCATCTGTTTTCATTTGTTAGTCTACTATTTCTATTTGACGACAAATCTTATCATGTTTATCTTTAATGCACTGAATAAAGATATTAGGTTGTTTCTTTACAAACTCATCATCTGTTTTTAGTAACTGTTTAATTTTATAGTACAAATACAATAGAAGTGTTGTAGTATAAAATAATCCTGCAATAAGCGCATGGCCTACAATATCTTTTGAAAATAAAGGATCAAAATAGTAAATTAACGGAGAAATTAGTACATAAAAACAGGTACCTAAAGCCACTAAAATTGCGGCTGCGGTAGCTATAGTTGCAGGCAAACTAAAAATTAAATATAATAAATTAGTACGTACAAAAGTACAAATATCTTGAAAAATATGTGTAGTGTCGCGAAGAGAAGAAGGTGTAACTATTGTACAGTATGGGTTGTAAAGATATAAAAAATTATAAAACTTATACAATCGGGATGTTTTTGAAACTACAAAAAGTGCGTTAGGGTTCATATATTTGCCAAATGGTTAATAATTTTTGAGTAATCAGATGCATAAATACCTGCACAATTAATAGGATTATATTCAATAATTTTATTTGTTGATTTTAACGTTACTTGGTTATTGTATTTATCTATATAGTAATAAATAGTTATCATTTCTAGCAAGTGACTTCGAGAGGTCTAAAAGGAAGAGTGGTAATCTTAGGTTCATATAGCTTTTTTAAATCGTCTAGATCTAATTTTTTTATATGAGTTGGAGTTGATTTATTAAGAGTTAAATCTAAGTGCTCTTGAATAATTTCAATTTGATTTTTACTTAACTCCTCTGGATTACCAATTTCAAGCAGTCCTTGTAGCCAATAACAAAAGTTTTCTGGTGTCATATTTTTATTTCCTTTTATATAGTGTACCTAACAGGTAAGCTATCACTGAAGTAGCACCGCTAGATCCTAAATTAATTTGTTGACACATAAGAAGAGTACTTGAAGGTTGTGAATAGATAGTATAGTCGTATTTATATTCTTCTTTACTTCTGTAACCAATAGCTCTAGAAGTTTTATAAGAACCTTTTTCAAGCTTCCATTTACGTTCTTCTACTATTAGTTCATTCTCTTCGAGATTAAGTGTCTTTCTTACTTTTTTAAGTAAATCTAATACTTCCTTATTAGTTATACTTTTATCTGTTGTTGCTTGATAAAAATAATCCATTACTTGTATTGGCACTTAATTCTCCTTTGTTAACAAATCATATAAAGATTTTACATCAATCTTATAAACAATGTAGTCAGAGCGATTCCCATAATACTCACACTCAGATTCTGATTCAGTAGTAATAAGATTAAAAATAATAAAGAAGTTTCGAATACTTAATTTAATACTCGGAAAATTTTTAGTGAGAAGATCTTCTAGTATTTTAAAACTAGGGATTACACTCTCATCAGTTAATTCATAACGAGATTTATCACCCCAACAGCTTCCGCCTACCATACCACCTGTATATACTTTATCAATAATTAAATAAGTATTATTAATCTCTTTTTTATCATAATTCCAAGGAGATTGAGATTCGGAGTTAATTTTCTTAACTAATTCTTTAAATTGTTTTAACGTTATATTCATTTTCTTTTAGCCATTGAATAGTTTCTTGTAATTCGTTATAAAAATAACGAAGTGTATTTGTCGTAATAAATCTTTCATCGGTTAAATTACGACAAGATAAATTCTTTTCTAACATATAGAAAGGAGAATTAAATACAATAAAATTAAATTCAATCTCAGGGTAATTATTATATAAGCGATCCATGGCTAACACTAGAATATTTTTACAGCATAGATGAGGATCAGATATATAAACTTCTTTGTAGTCTTTAATTACATAAATAATATCTCTTTCAAAATCTTTAGGATCGTCAACTACAGCTATTAGTGAACTATCTATCTGTAAGGAATTAAGGTGTGTAGTTTTACCTGAGGCTGGAGCGCCTAGCATAAGAGTAACGTTCACGTAAATCTTTTCCTATAAATATTGACGAACAATTTTTTTATTAAGTTGAAAAATGTTTCTTTTCCTGATAAAGATACCAGATACCAGAATTAAAATGATATTTAGCGTTATAATCTAACTCAATAGTATTTAAAATTTCTTTTTTAAGGTGTAAAGGTAGCTTATTATTCTTAAGTAAAAAATATAAAGATTCTAAAGTATCATAACTTAATAATTTAAAATCATAAAGTTTTAGTTGATCTTTAAACTTTTCTACACTGGTGGTATAGTAAATACCACCTACACAGTAAAAACACAATTTATTAATTAAATACCAACCATTTTTATTTACAGTAGAATTTAAATAAGGAGCTTTTAGTATTTTTAAATCTTCAAGAATATACACATAGCTTTCAGACCACTCAGGATCAAAAGCTAATTCAACTTCTATAGGAAGTGGTAAGTATTTAATTTTTAAAACACTAAAATCCACTAGAGACAAACTATCATAACGTTTATACATCAGGAAATATCTGTCAGGATATAACACAAATACGTATGTAAATCAGCTAAAGAAGGATAATTGGAAATTAGTTGTTGTAAAGATTCAATATATTCTCTATATTCTTTTAATGTAGCGTCAGACATGTTTAAGCCTCTTTAAATCCTTGTGTTGTATTTTGAGTAGAGCGTTTTAAAGTCATATCTACTAAAGCATCTAAAGCTTGTTCTCTAGTATCATACCAACAAGAGGATTCTTCTGGTGTAATTAAAGCATTGCTTTGTAATAGTTCAATAGCTTTACCAACATTTTGAATACCTTTTTTTCTTATAGAATGAGTAAGAATTTTTTGTTGTTTTTGTAAAGTAAAGTTTGGAAAAACATAAGAGAAAGATTTAAAGCATTTTCTTAAGAGAAAGATATTATTTCGAGCTTCAATAGCTTCTTCTAATTTTTCAATACGTGTTTTATCAACATCATTTACAAACACAATATTAGCAGAAGACTCTTTACAAAGTTTCAAACCTTTTGTAAACATTTCTTCTTTAGTAGCACCACAAGTAGTTTTAAACACTACTAATAAAATATCTTTACGTTCTTTTTTAATAAGATTAATAATTTTATCATAAGGTTTAAATGCTAATTCTGCATATTCTACTTTATGTAGCTGTTTAGAATCTTTACCAAAAGTAGTATCTCTTATGTAACGTCCCCCAACATCTGAATCTGTAGTCTGATATTTTAAGCTAATCGGTTTAAAATCTACTAGAGCTACATTAAAAACAACAATTCTAACAGCAGGATCTTTAACTATTTGTTTAACAATTACTTCCACATCTTCTGGAGTATCAGGTGCATTTTTATCTGACGGGTGAGCCATTTTAGTAAGTATTAAATCAACATCCATTTTATTAAAAAGGTGTTGCTTAAATTTTTCTGCAATTTGTTTTGTAGTGTTACCATAAGAAGGTGCGGAAATAGCTAAATGATTTGTAATATAACTATTTGTGCCTCCACCTAAGACAATAATTTTTTTATTAGGGAGTTTTGACAAAGTATTTTCAATTAATTCTACATTATTCATTTAAGCCTAAGCCTCTTTTAAATTTGTTATTTCAATTAAATAAATATTATTTATAGTATCTGTGCAAACTGCATAAGTATCAGAGTAAACCTTTAAGATTTTTAATAGAGTATGTTTACTAAGTCCTGTATAACTAGATTTAGAAGAAACATATTTATAGCCAAGTTGTCTTAAAGATTTAAATACTGATGGTGTAACATAATAGTTATTTCTATATTTAAGTGGTAAGCACATAATTTTAAAGCTCAAGTAATTTTAAATGAGTAATGTCAATATGATCACTAAAGGCTTGTTGTACCTAACAGACTACGTCATTTGCATTATTACATAATTTTTGTTTATATATTTTATACATCTTAAATATCTAATCTTTTATTTAAGATACCAAGTAACTTATGGCAATTTTCTGTAGTAATGTTAAGTTGCTGAATACGTTGAGACAAAGGGCTGCTTGAACTGTTATCTAAACTGACGCTAATGAAGTCTTCAACTGGCTCAGGCGAAAGAATTGGCTCTAATTTAATCACAAGGCTTTGAATAGAGCTTGAAAGTTCTTTAACTTCATACTCAAGATCTTCTAGGTGTTTATAAATATTTGAAATTTTTGTCGGCTTTAAAGGAAGCTGTGAGCTTGTAAAAGTCGATTGTTTTCCTACACCATTGTTCATTGTTTTTCCTTATGCGAGTCAATATATAAGTATTCATATAGTTTGTTTACAGTTTCCTGGATTTGTCCGTAATTAAAAGACTCTAAATAATCCCATTTATCCCCTTTGTAAGGACCATATGGTTTAATATCTTGATTCTTACAGCCATTAATAATAATAGAGTCAGAGTTACGATGCTCGTAAATACAATAAGTAAAATTACTATCTTTAATAGAATACGTATTACCATACTCGCGGCAATTATCAAAAGATCCAATTACTAGAGAAGTAATTGGAAATTCATTTTTAATTGTAATTAGCTTCGTAAGTTCTTCTAGTAATAAAGTATTTAACTCTGATTTATTATTATAAAAAATATCTGTCATTTTCCAAATCCAAAACCTGACTTTTTAGTGTCAACATTACTAAAGATTTTAGGAGCATTTTTAATCTCAAATAACTCTGCTAATGTATAAGTAGATTGAGTAATTAAATTACTATCTAATTCAATATCTTTTGCAACTTCTTTAGCTTCCGTGTTACTCATCTTTCCAATCTCTAGTACAGCAAAACAACGTCCAGGGCGTAATAATGCCTCATCAATATCAGTACGAGAAGGTAAGTTTGTAGAGAAAATTACTTTCTTTGTTTTATTAGCTGTAAGACCATCAGTAATATTAAGTAACTTCTTCATATCTTCATTACCATTTCTACGAGCACTAATATAAGTGTCTGCGTCTTCAATGATCATATATTTTTCTTTAGAATCATAAAAGTAATCAAATAATGCATCCATTTTAGCAACATCTGCATTATAGGTCAGTAAGACATCTTGATTAGAATCACAAATAAATTTACGAATAATATTAGTCTTCCCAGATCCTGGAGGACCAATAAGTAAAAGTACAGGAGACTCTGATTGCAAATATGCTGTAATTAGTGTTTCGATGTCAGTACTTAACTTAGGATAAAAACTAGGTTTAATTGGTTTAGGAGGATCTACTTTAATCTTTTTAGTGATTAACTCTCCCTCTCGGTTTACACCAGTAACCCAAGTAATAAATGATTCAGTTTTCTGTTTAACTTGTGGTACATTGTCAATATTAAATACATGTTTAACACTAGATAAACCTACATAAAAAGTTAAAGAATAAGCGTCAAAAGATTCTTTGTACTCTAAAGTCAAATAAATTGATTCGTTCCAAAACAACTCTTTAACGATTGTCTTTTTATTATCAGAACTATCTGTAATTCGAGTTAGTACATAAGTAGCTAAAGAAATAAACGATTCATATGTTTCTTTACTGACTCTATAATTTTGAAAAGTAAAGATATCTAAATTATCTTTCTTTTGGTAAGCTAGGTGTTGTAGAGTAGCTGAGTAATAATCAGCGAAACTAGAGTAATTAAAATTACTACGGTGTGTCATTTTAAATATAACCTTTAAAAAGAATTTGACAAGAGAGACGAAGCAAGAAGCTTAGAACAAGAAGAAGAATTTAAATATTTGACAGAATAATCACAGAAGTCATAGAAAACAGATCCATCATAAGTCCAAGGAACAGGTTGTTGTTTTGGATCCTGAATAAAATCACTAATATCCAACGGATAGTGAAAGCAACTAGAGACTGGTCTTTTTAGTGTATTTTTAATATGAGGATATAAGAAATTATTTTTCATGTAAACGATTTATACTGTTGAGTAGCGTACTTTTTTAAATAATCTTTTACATTTAATTTCAAAAAACAATTTAATCTTAAATGGGCAGAGTTTATTAAAGGTTGATAGCCTTTGTCAGGATCAAGATAAAAAGGAGCTGCTGAAAAACCAAAACGAATACTAGTACAAGGAAAGTTATAATATTCTATTGAGTCAGATGAAAATGAATCAATTATTGATTCATTTTCACTTGCATCTTGAATGTATTTGTTCATTATAGACTTAAATAAACTCCGAGTTTATCGTTTTGAATACGAGCGATAAGGTTTTGAAGAAGAATATTTATATGGTTTTTTATTTACTGTTTTATTAATGATTACAGTTTTATGTACCACAGTAGTCGGTCGTTGATAGTGCGAAGATTTGTGTGACGAAGAGTTACCAACCATATAACCTGCTGCTGCACCTGCGGCGGCGGCTAAAACAGCATCTGAATGATCATCGTTGTCTTGAATAATCGCAGGTTGTTGCTGTTGTACAGAAGGTTGATAAGCAGGAATTTGCTGAGGAGGTGTGTTATCTGAGCAGGCAGTCAGAAACAGAGAAGCAGAAAGAGAAAAAGCAAGGATAGTACAATAGTGTTTCATTTTGATTTGTGCTCAAATTTAAACAAGTAAAAAGAAATTACGAAGGAAGCTCGTAAGTATTAAGGAAGTACCAGTCAGAGGTAATTTGCTGGGTTGCAAGTTTTCGTGCATTAAATTTTATACAATAATTTAAAGGTAAGAAATTAGATGAGTTGACAAGTTCTCTCTCTGTTTTTAAACGTTGTTTTGTTTTTGAATCAATAAGATTTTTATAAAAAATTTTCTTCATGGTTTTTCCTATGTAGAATAAATTATACTTTTGGCGGAGATAAGGAGTTTTCTTCCTTTCAATACTATTTACAATTTGTAAGTTAGTAACTTAATAAGGATTTTTAGAAGTTTTTATTTTAGTATTACCATAATTAGCAGGTAAAGATCTAATTGTTCTGTCTGAATCTAAGTAATAATGATATTCTTCTTTAGTCCAAAAATTAGTGGGATTATCTCTAGAACTTTTAGTAAGTTGTTGAGAGAAATTATCTTTCCAACAAGTACCATTATATTCTAACCTAAAAGAAGAATTGTATTTATAATAATCACTATTAATTACATATTGATGTAATTCTTTAATAGATTTATCTACAAATCGTCTACAGATATGTGACATAATCTTATGAAGGTTTAGGTCATAAGAAAAACGATTCCGACTCTTATGTTTCTTGTAAAGATAAGGTAAATGTTTTTTGTTTACCTTACCACTAATTGGAGTACTATGGAAATAATTATGAATTTTATGATGTACAAACATTTAAAAACTATTTCCTTATTGATTGTGTTTATACCAACGAATATTAAGTCTTGGAGGTGTAGTAACATACGTATTACTTTTATCACACCACTTAAAACCACCCTTAGTTTTATAATACTCAGGAATTGTTTTTAAAATCTTTGAGTTAGGTTTATTTAATACACTATTAAAGTAATTAGAGTGTAAATTAAAACTTTTTATTAGCACATTTGAATCCAAGTTAATTCAATACCTTGTTTTAAAAATTGTTGGTCATAAGTTACATCTGATTCAACATCAAATATTGCGCCATGTGTATCATACAACCATTCTGTAAATACATAGTTACAATCAAAATAGAATGTTTGATTATTAATATCTGTTACATAATACTCAGTAAAACCTGTATAACTGTCAATTATTTTCCATTTTATAACATATTGTATCATCTCTAATCTTTTAATTCTTCTTCAACATATTCTTTACGAAAGATTTCTAAGTAATTATACAAATGTACAATAGCATCTAAAAGACAGCTACCAAAACAAATCTCTACTTTAATTTGATCTTCTGCTTTTGCAAATGAATTTAAAGTAGCATCTAAACGTGACCATTGATCACTATAAATACCATCAATTGTAACGTCATAATGATAAGTTAATTGTAATAACATATCTGAAACAATATCATACTTTGCAGTAGCTCCCCATTCAGCAAAAGAACAAAAATTAGTCTTAAAGAATTTATTTGAAATTCTTACAAGTTCTAGATTATACTGTTCTTTTTGTTCAGCGTTTACAACGCAAGCGCAAGATGAGTAACAAGTTTCATTTTTAGAATTTGTTTTTGAAGTATAATTTAGTTTAAACATTTCAGTATTGTGCTGAGTCATAATCATCTGCAGTTAAGTAATTACCTGCAATTTCAAATAAAATAGATTCATATTTTTCTTTGTCTTTAACAGACATAGCTTCATACTCTTCTTTTGTAGGCTTATTTAAAACTGGGTGAAATTCTTGTTGACTCATTTTTCAAACAAACCTTTTACAGGATGATTTTTAGATGTTTCTGTCAACATGTTTTGTATCCTTTATATAATTTTAAAGTGTATATTGCCTGACTAGTCGGACTTGAACCGACAACCACTTTTTTAGAAGAAAAGTGCTCTATCCGTTGAGCTATAGTCAGAAAAAACAGTTATCTATTTAACAAACTCACTGTCAAAAGTAGTAAATAGATTTAAAAGAGACTGTAAGCTTCTTGGTAGCAGGATGCAAGATCCGCTATTGAGGCGATGCTACTCTCTTATCCCCAAGCAACAGTTTTTACAGAATGTAGTATTATTTTAATTTGTTTGCCTTTAATAGGTTTTTGTGTACATACAAAAATTACTATCAACTGATTGTTAAATACAAATAATAATATTTAACACTTAGAAACTGATTTTATAAAAAAGTTGCTGTTATTACATTCTTTTGTCAGAGCGGATGAACTTTAATCACCAACACTAACTCCCAAGGATAGTGTATTACCATTAACATTATGTCCTAAAATTAACAAACTCCAAGTAAATAGATTTAAAATAATACTACAGTTTAAAAATATTAAAATTAGTAACCGCAAGATTTCTTTAGTATAAAAGTTCAGAAATTAATTTTAAAATTACCTTTACTAACTACGTTACCGATTTAGTAGCCTTCCGTATTTAAAAGAGCAATTTCGGAAACCCCTTTAAAAATCCTCTTAAGCTTTTAATATTTTTAAACTGTAGTATTATTTTAACAAATTCATCTAAAGATCTACCACCAATAATTAATTAAAATAGTATCACCTAATTCAATCCCTAAATCCTGTTCAATAAAATACTGAGCAATAATAGGGAAATCACAAATTAACTCATGTAGTGTCATTTTCCAATATGAATTATTATACAAGTTATCAGAGTCACCATAAATTCTAGAAACTTCTTTTTGTACTTCAATAGGACAATCAGACCATTGAGCATTAAGTACCCAAGTTTTAACTAAAGCTTTTGGTGTTTCTTTAGGATTAGGTGTATCATTATGTTTATGATGATAGGAACTAGTTTTTCCACACCATTTAATTAATTGATAGCCTGTATCTAATAGTACTTGAAGTGGTGAGTTATTATATTTTTTAATTTCTTCTAACAAATCTTTAAAAGAAATATTATGTTTTTCACTATAAAATTTAATACTTTTTGATAATTCTTTGATATCAAAAAACTTTTCTTCAATTTCTTCAAACATACTAGAAATAAATTCTAAATCAGGAAATTTACTTAATCTGACATAAGAAATATTCTGTGTATTTTTAGGAAATATAAAACCTGCTACTTGATAGTACTTATTAGTTTTAAGGTGTTTATTAGCTTCGTCTAATTGACTAGAAGTCCCACCTGTTCCTAAATATTTAACAACAGTTGTTTTATAATTAAGAATCATTTGTTATAGAGCCTCGTCTGAATTATTAGTACAAATAGGTTCATCCCATTTCAAATGACTCCCTTTACTTAATTGATACATAAAGTCATCAGTCTCATCTTTACTAGTAACTTGACGGCAACGATGAATTTCTACATAAGTATTATCTTCATCAAAATGATAGCAAGGTTTTCCTGTAACAGGATGAATAAAATTATCTGATTTAACAGTATTAATTTTACGACCTGATTTAAAAGGCTTCCCTGTTAATTTAATAACTCTCAAAATAAACTCCTTTATACGTTTGTGCACAAGGCTGGGATCGAACCAGCGACAAACGAATTTTCAATCCGCTACTCTGCCGTCTGAGTTACTTGTGCTCATAATCTACTTGTTTCGTAATAGAACCTTTACATTAGTGTGAGGTAGCCTATTGTTTTCCTACTAAATACTATACTTACTTTAAGTAGATTACTTAAACTTTATAATGATATGCAAAAATAAGGGGAAAATTATCTTTACGATCAATAAAGAAACTTAAAGATAAAATCTTTAATACTTCTTCTTGTTTTACACCTTCAATAGGATAATTATCTACACAATAATATTTATAATTTTTAGTAATAAGACTAGTAATATTATTTTTAGAAATATCCATGACACCTTGTTTAAGATTCTTAATCTGTTCCGCATAGTCTGGAAATTCATTATCAACAAATTCAAGACTGTGTAAATTAAAGGTTAAATCTGGATAGCAATAACTTGCAAATAAGTATTCATTTTTAAAAATTAAAGTATTATCAATACTACAATCATGACTATCTAAAAATTCTAAAACATCAGACCATGTCTCAAAAGAAATTGGTGTCTTATTAGTGGTACTAATTGAATACATTAACCATCCCAACCTTCACTAGGAATTGGTGTTGGACGTGGTTTTGAACGATCTTTATTACTCATAATTCTTTCCTTTCTTTTAATTAAGAATTCTTTAGCTTCTTTTTGAATGATTTCTGTGGGTCGTATAGTACAGCCATCATACGATGAAGGATCTGTAAGTAAAACACTATGTGTTTGTTGTTTCATTTTTAATCCTTGTAGTATAAATTCAGAATACTTTTTGTTTTATAAACTATATAAATTTTAAATTTGCTGTTAGTATTCTTTATGTAGTAGACGCTGGACTCGAGCCAGAAATACTATTTCGAGTGCACGATTATTAGTCGTGGCTACTAGGTTTACGTCTATTTAAGATTAGTTAATACTTTTTATTTTATAATCTCTTCAAGGTAAAACCAATTATCTTCGTAATCATTAAATCTGCCACCGCCATTTAGAACATGTTGCATTCTATTTTCTGGTACGTCGCAAGCTAAAAGTTCTTCTTTTGTTGGTTTTTGCAGCCAACAATCAATAAAGTAATAGCCATGTTGATTATAATCATTTACAGCTTCTGTAAGAACCCAGACGTTAGTCATGTTCAAATTCTTCTGGTTCAGGGGCATTTCTGAGTTTGTATTTATAAACAGATTCAGTTAATGCTCTTTTAACTGTTCTTGGTAACTTACTAGTACGTTGCCTAATAGTAGCTTTTGTTGTAACATTTCCTACCCATTCAGGTGGAATTTCTACAAGTTTCCCACGGCGTTTTCTGTACTTAGTGTTTTCTTCTGCTGAATTAGTTACCAATGAGGTCATACTCTTTCAGTCTCTCAATAAAATTATTAACACTTAGGTTGTTATTTTTACAATATAACTCAATTTCTTCAAATATTTCATCAAGCTCTAGTTCATGAATGTGAACTTCTTCAAACATTACTGTATTAAAAGTAATATCCCCAAAACCTTCTAGATAAACAATAGAACTCCAACCACCTACATCCAAACCAGTTACTTTATATACTTGATCTGCAACTAAGTGTTTATTTGCACGTTCGTTATCGAGTTCTGTGCCGTGTTTTCCTAAGTACTTCACTGTAGTAACTCTATCACTAAGTTTCATTTATCTTCCTATGTTTATAATATAGTTTATTTAATTATATAAGTCAAAATTTAAGTCAGATTACATTCAATTATTAAATAAAAAGTTTAAATTTTGAAGGTTGCTGTTAGTAATCTTTAATTGGCCGAAAGAGTAGGATTTGAACCTACGTGTGCCGGTTCCCATTATAATATTTGCTGTTAATATTTTTTACAAAATATATTCATATATTACCGGTGCCTTACCAGACTTGGCTATCTTTCGATTTATGTTTTATATTTAAAATGAATTACCTTATATAAAGCTAAAGTGTCAGTTAAGGGTGCTTTAAATAAATCTATCCCAAAAAGATTTTTTAGTTACTTTATTAGTGTGTATTATTGTATTAGTTTCTAGTATATCTTCTTTTTGTTCTTTTATTTTAAAACTTTGAATAATCTGTTGTTGTTTTAAAGAAGCTTGTTTATTTTTTGCTAAAACGTAAGCAAGATAAATTTTTTCACCTTGTTTTTCAGAAAAAACAGTCTCTCTTGACCCGCCAAAATAAACTTGAGTAATTGATTTATCTGCGATAGCTGACCAATATTCAATTTTAGGTTTACATTTTATACTATAAAATGTAAAAGTTTCAAATACCCATTCATGAGAGTTATTAATTAAACTATCACAAAGTTTTTCTACAGTTTCGTCCATTACAGAATAATCTAACATTTTAAAAAGTCATCCAATCAATAAATTTATTTTTAAAAGATTTTTTAATAGTTGTTTGTGGTTTAGTCTCTAATTGTTCGATAAAAATCGTTTCCTTTTGAATAGATTGATCTTTGTCTTTTCTGTGACTTAAAGAGCTAGGAGTAATATAAATAGAACTTAACCAAGTTTCAAACCAGTTGTAATATTTTTGATAACGCTCATCAAATAAAATATCTGCTTTAAATAACATTCCTTTTTGAATATCTTCTTTCCACATAGAAAGAGTAATATCCATATTGTGTTTACACCAATAGAAACCATTGTTAGTGTTAATTGGTACACCAGAGCTTTCATGATTGTACATTAAAAGCTCATCTTCTTTAGTATAAGTTAATTTTGAATTATTATCCATTTTAAATAGTAGATAGATATCCTTCATAAATAACCAATCACTAGAAGGTTTTTTAGCGTATTTAAAAATCTCTAGATCTTTGATATACGCAGATAAAGATTTTTTAGTGTATATATTTGAAATAATACAATAAGGGTTTTCATCGTATTGTAATTGTTCTACTAAAGATAAATTATCAAAATTTTCTTGCTCAAGTAAATAAGGCGTAGAGTAGTCTTTATTTTTATATACTAGTTTCATATTATTAAAAAAACTCTGCATCTTCAACAGTCGGAGCTTGAATAAACTCTAAAATAAGTTCAGAAGCTTGTTCAGAACTAACAATGTTATGATTACTACTAGCAGTTATAGAATCAATGGCGCAGTTATTTTCTGCTAAATATTCTTGAAGTGTTTTAATATAGGACATTTTAATACCAAATTTAATTGAATTGTCAGAACGGCAGGGTTCGAACCTACGTCTCTATCTCCCAAAGATAATGTTTAAGAGTTGCTGTTTGTATTCTTTACAGAATAACTTAACTAAGCGCTTTAACCGACTAAGCTACGTTCTGAATGATTTACTATGTTTCTTTATAATTGTTTACTTCTATTAAGTAGTAAATTGGTTGGACTGGAAGGTACTGACCCTTCTTCAACAGATTAAAAGTCTATTGCATCACCTTAATGCTTCAATCCAAAAATGCTTGAACTCACAAGCTGTTAAGTCCTATTGTAAAATAAATTACAATCCCTTAAATCTTATAGTAACTACTTTAGTGTATACATAATGCTCTACAATAATTTACTATCACGTATACGTCATAAACCTACATGCTGATAATAGTAATATATTTTAGAAGTTCTATTGTGTCTTGAGTTACGGAAGGCTTGTCGTCTACGCATACAGCCATTTTAATTTGTTTGTTGAGACATTCTTAAGGCAGCAATAATACCATCAATATGTGAAATATCACAAGAAAATAATCTATCCATTCCATAATGCTGTACTGGACCATCATATACATGAATAATATTATCTTTTTGATATACATACCAACCAGCTCTTTTAGCTACTTTAATACCAACACCACCAAACGGATCAGGAAAAGTTTCTCCTTTATGAAAAACCCACTTTTCAAGAAGGATGCGCATATCATAATATTCATCTTGTGTCATGTTTAATCCTTATTAACTACTTTAAAAAATAAATTTTCATCTATAATATTAGAATGTAAATAAAGACGTAAGTTATCTGGAAGATTACTAGCACAGGCTAAATGCACTTGAAACGCTCGATCTACCATATCCCACTTATAAAAAGCATAAATATCTTTGACATCTAAAACTACATCATATACGTAGTGAGCATCACACCCAAAAGTAAATTCTAAAGCATTTTCAAAATTAGTAATAAAGTCTTTAGATTCCTGATCTTCAAATAGATCTTTCATAATCCAACGTTTAATCATTGTAGCTTCTTTATAGTTATTTATTTAATAAGACTGTATAAATTTTAATAATATTTTTTAAGTTGTCATAGTGTCCGATTAGTTTTAGTTTCTTAGTGTTACTAATAAAACTTCCTTTACCATGCTTGGAATCTAATTTATTTCTATCAAAGGGAGAAAATTCAAACTTCATATCTAATTTTGAATTTTTAAATTCTTTTCTAATTGTAAAATCAATATCATTTAATTCAGCTTTAGTATAATACAATCTACATCTTTGTTTAAATCTTTGTATTGCATGGTTTGTTACAAATACTTTTTCAGTATTTGTTATATGAAATCTAACTTGATGCATACAGAATCCTTTTATACTTATTGTGTTATTGACTTGTAAGTAAAATTAATGCCAAGGAATTAAAGTTTCATATTTAAAATTTATTTGTCGCTCAGGTACTAAATCATTTAAAAATGTAATGTTATTAAGATTAAGTACAGCAGTAGGCAAACCATGCATATCTAGGTTCCAATCTACAAAAGTATTTGGAATTTGTTGTGCAGTAGACTCTATTGTTAGTGTGCCAGTTTTTAGTTTTGAATCAAACTCAAGCATGTGACAACTCAAGTTAATACCATCTTTTCTAAGGCGTATGAAAGAACCTGCTAGTTTTGTATATTGTTGTTTCATATTAATCCTTTATTTTAAAAGTAAAAAGGTGGATGTACAAGAAGTACAATTAATCATTTTCCAAAATAAACAAGTTTTAAAATAAGAAGAATACATATTTAAAATAGCTTTATCTTGTACTACATTAGTATCTTCATTCTTACAATAGACACACATATAGTTTGGATCTACTTCTGGTTTTGTTCTGCCAAAAGGAGAAGGTTTCCAGTTTTCTAGAGAGTAGTATTGAAAAGATACTTGAAGTACTTCATTAGGTTTTGGTAAATACATAATTAAACCTTATTATATAAATTGTCCTTCCTCTCGGACTCGAACCGAGACTGCCTTTCGGCGCAGGTTTATGAAACCTGTGGATTTAAACCAATTCTCCCAAGGAAGGAATAAAAATAATTATTTAATAACAATAAATCATAGAACCACTATTTCAATATTGTTATTACAGGTTAATTGGAACCTCCAGTTTTTAATTAACTTCATCATAATCTTGGTACTGCAACCAACGGTAGGTGCTAATTAAAGCTTCTTACATTCGTAGCCTACTTCCGAACTACTACCCAAGTGGCTAATTGGGAGGTCATGATTTTAATTTAAAATATTTTATAAATCTTCTTTTTTAACTACTTTAAAATGATCTTCATCGTATAATTGATTTTTATAATTAATTTCATTCTGTATTTTAGTCTCTTTCGTATGGTCTGTCATAAGCCTATTATACAAATAAATGGCACTTGGCTTATCATATTTTAAAAATGACTTAGACATATTTCTACTCCAAGAATAAGATAAAGTCCAAAAATCTACATAACCATAATCAATATAACGTCCAAGGTAAGCAACTGAATAAAATTCCCCTCTATTAATAATAGTTGGAATTTTTGGATCAATATTTTGTAATTCTTGCGGTATAAAGTTTTCTTTTTTATCGGAATACTTTTTTACTGCCAGTAATATCAGAAATAAAACAAGAATGAGGAAAGCTAAAGTACACATTATTTTAATCCTTGCATAAAAGTTTAAGAAGTAAAGAATAGTATTGGATTGTTCGGTACATGTTAATAATCTTTGAACTACTTTTAACAGATTAGTATTTTTATCAAGTGGATTCGAACCACTGCCTTTTTTGAGTCAACAAAAACGCTCTAACCTCTAAGCTATGTTCCCTAATGGCGGGAAAGTTTAAATTTGCTGTTACTAATCTTTAATGTTATTTAATAGAGTTTGCACTAACAAACATATAAATAATATTCATTTCTAGTTCATCAATCAGATTATGAGCTTGGTTGATTAGCCTGTATTTAATTACTTCTCTGACTTCCATAAGAACAGAACCTAAAAAATTAAGTCCATTCCATTGGTTTGAATCTAAAATTAAAGGATCATCTGCGGAAAGACCTACACCCCAAATACAATCTACAGGGGATGCCTCTACAAGAAATAAACCATCAGTATCTGACAGTTTTTTTGTTAAATCTTTGTCAGTAGTAAATTTAAGATAATTTACTTCGTACATTATTTGATAACTTACTTTAGACCATTCTGTGTCTGAATAATTCTTTACGTTTCTTCCTAGTCTTTTAGCAGTATAAGGATCTTCTGCCTCGTGAATCAATCTCATACTTTCTGTATCTTTAAAGAATTCAGCTTTACGGTACATAAACATATGTTCTGTAGTATAGAAAGTTAATCCGTTATAGATAATTCCTTTAGGAATATCATGAAAATTACTAAGAAAATTTGTTAAGAAGTAATAATGAGTATCTGTTTTTAAATTATTCATTTTCTGTTTCTAGAATTAAGTTATTAGTTGCTTGATTAAAATTATAAAGTAGACGATCTAAACCAAAAGCAATCTCCAGTACAAAATGATCAGAAGAAAAATCAGTTCGTTTTGAAACAGAGCAAACTTCCATCCATTTGTCACCATTGTTTACTTCAATATCTAAAGTATTTAAGGAATAAGAAGGTAATCTATCACTAGTAACAATACGAGTTGGTAGTTTTAATAGTTCAAGTACTAGATTACCTAAGTCTTTAATAACATTTTCTTGATATTCATTTTTCGTACTAATTGAATAAATACATTGAAATTCAAGTTGAAAAAACTCTTTAAATCGACAATGTTTTGTTGCTTGGTCTTGTTCTTTACGGAAAGACTTTGAAGCTTGAAAAACACACAAAGGTGGTTTGTGACTTAAAGTTAATAATTGGTTTGCATACGCATAGCTTAAAGCAGTTGTTTCTGGCTTTAAAGATAATGTATCTGAAATTTTAAAATAATCAGACTCTGAATACTCAGGGTTAATTTGATCATTACTAATCAAACAACTCCCTTCAATCTCATGAAAACCCCAAGCTTTATTTTGACTACGTAAGATGTTTTTAACACCTAAAGTAATAAATTGTTTGATAAAGTTTCGAATTAAAATATCTTTTTCATTGTAAGCAACAATGCCATTAGTATTTGTCAAACTAAGCACGGTAAGTCCTTTAATTGTTTATCTATTTTACATAGTTCTTGTAATAACAGTGCAACTTTGTTTTGTAAAGTATCAATTTGTTTTTCAGTTGTATTATATTTAGAAACTAAATATTCACAATACTCTTTTAAAACTTCAACACTGTCTTGATCTCCGTACAAATAACTTTTAATTGTATTTGGGTCGAAATAATGTGCTGTTACTTCAGATAACACACCTGTTTTGTAATCTATCTCGTAAGTAGGAATACTAATTAACGGTTTATAAAAGTCTGTTAGATCTTTTAAAATCTGAATGTGTGCTTCTGGTGTGGTGTTGTACTCATCTAGTATGATAATCCTACTAAGTGGATTAGTGTCAGACGAAAGATCAATATCTTTTGTCATTGAAACAGGTACAATACCTAATTCTTTTAATCGTGTTGAATACAAATTTAAATATTTTTGTAATTCTAGAACAAATTTACTTAAGAGTTTCTGGTCGGTGTATTTTAAATAAATTTTATGTTTTTGTTTGTATTTGTACATATAGAATCTCAAATAAAAATAATAAACTAGGTAGGAGCCACGAGTAAACATAAGGGACTAAACCCTATGAACAAATAACGTGGATTTGTTAAACTATGAAAATTAAACATTAATAATTTTAAACTTTTTAATGTAAAATTTAAGCTGTAAACTGTTCTTATTTTTGGGTATTTAACATACCAGCACATGCGTAAGAAAAGCTTATTTTAAGACTTGCTTGTAGTCTTTTTAGTTTTAATGTTTGCCCTACCTAATTTATTGGTTGTTTCTTAGCCGGTTAAAACTAAGAAACAAAAGATAGTTTGTTTATATCAGTCAATAAGTAATTGAAGTTGTAACATTCATTTCACTAAGAATAGTATCAACTTCATGAGTTAAATAATTAATCTCATCACTGACTTCTTTTAATAAAACAGCAGGAGTTTTATTTTTACTTGAAGTAATAACTGAAGCACCGTACAAAGAAGTAAGACTAGTCAGAATTAGTTCTTTTTGTTGGGCGTCTGCTACAGTTCTCAGGTTTGCTTCAATCTGCTCGGATGCACGATTAACAATATGTTGAGCAGTAGACATTTGTTTCTGAAGAATTAAAAGAAACTCGCGGCGCAAATCTAGTGTCTGTTTAATAGCTAAAAGATGAGTGATACTTACTTCTTCATTTCCAAACATAACTTTAGTTTGAAGATTACTTGTTGCAATTGCTACTTGTAATTTAGAAAGTAAAGCTAGAGAACTGAAAACACTGTCTGTATCTGATTGAAGGCGAGCACGAAGTTCTTCTTCTGTTTTAAATTCAGATTTAGTCGGTTTGTTATTACTACCTTCAAGTGTTGCAATAAATAAAGGATTAGACACACCTGAAAAAGTTGTACTAAGTTCTTGTTTAATTTTTTTAATTAGTGATAAAGCACGATGGATTGTAATTGTTGTTGACATTTTTAATACCTGACGAGTTAAGAATTTTTAAATAATTTTAAGTGTTTTGTAATTGCATCGATCTTGTCATCTGAGCAAGGACCAATAGCTACTACTGTAGGAGTTTTAATACCGTTAAATACAGTGTGTCCATTATCTACGATATAAGAACAAGGTAACTTAGCTTCTAAGGCTTTGTTATAAAGACTGAGTAATTCTTCTTCACTGTTTACAGTAAGACAAACTTTCTTTTGTTCACCTGTTAGCCAGATATGTAAAGCATCACTTGAATAGCAATCTAACTCTCGAAAAACAGCATAAGAGTCAGGAGATTCGTCTTCACCTTCTGTATAAGAATACATTAAATTAGTAATAGCTGTAAGAGATCCGTGAGCAACTTGAGCTGCAACTTTACCAACAGGCATATTAAGGTCAGAACGAATTAAGATTACTTGCTTAGTTTTCATTTTTATTTTCATTTTATATTAGCTCGCTTGGTGTGAAATTAATTCAATTCGCATATTAACAATTTTTTCACTGTATTCTTTGCGCATTTTTACACTATTAATACGAATCTGTTCAAGTTCTTTTACTGTTTCAATAAGAGTTGTTTGAACTGTCTGTAAAGTTTGAAAATCAACTACTTGTCGATTTAATGCTTGAGTTGTACGAATTGTATTTTGTTTCAATAATTGAGCATTACTGATAAGTAATGAATTAGTAGCTAAATCAATTTTCTCTGTAAGCTCTACAGCTTTCTGTTGTTCCATCAAACTGATTGCTAAGACAAATTGTTTTTTCCAAGTAGGAATAGTCATTTCTTGTAGGTTTTGAAACTTAGAAATTAATGCTGTATTGTTATTTTGAATCATACGAATCATAGGTACAGTTTGAATTGCAATAGTTTGCATTACATTTAAATCTGTTACTCGCTTATCAAGAGTTTCAATTAAGTCTTTAACATCTTGGATTTTTTGTGCCTGAAGAGAATCTGTAATATCCCCTCGATACAAAACAGACAAGTGATAATCAAGTTCAGCTAATTTTACTTTACCTAAAAGAATACTTTCCTCTAGTGAGAAATATTCTTTTGTGTTAGATTCAAAGATTTTATCTAAATTTTCAGTTCGTAATTGAAGACTTTTTGCAGTAACTGCAACTTCTTTTACAAGTTTTCCAATTTGAGTACTTACACTCTCATACTTACCAATTAGACGTTGTTTTGAAGGACTTAGTTTATTAATTAATGAGCCGATAATAGGAATCTTAGATTCTTTGTAATTAATAATACCTTGTACATTAATATCTTGAGCTAATACTACAATATCGTTTAATTGGCTTCCAACACCTTCTAGATCTTTAGACCGTACATGATCTAAAAGAGTTTCTGAATAAGTTGTAACTTGTTTACTCGCATCTACTCCTAACAAAGAAAAAGCGTTACGATTATCGAAAGGAAAAGTAGAGGCACGTTCTAATGTTTTTTGTTTTAATTCAACAATATTAGAGTTTTGTTGAATTAGTTTTGAGGCGTTGTCTAAAAACACTTGGTCTACAATTTCATTTAATTTATTAACATCAGTTTTCTGTACTTCAGGAAATAAAATATTTTCTGTAGAGTGCGAAGAAATTTTCATAAGATTATTTTACTTTAAAATTGTCAGCTCAGGAAAAGTCTTTTTAAGTTCTTTTTTAATTTTAAAAAGATAATAAAAATCTAAAGGACGGAATAGATTAAGCAGGAAATCATCATGAAGATGATGACTATTAAGTTTAATACTATTATCTAAACAAATAGTTTCATTTGTTTGTTCAACTTTTAGCCAAAGTCCATAAGATTGTGTCTCGACTGATTTAAACTTTTCAGGGTTCTTTTTAAGATCGAAAATGAATTCTTTAACTAGTTTAAAAACTCGTATGTTATGTTGAATGTAGACAAGATTAGTGAATAAAAGAGTAAAAAAATAACTAAATAATAAAAAAGATACAATAGACATAATAAATTTACCTTTAAGTATGCAGTAAGTAATAATCACTCATTACTTTGTTTTTGATTGTTGTGGAAAAACCTTCATGAATTTCAGTTAATAAAGGAATTACTTGTGCTCTGATTTTATTACGTCTGTAAGATAAATCAGAGTTATACTCGTCTGTATAAAAAGCTAAATTATGTTTTTCTGCATAATTATAAAACACTTCTTTTTGGTTTAAAAGAAATGGTCTAAGTACATTATTATTCTTATAATGAATTAGACTTGGATTTCCAGTCAATGCAGTCATAATCCAATTTTCTAACTGATCCCCTAAATGATGTCCTGTGACTAAAGGATACAACAAAGATTGAAAAATCTCGTATCGTTGTTTACGCCAATAATGTTCATCATTTAATTGAACATACTCTGTGTGTGGATTAATTTCGTGATAATGAAATCTCAGGTTTGTATAAGTATCTTTATATTTACTATAAAAATCTTCTACAGCTTTGAGACTTCCAGGACTGTCATCAATATGATGCCAAATGTAATGAATGTGTACAATACGCTTACGGCATTGCATCAGAAAATGTACAATAGATAGACTATCTACACCTCCAGAACATCCTACACCAACTTCGTTTGGAATTTTACCAAGAATTTTAAATGACATTTTTATCACACTTTTAAAAATAAGGGGTTGTTTGTCTTGCTATTATACTTACAGAGTACAACCGTTCTGCATAAGATTTATTCTAACAATCTTCAAGAAAAAAAGATTACTGCCAATCGTAACGAGAAGAACTAAGAGTTTCTTTCATTACATTTAACGGAGTAAAATTATCAAAATCTGTATTGAAAATCGATTTGATAATAGATGGACTATAACCTGAAACTAATGCAGCACCTTCAGTACTTTTTTTAACTGGTAGTGGTAAGCCATCAACACGTTGCTCTCCTCCGCAAATATTCCACCAAATAATATGTGGAGTTTTATAACCTGCTGCCTTAAACAACTCGTTAATAACTTTTTGTGTGGGTTTATTTCTGACACAAGAATCATTAATTTGCATATCTGTCAAAACAAGAATAGCTGAAGGCATGTCTTGTTGTGGTACTTTATTTTTTGTTCCTTGATTTACTACGGCTTCAATCATCTTAAAGAAATTAGTACTATAACCCACACGAGAACGTCGTGTAGTAGTAATTTTACTTTGAAGAGTTTTTGAACCAGACAGTGAAACAAACTCAGGAGTGTCTGTAAAAGTCATAAACAAATCTTTAAAAGCAGACTTGTTATTACTGGCACAATAGATTCCCATAGATAAAGCAATATGCATAGCTGAGTACTTCCCATAAGAAATACTACTCATACTTCCAGAAACATCAACAACAGGAAGAATTGAAACACCTTCTGGCATATAGTTTGGAAGAGACTTCCACAAAGCTTCTTGCGTCGGATCAACTGCAGACCCTACAGGGATTACTTCATGAGGCCACAAAGTAGAAGCATTGATTTTTGCTTGACCTTTATCTACTTTAGCTAGATATGCTGTGTACTCATCTGGAGCATGCAATTTAAAAGCTTTTCGATAAATATTATGAGCTTTACTTGGGACATGTTGGAACTTAATGTCTTTCCAGTTTTTAGCGCACATAGGTGTTTCAACTACACTTGTATTAGCAACTAAAAGTTGACGATACTGTTTAGGTGTTAGTTTAAGACGCTTTTGAAGTAATTGAGGAAGTAAGTCATAATTAGATTTACGTTCTTCTTTTTTACGCATTTGTCGGGGAAGCCACTTAGCAAGAAGTTTATTAGGTTCTTGTTTTTGTAATTCTTCTGTAATTAAATTAAGAATAAAATTACTTGAACGCTTTTGAGTTCCTTTAAGAATTTCAAAAATATCATCCCAACGACCTACTTCAACAAAAGCTTTTACTAAGTTTGTATCTGTGATTAAAGAAGCATCCTTTTCAGACAAGGCTAAAAGAATTTCACGAGAATTATCTCGAATACCTTTTCCGCCTCGAACATCTCGCATATGCAATAAGTTTCGAATTGCTAGGTCTTGATCTTCAGCAAAAGCATTCAAAAAATCATTAACTACAGATTTGTAATTAATGTTTCCAGACTTAGCAAAAAAGTCTAAATTAATGTTTTTAGTACTTTTATAAGCGACTTGACCGTTTTCAGTTGCAGTCTTATTACTTGTTTTGCTAGCAGATTCTACAAAAGAGTTAGTTGACATGTTGGCTATTTCCTTTTCAGATTAGTTTAATTTTATTAGGTTGCTGACCTAATCTATAGGTTAATTTTGGAAACTAAAGACAGGACTTGAACCTGTAATTGTTGTAATAGTAAATAACTTACATACTACAAACCTCCGACTTTTTAGGTCAGAGCTGTTTACCTTTTACAGCACTTTAGTTAATAATGATTGGAGTAGCATTAATTATTGTTTGTAAATTATCTACAGTCCAATCTTTTGTATTTTGATATTTGTTTGTAAAACGTTTACATACTTGTTTAAAAGTAAGTGTATTTAATTCTAAACAAGTATCATAAAAAGGATTATAGTAGTAAGTAATACCTGATCGTGAATAAACAGGAATTAACTTCTTAGTTTTATTACTAATGTTTTTTAGTCTTTGACGAAGAGTATCATTACGGTATTTAAGATCTATAAAGAAACAACCAAAAGCTTCTTTAGATTTTACGATATTAATAATTTCTTCATTAGTTTTATTAATTAAGTTCATTTAATTTTACCTGAAGTAAATGCAATCCTTTCAAAGTTTCTTGGATTCTTCCAACTGTATCTTTTATTGATTCACCTCTGTGAGGTGTTTTATACAAGGATATAATTTCTTCATTACGAATACAATTGTTATAAAAATCAATAAAAACTTTAAGAATAAGTTTACTCAGATTTAAAAGTAATTTGTCAGTTTGATCATTTAAGTTGTAAATCAAATGATAAGAACCCATATAACCAATAAAAGGAAAGAAGTAATCAGTACTTTTTACTAGTTGTTCATACCAATAATCATAATTCAACAGAAGTTCAGAACTTAGAATCTCAATTCTGTTAAAGTTTTTATAATATCTGTCTAAAGATAATTGCCAAAGTTCTTGTTCAGTTTTATCTTTGTACATAGTTTTATACAAAGATAACCTATTTTTATGAGCATCCTCAATGTGTTTCTCTTGAAAAGAAGTGTCATAATGTTCAAGATTTTCTTCTACTGTTTTAGTTTCTTTGTAGTAATCTGTAAACAGAATTTTTCTATTAAAAGAAACTAACTCATAAGGATTACCACATGAATGATTAGTACTGCGAAATAAAAGATGTTTTATTACATAGACAGGTCTAAAAAAGATATTATAGTAAAGTAATTGATTTTCAATAACGTACTGAGTTAAATAATTCATGGTGCTATATCGTTTAGGAGTTTATTATAAATTTCAACCCGTGTTTGGTGACTTCTTAATACAAGTGGTTTTTCTTCTGTATTAAGAAGTTTTTTAAAATGAGCTAATCTATTTAAAACAAAATCCAGATAGTACATATAAATTTTAAGTGGAATAAATTGTACTTCTTTAGTGCTATGTTTGTTTGATGATATAGAAATAACTTCAAGCAGATTGTATGTATGTGTATATTGTTTACACGCTTGATGAACTTTTAAAGTTTTTGAATCACATTGTGATTTGACATAAGCTTCTGCTTCTTGCCTTGTAATTGCAGTTGAATCTTCTTTTTTAAAGAATTTAGCGCTAGGAAGAAATTCTGCACTTTTAATTTTTAAATCATTAAAATAAATTGTACTCATAAAAGTTCCTTTAAATAATTCATATTTGCCGTCACGGTTTATATATTAGTTTATAGTAAATGCCAAAACAAAATTACATCTGTTATATAATACTGGAGTTAACCACTCAAATATTAGGATGTTAAGTACTAATCCTACTAGCTTTGTATTCCCTATACGTTTAAAGTACAAGTATGGGACAGGCGCTTACTAGCTGCATTATATTTTATTCCTTAATAAAATCTTTACAAAAATCTTCAAAAGATTTTAAAGCGTTTTCAGAGCCTTCTTCAGCATCTGGATCGTAATCACCATACTCTAAATACTGTTCGTAACTAAATTTTAAAGATTCTAAATTTGCTTGCTTTATTAATTGTGCAAATTTTAAACCAGAAGTATTTGAATAATCTTGACTACCATATTCAACAGGTTTTGGAGACGCATTACACAGACTTAAACCATGTAGATATTGTTTTAAATTCATAACTCTTTCAAAATAAGGATATGAATTTTCTGAAGGATCTTCATATAAAACATTATATACGTAATGATCACCTAGAGTAGTAATGCCACTATTAGGTCTAAATATTATATCTGTTATTTCATGCCTTTTGAACAAGAAACTGACACGAGTATCTTCAGAATTTTGTGTAGTATATAATTCTTTTTCCTGCTTATAAAGCTCTATTAAAGTATTGAACTGGTTTTTTAAAGAGCTAATTTCCAATTGAGCTTTATAAAGTCTTTCAACATTATCTCTATACCATTTATAAGTTAAATGCTGCTGATATGTTTTGAGTAATTCTTGATTATCGAGTTCAATAAGAAAATCATACGATGATTTCTTAACCAAGTAAAAATAAACTTCACAAGGTTCTAGTTGACGATTAATAACTAACAAAGGATTTCTATGATAATAGTGAAATAAATCATCATAAAACAATTCTAAATTTTTATCATACTCTTTGTTATTTACATCAAAAGTTTTATTACCTGTTATAAAAGAACAATCTGGATTTTGAATAGTTACAAAATTCTCTCTTAAATAGTCAAGAAATTGTTTAAACATTAACTTATTAGCGCTATCTTTGTAATTGAAGTTAATAAAACCACAATCCTCTAGCTTACCATACATAGCAAAGCCTAAAGGTTTGTACCTATCTGTTTTATAACAGACTGTACTATGTGTAATATATTTCAATACTTCTTTAGTTTGTGGATGTATATAATCTACTTCACTATCTTTCATAAGTAGTATAGGAATCCATACTACTTCTTCATTTTCCTGTATGGTTTGATTTGTCAAACCACACGTCATTAGAAAACTTCCCATCAATTTACCTCTTATAATTATTAATTGAGCAAAGGGTGGGATTTGAACCCACGTTTCTCCCTGGAAATGGAAACATAAATATGCTGTTAATATACTTTACAGGATATATTTTATTTGTTATAGAGTATCCTAGGCCGCTAGATGACCTTTGCTTTTATTGATTAGTTGAATTCTAATTGAAACATTGCAGCAACGTAACAAAATTGTTGGTTGTTAGCATTGGATAATTACCTTGTATCGGTCAGGAGTATCAAATTCATCAAAATCTGTTGCATAACGACGTGGTGTATGGTTTGAAATACATTTCAAACCTTTAGAATTAAGAATGTTTGTTAATTCATTTAATTCTTTTTCAGCTTCTAAATCAACTTGAATAACAAATTCATTTAAAACTGCATTAGGTTTATTTTTAATGTATTTTTGTAATTCAGTTACTACTTTAGATTCAGCAGTAGTTAATCTTTCAGTAGCTAATTTAACTTTAGTTGACTTGTTTAATTCGATTAAAGAGTTATACAAGTTTTCATACTCTTTCATAATTTAATATCCAAATTCTTTGAGCTAAAGTATTTATTTAAATTAGAGTCTAACGGTCTATCAGAGAATAAATAAGTCCCATATTCATCTAATTTTTTAACGTTTAATTTTGAAAAAGTAAGACTAGTTTCGTTATACTTAACTCCGTTCATACTTGTTAAATCTATGTCGAGATTTAATTTTATTAGAATAATATGGAATTTAGTGTAGTAAGCGTTATTAAACATCATAGTCCTAACAGGACCTAATATATGAATGTTTTTCCTATCCTTAAAAGTTAAAACAAGTAAGTTATTAACAAATTTAGTAATATCTTGACTTCGATATTTTATTTTATTATTTTTTATTTTTAAAGTATAGTTATACATTTAAGTTAAAATTCCTTTTGAGTAGGTATATTTTGATCTTTAAAGTTTTCAGTATTCTTAGTCAAAGAACGTTTAACTTTACGAAGAAGTTTACTAGGTCGTTGTCTAATAGTTTCTTTAGTAGTAAAGTTATTCACCCATTTAGGAGGTACTTGAACTAGCTTGCCACGTCTGTTTCTGTAAACAGGTTTAGAACCTTCAATTTGATTTTTATCAGCAATGTATTTATATACTAAATAAAGATTTTGTTTATAAAAAGAATATTTAACTAAATCAAACAATTCAGGATTTGTATTTGGAGTGTCTGTATAGCAAGGGTATAGACAGGAGCAAGTTTGTACAAACTTGCTAGAATGCTGTTTGTGTAAAGATTTTTTGATCTCTTTTAAACGATGTTTTGGAAGAGTTTTTAAAAACTCTTCCTCAAACAATTCTTCACATGCTTTTGAAATGTTAATCACTCACTACTCCATTTAAAAGTAAGTATGTAGTACTTTCCTACAAAGATTTTAGTACTGAATGTAATTAAAGAATTAAAAGCAAAGAGGGCGCCGGTTTCATTTTTAACTTGATCTTGTTTAATCCATTCTTTAAATTTAATGTGTTTTTAATATTAAAAACACTCAGGAATATTTGAGTCGACTTTATTGATGAAAAAATCTTCATTCGTACTTATTTTAATCCTAAACGAAACTTTAAATAATAAAAATAAACCACATAAGAAGGAACACACAACAGTGTAAATATATCAGTACTAAAAGGAAAGTACAGACTGGAACAAGATTTAACTAAAGTTGATGTAGAGGTTAGATAATAATAAAAAGTTAAAGAGTTATCTACTTCGTTATACTTCAATACGTAAGTATACTTTTTATATGTAAACGTATATTCTGACTTATCTTTAGATTTTTTAAAATACTTAATATACTTTATAGCATAAGATAAATTTTTAAAATATTTAAAACTATATAACAAAAAGAAAATGTTTGTTATTAGGTATACAAATGCAAAAGAAAAGGGTAGAGACATTATTAAATTCCTTTTTCATTTGCAAGTTTAAGAAGAGACTCACTGTTTTTAAACATAAGCTCTGAGAGATACTGAGACTGAAGATCTTTAATTAAAGCTGTTTGAGTTTTAATGTTTAAGTCTAGTAGTACTCCATCTAACATAACTTCAACTTCCAGTGGAGTAATTTGATTTACTGTACAAACTGAAGGGATTGATAAGTTAATAAATGAGTCTTCATTTTTAGTCAGACTTGCGGATTCTTTGTTTGCTAAATACAGTGAATAAATAAAGCCAAGCGTGTTCTTATCTTTAAAAGAGAAAGAAGGGACTAAAGCAAACAAAAGAGGACACAAAGATAAACCTATAAAAATAATTATAAGGGTAGTTAAAAGAATCACAGGTTAAAATCCATTATGTAATTATAAAACTCTTAAGTAAGGTGGACATTATGTTTTAGTAGCTACTGAGATTGCGTAGAACTATCAGTATACCAGTAGCCTTCAATTTTTTGCTTCATAAGTGATCCCGTCAATTACGACACTAGTTTGTGAAGGGTTTTTACCGACCTTATAATAAGTTGTTGTAGTGCTGACTGGACAACGTATAACTACTATTGAATTATAAGAATTACTTACTTTTTTAGCAATACAATCTTTAAACATAGGGTCACTTTCTAAAGAATTTTGATAAGAACTAAATTCCGTATGTGGTTGTGAGCAGCCTAGAAGTAACGTGGTGATTACGATGGGTATTAAGGTTTTTAAAACCATTATAAATACTCTCTATTAATAAAAGGAGGAATCGCTGTAAAGTGTCCATTTACAAACACTAGAATAACTTAAAAACGTACCACTTCCATCTGTATAGACTTTTTTATACACAGAAAGATTTTTATAAAAAGCTGACCGATCTTTAGTAAGTTTTTTAAAAGTTTCTAAATCTAATTTAGTATTATCTGGATTAAGATTAAAACAAATAAATTGAGAAGTATTAGTAAGAATAGCAAGAGAGTTAGCTTCTTCTTTATAATCATTTTCTTTTAGAAAATTAATAACTTCATCAATCTTTAAATTATGTTTTCTCATTTAGGTACTACAATAGGTACACTTGTAGGAAAGCACATTAAAGTGCTATTAATACGTTGCTCATAAGCTTGTACACTTGCTAGGCAAGCTTGCCTGGTATTATATTGTGCAATTGGTGTACCACCATGATTAAAATAAACTAAATTCCACATGATAATAAATTTAATCATTTTTATTAAAACCTTCTTTTAAAGTATGTGCTTACGGATTGTGGCAAGGGCTGGAATCGAACCAACGTTAAAATACAAATTGTATGAGTTTTAAATTTGCTGTAAGTATTCTTTACAGAATAGCATAACCAACATTTCAACCTTGCCGTAAAAATTAACTCTTTCTATTTCTAAAAGAAGTTTTTAAATTAAAACCGTGCTGAGTAACTTTACAATCATTTGGAATTTCAGGTAAAGAAACTTCAACATCAATCTTTTGTCTTAGAAGATAATTATAAACTTTAGTATAAATATCTTCATAACTAATAAAGTCTGTAAGACCTGTATAAGTAGTTAGCCGTGTATAAGCTTTAATACCGAAGTTACCAGGAAAAAGACCTAAATTATTACCGAACTCAAAAAATGGAAGTTCTATATGTTTAAAAATCTTCTTGAATTCAGCAGTAATTGGTACTGTTTTGTAGTACATATCATCTCTAAAAATATAAACAGTATCACAAATAAATAAGTACCTATAAGTGAAATAATTCAATGTAGCGACTGACTTTGAATAGTCGCGCCTAGGTACTGATACGTTAAGTAATTCTGATAAAGTTAAATTACACTCAACATATTGATATTCATAATTTAAGTTAAGAACTATACTATTATCAACACCATAAACATAAGCTAGTGTTGTAAAGTAATCAGGTTGTTTTGTAATGATTTTCATATGAAAATCCTCTGTGATGGTGGGTGAGGTGGGATTCGAACCCACAATGACTTTCGTCTTATTTGTTATGAGCAAATCGCACTTCGACCAATATTGCTGCTCACCCAAATGAGTCTAATTATCTTAGACTCAGAAATAAGGTAATTGCCTTTATTATGCTATGCAAAAATAATTTCAATTACACTGTATTTAAAAATACTAAAAACTGCTTTAAAGATTTGCTCAGTAGTCAATTCTTTCATAATTTCTACAGTTTCTGTATTAGTTACTTTGTTAATTGCAAATTTTATAAGTTACTTTACACGTACCTTGTTTTAAAAATCCTAACTCTTTAGCTGCTCGTTTAGATAAATCAAAAGATCTTCCATACTTATGAAATCCTCCTCTATCATTAATTTTAATTGTAACAGTTTTACCATTTTCAATGTTTGTTAAACAAACATTGGTACCAAATGGGATACTGTTATGTGCACCAGTGAGAGCATTTTGATTGTATATTTCTCCATTAGCTGTACGCTTTCCGTGGAAATTTGGTCCGTACCATGATGCAATTGCAGCATAAGAATGAACTGTACCTAAAATGAAAAGAAATATAAAAGCAAATAAGTTTTTCAATGTTTTTACCTTAAAGTGAGTGTTGGTTATGTAATCCAACATTGGTTTATCGCACCAATCATTTTAGCGTGAGATTTAAATAACATCTCCAAATACGTAGTAGTATCTGATTTGAACAGATCGCAAGAGTGTTTTAAAACACTCTTGGTGTCACTTTCTGCCAACTAACTAAAATTTGCTTAGTTAAGCCCTTTTAACAGATTTATATAATTTGCTAAATCTGGTTTATTACTGCTTAAAGAAGCCATTATAGTATTTTCATTATTAAAAATATATAATGTAGGGAGATTATTAACTCCATATTTAGGCTGAAGAGAAGGAATTTCTTCTAAGTCTAAAACATAGAAGTTATACTGTCCTTTGTAAACACCAGACAAAGTCTCTAAAATGTGTACATAAGGAGCATGATCTTTAGCAAGTAAAGAGTCAGGTAAAAACAAAATAACGGAAGATTTAGTCTTCTTATTACTTACGTGTCGTTTATAAGCTTCCTCTGTTGAGATCTGCTTAATTGAACTTGTCATAAAAATTCTCTTTATTTTGATGTGAAAAAGATTTTGTACGTGTTTTTCGGGAAGGTTTTACATACTCGTCTGCTAAAGGTGTGTGTTGACGAGGTTTTATAACTTTAGCAGGCAAGCGATCAGTTTCATATAAATTTGGAATTTCATAGTTCCAGTCATTATTTGAATTACTATGCATAACTTTGTTTGTCTCTTTACTGGTTAAGGAAGGGTTTTAGTAAGTATCGTACTAGAAGTAAATAAAGAATCAGGTAATTTTCCAATTGTAATGTGAAATGGATAATCACTAGATAAACCTAATTTTTTTCTAATACAATCTAACTCAGTTGAGTGTACTCGCAAGGCATAAAAACGCCAATGACGGTACACTCTAGGATCACATTCAACTTTAAATTGTTTGTTTTTAATTTGATTTAGAAACTGTTCATTTCTTTTTATATCAATCTTTTGACGTCCATCTGCAATTGTAATATGAGCACCAAAAGGTGGTAATTCTAAAACCACTCCGTACTGTTTGTAAACTAAAGAAGAATATAATTTAGCAAAATCATTAGAGACTTTGCCAATAATTAGCTCTTCTTCGTAGTTTCGTTTTTTATTTTTAATACGGAGTCTACTTTCAGGGAATACTTCAATTTTAGTTGAAATTGTAAAAAGATTTGATGTCATAAGTTATAAACGAGGGTCTAAAGTTTTTTCTACAGAAAATTCATTAAGAATATCTGCGTAAAGATTAAATTTCTCTTCTTCTGTTGCTACTAGAAGCTTTTCATTTAATACTTGTTCTTTGTTACTAGTACTTGCTTTTCTACTAATGTTTTTACTCATTGATAGACTTTTAAGATTAGTATCATAATCGGACCCATACACTAGACGTAAGTATTCAGGATTACGAATTTTCATGTAAGGGACTACTTTTTCATCCCAAACATCAGGTTTGACAACAATACCTTCTTTTGTATAGTCTTTAATTTCACTAGAATAATAAGATTTAAGAGCTAAACAATCTTCCTCTGAAGATAAATCAAAGGAAACAAAAGGAATATTGTATTCTGTGTTGACTACAGAAAGAGATGTCTTTAATAGTGATTTTCCATTATTAAAAATAACGCCGAAACATTTAAAATAAGGATCACACTCACACGAGTGGATATCTAATTGATTTTTAAATTTCTCAAGTTTTTCAAGCTTTAAGTCAATGTCATCAATCCCGTTGAAGTTTAATTCTTGAAGAAAAATTAACTCTTCTTTGTTACACTCATAGTAAGGAGTAAAAGATTTATCAATTAGTCCTAGTCCAAGTGCACTCCAAGGCATTAATTCATTATCTAGAATTAGCAGGTCACCTTGGATTTTATCTTTATACTGCAACCATTGCTCTTTTAAAGCTTTTTGTAACCATTCACAGTCTTTAATTTTCCAACCGTTTCGAGAGATTGCATAACAATCTTCTAATTTAGGAGTAATATAAGACTGAGCACGAGAACCCATAAACTTTGTTTGTGCAATTACTTTTGTAATTCCTTTAGATAGAAAATAAGAAATTGCTGTGTCAATACCTTCTAGATTATAAACAGACAAATCATGATTAATATAGGAAGGAGAAGGAGTCATAGTAGGAGACATATACTTATTACCTTGCAACATTAATCGATTAATTTGTTTGATAACAAAAGGATCTAGGTTTTCATACTTTTTAGTATCAAGTTTTTTAAATTTACTTAAGCAGTAATTAAAATCTTTTGGTTGTACCTCAAGATTAAAATTCTCTGATTGTTCATAAATAAATTCAGGTTTTGTTGAGCTTTGATTAAAGATTGCTGCTGTCAAGTAACCACCTTCAACGCAAGCTTGATCAATTGAAATTTTATTTTTATAAGTGTGGCTAGTCTTATTAACATTTACATGTCCAAAAACATGCAAAGGTAAAATTAAGTTTGCTTCCTTAAACAAATAATCAACTTGATCTAAAACAGGTACATCCCAGTTAAAATCTTGTTTGAACATATACTTTAAAGACTTAGAATCTTTTTTGTTTAGGTACTTATTTAAACAAGGACTGTGAGTAGCAATAAGCTGAAAGGATGCAGTATTGTAGCTAATATAATCGTATGCTTTAGCGTACAACTTTAAAAACGTTTCGCTGAGTTCTTTGTCAGCTAGTAAAGGAACAATAGAAGAGAAATGTTTTGTTTCCTCATTTAAGCTGTAAACAAAAGAGTTATCATTTAATTTACGAGCGACCCAATTCTCATGATTACCTTTTACCAGAATTAAGTCTGGACGAGAGTCTAAATACTCCACTAATTCTTTTGTCTTGTCATTCTTATCAATCCAGTCACCTAAGAGACAGATAGAATAAAGAGTAACATTTTTGGTACTAAAATAAGTTTCAATTTTAAGAATTAGTTTTTTAAGTGTTTCGACGCACTCGTGAACATCGCCAATAATAGCTAACTGATGATCAAACTGATTTTTAAATACACGTACACCGGAAGACTCTGCCACTACAGAAAAATCTTCAAGTTCTTTTTTAATCTTAAAGATTTTTAAATAGTTTTTAGAGTTTAAATGTGAATAAACACTTTCTTTAAGTTTCTTAGATTGTTGTTTAATTACACTAATCATACTGTCTTGTTTATTACGAGATAAAGCTAATTGCTCAGGAAGTTCAAACAAGACCATGTAACTTGCATAATGATGTTTATTTGTAACCTCTAAAACATCATTACGAAAACTCTCTGAAAGACCAGTAGTATCGACAATAATATAATCTGTATTTACAGGATAGGTACAGTTTGCTTCCAAAGTATTGAACAAAATACTAAATGCTTGCTGTGATACTGTCATACCTAACTTAGTACGAACATTATCATCTGACGACAAACCTAACAGTTGACGGCGAATAGCATCAGAAGAAATAATTGTACAAGTAAAGCCTTGTTTAATTAGTTTTTCTTTTAGCTTTTCTGCATAAGTAGTTTTACCTGAGTGAGAAATACCTACTAAGGTAATTACACTGTTAGGTTTAAAATTAAATTCCACAAGGCACCTTTTTTAAAGTAAAAACAGATAAAAGAGTAGGACAACTGTAAGTTGATTTTGCTAGATTACCAAGAGGTTTAACAACAATATCGTAACCTTCAGTATTAATTTCTGCTATAAAATTAACAAACTCTGATTGTGTAGGTTCCCATAAGTGATCTTTATGTCGAATTTCTTCTTCTTTGATACCATAATAAACATTAAAATCTTTATTAGGAACAGTAAGAATAATTGTTTCAACTTTTTTATCTACAAGAAATTGAAGAAGAGTAGAAGCTTCCTCTTTAGGAATATGTTCTAACACTTCAGTACACAAGACTACTTGAACATTCTCAGATAAATCTTCTTGAGTTTGTAAATAATCAAAAATACATTGATTGTATAATTCTGTATTCTCAATTTCTCGTTTTTTAACAAACCACTCTAAAGATTCAAAAACATCTGGATCTTTTTCTACGGCGATAATATGTTTAAAAAGATTCTTAAGATGCTTAACATATAGTCCTTCTCCTGCTCCAAGATCAAGTAAAGTTTTATCGGCAGGATTAGGTAAGTCTTTTACTTCTTTAATAATTGCTTTCAGACGTTGTTCACTGTTATTACCGAAATAAAAAGTGAATGGAGTAGTCTGATCAAAAAATAAAGAAGCTTGATTATGCTTTGCTACAGAATTTGCTTTGCTAATAAAGCTACAAAGACTAATATAATCTTGAGTGTAGCGTGGAAGAATTTCTTGATACTTTTCAAACTCTCCGTCACAAAAATAAAAATAATCTGTTGTCTGGTATTGCATATAGCACCAAACACAAATTTTATTTAAAATGTCATGGATTGTATCACCTGTGACAGTCACTTTAAAATGATTTGCTGAGGTTAAAACTTCAAGGTTAATTCCATCTAAAATAACTTTAGGTCGAGGAACAAGGCACAAGAAACTAGCAAAAGAAGTAAAACCTTTTTCATCCATTTCGTGTTGTTTTTTAAAACAAGTTGAAAGATGATTTTGAATAAGTTTTAAATATAATTCAGGATTACATGTACTAGAATAATCTAAGTATTCAAAAGAATCAGAATTCTTATTTGGAATCTTTGATAAGTACAAGCTAAAATCTTTAGCTACTTTTGGATCAGGGAACCAAGAGAAAGATTTGTACGTACTACAATTCTTTTTAAACACCCCAGACTCAATTTGAGTCTGGGGGTTTTTATTTACAATGTATGACAAGTTTGGGTTGTCAGTGCAAATATTTAAAACAGCCATAAGTGATTATCCTGAAATGATTGGGCAACAATCTGACCCATCACTAATATATTTAAGAACTGCCTGAAAAGCATCTTCATTTTCTTGTAGATCAATCTTAAAAGCTTTGTGTTTTAAAAGATGACGAAGAGCTTGTAAGCGGCCTTCTGAACGACTAAAACTGTCTTTTGAAGAACAATAAGCCAGCGAACAAATTGCAACTTTAGCTTTTGTATCTACATCTGTAAGTGTAACTACAAGAACAGTAGCTCCACCTAAAGCACTTAAAGTAAATTGTTCTTTAGGAGTACCTTGTGTCCAAGTATTCCAAGATGATGTAGTTACTAGCATAGCATTGCCGCTTAAATCGCGAACAAGACGTAAATGGCAAAATTGATGATCAAGTGTGTTTTGTCCATCTTTTTTCAGTTTATTAACAACACTGAAAAAACTTTCTTCAAGTTGTTTATTACTTTGTTTCTTGGCTGTGTATGCTTTTTTAGAATCTACAGAATGATTATTTCGTGTAAAAAGTAATCCAAGAGCTTTAACAATGAATTCATTTTCAGATACTACAGTAGTAGAACGAGGCGTAAAATCACTTAAAGGAAAAGTTTCTTCAACACGTGCAACACCTGTTTTTAAAATACTTTTCAAGACATAATTAACACCTAGTCGTCGACTAAATCCAGTTTCTGTGGAATAACAGATAGTTGATTTGTGATACTTAGTTCCGTCTTCAGTCTCTAGAATTGCTACGGTCATTCCAGCTTCAGGATAGAAACAATTCTTCAAAGCACGAGAAGGAGAGATATTTTTACCTACATGGTAAAAAGAAATACTTTTTAACGCTGAAGAATCATTACTTACAATCCGTTGTGACCACTGATTGAAAATATTCTTTTTCATATTTTCATTTTGAATTGACAGTTGCTTATTTTTAATAGCTTGAATGCTAGTTGCTTGCATGATAGTTTTCCTATTCAAAGATAATTTTTGTGTTGTTACACAATATTAAGAGTAAATTACCAAGTTTTAAATATCTTGGCAATAGAGTTTACAAACCAACCTTTCGGTTGTAACAGATATTTTGTCCCGTGATATAAATCAACGAGTAGTTCTGACTTAGATGCTTGAATAGTACAATTGTTACTACGATATTGACAATAAATGTAGTAGGAAATAATAGACAAGAGAATAAAGGAAGTAGGATAAATAATAATATGACGTTTAAGTCTACTACCATTGATAGTCTCATATAAGTCTCCAGCAATAGTACTATGAGAGATTCCGGTTTCTTCTGTAGCGTGATACAGAAATACTTTTTTAGCATCAGAAGTCAATTTTTCAAATTCTTTCGTATCTAAAGCTTCTTTACAAAGACAATAAGTAATATGCTCAAGACACTCAGTAATTAATAACTTGTCTTCGTTTGTAAGTTTATAGGCAAAATTAAGTAACTTACCTGTTAAAGCTTCTAGACGAATAAGACAGTCATTATTATGAAGATCACTAATAATTTTATTTAACTGGATATGTACTGCTGTATGTGCATTTTCTTCTTTTGAAAAAGAAATGATTCGAGTTTTATATTCAGGTTGTGAATGAAAGTAGTTAGTTAAAGACTTCATAAAAAACTTTTCACCTTCTTTAAAAGTAGAAGATAAGGCAGAAAGTAAATAAGTGTTAAAATAATTATTGTTGAAATATTTATAATCAACAGTGTTAATATCTTTTACAGTAATTGTTGTAGTCATTTTAAAAATCCTCTAAGTTATATTGAGGAGCCTTTGACTTTGACTCCTCAATAATATTATAACAGAATTAAAAGAATTTAATAAGTTCTTTAGAGGCCAGAAATTATCCTTTAAAACATCCTGCAACCCAAAGATGTTGCCGACAAGTATGCTGATGAGCTTTCCAAGGGTTAGGTTCATTAATAGAATTAAAAAGCTTATTGCAATAAGTCAAAGTAACTTTAGCTTTAGCTTTAGCTTTTAAACCTAACACGGTTAAACTTTTTTCAACTAAGTAAACTAATTCATCACTGGAAACAGTTTTTAATTTGTTTTTAGTCACGAGTTGGTTTACTTTTTGACAGATTTGAACTTTATCGCTACGGGTAAACAGCATGTTGGAACATCCTTTTAAATGAAACTGGAAGAAAGGGATTGTTTAACGAGAAGAAATTCTTTCATGTACTTTTCAATACGTTTAATTTCTTTGGCTACATCATTAGTTTTTGTTCGACTAATGGTAGAATTATGAATCAAATCAGCCATTTTAACTAGCTTTACAAAATCATTGCTTTTGCAAATCTTTTCAATATAGTCTGACCGTGATTCTAAGTTTTTACAATAAGTAAGAGTCTTTAGTGCCAGTTCAGCATAAAGATCAATTCCTTTAATACTTCTTAATTCTTGAAATTTTTCGGGATGATCTTCTAATAAATCGTGACACAAACCAAGAGTATATAACTGCGAACTAAATTGATTTGTTTTTTCTTCTAACAAAGAAGAAGCAAGATTAGCAACAGTAATGCAATGATCAAAATAAGGGCGGCCATCGCCTTTACAAATATCTTCTTGAAAAGCATTTTTTAAAAAATCTACTAATTCAAGATTTTTAAACTCTGGGTGAATTGAAGTCAAATACATTTTAAATCTCCAAGCAGCAAATTTCGTCGATAAGGGAGTACCAACAAAACTTTAAAGTTTTGTTGGAAGTAATAGCAAGTTCACAAGACAAACAAGGTTTAGAGGAAACAAGCGCTCCTTTTGAATTCAACCTAACAACAAAAATTGCATAAGGATTTGAAGCCTTAATTAAAGTTGCAATTTCTGCGTGTAAGTTTATTTTCAATACTTGATCTTTAGCTTTTACTGCGTAGTAATACTGAACTGGATGTGATTTTATGCGTTTTTGGTAAGACATTGCAATAATATGGCCTTGTTTATTCATTGCTACGCAGCAAAATTTAAACTTGGGATCAGGATTACTTTTTGCATGTACTATGCATTTTTGAAAAGATCTTCTAAATTTTTGAGGAATCTTTTGCAACTTTTCCTGCATTTTGTACATAACCTTTAGAAGTCAACACCTTACACATTGTAGTCAAAAGATTTAAATCTACATAACAAATCGACTTAGTATCTTCGAACAGACGAGATTTTAATTGATTCATGTGTAAACTACATACTACTGTGTTATCTTTTGTGTACCCTCCCGTGTTATTGACTCGGTCAATAGTACGATGAGTGCTCAGTGTACTGTCATGATCAGTAAGTACAACATTACTATAATGACAACGTTTTAGACGATAAAAACGCTTAATATCTGTTAAAGTCAAATCAAATGCAAAATTACGAGACTGTGCACGATCAAAAATATTCATGTATTTTTGAGCTACAATAAAATCATATGGCATTTCTTCTTTGATTTTACTAGCTAAACCAAACAGACCTCGCCAATTAGGTTGATCTGTTTGTTTAAGGTGCTGTGAGTACGATGGGTGCGCCAAAATTACTTTTAATGTTTCTTCAAGAAACGAAGAATCCTGATAAGAAGTTAATTTTGAGTTGAAATCGGCCATTAACTTTTTATGTTGATCAACCCGATAGTTTTTCAAAAAGTTAAAAGTTGCTTGGGATACTACAGGTTCTTGACTCATGGTTGTCTCATCACAGGTTTTGTTGGAACAGTTTTAAGTCAGTTCCTGAAAGATTTGAAAATTTCTTAGACAAACTTTGAAAATAGTCATCAGCTAGTTTGTCTTTAATGGTTCCGTAATGTACGATACCAGTTAAAGTATCTTTAAACATATACCCTTTTATTTTATTCTTATCAGCAATAATACATAGATTATGAATATTACTTGAAAAAACAGAATAATAAGGTACATATTCTCTGAGTGTTTTAAATTCAGGAAGACTTGACAACAATTTAAAAGTTTGAAACAAACTTGAAAACGGAACTTTAGTACACTTGTAGGTCATATTAATCTCAAGATTTATTTACACAAGAAGAAATCTCTCTTGAAACAAAAACAAAAGGAGTAATAAAGAAGGATAGTACTGAAGCAATAAGGTCTATAAAACCAAAAGTACTAAGAGTATCTTTATCTACAGAAAAAGATTTATGTCCTTTTTGAATACGTACATACTGGCCGTAAAAATGAATTTTCTTCATGTTGATTCCTCAGATGTGAATAAAGTCAGACGAAATTGCTTTAGGGATAGCTCGAAAACTATGTGCATAGGCTTGAACATAACGTCCTGTCATTACCATAACTTCTTTAAACCCTGTTTTGAAGTTTTCAATTGCTTCTTCACGTGTCTTACCTTTGGAAATGTAGTTGTGATTAACACCTTCTACAATTACAACATCTTTTTCTTGCTGTATTTTCACTTCGACTAGCATGATTGTACCTTAAAAGTCAGTTTAATCCGTTAAGAAAGTCTTTAACTTTCATTGTTTTTCCATTCACAGAGACATCACTATTAAGTTCAGTTTCTGTACATAACCGTACATTAAAACTATTTAATAAAGTTTGAGCTTCTTGAATAGTTTGACAACACATGTACGAATAAACGGTAACAAGATTAGATGTACCGTCATTAACTTGTTGTGGTAATGTATAAACACGATACATTTTTAAGTTCCTTAATAGAGTGTGTTACTTGTTAAACTATATGCGTACTGAAAAAAACAATACGCATAAACTTATTACTTATAAGTTAGTTTGAATGGCTCATCAAATTATCACGTACTTGTTCAAACGTGAAATAATTTGTAATACTAATATTGTTGTAGTAAACAGTTTTAAGAAGATTTTCTTGATTGTCAGACAAAGAATCTTGACGAACTGTCTGAATGTTTCCTTGAGAATCTTTTACAACTGCAAGTACACCTTTTTTACTACGTTTAGAAGTACTAGTGATAGGGTCTTTATAAACATCTCGCCAAATACCATTAACTTGGACAGCGCTAGCTTTCATTGCCCAGCCCATAGTGTCACGGTTAACTTGTTGTAGTAGACCACCTCCCATACCAAAAGCAATATTATCTAAAGAATAATTAGTGTCTTTTAGCATTTTTAGGATTTCTTCTAAACTTTCAAGATTAATACCATCACCTTGAATTAATCGTACGCAGTCTGGTAAAACTTTATAACCTTTTGAATTATAAGTAACACCAAATTTTTGTTCAAGAAGTTCAAGAGATTTCTTAATAACTTCAATAGGGTCCCCGCTGTCTGGACGTACCACGAGCGTACCTCCAAGAGTTTGGATTTTCTCTTTAAGTTCTTCACCCCAGATATTTTCAATAGCATTAAATAAATCATAGCTATCACTTACTACGGCTACTAAAGAACCAGGTTTTGAGAACTGATTAAGCATATTTTCATATGCATCTTTTTCACCTTCGCGCCCCCACGAAGTAATAGTAGAGTGCTCTGCTGCTGCGATACTATAACCTAACATTGAAGTAGTATAATAATATTCTTGAGCAGTTAGAATAGCTGGTAGGTTATCCGTACCCATAAAGCTAAGTAAGTGTGCAGCACCACCAATACCTGAAGCTTCTAGACTTGTAGTTCCTCGACTACCGAAGTCATTCAACATAAACGGAAGTTTATCAAGTGTATCACACGTTTCTTTCATGTATTGCTTAATAAGTTTATGACAAGCATACGAAAGAGTAGCAACTGTAGAAGGGTACCAAACGGCACGAAGAATTGCCGTTTCAACGTAACTGGTTAGCCAAAAACATTCAGGATCAGTATTGACTACTTGTACTACAGGTGTTCCACATGGTACAACAGTACCTTCCGCTAATGCCTCAATTTTTAAAGGCAAATACCCGCCATGTACTTCAAGAATATGCAACCAACCTTCAGTGTTAAAAGGAACACCATGTTGTTTAAAAAAATCTGTTGCTGTATTAATTTGAGCTAAAGTAATAGGCTTAGAAAGTACTTCAAGCAGGAAAATTTGTAAACCAAAGAAAACACAATTGGTTAATGAACCTTTAGTATTGCGTGGTTCAATATAAGAAGAAACAAATTCTGTCTGTGGCGGGTACTGTAGAAAATGTGATGCTTTATAAGAATCAGCATTAAAAATAATAGAAGACGATAAAGACATTTTTATGTAGCCTTAGTAGTGTGAAGGAAATGTTGGATGATACTGTAGTGATCTTCAAACATATTTTCAGATTGAATTTCACTTAAAGAGTACCAACCGGCAGAGATAGCATCATCTGCTGCAGTTACTTTTAAATCTAAAGAACAAGTATTAGTAAGACTGAAATAAAAAGCATTACTAATTGTTCTTCCACGGATTGAACGTAAAGGATGATCAAACGTATGTTGACTTTTTAAAGAACTTTTAAGAATTTGTTCAGAGATATTTAAACAAGTTTCTTCCTTTAATTCTCTAATACTTGCTTGAAGTAGTGTTTCTTTTTGATCTAAAAAACCTCCGGGAAGAGCTAATAGATTTTTACCTGGATTTGATTTTCGACGGATTAAAAGAATTTTTTTAGTAAGTTCATCAACTACAACTGAATCAACGGTTACAAAAATTGGTGGATAAGGAGAAGAAGACCAATCTTTTTTATATTTTTCAGCGTATAAAAACTCAGCTTGAAGATCAAGGTAACTACTACTCAATTCAAAACTTTTTAAAAAGTTTTTAACAGTCTCTGTGGTACGCACCTTAAGGAATAAATCAGAAGTATGCGAAGAAAAATAAAGTTTTCGAATTTCTGTAGCATTAATTTTAATAGTTTCTGGTACTTCTTCTAGTTTTAAACTATAAATAGAAAATAAAGATAAATAGTAAGCTGTGTCTTCTTTAGTGTGCCCAATAATTGCAACTTTTTCATTGTATCCGTCAGTTACATTATAAATCGCTTGAATTACTTCTTTAGCCCATGTCTTATCATTGTATGGGTAGTCGTTAATTGGAGTAATAGTTTGAACTTTATCTTTAAAATGATCTTTAATAAAAGAAGAACGCTCTTTAAATGTAAAAGGATTTCTAATAGAACGAGCTACATTTGAAGAGCCTATTAAAATGTGTACATTGTGTGCTAGTGTAATAGCGTGATCAATTACTGAAACATGTCCGTCATGTAGCGGTTGAAAACGTCCAATAAAAAAGACGTGTTCATATTTTTTCTGCGACATTTTAAAAACCCTTCTGATTATTTTTATTTAACAATTCATTCAATTTTTCTTTAAGTTCTTCTTGTTCTTGATGAGTAAATTGATCATGATCAATAATAACTTTAGTCAAGATATTAGCTACGACGCAAGGAGTAATTACAAAAACCCAAAAATGCCCTAGAAGAATTGTAAGAAGTTTTCCTTGTGCTGTTACAGGAGAAATATCTCCGTAACCAATGGTTAACGAGGTAACACTAGACCAATAAAAACTTTCAAAAATAGTGTATCCTTCATAATAGGAGAACAATAAAGTGCTTACTGTTAGGCTAACTAAATAAACAGCAACTAACAATGGAATGCTATTAATTAGTTTCAATAGGTATTTAGACATAAAAACTCACATATTACAGTTAAAATACTGAGGGTCAATAGAGACATCTTTAATCATCCAAGGTAGAATAATTAAATTCTGATTTGGAAGATAATGATCCACTTCAATCTCACAAAGAACCAAATCACTATCATGAAAGAAATCAACTTCCATATGTTGCTGAGTGTTTGGATGTGTAAAAGAATAACGTGTTTTAGTAATGATTTTAGGGCACAAAACTAAAATCTTTTGAGCAATCTCTAAGCCAATTTGTTGTTCTTTTTCATGACGAATAATTGGATTGTCAGTAGGTTCTTTATATGTCAAAAAAGCTCGATTGTTTTCAATTCTAATTCTTACAATTTTACCATCTTGGTTATAGATATAACCTTGTTGAATTTTTGTAATACTGCGATCATGCGTGTTACAAGAACTTTTGATATCTTCAAGATAATCTAAAAACTGTACAGAATCTACGAGGTATTTATATTCAATTTCCATACTAGACTCCTTTATACTCTATAATATATTCTTTAACGTTATCATCAAATTTATTTAAAACTTTATAAGGATTATCTGTAAATAATTTAGTAGTTTTAAATCCATGTTCTTCGTGTAATTTGTGAGTCAAAGAAAGTCCATCAAGAAAACCTTCCAAAGCTTTATCAATTGTTGATTCACTACAAGAAACATAATTTACATTTTGTCCTTCTACGTGATATAGACCTACTGAATTATCAATTGTTACTAGAACTTCAACTTTCATTTTATATACTCCTTTAGATAATTATACATATAGGTGCGAATAAACACACCTATAAATTTAATTACTTGTTAAGATTTTCGACTGATGTAACATTATCAGGTACTTTAGTACAGCCTGTAAATACAGTTGTAAATGCCAAAACTGATGCTAGAAAAATCTTTTTCATGAGGTTAAACCTTTTTTAAAATGGAATAGAAAGAAAAAATCATAATTAAAACCATAAGTAGTAAAACTATCAGGTTTAAACTATTAAATGTTATTAAGGCATTATAAGTCTTAATCACATAAAATTTAAGGTAATACAAACACGCTAGAAGTATATAATATACTTCTAGATAATTTTCTTGTAAGGAGACTACAAAATTATTCATGTTGGTTAAATCTGCAGTAAATTAATCAGCAGAAGTAAATAAAGGAACAGTGAAACATTGAAGACGTAGTAAATTTCCTACTTGAATTAAATCAACAAACCATTTGTCATTTACAGATAAATAGTTTACTTTCTCTTTACGAACAAACCCGTCTTCTTCTAGGGCATTTAAAAGCTTAGAGGCTGTTAGACCTGAAGTTGAAACATAACTTGCTTGAGCTTTATTTGGAGATCCTGCATGGATCTTTCCGTAGAAAACTTTACTCACGATAAAACTCCTGAGATTACATGGTTAATAAATCATCATAGTTGCAATCTTTAACTACGAGTCTTGTATTTGTCTCGTAGATAACATCATTAAAACATAAGAAATCAAAACAAGCTTGAAACGAATCAATTAAAGCATTTTTAAAATCATCAACACCTAAATTATAAGCATGATAAACATCAGATTTTTTAATTGGCCTGCTTAACGAGTATTTTTGTATTGCTTGTTCAGTCATTTTTTGGAACCTTATTTTTCGATACAAAAGCAGAAACAATACCTTCATGCCAATCCACAAGTTTCCAGGCAATTAATTCGCCAAGAGAATCTGAAAACAAGTGATAAGTCATGATCAAGCGACTTTTACCTCCATTTGAAGCAATACACCAACCTACGTAGTAATTATAACCACCCTCTTTATTTTTAAACAGAAGGATAAGATCTCTGTTTAATGGAAGATCTTCCTTAGAAGTAAAAATAGTATAACTCATGTGTAAAACCTCTTGGCATCTGAATCATAGTATTTAAAAAGCTTTTTAATAGTAGAAGATTTTAGCTCAGCTTTAGTATTAAAAGTAATACTTTCAACGCTAATTAAATCTGGAAAATATACATCTACTTCCGCGTCAATATAGTCATAAGCATATGCAATTTTAATATTGTTTGAATCTTGATACGTTATTCTTAATAGATTAACTTTTTCAGGATTTTCAACATAGTCTTTATAACGTTGTTGAAGACTTTTATTAGCTACTTCAGTAGACCAATGTACAATACTAATTGATCTAGCATTCACTAACATATTAAAAGCAGGATGAAAAATGTGGTAAGATTGACCCTTATATTTAATACTTTTTGATTTATATGCAAAATGATGTAATTTGAATTTAGAATTCAGTTTTGAATAAATCCAAAAGATAATCATAATTGGCATTGTGACTAAAGCTACTAGATACCAAAAAGGAGTATATACCTTATAGTACGTATTAGTGTTTGAATCGTAATAAGAATCTGTGTATTTTACTGAAACTCCTTGATCATCTTTTAACTGATAATTGGAAAATTTCTTAGCGTTTAAAAGTTTTTCAAGGAGTTTCATAAATCACCTTTACAAGTGCCAACGGAGGTTAAGATCAATACCACAATAAGAAACTTTGCAAAGTATGGCAAATTCTTTCCATTTAGAGATAAAATCTCCAGCAGATAAATTTACAGAAAACTTTAAAACATGTTGATGATGAGCATCAATACTTTGTGTTGCGATATTTAATTTTTTATCACAACCTTTAAATACTTCATTAAAAACTTTACTCATGCTGACGTGTTCTTGTTAAAGAACACTAGCAACACCTTCACCTGTACACCATATTGACATGATCTCTTCCTTAGAAGATTAACTAACGATTACAGCTAAACCTACTGAAACTATATCTGCTACATCAGTAAGAGAAAATTCACTTTGCTTAGAAAAGTTTGTATCAGGTGAAACAGTATTTTGTGTAACTAGACTTTGAGAAGAAGTTTTTTGAACTAGATTTAAATCAGTTGGTTCTTTTAAAAAAGAACTGATTCTGGCGATATAAACTTAACAATTTTGTTTTGAGTAATAAACTCAACCATTGCTGAACGCAAGCTAACAAAATTGTTAAAAGTATTTTCAGTAATTAAAATACCATATGTAATCATATAGATACAATCTGCAGTTAAGACTCTTGCACAGTAATGCGAACGATTTGTTTGTGTATAACGAACTCTAGCGACTTCTCTATCTGCATAAATAATACTGCCTGCTAAATAAGCTCCACCAATTTCTTCATGATTTGTGGAGCCACTGGTTCGATAATTTTTAATTACCAATCCAATAGCACTATCAAAATAAAGAATTGTGCCACCATATTTAGAAAATAATTCCAAAACTTTTGAAGATTGAGCAGATTCTTCAATACAACAAGAACCCATTGAAATATAATATTGGAGATCCAACATATTTAAATCAATGCTAGTGGGCACTTTATTACCTATCCAAATATTGAACATAAGAAACTCCAAAAGTGTTTAATCAATAAAAAACAATTCTAATACTTTAAGAATTGTAGTGAGAGTGTATAGAAGAATTCCTATTAAAAGGAATGGTTGGTAAATGGTGTTTATGAAGAATACTTCTGTTAAAACAATAAAAATTACCTTCAAGAGTAATAGTTGAAGGCTTAATCATCTTAATAAAAGCACTACCGCAAGGAGATACAGTTTCTATAATACGAATTTTCATAACTGTCTCAAAAACTTTCCATCACTAGAGGGTTCATTTTTTCATTGTTTTCAATGATTTGATACGGCACTGCATATTTCCATTTGACTTTACGGTCAGTCATAAAAAATCCATCACTAGTGATGCTATCCACGAGGAAAAAAGCAGGCAAAGTAAAAATTGCATTATATTCACTAGAGTCACTGACAGAACAAAGAACTGAATTTCCTTTATAAAGGAGATAGCGAGTTAATTCACTACCTTTCAGTACTTTCTTTGGTTTTTCAAACCCTGTATTGTAGAGTTTAGATAACAATTCACAGTTTTCATCTGTAGCGTGGAATATTGGCGGGTTTTTACCACTTTTAGTGAGGTGACCAGACAGATTAAAAGTTGTAGAAAGAGAATTAATCTTCAAAGGGTAATCTTTGTCATGGCAAAAAACAAGTGTGTAAATAATGTTTCCATACTGTGGAAAATACACTTTATCGCCAACTTTAAATTTTGTACTATTCATTTTGTTACTCTTTTATATTATTTCTGTGAAGACTGTTGAGAAAGTTTTTCAATCTTGTCAGATAAGATTTGAACTTGGGTCTTAAGTTGATTGATAGTTCTACCTTGTTCAGAGATTGTTTTATTCAAGCGTTGCTCTAAAAGAACAATTGGTGATGGTAAGCCACTGATGTCGCAGTATTCACTCATTAGTACAGACTCTTGTTAAATACATATTTGTTTGTTAGTACTGTCTTTTGTACATTTTGAAGTTTCTTCTGCAAAGTCTTTGCATTTGGCATGAATCGAACCTGGATCTGAATAGTTATAACTTGATTTTGCTACGCAAGTAAGAAAATCAGCTCGATATGTCTGTGGATTATTACCTACATCATCGAACACAGAAAAAATCAAACCAAAGGCAAATACTACAACTATAAGCAAAGCAGCAAACGGTATGGGATGAGGCATTGAATTGATTCCTATTTAGCCAGTTTTAAAAATAACTTGTTTTGTTATTTTTACTTTTGAATTTTGTTTAAGAGATTCTCATAAATTTGAACTATTGTTTTTAATTCATGATCGTACGCAGCAGAACTACAAGGACAACTAGACAGACGTGTATCGTCTATTTCCTTTTGAATATAAGTCCTTAAGTTATCATTAGATTCCAATAAGGCAGTATACAAATCATATAGTTCTGTGTATTGTTGAGTTACAGTATCTGGAGAACAATTTAGAGACATTTTTAATCTCCTATTAATCTTCCAATTCTTTTAGATCTGGAAGATTATTTTTGAAAATAATGTTGTTGTTATTTTCAAAGGTTTTAATTTGATTGAGGATGTCTTGATGTGCGCAAAATTCTTTTATTTCTAAGGTATGATTTTGTGTGGCAGCAGTTAAATAGTCTTTTAAATTAGTAACAAACTCTTTTAACATGGTGTAATCAAAATAAAGTGTAGCAAAATCTGCTCGCAATTCTTTAGGGTAATCTGACATTTATACCTCTGTATAATACATAATTAACTTCAAACCTTGTGCACCAGTTGCAAGAATCGAACTTGCTATCTCTTCACAATTTTCTTGTGAGTGCTCTACCTTGAGCTACCTGATGACTTATTTAGGTTTGAAAACTTTGAATGATTAAGATAATTTTGACTTAATCAGTAATTTAATTGAATCTAAAAGAAATGGACAACCAAACCACTCTGTGCCAAGTTTTTTGTTAAATTGTAAAACTTCTCCATTATTAAAATGAAAATACATATTTTCAAAAAACTCGGTATCTTTATTACTATTAACTAGAGAATAGTCTAATAAAGATAATTGAGTAGTATGTACTTTACTAGGATACCAATAACCATCTAAGCAAGCTTTAATAGTCTCTGTGTACCCTGTAAGAAGTTCTTTACAATCTCTAGGAGGATCTTCATAGAAATGAATAGAACGTCTTTTTATAACAATTGGTTTAGTAAGGATTGGTAAAATTGTACACTCATGTATCATTGATTGATAACAAAAATAATAACCTTTATATTGATAAATAACGGAAGCATCTATAATATCTTTCTTATAGAACTTCTTTACTTGCCAATTTTTTAAAATTACAGCTTCTGTTGAAGAATGTAAAAAACTATGAAAAGCACTAGAAAATCTATAAGAAATTTTCTCTTTTGTTTGATACAATTTAACAAAATAATCAAATTGTTCTTTTGTTAAAGAATTAATTTGTTTTGTTAGCCGCTTTTTTTGATGTTCAGGTAATATTAAATTATCAAAATGCTCTTTTTCCCAGTAATCGTCCGGTAAAGAATCAAAATGAGTTTCGATTAATCCTAGAGAAATTTCTTCAGGAGTTTTACTCATCACGTGTACCTCTGGTTATTAGTGAATGATAATCATCAAAAATATCATCTAATAAAGTTTCAGTAAGAAATTCTAAAACTTCTTTAAAAGATTCTTTACTTTGCCAATAGTAATCAAAATATGAAGTCAAACCTTTATGTTCTTCTTCAAGATATTTATAATGAGAAACACCGATACATTTACCTTTTAAGATAATTGCATAAGCTAAGTCTCCGTCAAAGTTTTCACACCATTGACTTTCAGAAGAATATTGAGTTGTATCTAATATTTCTAAAGCATAGAGATGTTGTAAAATTTTAGTTTTACTTGTATCCCAATAGTAATTTAAGTTAAATATTTCATGAGGTATAGCATTTTTATATTTTAATAATTCTTGATTTGTGGAAGCTTCGATACCTTTTTGAAATAACTCTTGAATATTCATTGAATTAGCTCCAAAGTTTCTTGTTGTTTACGTTCTTTTTTAAAAATATCCTTTAGTTTTGATAAGTTTAAATTGTGCTATTGTTATAGACTCTTCTGTTTCTTCTAGTTCATATTCTGTAGCATATAAGATCACATCTGGAAAGTTTTTATGAAAATTCCAAATTTCTTTAGGGTTTGTAGGAAGAGTTTCTAGAGTAAATACTCCTAGATTTTTTTCTGTACTGCACAGAGTTTCAAAAGCTGTAGTTGTATTAGAAACATAAACAACAATATATACATCTCTCATTTTTAAAGTTCTGTAATTTGATTATAAGTAAGATAGGTTTGAATTTGATCAATACATTTTTGATGATCAGGCTGGTAGAATAATTTTTTTAGATTTGGATCATTATTAATACTTTCATTGTATTTTGGACAATAAGTGTTGATAAACCACTGACCAAATCTTTCTGGAGTTTGTTTAATTTTCCACTGGTTTAATAGTTTGTTGATCAGCATTTTTTAATCCTTGTTTAAAAAATTTGTTTAGATTGGTTGTTAGTGTAATTGTTGGATTTTTATTTTTACCAACCAGATTAATACCTACAGTGCCTTTAAAAGCACCAATATTAAATGTTAGTTTTTTACGAACTTGAACTTTCACAAGAGATCCTTTTTAAAAAGGGGAAAGAACTTCCCTCCAAATTAATCAACCAATACTATAAGTAGCACCACGCTTATTAACACCAAGTCGCTCCAATTCTTGTTGAATTACAGAATATGGGACAACTGTAGTACCATTAACAGGATCAGTGCAAAGACCTTGTACAAAACATTGTGTCTTACGACCATTTGCTTTAATAGTAACAGCAGTAAGTTTTAAACGAGGATTGGTGTTCATAACAATTTCCTTAGTGATTAAGGTGCAGTGAAGGATAAAAGAGCTTTTGCATGTGCAATTGCATCTTCTTTGGTGGCGTGACAAATACCTTTTTCGATATAATGATTAGTCAGTGTTGGATTACGTCGATATGAAAGCTGAAAACACAAATCATCTGAAATGAGAGTTACAATATAATACTTATCTTGACAGTGTGAGAAAGAAGTTAATGGTTTTTTAATTTTATGACCATTAATTTCAATGTACACTGGTTCAGAAGGAGAAGTTTCTCCAATATAATATTCTGTAGTAATATCCCAACATGGCTGGTATGGCTTTTTAAGTTTAATCCACAATTGATTATCCGGATAAAATGACTTATACCAGACAGTCGTGCCTTCTGGATTAATAGCCCATTTCATAATTAAGTCGTAGTGGGGATGTTTTGTGTTCATATTATTTTCCATAGAGTTTAAAATACCTGTAAGTATCTTTAGTTAAAACAACTTTCATTTGTTTTGCTTCTTTTCTTAATCTAGTCATTTGATATTTTCTACATAGAAAAGAAGAAATGTTTTTAAACTTGTTTGGAAAATAAGCACTACTTACACCAATAAATGCAATGGAGATAGAAATTAAAAGCAGGATGCTTAGTTGTGTTACGCTTGGATCAGTCATTAAGGTATCTTTTTAAACCAGTAAGGGTTTGAATTGGTATTGCAACTTTATGAGAGTAGCCATCAAGATCAATAAACCCAAGTTTTTTATTATATTCAGAAATAATAAAAAACCCTTCACTACCTCCTAAACGATGATCTTTACAATCTAAATAGCAATCACAAAGAATAAAATTTTCTTTTTTAAGGGAGCATTTTAATTTTTTGTGTTGTTTTTTAACTTCATCTTTTAAACTCATATTTTAAATCTCCATTAATAAATACTGATAAGCGTTTACTAAATCTTCAGCATCCTGCTCAGAAAAAAAGGGATAGGAATATTTATATTCTTCCCGCGAGTTTAAGACTACAAAGTAAACATAGTTTTCAGTGTGCCTTCCTACTGATTCGACATGTTTTAAAGTGGGATGTAATAAGTAAGCATAGCCTGCTTTTTCATGGATGTCTACAATACTAGCGTAAGCTGCTTCACGACTTTTGAAACTCATCATAATTTATACTCTTTTACCTAGTATTTAAAAACTCTTCTAGACTGTTAAGCCAATCTTTAAAATCTTGTTTATCAAGGAATTCTGAAGGCTCGTCTGGCCATGAAGTACTAATGTCTTTATCAACATAAGCTTCAAAAGACTCCAATTCATCCAAAAGTTGTTTTTTAAACTTTCCGAAAGACATATTTGATTTACTCATACTTTTAACTCATTTGGTTCGAAACAAATTCCATCTTCAATTGGAAAAACAATTTCTGCACGATGTAAAGTTTCAAAGTAACCTACATAAGGAAGCTCGTAGGTTGTATCTTTAAAAATAAAATAATGTTGTGTTGCATAAGTTTTTGTCTTATCAAACCAAGGTTCATTATAGTATTTATCTTTAATTTGCTGCGGTGTAGCTTTTGGATGACTTTTAAAAAGTATCGAATCTAGTTCTTGTACAAAGCAATAATGTGCTTTAAGAGTACGAAGAAATTCTTTAGCTTCTTCTAGAGTAGGAAAAGTTGCAAAATTATCTTCAGTTTTAGAATAAGAAGAACAGTCAGTACCTGTTTGATATTGAATTGTAATTGAATACATATTATTTAAATTCTGGATTTTGTTGGTAGCCTAAAAGTATACACTCTACTGTACCAATAACATAAGAAAATGATTCAACTTTAGGACGAGTAGGAAAAACAAGAGAACAAAATGTAGAGCGACCTTCTACAGGTAGAATTTGTACACCGTATGTTTCTTGTAGTTGAATTACATCATTACCATTAAAAATATTAATTTTACGTGTCAAGAATTTATTTAATTCGTCTTGAAGGTTTAACATTTTTTGTTCAATTTGTTGCACAGTAATTACTCTTTAAATATGAATGAGAGAGTTATAGTCAAGTATAACTCTCTCATGTATTAGATTTAATCTTCAATAGTAGTGATTAGATCATCAGGTACTGATGTAATTAGATTACTTACAAATTTAGGAATCTGTAAAGTACCAATTGCTTTTGAATACCCTACAACAAGAACTGCTTTTGAAATTGCAATAGCTTTCTTGTCTGTAGGTTTTACAGCGGTAAGAATTACAGCAATACCTGAAGCGACTACAAGATCAGCTAAAGCATGATCAATAAACATAGCAGCAATTGGAGGTAGATGTGGTTTAACCATTTCTTTTGTTGCTTGGATAGCAATCTTACCTACTTCTTGCAGTGAAGCTTGAATTACTGCATCTTTGTGTAGGTTTGGTTGCGAAGCAATGCTAGTGGTTGCAGTATTAAGCAGAGTGTTCATTTTGTTTGTTTCCTGTTTGTTTGAGGTTGGTAAAACAGAGGGTTGTTTGAGATTTTTAGATATAAAATCTAAAATAATATTAGTATCGATTTTGTCGTGTTCTGGGAAATCATACCTAGAGCTAGTCTCCCAAAGGAGCTTTTCATTTGTTGGAAAATATGTTTCTTTAAGTGTATTTAAAAGAAATTTTTCGGATGTGTATATACCACTATTTCTACAATGTTTTTTAATAATTGTTAAAATAATTTCTAGTGTGTTTAAATCAAAAGGATCTTTAATATGAAAAAAGAAATCTTTTCCTATCTTTCTGCCTAGTTGGTCATACGTACTTAAATAGTTGCTTAAACTTAGTATTATACTGTTTGTTGACTTTACGCCTGAGGGTGTACAGGATGTATGACCTAAAACAAACAAACTTAAAAGTTCTTGTTGGAAACTTAAGTTACTTTTGCCTTCTAAAGCAAAATAAAAAGGTTCCTCAGTCGCGAGATAATACTTGTTAAAAGCTTTAAAAGTCTCTACTGAAAAACAATCAAGCTCAAATTCTTTAAACAGTGTTAGTAAAGTTGGCATGCTTACACTCCTAAATAAGCTTTAATTTCTGCATAAAGCTCTGTGTTGTATTCCCAAAATTCAGAATGAGTTTCAGTCAGAAGATAGGAGTAGTGAAGGAACTGAAGATAAGTTCCTTCAGGGGTTAAAGTTTTATTTTCAGGGAATAAACACTCTGTACCTACTGGAAGAACATAAGCATCGACTAAAATAGGATTATCAATAGCTGAATAATCCATAATAGAGAATTTAAGTTCAGTTGGAATACTACTGATGTCTACTCCAGTTTCTTCTAAGACTTCACGATTTAAAGCTGCGCGTGAATTTGAGTCTGTTTCATCAATCTTTCCTCCCACAAGTCCAAAATTGAATTCATTACCTTTACGAGTAATACTAAGAATTTCTCCTTTAGCATTAGTAATAAAGAGTACGACAGCAGACGGTTTGATCATTGGGTTTCTCTTTTATGTGTTACTTTTGTGGTGTTTTAAAAATTCCATAATATTAGAAAACACATCTTTATGGTTTGAAGGTAGTTTGTGCTTATTAGGCTGTGACTTGCATGTATTAGTGCGATAAATAGCAAGGCCAGCACAACGACTACCAGAATGAACGTGGCATTCAACAATTGCATCGGAATGACAAATACGCGAATAGTGCTCTGGTGTAGAACCACCTAACCAACCTTTAAGTGAATCGCGGCGCATTGGGCAATCACTACAAGGGCTGGTTAATTGTTTACTGGCTGCTGACAAAGTACCAGAGATAATTAACTTATTAATTTTAAACTTCCTTTTTTTGCTTTAAGAATTTGAAATGCTTACACTCAATATAGTTACCGTCAGATATTTGAATAAAAGCACGAGAATCAATACTAATCCACATTCTTTGTATTACACCGATTTGTCTACGTTACCTTCGTTTGCGTTATAATCAGCGACGGGTTTCTCGGTGTTTTTATAGCGCTTTAACAGCCAACTAATATATTTAGCACTGCCGTCAATGTTTTTTGGTTTCACTTTACGCTCCTTCAATGTCACGGATAATACCCACCTTGCGGTGGACTCCTACATACCATGAATGATCATTGCCAGTACGACAGTACACACCGCCATCAAAATTCACTAGCAGACTTTCTTTTCCTACATACCGCACAATACCTGTAGCGCCAATCTCATACCAATTAGTTGGTTTGCTTAACGTCACAATACGGTCACCAACCTCTGGCTTTTCATCTGACAGCTTGATTGATGTTGGTTTTAGTTGAACATTACCTTTAAAAAAACCATCATAACCATCAATCTTGATCAGCACCCTGCCACACCCCCTCAAACTATTGGACATCACCGTACCATACTTATCTCGATGCATCTTACTGTCACAACATTGTTTAACCTTTATACGCAAACCTTTACGCAGATGAGTTACTTTCATACAACATCCTCTTTAATAAGTTTCAAATCTGTATGATGGCCGCAATCTGACTCACCATCACCGAAACACACACCCACATTCACTAAATAAGTGTTTGATGTAACCCATTTAACAACTCCAATTTTACCTCGATTGTGAGGATAGAATCTACTATCCTCTTTATCCTTCACTAACACCTTCATCCCGATTTTTACATTCTTCAACTTCATTCGTCATTCTTCTTTAAGAATTTACATTCCTTGTAATGTGCCCAACCACAGGTGTTAGTAGCTTGTTGGTGCTTAGCAATATGACCACCATTGTGTCCGATGAATCCATCACCATAATCAACCAATAAATATAAGTCAGTCAATTTGCTACCTGTGGAGACAACAAACCCTCGACCAAGTGTAGTGATGACTTCTTTACCTAAATGCTTCTGCATTGGGTGGGTATATTGAATAGGTACTTGTTCAATATCTTTGTGATGGATATCCCACTTCCTGCCACTATCATTCAGAAAGGTTACCGTATTACCCCCCGAACCAGATAAGCCATCTACGGTATGGATATCACCAATCTTAAAAGGTGCTAATCCAACATAGCTATGCTCTAAACTCTTGATGATATATTGCTCATTGACCTTTACATTCTTTAGCTTCATTTCGAACCCTCCAAGATTCTGTCAAGTGAATATTTAATCTTATTCACTTCGTATTCCGGTGTATTGCCTTCTTTTCCACCACCACATTTGATTTCATATAAACGCTTCAAACTCGTGAAGGCATTCCCGAAGTCAAAATCATTACCAAACCCGTGGGTAATGATATCTTGTGTCTCTAGTTTTTCAGTTGAGACAACCTTGTCCACCAGAACCTTAGGGAAGGTGTAATAACCACTACTACCACCATCACTCTTGATTACTGCTGATTGGTCTTTAATGTCCACTTCGAGGATGTCCCATCTTGTATCCCCGTCAACATCACGACCATTTGCAAAGACGGCCAAGCCACTACCCCAATCATCCGTAACTCGATATTTACCATCCCCAATATCCAAAACCCACCCAACCACCACCCAACCTTCTTTTGTAGACCGGTAGCGATCACCTTTTTTCAGCTTACTTACATCAATGCTCATAATTATGTTCCTTTTTTGCGGTAGCGATTAAAGTGTCAATCGAGTGTGTATTGACTTCACCACCGTTCATTTCGTAAGCCCATACCCATTCTCGAGTTATTATTAATGCTGCCAACAACTCTGCATTCTACTGTTTGAGTTGAGATATCTTATTTGTTTGTATGCAAGCCTCTTGCTCAAATTTTATAACTGTATCTATTGTGTTTATTTTCAGCCAACCCCATAGTGACATTTTTATGCTTTATGGTTTAAGTTTCTTTAGCTCAGAGATGTGAGCAATCACAGACCGCTTGTGAGGTTCAAACTGGACGAAAACAAATGCTACCTTTTCACCTGACCCTAACGATTCGATTTCCCCATGTTGCCCCACATAATGCGATAGTGCTTGTGTGGCATTTCGCTTAACTTGCACGGGTAATCCTACCTTAATATTCTCAGCTTTCATACCAAGGTTTCCTTCTGGGGTTTTTTTCGTTGTATTCATCCATTTGTTCATCCCACGACTGTTGCTTTGAGGTGGGTTTGTCAGACAGCTTAGCATTAGCTTCACTAAGAGCTTCTGATCCACCAGCCCAACCATCTTCAGTATCCCAATCACATCTATTCATATCTTCACCTTTTTGATTTCATAGTGCATACATAGAATGGATGTGTTATCTTTTCCTACTACTACATAGCAAGCTTTTGGACTATCCACTTTTACAATCTCACCTTTCTGACCGATAAAATCAGCAGCATTGCCTAATGCGTTAGGTTTGATGATTACCTCCAAACCGACCTTCATGTTTTTAGCTTTCATACCACAACCTCTTTATTATACGATTGACAAATGAAATACCAAATCCCCGTTCTTTCCCCAACACCAGAAACACTGTGTGCCGATGTGTGATCAAACAAAAATACATCACCACTTCTGACTCTCATAAAGTCAGCTCCAACACAAAAATTAAGTGGGAGATTGACTTTTGGAAACCACAGAAGTGTCAAGTCTGAACCTTCGTCATCAACGTGCTGTCTAACATGCCTACTCATTCGACCACCAATGATGAGGTCTTCATGTTTAACTTCCACCAGGCCATCCTTAGCCTGTAACTTCTGAATTTCAATAGGCCATTCAACATTCAATACATCAGTGAAGCACCTGTCATCATTGTTTACAGCCAGTTGCTTCAGAAAACCTTTTACTGGCTTTACATTACCAATTTTCATAATTCTCTCCGTTGTTATAGACCTACTGACTATTCTGAATCATCATATTCATTCACTAAATCCTGAATAGTCTGGTTAGCTTGAGTAAGCTCCTCATTCAACTCTGTAAGGTAGTAAACAGCTTCAGAGATTTCTTGATCACTATCTGCACCATCAGTAAGCATACGAATTACAGTGTTGATGCTCATGATTCACCCTGTGCCTTTACGGTTGCTTTCGGTGTTGGTGGAAGTGGCTGTCAGAATTTTGGGCGCCAAACTCCCTCCGGTGTGTTTGAATGAGTTTTCCAATGACCACCAATCTTTCTGGACGCAACAGCCTGATTCACGCCGAATTCGTCAATAATAAGCACGCGCTTATCGGGTGGCGCGCTCTCAATTGGCCGCCAAAAAAACGCAGCCAACAACTCTGAATTCTGCGCCTTGAGCTTCTTGATTTCGGCTTGCGCTAAAGCAAGCATCAAAATAAAAACCAATACAAGAGTATACGTAAAGAATGTTAACATGCTGTTTTTCCTTTTGAGTCGGCGACTGTTGCTTTCAACTCAGCATTTTCAGCTTCTAATCGGTCGATTTTGTGTAACAGGTTAACGACATTTGCAGATGTGATTTGCTGTGTAAACCACCGCTTTATGTCTTTGTCTTTAAATTCGCACTGCTTGTGCAACTGCCATGCTTCCATTAGTTCTGTCATGTTTTACCTTGTGCTTTGGCAATTACTGTTTTGCACTGTGCATCTAGCTTACAGTTTTTGCAGAAAGCGTGATTGCAGCCGCAAAAACCCTGAAATGCCATAGCTTCAAGTGCAGCTAACAACTCAGGAGCAGCAGCAATTAAATAACCATTAAGATCTTGAATTGCTTCGCCATTTGGTTGGTATTGCAACCATCCCCAGCCGCGAACATCAGCAATTGGTTGATGCTCTTTGGCAGTGCGTACCGTTTGTCGTTTTGGGCAATACACCCAGGGTGCTGGTGTGTGCTGGCTCATGCTTGCACCCCACACAACTCATCCGGCACATCTACATCAACACCTAGCTGCATCTGCACGACGCCGCGGGCAACGGCTTGTTCGGGCGTGTCACCGTATTCATCCCATTCACTATCACCGGGCGTAGCGCTCCACAGCGACGTTATGTTCCAGTATGCCAGCGCTATCTTGTGTTCTTTAATCAACTCCATGCACGTTGCGGGGTCGGTGTAGAAAAACCCGCACTTATGGTGTCTCGGGTAACCATTTGGTAAAGGTAGCGCCAATACAGCAATTGAGCTGTCATAGGGGTTTGGGCGACTCATTTCAGGTTCTAGCTTCAAAGCATCAGCCAACGCCCAATCAAGCGCCAATCCGGTCAGTTCTGCGGCTTGGATTTTCATCCCACAGCCTCCAATTGCAGCTTACGTAACCGTTTACGGGTTTTAACAGAAGGTAGTACTACAGGAGCTACATTGGTTCGAGTGTACCGACAGGCAAATGCATGTGGGTAGTTCTGGATCCACACTTCAGTATCTCCAAACTTAACTGTATACATGTCAACAACAACTAATGGGTGCGTATCCATTAGTGTATTAAGAACTGTATCCCACTCTTTTGAAGTTGGGTAGTTCTGGAACCAATAATCAGGGTATAACCGATACCAATCAATCATTTTGAATCTCTCCAGTGTAAGGGACTGCATACTTCCAATTACAACCTGCAATACATACAAACCAGTTGCAGTCATTTTTGTAGTTTACAATGAGACGGACGCTACTAGAAGCAAGTGCTGCTCTATCTGAAGCATCACTGCAATAACAGAGAATTGGTTTTTTAGAGTCTGTTAGCTTCTGTTGAGTTAAAGCACTTCCAACTAAAGGTAAGCCTTCAAACGCAAAACCATATAAAGTTTCTAATGCAGCTTTGTTCTCGGGTGTTGCAAGGAACAATGAAGGTAAGCTACTGGTTACTACATTCTTACCTCCCAGAGTAAAGCATCTGATCGAATTAACTAAAGATAATGGGTAGTTGTTTGAAGGATGTTTAGTGACTGTATAAATCTCTGTTCCACGAACAGGACAGTAAACCAAATCACCTACTTTGAATGGAGCCATGTTAGTTACCCTCTTGGTGTATTGGTTTGAATTTGGTGCGCCTAACTGGATTCAAATTAGTGACCATCCACGTATATTGTGATTCAATCTTTGGTGGCATTGTTTCAGTGTATCCATGATCTTCTTGATTAAAGAGACGAATCAATTCAGAGCATGTGTGCATTATTTTCCCATCCTTTCACAGTTTGTACTTGACCAACATAAGGTGTTGCATAATTCCATTCTTGGTCATGGTAATCAACAAAGTAGCCACCTTCCACTCGTACAACCAATCGAAGATAGCTACTATTAATCCCCACCAACCCATCTCTCATATTAGTTACATGGCATAAGATTGGCGTATCACACTCCGTGAACATCTTACGCGTTAAATCACTACCTGACAGCTCTACAGGTGGCGATTCAAACTCCACGCCATATAGTTGATCTAGTAGTTTTTGGTTTTCTTGTGTTGCATGGAACAGCGCAGGTAGGGTATCAATTTTATTGCACTTGCCATCTACAGTGAAGCAGGTGTTACGGTCAGCTATTGACAAGGGATAGCTTTGTGAATTGTAATCAACGGTCGAAAATACACTTGTTCCATAATTAGGCCAGTAAACCAAGTCACCAGCTTTGAATTCATTCTGTTTCATTACAACACTCTCTTTAGGTCTTTCAACAATGTACATGCCTTCCATTACCTCAACCATGTGATCATTAACAATGACCCATTGTCCACCGATGAACCACTCCCATGCGCCATCATGGATTTTGACACACCATTCAGGCTTCACCACAAAGTGCGTTGTACCTTGAGGAAGGGAATCCCAATCAATTTTCTTCATTACACACCCTCCAGTTGAAATGTGGCTGAGTTGATACCGTACCTAATCACTGGCGGAGCGCCCGCGCAATAATTGCATAGCCAGTCAACAAAAACAATACAATACACACGACTTGTGTAAACACATCGAAAAAATCCATTACAACACCTTTCTGAAAAACGTCACAGCTATAATCATAAATCCAAGTAAGCTAGGTAGCACACCCAAACTGCTACAAGGAGGACAAACCCTAAAACGCACAAGCAAAATGCCATCATCATTTCTACAAATCTCCTGAATACGAACGGGCAGAGAGTATAAAACCTCCGATAATACAACCCAACAACAACAGAGGAAAACCCACAAGGAATACTTTCATCACACCATCACGAGCAGATTGAAAGTGAGAACACGCCACAGTTTTACACTGTCAAGCTCTATTTCAGGAATGAGCAGTAAAGACGCTGTACACGACAACAGCACCCCAACAGTGATTGCCAACCCATTGAAGCGAGTAGGTCTTTTGCCTTGTGAAACTCTTCCTCGTTTTTAACATGAATAAACACGTTTTCTGTCATTTCAATTCTCTTTACTGTTGTTTAGTTTACTGTTTCACTGAGACTTCTCAATGCTTTGGAGTGTAAAATTGCATCTTCACGGTTAGTGTGTAGGTTCTTGTATGCGTCTTTATTTGACTCGCTTAAAGACACACATTTGCTATTTATATTATTATTTAGGTGTACGATTGGATAGTAATATAATTTACCTAATTGCAACTCACTAGATGTTAGTGGTTTTGGTACGTTGTACCTACCGATACAAATTGTTTCTCGTGGTGGGAACTCTCCAATGTAGTATTCAAATTGATCAGACCACACATTAATAAACGATATTGCAGTTAACCAAGATCTGTCGAGGTTAGGTCGTCGGTACCATATTGTTTGGGAGGGATCTAAAGCCCACTTTACTATTGAATCGTGATGTACATGTTTTTTGCTTGGTTCTTTGGTTTCTTGTTGGTTAGGGCGTTCGATGAATGTATGTTTGCTGCTAATACTTAATTTTTCTTTCATATTGTATATAGACGGCAACCAAACAGAGTTATCGTCATCGAAAAACCTTATAGTTGGCTCGTTTTTATTTCCTGGCTTGTAGTAACTTTTCACTTGCGTACAATAGTGTGTAGCTCCTTCTGGTGCATTTTTCCAATCAATTTCACTCATTTTGACTCTCTTTGTTTTGTTATTAGTATTAAACTAGCCTTAAAAAGAACTGGCCGTCAGTGTTAAAAAAATATGAGTGGAGAATTAATTCTCCACTCATGGGTTAGATCAAGCTAGTAACTGATTAAAGCTGTCTGACAAACTTTTCAGTTTAGCAGTAGCTTCTTCTTTACTCGCCTGTTTGTTTGTTTCGGCAATACGGCTGATTTGATAGATTGGTTCTACCAGTTCACCAAAGAATGAATTCTCTTGGATGAAGTTTTCATGTTGCTTGTAGTTGACTAGTTTGTCACCTACTGGGAAAACTCCTTTATTATGGACGCGAAGAAAATCACTACAAGCTTGAAGAATACCTGTTGTGTTTGCCCAATTAATAATTGAGAACATCATTGCAACTTGATCAGGACTTAATTCTAAATCTTTAGAAAGAATTCGACTGATCTCTTTTTGGTGTTGTGGTTTTGCCATGTTTCGTAAGTACAGTAATTCGAAACTGGAAGAACCTCCTGCGGTATGTTTAACACTATCCATTACAAAGTCTTGAAGACCTCGAATATAGATAAATGTTAGTGTTTGATACATTTTATCGGTCAGGCGTAACATTGGAAACTCTAACTTATCTTGCTTAAAGTTTCCTTTACATTTGATTGCAGTTTTCTGGTACATTTCTGCACACATTGCAAAAACCCAACCATTATTTGTTGCTGGTCCGATAGCTGCCTTAGCGTCGCGAGCGTTTAACAGACAATCCATGTAGGAGAGTTTGTATGAACGCTCCTTGAGGTTTAATTCTCTTGCATAAGGCATTTCATGTAATTGATATACCATTTCTTTGTCGAATAAAGAATCTGCTTCGTATTCGCCTTCTAGGAAGTTTTTATTCCAGTTTAATTCTTCTTGGCAAGGGATCATTTTAATGTAATCTGGACGATCATCTGCTTGTTTGAAGCAGTAAATGGGCGCTAAATCGCCATCACTATCCGCATGCGAAAAATAGACAATAGATTCTTTGTCTATTAATATGATATCTTTATTTTTCTCTGTGTCTAGGTAGTTATCAATCAGAATCTTGTGATTATTTGCTAAGTGGTTAGCAAAATCATCTCGACTCCAGACTCGTAACTCACGGAACATACTCATCCATAGACAAGGGTGTCGCATGAAGTTAAGCTTGAAACCACGAGTTAATTCTGTATACTCTGGTGATTCACATTCAGAGAAACAGTATTTATATAACTTTTGATATAATTTACTATCAAAGATTACACATGTGTCTGGCGGAATCAACGCATCTGTTGATTGTTTCTTACTAAATCCCATTACTTGTGGGGTTAGCAATGCGTATGTTCCGGTCAAAATCATTCTCCTTGGTTTTGAAAGATGAGTGGAGACATCATAAATCTCCACTCTGTTGGATTACAGTTCTGCACCTTGGTACAGTAACTTGTTAACTTCGTTCAAGTAAGCATTTAACTCTGTGTAACGCTTTTTACTTGGGTCTTGTTCAAACACAAATAAATAACGTGGAGTACCCATGCAATACTTTAAGATGTTAGAGATACGGATAATAACTTGATGGTAAGTCCAAGTTTTATCAGGGAGTTGGTTTACAAACATGTTCAGTGTCTGAGCAGATGGTACTCGGATAACTGGTGCATTGTTGTAATTCATACCTTTAAACGATAACAAGAAGCCGTTTGGATTCCATTCAGGATCGAGTAGTTTTGATGTACTCTTGAATGTACTGATTGCTGTTTCAATAAGGTCTTGTTGGGAGAAAACAGAACCTTTTGTTACTGATTTAGCAGAGTACATAGGAAGTTTATCCGTAGGGAACAAACTACCAGTGAGATCAGTTTTGATTTTCATCAATTCATCTACACACTTTTTGTCTGTTTCTGAGACGTACTTATCCCAAATGTGCTTCTGTAGAGCTTTGTTACCGTTCTGCGCTAGAAAACGTCCTGTTTCAAACATGAAAGACATTGGTTTTGCTTTACCATAAGTCTGAGCTAACTCTGTGAAACGAGTATAGACTAGGCCGATGAAGACTTCCGTTTCGAGACCAAATTCGTCAACATAACGAAACTTTGGCAAAGATTTGAAAGCAGCGTTAACCATCTCCACATTGTTAGCATCAAGAATTCCCCATTTGTTTTTGGGTTTGTAAGTACCCATTTTGACAGCCAATGTAGCTCCAGCCAGTACAATTGTATTGACTTTAGCTTTGATTGCATTAGCACCTACAGCAAGATCAGGAGTAAGAGAAGGATATGAGCCTTCAAGGAACTCAATGAAACCTAGATTAGGTTTACATTTTGTTACTCCCTTTAAACCTGTGTTAGAGTCTATACGTGCATTTCCTGCTGTTTTAGTGAGCAGAAGACGTAGCTTTCTTGCACCTAGGGTACCAGAATGAGTGAGAGACTCTAACTTGATTTCATTGATATTTTTGACCTCGATTGGTTTATCTTGGACATCAACACCAACAACAAATTTACCTGAAGGACAATGGACAGACTCTCCAATCTTCAAGTTGATTTCATTGAACATGTCAGTAATACTAACAGACTGCATAATCTGTTGAGAGACATATTTAGGTGAAGCTTCAATTTCACCAGCTAAGAATCGGCCATGACTGGACATACGACAGAATACAACAACAGATTCAGAAAGACAATCATCTCGAGAGACATAAGAATCTGTTGTTGGATCGTATAGACAATCTTGAGCGATTACTGAAGTTGCTGGATTTCTTAAAGCAATTGCATCTGAGATTAAATGAGTTTTTAAGCGAGCTACAATGTTCTGAGCAGGAGGAAAGATTGAAAAGAAACTCTTTCCAGTCTCTTTATATCCTGGCGAACGATATAATGGATTTGATGGGTTATAAGGATGTACGACAAGTTTACCAGTCATAGAGAAAGAAGACTCTGATGAGGGATGGACTGGTAAGTCTTTAATGACCATTCGACAGGTTTCTGAAGAAGGTTTATAAGCATTTTGTCGTAGAATTTCACCTAGTAACCGTAGAGGATGAGTATCTAAGAGTACAGGTTTGAGTTGAGTTGAGTTTAGTCGATCCCAAGGAGACAGGATGACGAAAGTATTTGATACTTTCTTGAAGGCATTATAAGCTTTAGGAGTATTGTAATCCATGAAGGCTTGTAAAGCTCCAATGTCACCAGAGAGAAGATAACCGAAAGCTTTTTGATCACTTTTGGCGTACTCTGAAAACATGTAAAGACGATGCTGTAATAGCATGTATAGAAGTTGATTCTGGTTAAGAATGCAATTTGAGTTTGTTGAAAAATAATCAATCTTTTTGGATGATTTGAAAGATGAAATTTCAAAGAGGAATTTGGGAAATTGGGTTTTTGAAGCTTTTGGATTGTAAATTGAAGCTGAAATTTCGATTTCAGTGTTTTCTTGATCTGAATTGAAAAGACTCAAAACAAGAAATGTCTGCATTTTTAATTCCCATTTGAATAAAGATTCAAATCCTTTTGGGATTAAAAGATCAATTTCAGAAGCATCAAGATTTTCTGGAATAAACGGAACTTCAGAAAAATCGATTGGGCGATTTGTGATTGCCATTTTTACAACTCCTAGAGAATTTGGAAAGATTTGAAACTCCGATTTTTAAGATCGGAATTTGTTCCAGAGGAATTTTACACCTAAAAACAATCCGTAAATGGAAATTGCATCAAGAATTCCGATTATAATTGCTGCAGCTATCGGAGAAAATCCTGTAACGCCAAGAATTGTATACCAAAATTCGATCATGCTTTTACACCTTAAGTGAGAGAAGATAAAAGAATACGGCAACGGAAATTACTACAAGAATTCCGATCAGAATTGTTGCAGTCATCGGAGAAAATCCTGTTGCAGAAATTGCAACAGTAAGAATTGTATTCCAAAATTCTATCATGCTGGTACACCTTGAGTGAGAATCAATGTTACTACTAATAAAGGCAAATAAGCAACAATTGAGAGAAAAGAATACAATACAAAATGTATTGTTCCGGCTGAAGAGAAAATATACAATCCGAGAATCAATAAACAGAATGCATAAATTGCTATTTGCTTGGTTGAGAACATTTTCGGAATCCTATTTCTGCAAGAACAATTGACAAAAGGATTCCATAAAATCCTGTCCAGATTGAAATCAATGCTACGCCAATAATTGCAGCATACAATTTCAATCTAAAAGTTAAATCGAACATTTTTCAAGTCTCCTAGTTTCCATTCAGGTTCGAAAGTTTGCCATTTTCCTTTTACTTTCTTTCTGTATCCGAACAGTTTTGCTGTTACGAAAAGACAAAGAGAAAACATTACACCGGAAAAAGCAGAAATTATGATGCCAGAAATTGTTCCTGTTAAAGCCATATAAGCTGTAATTCCGAAACCAAAAAAGGCATCGAGATATGCTTTATAGCCTAAAGCTGTTAGAAACAATTTCTTATCCATGCTGTACAGAATATAGAAAAACTCGACAGCAGTGATAATTCCAACGAGTAATAATGTTGATAAAGACATTATAATCTCCTTTTGGGATTGAAGTGTGAACTTTTGATCATTCACACTTCAAGAAAGAATCTTAAATGATTTCTGCTGAATTGTAATTTTCTGATTCAACAGTTTCATCAAGAATTGTTTGTTCGTTGATTGATTCTTCATTCAAACTTGCAAGCATGGCTTCCAATGAATCTGGAATTGAATCAATTGCATTGGAATGCAAAGATAAACCGTTACTTGGATTTGCATTCTGAGTGTAAGAATTGATTCGAACGCCAACAAAAGAATGTCCATTTCGAGCACTGTTGTTTCCAACTGTTGCAACGAATGTTTGAACTTGACCTTGAACGAACATTTCTGTTGGTGTTTCTGTCACTTCTTCAAAGACCATTGAACGAGTTCGAGCATCTTCTTTGCCAGTATTGAATGCTGTATCCATTACTGTTGCAATGATTGCTGTTTGATGTCCTTGGGAATCTTGAGCAGTTGCCATTGTTGAAGTTGCGTGCATTCCTTTTTCAGTGTTGGTTAAAGAATTGCGACCAATATTCAATCCTGTTTCATCTGGAGCAGAAGAAGTATTGGTAACAATGAATCCATTTACACTGTTTACTGTTGGACAGTAAGTAAACTTGAATCGTTCTGCTAGACCTTTTAGATCACCCCAAGGATTTGTTGCACTTTGAGATGCTGGTGATAAAGCGTAAACAGGAACGATATTTTCAGTCAGGAAAACTTGTGAACGACGAAGTAAACCTTTTGCAATCACTTTCTTACGGATTTCTTGATATTGCTCAAATGCTTGTTTGGTTGCATCTTTAGCCAATTCTTCATCAGTGATTGTTGCTTCAATTTCACTGATCGCTTTCATCAAGATTTCGTAAGCTTGAGTTGTTACTGTGTTTGGTACATCTAGAGCTGGTAAATGTACATCACGGAATTGACAGTCTGAAGCTAATAAAGCATTGAATGAGTTTGCTTTACCATCAATCTTAAGAGACTGAAACATATCAAACACACCTTTTGCTGTGTTACGATATACTGATTCACCTTTATTCGTAATGCTTAATTCAGCTCGTCCGTTAACTGCTACCCAAATTGTACGAGTTGCATTGAGTCCACTAGAGTATGGTTCAATGATGTACATTGGAATGCAATGATAGGTTGTTACTTTACCTTTACTATTAAGTAATGGGATATTTTCTACGATTCGTGAGGAATGACGAAAAGCCAATACTGTTGCTAGTAGTTGGCAAGGAGTCGACCGTTGATTGGTTTGGACTTTTGCTTGTGTTGCTTGAGAGAGGTCTAGAGAAGACATGGTTTAGATCCTGTAGTGGATGGATGGGTTTTGTAACAGTGCTATCAAGGAGTAGAGAGCACTGGTATAAGATTTTGTTTGTGTTTAATCTTATACCAGTGATATCTTTTACTGTGTATATTAATATGAAAAGACAGCTTTTGGTTTGTTTTAAAACAATAAGTATTGAGAGTGTAAAAGAGGTGTTTATCGAGTTGAAGCGAGATAAACACCTCATAAGTTCATTGGATGGTTTGTTGTGTTGCTTATATATTATATATTGCTATATCTGTTGTTAGTATTTATAGCTTTAGCTTCTGTATTCTAAGATTTGGGTACAGTAAGGAAGAAAAGTTAAGGTCTGTGGTTAGCAGATTAAGTAGCCATTTATACCTGATTTGACTGTTTTAGTTTTATCTCTAAAGTCATGTACATCTTATTCGAGCAAAAACTATTTGGTGCCCTGTGGAAATCTGACACACTATAGAGAAAACTATCATGATTTTTTAATTCATTGTCTTCACAACTTACTAATAAACTAATACTGTTAGTATTATATTTTGAAAAGTCACATCCTGCATATGTAGCACCCATTATTATAATACTGTCTTCGTATGTGTAACTATCATGTAATATTTCACTCGTTAAGAGTTTAATGTATTCATTTTCTTTAATGACTTTTTGAATGTTTTCTGATTTATGTTGTTCATAATTAGCCGCAGGGTCATCAAGATAAATATTTTTAATTCTTAAATTATTTCTAAGATTGTTTAAACTTAGTGCTAGATCTATACTTAGTTGTTCCGAGCTTGGTAATATAATTACACTATTAGGTTTTAAATGGAAAAGACCTTCTTTATTTGTTTTATTAATAACTTGTATAATTACTGATAAAATATTCTCTGCGTATTCGATTGAAGTTGTTTTTTCTATTTCTGATTCAAATTTATTAAGTAACATATTATTAAACATTAGTTTCTTCTTTAGTTAAAGTTATGGTTAATACAAAAGTTGTTGTTAATAACTCAAAAAAGTTATTACGAATTTTTGAAGGAATTTCTTCTGAATCTAGTATCAGTGTGATAGCGTCTTCTTCACCTAATTCATCTTTTAAATAATCTAAATTTAATGTATCTAATTTATTTATATCTATTACAGTGAGTCTTGATTTATTTATGCTTAATTTTTCGGAGTAACGTTGTTTTTCAGAACCTTCTAAATATTGTTCTGGATTATTCGTAAGTATGAATGTACTTACATTTTTCATTTTAAGCATTTGAATATATTTTCGTATATAAGTAATAAAATCTTTTTCTGCTGGTTTAATGTTTAAGTTACTTTTAATAAATTGTATATTTTTGTATGTATATCGATACATGTTATTTATCCTTTATGTTATTATTTAGATATTTCGTATTTATCTTCTAGCCAATTTTTTAAAAAGGTTCTCATTCTTTTGGAAGGTATATACAGATTAATCTCTTCATTGTTTCTTATTGCTGATCTCCAAATAAACTGTACCATCTCAGATATAGCATATACATCTTCTTTAACACTAAAGCCCCTAGCTGATGAGGCTTTAACTAATTCAGGATTAGGGTAAAGATTAAGAAGGTAAGCTACTGTATGTCGATCTCCATAGTTATTAGTAGCTTTAGTATTCATTGGTAACCATTCATTTGAATAATTGTTGACACCGTTCTTCTGTACTCTTGTTTTACAATCTTTAAAACAAGTCCAGAGTAAATCTGATTTTTTACATTTGGCTTTATTTCTAATGTAATTGTCTAAGTTAGCAGAAAGTGTGTCTTTGACTGCTGTTTGTTTGCAGTTAGTAGAAGATAAAGCAGATTCTTTACTGCCTGTTTCATTTAATTTCCCTCTTAAAGTGTCTTCGTAGACATTAATTAGATGTTTTATTTCTGAAGGTTTTTTACCAAATCTGATAACTTCATAATCTAAGCCATGAGCTTTTAAGTAAGTAGCCATGATATTATCTTCGAACATGTATGTGGCAATCCATACTTCTTTAAAAGCTTTTAAAGCATTAATTGCAAGTTCCCATATCACTACTTTTCCGTCTATCAGCATTAACTGCCCTAAGTCACACAAAGTAGCAAATGTTTCGTAATAAGTATCTTTAGTAGTATCTCTTCCGTTAGAAGTGTCTCCATAATTTTCTCTGTGAAATTTAAGAGTAATCCCGTCTGTTTCTTCTAGTGTGATCCAACCATTATCAAACATAGCTTTTATTTCTTTCTCATTGTAGACATCATAGATCTCATACACACTTAACATCTCATCAATTACTAAGATATAATCTCTAGCCTGCTTAAGTATTTCTGGTGTTAAGTTAACAAAGAGTTGATGAGTACTTACTATGTTATCATTATTCTTTAATAACTGAGGAAGAGATTCAGCCTTACCTCCTTTATTCGAGAAATAAGGATGTTTGAACACTCTATCTTTAAGAGGAGTTTCTTCTGCTTCGTTATATTGGTACAGTAAAGAAGAATCATCACTCTCTACAATGATCGGCCTTTTATATAAGTCTTCAGGATCATACACTGTTCCTGCAATTCTGTGACACTCTGTGAGTAGTGGTGTTATAAATATGTACTTTTGAGACATGTCAGAGTTTTTAATATTTTCAATAACCTTAGTTGTTTTGCCTGACCCGCATCATTGCATCGTACACTTTAATGTTTGTTTTCATAGTTGTAATTCCTTAGTTAGTGGGTTGATGCACACAAGAGAGGTACACACCATTACCTCTCTATTATAACAAGTTAGAGTTAACTTGTCAACTCCCTCTCTAGCTAAATCGTATTGAGAGAAAAACCTCTCTAGCTAAATCAAAAAAACCCTATTTTTTAGCGCTCTAATTGAGATTAACCTTAAGAAGAATAAGTTTAAAAATATAAAAGAGTAGTTCTAGTTTACTCGTACTCCCTTTCGGTCGTAGTCGTAAACTCCAAGATTCTTTCTTAGCTTCCTATCGTTTCCAGTCATATATCTGTGTACTTCGTACCCATCTATATTTCTTACCACTTATAGTTATTATTGTAGTAGTACTTAATCTTTAAAAGAAAGTAAGTAAAGAGAAGAAGGTACTAATACTTAATAATGTCTAGGAAAGATCTATGTAGTTTCTTATTTCTTATAGCTAGTATTTGTACATCCATCTTTTTTACTTATCTTTTCATAGGTATGTACTTTTCTTTGCTAAGTAAGTATTTTTATTAAATGTTTATTTCTTAAAAGGTACTAAGAAACTATAGGAAGGAAAGAGAAAATTAAAGAATTTCTTGTTACCAGATTATTCTTACTCCTTCCAGTCGTACTCATAATCTTACAGATATTTATCAAATAGGTACCTAATCTGAAGAGAATACTAGGAAACAAGAGGAGACCGAACCGGAGGTTTGGGGTACGAGTGTTTAGCTAGCTGGAAGCTAGACAATAAGATACCTTTCAAAGAGAACTTTAGTTTACGAATGCGATGCGTCAGCGGAGCAAGAGTAAACAGAGAACTACTCTTTTAATGTAGGGCTTTAAAAAATAATTCTTTTAAAATTAAATACTTGGAAGCCATTTTACTCAATTTCTAGGAGATTAGACCCCCCCCCCTTAGGGCTTTCCAGGGAAAGGTTCGTAAAATCAAATACTTGGAAGCCATTTTAGAGAATTTATAGGAACATATAAACATTGATGTTTATATGTATGCAGTTCTCTGTTTTATTCCTATGAATAAACTTATTGCATTTTCCTAGGACATATGTTATATTAAATAGTAAGCTACTAAAAATGTCTTTGGTAGCATATTAAGGAGAGCCACACAACAGATGACTAAAATTACAGTAATAGATGCAATAATGGGAGCAGGAAAGAGTTCTTATATTACCCATCTTATTCATAAAGCACCACATGATCAATCTTTTCTTTACATCACTCCGTTACTAAGTGAATGTCACAGGGTAGCTTGTACTACTTCAACAAGATCTAAAGGAGAACCACCAAAGAGAGATTCTAATAATAATATTATCTATACAGAAACTACTAATCCTAATGCAGTAGATATAAGATATAGAAAGTTTAAACACCCTGAAGTGAAGAGTAGTGGAGGTAAGATTGATAGTTTAAAATATCTAGTTGAGCATAAGCATAATATTACTTCTACCCACTCATTACTCCTAAGACTAGAAGCGCAAAAAACAGAGTTATTTAATCTTAAAGATTATATATTGATAGTAGATGAAGCTTTAAATGCTTACTCTGAATATGATCAACTCAGTGCTTATACTGTTAAGCAACAGATTAAGAATGGATTATTTAGTATAGATCCAGATGGGTTTACACTTTTATTTCATCCAGAAGTTATAGGTACAACAGGGAGTATAGAAGGTTTAACTCAGTTAGAAGAGTATGCTGAACTTTGTAACAGGAGAGTATTACTTTTTGTGGGAGGTAAGATTATAGTTTGGGAGTTAAGTCCTGATTTATTAAACTCATTTAAAGAGGTGTGGTTTTGCACGTACCAATATAAAGGTACAGTATTGGATACTTATTTAATATCCAATGGATTTCAAGTACAGATTACAACAATACCTACTAATAAGAAACCTTCTGACTATAAGCCTCTTATTACTATTATTGAAGAAGATAAACTGAATGCTATAGGCGCAGAAAAATACTCTTTAAGCTACACTGCTATGGAAGAGGTAGAAACTTTAGAAGTACTCAGAAAGAATTTGATGAATTTTTTTATCACTAAATGCTGTAACGCTACAGCGAAAGATCGTATCTGGACTTCCTATAAAGAGAAAAGAGATGTTAATAATAGAATTATTATTGTTAATAAAGTTATAGCAGGCAAAAATTACTTTAAACAATGGTTACCATTTAATACTAAAGCAACTAATGAATATTCTAATTGTCACAACGTAGCTTACCTTTGTAATATATTTCTTAATGTAGATATTAAGACTGTTGCTAGTAAGAAAGGTCATCCAGTTGATGAAGACATGCATGCGTTAAACGAGATGATCCAGTTTATCTGGAGATCTGCAATTAGAAACCAAGAACCAATTAATTTATATATACCTTCTGCAAGAATGAGAAATCTCTTCAAGAGTTGGTTAAATGATGAGTACGAAATTAAGGAACTCTAATCTAAACAGAGAAGTTTGCAACTTACTACAAACTTCTCTCAACAACCTAGTTAAACTTTCTGAAGGTTAAAGAAATTCTTCCACCTTTATGTACCTTCTTTTCTATTCCATGTGTATAGAGTTTTTGACATCCAGCACCCATTACTAAGACATCTCCATCTTTAAGAGGAATACTTACAACTTCACAGTCTTTCTTATTCTTTAGTATGAAATCACAACTATCTCCTAAAGATACAGATACTACTACTGGATCTATACCTAACTCTCGTTCATCATCTGAGTGTTGAGAAATCCCTGCATTAGCACCATCTGGATAGTAGTTTAATAAGCAAGCATTGAAACTCGTACCATTTTGCTCATTGATCACTCCCATCAATTGTAAGAGACGTTTATCCCAAGGTTGAGCTTTCATTACTAAACCACTGAAAGCATAATCTTTTCCCATGCTACAGACACCTCGACTAATCTGTCTTCCGTAGAAGGTAGGATATACCCAAGGTACTGTCTTTATGAGACGTTGTAAGTGGTGTTGAGTATTCTTAACTTTTAGCTCAGAAAAGAATACATCACACTTGGATACTAAGGAAGTCATATTTCTCTCTCTGTTGTAAACACACATGTATGATTTGATAATACAATCCAAATCATACAAGTTTATTTACTCAGTTACACCTAGTAAAGAAAGAATATACATACCTTTGATAGTTGCAGCTTCTTTACTTTTGTAGATTAAACCAGCCAGACAAAGATGGGCTTTTGCTAAGCTACTACTGTTCCTTGTTTGAGCAATGGTTGGGTTAGTGATATCTACAATCCAAACGTCACCGTAGACATCCTCAATATTTCTTATCGGTTTGACGTTAACTAGATTCCCTACGTATTCATACTCTGGGAGCCGTTCTTTCTTACATACTAGCACCTCAACGTCATAAGGATCTACTGTGAGTGCAGAAAGGTCACCGAACGTAATCTCTTCAAAAGACAATTCATTCTTTTTACGAATGAAAATACCCTTTGAAGTATCCTTACAATGAATAATGATTGGATCGATGAAAGGATGGGTTTGTTGTGTCATTACATTACTCCATTACAACAGGGCTGAGATTGATTTTGGAACGAAGGTGTAAAGCCACCCGTTGAGCTTCAATTTCGTCTATATACAACAAGCCTTCTTTTAGAAGACGTTGAATGTAAGTAGAGTGTTTATTCCATTTGATACGTGTCCATCCAGTTGCTGAGATGATAGATGGAGTAACTAGAACAGTTTTGGGATCTTCAGGTAATTCTTCAATACCTGAGAATAATGGAAGTTCATACTTATCCATTACACCTACATAGAACTGATAACTTAGTACCCGATGTAAGTTATCAATACGTAGGGACATATTAACGAAAGGACGAAAACGATCATTTCCTTCCTTAGATTCTCGATACCAGACCTTTGAGTCCCCTGCTACAGCTAACTCACAAGCTTCTTGAAAGCTAATGTACTTCATAAGCATGGTGTTACTCCTGTTAGATTTTGTTGCTTAAGAGAAACAAAAAAGCTTCTTTAATAAATGGAGTTTCTAAAAATACTCCATTCCGATACATGCAGCGAAACATAATTTTACTACGATAAAATATACGAACGCTTGCATTCCCATTGGTAACTTTCATACGCATGTTGTTACTCCTGGTTAAACTTGAGGTTTTATCCACTTGTGGAAATCCATTTCAACTTGACGGGATTGAGAAATCCACCCAAAAGCAGTTTCAATATCATAAAGAGTAACTGGAACATCTTTATGTCCAAGTTCACACATTTTGTTTGAAAGCTGAGGATAATTTACAATGTCAGGATTTTCAGATAAAACCTGACACATTAATTCATAAGCAGGACTAGTCACATTAGGCGCCCCTAGAAAAAGGTTAGGTACACGATGATATATGCTACATAAGCAAATGCCATACGTGAGGGATAATCAAGCTTCTCTTTAGTGCCTAGCAGAACAAGCAAAGCTGCTACAGTTGTGAGTGAAACAACTAGTACTGAGTACCAAAAGAGGAACTGTAGTACCATTACAAGAAGGAGTGTAAGCATTTCAGTGATCTCCGTGGGGTTAATACAACAATCCAGTAAGTTCTGGATATAACGTTTCAAAAGGAATCTCTCTTACTACACGAGTATGTGCTTCAATACCAGATTCAGTAAATAACAGAACTTGTTTAGTAAGCTCTACAACATCTTCATCTTTTATATCCAGTTCACTAAGAACACATTCATTAACGAACATATCAATGCAATCATCAACGTCAAACCAATCCTTAGCTTGCTGTCTACTAGAGAAAGCAAAATAAACTTGCTTTCCCGCGTCATGTCTGTTGCCGATAAAGGATTGAAATCTTTTTTCAGAGTCTCTACATGGTTTTGCTACGCTTTCACGCGCAACTATCAGACGTGTTTCACTATCAACATCATGACCATCTTTCAATGCTAGTCGTGTGTGTTTGTCGGCTCTGTAGCAACCAACATCAAGCTTACCTTTCTGATGAAATCGAAAAACTCTCATAACAATACCTCTCTTAGTGAAACCATACATATGAGTACTCAATTACGAATACTCATAAGTCTGATTACAGTTCTTGATCAATACAGAAATGATCTTTCAACTCTTGAAGAGTGTCAACAGCATGGTACTTCAATTCCGTTGGTACGAAATCAAGACCTTTAACTTCTTTCAAAGCAGTAATAAAGTTAGTGATAGGACAGTAAGCATAAAGATAATACGAGTTACAACTCTCATCAGCTTCTATCCAACCTAAGATAGTATTAAAATGTTCTGTCTTTACAACAGCTATGTTCGTACCATCTTGAAAGATACCAATATACTGAACAGGTGTAGGAGCACCATTGAAAGCTAACTGTTTGGTAAGTTTCTCAACCTTACCTTTTCGTCCTTTCTCAATAAGCTCTGCATTCAACATTCGACGTTCAATCATCATATCAATGATACCTAGTACCTGACCAATCTCCACATCTACAGGATTGTTCTGCAGATGAATTGATTCAGTACCAAAACGAGCTAACTTGTGGAAACAAGTCGATACTTCAAGACATTCTTCACTCAAATTCATGAGCAACACTTGATAAAGATCTTTCATAACAATGTTCCTTACAGTGTGGAGTGATTACTACTCTTGCTTCTCAATAACTACATAATCACCTTCTTGCGTGATCTTATAGCCTTCTTTATACAACTGAGAAGTCTTCTTACCATCAATCTTTAAGTAAGCCAACTGATCTTGTATGGGCTGTTCTTGTACCTGAATTACATCAATTTCTTCAAGTATCACAGAACAGTATCCAACAGGCTTACTTGAGATAGCTAAAGCAATATCTACAGGATTACCAGTAAAGAACCCAATCAGCTCTTTACTTTCACCTTCTGGTTTATAATGAGCAGCATAGACTGGAGAAGACAGAGTAGGGATCATCCACTCTGCAATCAATTTATCCTGTGCATCTTGTAGTGCCTCTACAAACTCGTCTATGGTTTTGTATCCGCAGACACTCTCACCGAAGAGAGTACACTGGAGTAGATACATACTTTCTGTATCATACTTCCAAGCAACTGACTTACCCAATATGTGAGTAATTTCAACACTAGTGTACGGTTCAAGATCCACTCCTGTCAAAACACACGTTGACTTCTCATGGTTAGTCACCACAGCAATCACTGACTTTGTTTTCACAGTCTATTACTCCTTACTAAGAAATATCGTAATCGACATCAAAGTCGTATTCTTGTTCACACCATTCAAGATTCTGGATATGATCAATCAGAGACTGAACAATCGGTTCTTTCTCACAATACTTCAAGAACTGTTGAGCATGTTTCAGATTATGGAAATAACCTTCCAACCGATTGTATTCATTGCCAGCACAGAACTCACTGAGATAAACACAAGTCTTGAAACCAGCATAAGGAAGTTCACAACGAGCATCAACCGCAGAACTTTCGTAGCCTGTAGTTCTGAAAGTACCTAAACATACAACCTTCATAATAGTCTCAGTGTAAGCATCAACATGATACATAACCTTACCATGATGAACGTCTTTAGCACGGATACGAATTTTCTTAAGTTTCGCCATGATTACTCTCCTTTACTTTTAGGACAATTTGATTCAATCTCAATCAAATCATCAGTGATTGCTTTCTGTACGTGAGGATCTGCTTCTAAGTCAGCTAAGAGTTTACAAACAGGGCTAGGTGTAACAACAACTTTAACTGGTTCTACCATAGTTGTCCTTAGTGGGTTGCAAAGAACAATAACGACGGTAGTAGCAAACAGTGCAGTAAGGACTACTGCTACAGCAAATGATTTCATATTACCTTTCCAAACCAATAAAGAATTTTAAAAGGATTCTTTGGAACCTTGACAGATCTTGGACGGTCTTTTTAAAACTGATGACAATAAAAAAGGTACTCAAAGAAATTAATCTAAGAGTACCTTTTTTTAGTTTTACAGCTTCGTACAGTACTTAGAGAAGCTATGAATATCTTTCTTACGATGCCAACAGTCTACAAGAAACTCTAGATCTTGTAACTCTTCTGGAAGAGATGGATAATGTACAACAACAAAGAATACATCACCAAACATTATTGAATCATCATTGAGTTCGTTAACAACGTGAACTGAGATATTAGTAACCACTACAGTATCACATTGTTTCAAGAACTCAATGACAAAGTCAAGCAACTCCCAACGATTCCGTCCATATACAGTATCTTTATCCCACAAAGAATTTTCTCTTTCAGCATTATAATATGCGTTTAACTGGTAATTAGCGTGTTCACCTCGAACAGGATACGTAATATCACCTGAAAATTTAGGCCAGTTTTGAAATGCCAACGCAAGGATCTTCCTGCATGCGCCGGAGCGGACACTGCCACAAATCCCTTGTGTTTTTTGTGAAGGAGTGTCATTCTCTTTCAGTCTCACCAGAGTTCCAATTGTCTCTTCAAGAATACTCATGATACATTACTCCATGTTTGCTACGGTAAGCATAACGATTGTGTGACAGAAATGATCACTTCCTTTACAGTAGCAACCTAATACCTTTCCTTTCATACTCTTGATCTCAGCCTTAAAAGCAGGATCAAATAGAGCATGAATGAAATCAAAGCGATGTTGAGCTACAGCTTCATCAACTGTATCAACTTTAACAGTTCTTGGAATACCAGACAGATGAGTATAAGGATTACCATACTTAGATCCCCTTCCTCGGCCGCAGTATATATCACATTTCTCTTTCTTTCCTACGTTTGCCATCAAGTGATAATACTTGTCCTGATTAGCTTGCATAAGACGAAGAGAGTCTTTAATCCAAATACGATAAACTTCTGTAGCTTGGCAAGCACTTCCTGTCTTGCCAAAGATATCAGAGAATCCTCGATACTTACGAATTGTCTTCAATAAGTCAGGATTCTCTTGGAAGTATAAATCCCACAGAGAAGAATACAGCTCTCGTACCTCTTCCTGATTTATAGCTTGTTTCCCTTTGGCTTGAGAAACACTTAGTCCTGTTGTACCATCAGAGAATACCTTTGCAGCTTGGTATATCTCTTCGATTGATTTTCCATTGTAAGCTTTAAGTCTTGCAAAAAACGCCGAGAAAAGCTTATTCCCTTTCGAACTGCATTCTAACATTGGCTTGAAACCATGTTGTAACATGACACATCTCCTAACGATGATTAACAACTCATATACATGATGGAACTCAATTAAGAATTCCATCAAGTCTATAAGCTTACTTACGTTGTAACTGGTTTAGTCTCTTCGTCATCACCGAAGACTTTATTCCACCCTGCATACGCTTTATCAGATACCCAATTCCACAGAACACCACCTGCAGCAAGAATGTAACTAATGACAAACTTCAGCCAGTCTTTCCCTAAGTCCCAAGAAGAGTGAAACCAAGTTACCGTACCAGTCTTTTTATCAACTGTTCCGATCTCATTAGTTTCACGATCAATGATAGCTTCTGAACCATCATTAAACTTCACTGTTACTTGTTTATCTTCTGTATCTAACAGCATAGCAGCAGAAGTAGGTGATACATTCTCACCTTCAGGAGCATCAGGTTGTACTTGCTTAGAGTCAATATACTCTTTAGCAGCATCAGTAACAGCATTGCAGTATGAGTAACGCTTTCTCATATTTTCTGAATGCCAAATAGAAGTACCAGAGAAGATTCCGCTAGGATCTTTCTGGAACCCACCCCCCTCTCCTTTCGTATTGAGAAGAATTCCAGCTTCGATATACTCCATCATACCGTGAACTGAAGCTTTTAACTCTGCAGTTAGCTTGGCTCGACGCAAAGCAATAGGATCTTTCTTTGCTTTCTCAAGCTCAGTCAGCAATTCAGTAATCCGAGTTGTAGCTTTACCCAACGCAGAGAACGGATCAGTTTGAAGTTGAGTGGCTACACGCGCAGCCAATACTTCTTGATTACGAACATCAGTCTTCATGATAAAACCTCTTGTTAAAGGAGTACATACCGTATTACAGGTACAAGACTCACAGGATTGTATAAAGGGATAAAGAGAGGAGAGGCAGATACAACACACCAGAGTCCAATCTTCTCCATTAACCAAACATCAAACCATTGCAGTGGTACAGTATGATCTTCCTGATTAAACCATACAAGACCAGCACCATATACTAAGATAGCAATATAAATATCACCACCAAAACTAGACTGAGGGTCTAGAGGGAACAATACAAACACAAACAAGAACCAAGCAATATTCAATGTAAGTTGCTTACCATCAGCACTCATTTTTCAAATACTCCTTTAATCCTGTCTGATATTTCTCTTCAGTACAGAATACTTTCTGAGTAAAGAGATCTTTATAACGATTTAAGAATCCCTTGTCTGTACACAGAATGATTGTGCTAGGTACTACAGACTTATACCCATAAACTACAAAGACTAATGAAAGATTAGTATCTGTGATAGGAAGCTTATGTTTCTTTAGTTCTTCTTCAGCCCATTCGATAACTTCAACTGGAGGAGGATAAGCAACTGACTCACTTTCAATCTTCCAATCCTCAGCCCATGTTGTATCTGGTAGATATAGAATCTTCCGTACATCAGGAATAGAATTGCCAACATACTTATTACCTCCAGTCATACAATTGGTACGAAGAATCCAACCAGCATTAGAGAATGTCTTGACAAGTAATGACAATTCAATCTCTTTTTGCTTAGTTAGTGTCTTTGGGATCACTAGTCCAAGAATCTTAGGTTTACTCATAACAGGAATCCTAAATGGGTTAAAAGAGGGTACATATCTAGTACCCTCTTAGTTAATCTACATCAGAATGGAAGATCATCGTCTTCGTCTGAGTAGACGCTAGGCGTAGGAGTAGGAGACAACTTAGGGATAGGTGCAAATCCATCAGTTGTACTTGCACCTGTACGTTTCTTACGGGCTGCACCACCTGTATACATATCTTTGTTCGCATATTCTGGGTTACGCTGATCCAGAATATCAAAGCTTTTTACAGCGATGTGTGGCGATGCTTTCCAGTTTCCACTCTGATCTTGATAGTTACCAGTACGAGGAGTACCAGTAATGGTAATCAGGTTTCCAACATAGATACGATTGTGCATCATGTTGTACGCTTCTTCACTGCGAGGCCACAACTGGCATACCCAAGAATCAACAATTTCTTGATCTTGATACAATTCCTTGAACATCACTACAAACTTGAAGGGTTTACCTTCAACGTAACCTTGCGTCAGTACTTGAGCGATACGACCTGTGTTCTGAATGATAGGTAACATGTTTGTTACTCCTTGAAAATCTGTGGGTTATTACGGATGAAGTCACGAAACTCTTCCATCATCTCTGGACGACGAGAGTTAAACACTGGAATACTAAACTCAGATGCTAAGTTAATAGCTGTAGCAGTACCACCCGTCTTAATAGAGGTGTCTGCACTTGTCTGCGCACCATCTCGTGTATAACAGATTACAAAGTCTACAGGAGTTTCTAAGTCCTGTCCTAGAATCTGAAATATATTACGAGTGTGGGCTTTCTTTGAGAAGCCGTACAGACGTTCAGGATGAGGATGAACCATCTTAACGTACTCTTCAGCTTCCTTTTGTTTCTCTACTCCGTCGGTAACCAGATACGTACCATTCAGTAATCCAACACGTTTCATGTTGAATCCCTCTTCTGGAAGATATATTTCCAGTTGAGTAGGTAATGCAACACCACCTTGAATTGCATGATGAGCACCAGATTGGCAGTAGAAATCACAGCCAGTAGCATTACCAGAGCGAAGCGTACCACCTTGAGTTACCAGTTTTTCACTGATAGACATCAAATGATGAAGATGCAACTCTGATACACCTTCACGGTTTCCAATACCTGCGAAACTGAACATTAGAAATCTCCTTGGATTGAGTCAAGTTCATCTAGATCTTCAATCCTTTGTTTATCTTTAGGTGTCATATCGGAATTAGACACCTGTATGATGTTACTGCAAATCACAACAATAATGAAGATGACAGCAACGATTGTTCTCATCACATCACCTTTACAATATCATGATTCTGTGTACCATAATGATGAGTAAGCTTCTCAGTATAAGAACGCTTAGTACCATCTTCGAAACTCAGACTTACCGTATAAAACTGATTACTATGCTTTCCAACCGCTGCCACTTTCTTTTTCTTACCGTTACCAAACACAACGGTACTACCACGTTTAACTGCCATCATAATAGGCTCCTTGACAAACAATAAGAATGGTGGTGTGTGAGCATAAGTACTCACACACCATGTTACTTTTCTAGAAGAACCAACGCTTGACTAGTGCTTTCTGAATGCGAGTAGACAGCTTATTATAATGCGCGAAGCTGACCCAGGCATTGATAAAACTGCTAGCTGTCTTCTCGCAGCTCATCAGAAACTCTGAAATGAATAGATCGCTAATGAGGATCTCTGCTTCTGTTCCAGCACTACCATCTACCAAAGTAACCGTCATTACTTTGTTTTCGAAGATCTTACCTTCTTCAACAAAGAATTCATAGATAGGAGGAAGTTCAGAGGGATTGAAAGGAGAATCATTTGACTTGGTAGCCAACTCAGATGCATTGATCTCATCTGCCAGACGGCTAATAAGGGAGTGAACTGCTGCGACAGTCGAACGGGCGATTTGGATTTTCATGATAACTTTCCTTACAGGGTGATGGTGTTTTGGTTGTTAAGGTCGCTGCATACAACATGAGCAACACAATAACAAACCAGTTCAGTGATGGTACGTTTCACAACATGACGAATCATCTTTTTCTGCTTGTACGCTTCGTAGGTCTTTACAGCTTCCAGACCGGTACTCAGCACAAATGCAGACTTATGCCATCCTTTCTGATGTAACATAATTCCAGAAAGTGTTGCAATTTTGTGATTCCCTGCTAATTGAGTCACAAGGAATAACCGGTTTGTTGTAACGCTTTTTTCAATAATGCTCATAACTTCACTCTTTTGAAAATAGTTCAGGTAGGGTAGCACCAGAACACAGTGTTTAAACGAAAATAACCAAAAAGAGCCTTGTAAGCATTTGATCCTAAAGAAGAATAAAACACTAATTTAACTCTTTCTGATCCTCTCACTAACTTTTTATACGACTGTCTTAAGTTTGTCTCGACAGTAACTCAATACCAAACAGGAGTGAGTATCAAGCTTGACATTAGAATCTTGAATCATACAAAGAGACTCTAATGCAGCTTCAACACACTCAATTGCATTCTTCTGCTTCATCAGCTTACTACCTGAAGAAGAAAAGATTTCGTACACACCCTTCTGGATGATAGAAAGATGATACTTGAGGTCATTTAGTGACATTGTCTGGATATTGGTACGAACATACGTACCTGCACGATGCAGCATATTCAGGTTGGTGTACTCTTTGTTGTTCTTCTCAAGTTCAACCCAAGTTTCAAACAAAGATGCTAGACCTTCACTCCAGTCTAACTGAGTACCTTTTAGTTTCACTGTAGCATTCATGCTTTGTTCTCCTTGTTTACTTCAGCACGAGCAAAACCAGCATAGTGCCCGTACTTAAACTTCTTTTTGAATCGCCCTGTGTTCTGATTTGCTACACGCAGTTGCTCAACGTAGAAAGAATCATCGTGTGGCTTGAAAGGAAGCTCACTTTTACTTTTCTTTGCACCTGGATCAAATGGTTGATCATATGCGTACCGTTCTTTAGATTCTTCTTCCACATAACGAGGAACAGGTTCTGAAGGGTACAGTTCAACAGAGGATTCAAGATCGTCTGCGATTTTGCGTGCTAAGTCTTTAATGTTCATGATGCAACTCCTAATGTGCATACTAAGGGAATGAAGGTTTTAGAAGAGATCCTTCAACTCTTAAATCTAAATCAGTACTGAGATAGCAGATTAGCAATCCGGTGATTTAACACCTGAATAACTTTCCGCTCAGTTACAGAAAACTGCATGGATACCAGCCATTCAGTTACAGCTTTCAATCCCATTTTCTGTACTGCATACATGTCAGCTTCCAATTCATTCTGGAAGTACAGACCTTTACCTGTCTTAATCTCGTCTTGACTAGGACGGAGTTGAGAATTCAGGTAATGCCGAGCATTGATATGACCCATTTCATGGAAGTATACAACCTTCTTGAAAGTTTCATTCCAATCTAAGAATGCCTGATTAATAACAATCGCAAAGACAGGCTCTTGTGTTGCTGGATTGTACAACGCTACCTGAAGTGCATTTGGAACACGAGGATGTAAACCAAGAGCACCTGTCACCAGAAAATCATTCTGATACACATTGACACCTTCGAACATCTCTACAACAGAAGACTCGCGAATAACACTAGTAAAGTCTTTCTGTTTGAGTTGCGCCATTGTCGTTTGAATTTCAATAGTATCTTTGAAATTCCGTACCAACTTGGTAATAAAGTTCATCATGCTTCTCCTAATAGAGCAGTGATTGTGGCTTCAAGGTTTGTTATGCCACCAGAAATCCGTATATAACACTCATGTGAGCTATACAGATCTTCAGTGGCATGACGAGTAAACTTAGTACATGCAATGATAGCACTGTAAGTACCAGTTCGTTTCTTACCTACAGCGTCTTGATCAGTAAGGAAAGTAAACCGACACATTCCTTTGTACTTCCTCATCAACTTATGAGTTAAAGCTGATCGTACACCTACTACAAGAATGTGTTTCATTTGTCTTCCCTTCCTGTATCTTACATACCTAATAGGTAACGTAATAATGCTTCTTTGACACACTCTTGAAATAGAGTACGCCCCCAGTTTGTCTTACTTTCAGCTACACGAATCAAAATTTCTTTCAATTCAGTGTCTAAGTCCTCCCAGTAAGGATTCTTCAGTGTTTCCAAAGCTACAGTACGATTAAATGTCGCTCCACAACTTGCTACCTGTTCAAGAAACAACAAGTAGAACTCACGACGTGTTTCTTGAATCTCTTTCATACTCATGATACAACTCCTAATAGAACATCACACACATATGTACCCCATAAGAGAGATACATAAGTTTGGGATGTTATTTAAGTTTCTTGTGCATTACCTTAGCTACTTTCATAGCATCTTTGTAACGCAAGAACAACAAACCATTCTCTAATAAATGAGCATACACCGGATCACCCGGATTCACACAGACCTGAGTAAAGAAAGCATTCTGATCCCAAATCTCTTTGGTTGGTAGCTTAGGTGTGTAGACAAATACAATTGACTTACCTAGTACCGTATCCTTAGTGATTGGAGCGATGACAGTGCCACCGTCTCCAATGTAAGCTGTCTTAGGTTGTGTCTCGTAGCACACAAGATCACAACCATCTGAAATCTGAGCTAACAGACTCTCAATCGTCTTGACCTCTGTGTACTCCTTCTTCTTTGTAGGCCGAATCCACAGTTTAAACTCACTACTGGATAACCACAATGTGATCTGCTCTTTGTGTTTAGCAAAAAGCTCGCGTTTTGAAAGTGCCATGATGCAACTCCTCTGAGAAATTCCTTTATTATTGATACCATTTCCTAAGAAGATAGTACCAATGTAAAAGAACTAGGTTGTATGATCGTCGTTGATAATCTGGCGAAGAAGGTGCATAACTGTCTCACACTCTTCTCGTGTCAGTTTCCCAATGATCATCGGATTTGCCGGTACGGTAACCCGGCAAATATACATCCGAATGCTACCGTCACCACGTTCAGTAAGGCTCCAATCAATGATGTGATTGAAAGCATAATTGAATGGACGACCAAACTCTTTTTTCCAGAGTTCATTCAACTTACGAATCGATTCTTCACGCATTATCGCTCTCCTTATTGAGCAGTAGAAAAACCTTTACTGTTGCTACCCTACTGTAAGAGTAGCAATATAAAGATTCTATTTACGGTGAATACGATCTTCATCGTACTGTCGCTGTACTACTTGCGCAATGTATTCAAGATCTACACTAGGAAGTAATTCAGAAACATGTATAACAACATCATTAACTGTTGCACGAGACATACAGTCAAACATGAAGTCAGCATATTCAAGTTGAATACTAACCTCAAGGATGCGATTCATACTCTGTTCTAGACTCAATGAAGTATCTACAACAATAGGTACTAACAGCCGATGTATGTGACGTTCGACTGCAATAATACCCATCCGGTTTTCAGCTACGTTCGAGATTCCTTTGTCGAACCATTTCAAACCAAACCAACCTTGTTTGGCAACCCAGCCTACAACATCAGTCGTTCCTTCGGCTTCATTGTACCAGCTACCATTTGAGAATTTTTGTACTGGATTCTCAACCAGTTTCGTGTACAACTCAATCATTTTGTTCATTGTTTCATCCCCTTACGGATATAAAGAAATACAACCAGACTCACAGACATAACCACACAGGCTGTCATGAAAAAGCACAGGAATAGTCCAATACCAATCAACTCAAGAATCGTCATCTCTTAACTCCAAATCAAAGTCGATAATGTAAAGCTCATCCCTAGTACAAACAGGATAGCCAGCCATAACACCACTTGAGAATGAAACGCAGACTCATAAAGTCTTTGTTCCTTCTCAAACTTATACAGTTCAATCAAATCCATTAACGAATCACCGAATTAGCAATCAAGGTTGCCTTTTGGAACTTACTTTCATCGGCAACAGGAATGATGCTGAATACACGCACAAGTGTCCGCATTGATGTTTGTGCATGTACGAGGATACGATTTTCACCTTCTTGCATCCAAACGCAAGAGATGTTTTTTCCGTTGTTTCGCACCACTGTGAATGGATTATCTGTGTAGACCACTACTCCAGCCTTACAGGCATCATAAGTACCCTTTGCAGAGCTACAACCTGACAAGAGAATAACACAAAGAACTAATAAAGCTCGCATAACAAAACCTCACAAATAATAGAAAAGGAATTGAATAGTTTACTGACTTATTCAGGTCGTATAGTTCTGCGCTTACGTTTCACACTTTACTCCTTAAGAGTACAAGGATAACCATAGTGAAGAATAGTCCTCAACATCTTATCAACTTCTTTCTCAACTGGCAGTCCATACTCGTCAATTTCAAGCATCCGTTGCATGAGGTACTTCTTACACAACCGCATCTGACGTGTAACCATAAGGTCTTCGCGTGCCTTCAGGATCGCAGTTGGTTCATCCAAGATGTCAGCATCGTGCAACTGATCTCCAATTGCACGAATACCTTCAGCGTTGAACTGAAGATCAAACAAGATCTCCTCGGATTTGTACTTTGCCATTAGATATCCTCCCATGTGTCAGCTTTCTTAGCCTGCCGTAGTACACGGTAATCAGAATAAGCCTCTTCGTTCTCTTGAACCCATTCTTTCAGATTCATCAGCTTACCTTCCAAACCACCACGGAATGTATCCGCAGTAATCTGAACTTGCAAACGTACATCTGGTTGAGTGTACTCTGCAAATGGATCACAGAGAAGAGATGCTACGTGATCAATCTCAGCTTGGTCTTTCTTTGTCAGACTCACCTTAACCTTCCGTCCGTTACTCAACAGTCTCATGGAACGGGTGACTTCAACAACATCACCAACAGCTTGACGAGTATTCTTGAACAACATGGTGATACTCCTGAGATTTTACAAGGGATCTCTTCATTAACCCTTTTTTGCTATTCCTATAAAATCCATAAAGAATCTCATAGGAATATCAAAGCAGTTTATACTCTTACTAAGGAGTACCTAATTATGAATGAAAAAGGTACCTGTTTTTATGTACTAGAGACAGGATTATGTGAACCTTTCAGTTCACAAACTCTAGATAAGTGGCATATACTTATCTGATATATAAATGTATAAAGTTAGGTGAAAGTTTCTTGAACTGTGTCAAGAGGGATTCAATATGATCCCAAGCCTCTTCACTATAAGGCATTTCAGTATTTAGAATTACCTCGGAAGATTTACCTTCAAACAAGTGCATAATTAGCTTAATGTTACCTGACACCATTTGATACATATAATATTTTACAGTGAAGTACTCATTTTTATAAGTATTATTCATGATGGAGCCTGTACTCTTTTCGTACTTGTGGACTCCACCAGTTCTTTTACATATATTCTTTTTTCTTGGATACTTATCTCTGAATGTACGTTTAAACTCCCGTGTGGACAGGATCTCACCTGTTTCACGAATGACAATGGTATGGAAGGTGCGATCTTTATAATCAGCAACTTCCGCCATTGCCGGAGTCATCTTGTACGCCTCTGCCGGTTTATTCCAGCGATTTGTAAAAGCTAACTCGTAAATGGCGCCAAGATCAACTGACAGTTGTCTTGAGTGTTGTGTGGTCATCGTCATTATAGTCTCCTTATAGACTGACGGTGGGTGGGTACTATCTTTAAATCTATGAATACTAGAGAGATACTAATACCCATAGATTTAAAGGAGGGTAACTTAATACCCTCACATCTGATTTAGAATTCTAAATAACCAAGAAAACTACTTTAAATACGTACAAGGTTACCAAATTCATCTTGTACGTAAGGGATACATAGAGTCTTAGTCCATGAGCTATTAGCCCAAGAACCAACCCAGTATACACCATTGATATATTCCATAATAATACTCTACAGTCAACCTAAAGCTAATATTTAGAGAGGCTAGCTTATGAATCCTCTTTGGAGACTATTCGCCTGCGTACTCTGCTTCCTCAAGTACGAGGAAGACAATCTGGACGAGGCCTAGAGCCTTATCATGCTGCTCCAGACGATATTCCACATCCTCTGGGATCTTCCCGAGGATGGTGTCATCCCCGATGTAGAAGCAATCAGAAGCAGGGATAACAACACCTGCTTCTGCCAGTTGGGTACGGATCGCTGCAGCATTGGTTTGCGCGTTCATGTATTTTCTCCTAATAGATGGGCATGACCCCAGGAAGGTTTGAGAGTTTCAACTGCTCTCACAGACTCTATATTATTTAGTGTGCATTAAGAGTTCGCACAGACTACAAGAGTTAGGTACACTCAATATCACGTACCTTCGTCCTGTAGGACTTTCTGTCTATCAGCAGTTGTACTCAACCCAGGCTTGGCTGTACGCAGCTTGTCGTGCGTCGTGCCACTCTTTCAAGTTCACCAATTTCCCCGTCAAACCACCCCGGAAGGTGTCAGAGGTGATCTGAACTTCCAGTGGCGAATCCGCCGGTGTCTTGAATGTCACAAACCCACAGTTGTACATCTCGGACACCGAGTCCAGCAAGTCGCGGTCTGACTTGCTAACAGCTACGGTAACGGGGCGGCCATTGAAGGCCAACTTCATTGAAGAAGTTATTTCGACCACGTCCCCAACTCTCTGAGTTGTATTCTTGTACATGATGTATTCTCCTTGATTGATGGGCAGCACCCCAAGCTTAAAACTTCTTTACATATAAAACCCATAAGAGAGTCTCATATGTAAAGAAGGGGCGCAGGAGCACCCCAACTTTTTAACACACCTTCAATTCGTCCCCACAGTCAATACAAGCATAATACTCGTATTGATTTGTCATCCGGGAGAAGACACAGACGTGTCCGCAATGACAACGGAAGAAGTTACCCTCTTCGTTGATCTCTGCTACGGTCTGCACCTCTCCTTCGAGCTTTGCAGGTATTTTGGTGTACATGACGTTAGCCATATAGTAAAGTAACTCCATTAACAATGTGAGAAATTAAAAAGGTTTCTCACTTACCTTTAAACAATCTCAGTGAATGACTTTTCAGTCGTATCATAAGAGAATGTCTTAATACCTTGATGACGGAGTGTCTGTAGTGCCTCATCAGCAGTACCAGCACTCATTACCACATTTTTCACCCCGAAGGATGAAATCTCTTCGGCGAACTTAATCGCTGCTTCAGAAGAATCAAGACGAACTTGATCCATCGAGACCACTTCCACCTCTACAGCAGAAGAAATTTCAACACCAAGAAAAACATAGATCTTCATAATGACCCCCCTTAGTACTGATAAGCAGTGAGTCGGAGCAGATCTTCAACCACTTCAGAATCAATTACATCTGAAGGGAGAAAACATACATCCCACCCTTGTACACCTACAATCTCCCCGTACTTAATATGTAACAGGGAAACATAGGCTCCGTAATTACGAGCAAACTCTTTCTTCTCAGCTACAGAGAGGTCAGAGTAGTACTCAAAGGTCATAGCATGAAGCCATTGACCTTCTGCTACAGAATTACCTACTGTAGCATCTGGAGTCTTAGAGAAACGAACAACGTAAACATCGTTCAATTTCTCACCAACACCCCAAGGATGTCCTATTGCGGAGTCCATCCAGTCATGGTCATGAGCGTACATAACAGTACTCCGACAAAAAGAATCAAACTTATAAGTACTAACCAGGAATACTTATAAGTTTGATTGAGGGTTTCTTATAACCCTCAAAATACCAGCTTAGCTATGATTAGGGTGTATAGCGGTTGATCCGTCAGTGGCAGTCACTTGTACGTACCACGAGCGAGGACAATCCTCTGCATCTGCCATCACTTCGTAAGGCACGGCAATCGCCTCGCATGTGTCGACGAACATGGATTGATGAATGACGGCGGCATCCTTGTAGTCGCCGTCGAATCCCATGAAGTACTCATCATGGTACTTCTGCGCCTCTACTTCTATTTTCGAGACCAACTGCTCTGCCATGTTCATACTACATCTCCAAGACCAAAGAAAGGTGGTCAGCCTGTAATACTTCTTTATAGTTTATATCCATAGAAGAATACAATCTATAAAGAAACATGAGGTGAGAGAAACTGATCAAAAAGTAACCAGTTCTCTCACCTCCTCCTTAGATTCATCCTACCAACATCCAGTAGAACAAACCTAAAAATAATAAGAAAATAATAAGAACAGATAACCATCCATTATTACTTTCTATCTTATCCTGATAATTCTTCATAAGAACACCTAAGATTAAGAAAGAGACTAATACATTTAATTATACAGGCTGTATTCCCACCTGTAACCCTTACTTTACTGACATCAAGTACTCAATAACGTCAGCGAGGAGTTGTGGGTGCTCCTCAAGTTTGATCATACGGTGTCCGTACTCAACGAAGTCTTCCAACTTCAAAGATACGAGTGCAGCAGCACGCTCAACAATACCTTCATAGGAATTGCTGTCCACGACGTCTCCGTGGAAGTAGACTGCCATCGCAACGATAGCAAATTCTACTTCCATCTCTGCATGTACAGCAGAACTGCACCCATGTACCAGACGGTCAGACTGCACGTACACATTAAGCATACGTGCAGAAGTCCCAAATCCGTATACGAATTTATCATATACGGCAATTGGGGTATCCCCTACTACAGGGGCGTACGGGTCGTTGGTGACCCCAGCCATGTATCCCATATTGGACACTCCTTAACTCTGTGTGAGATTCAAAGGTTCTCACACTCTACCTTATTACATACTCTATATGTACTAAACACTAATACACATAAGTATATAAGATCAGTTTATACACTTGATCAGGTGTTGATCTGTTTCAGGAATGATCCCAAAACAGATCTGCGAACCACTCGGCAGTTGCTTGGAAGCTGCCATCTTCCTTACATCCGGCAATGTCTGCGCGGATGGCAGCTTCGGCTGCTTTGTTCCGGCCGACAACTCGCTGCCCTTTACGAGCAGCCATGTAGCTAGTGACAGCCGCAGGGACTGTCCATCCAGCTTTCTTATCTTCCCACTCGCACAGGAAGAGCTTGTAGCCTTCTTCGCGAGCAGCAGTTTCCACCCCCTCTGCTACTACAGGGGATGATGAAGGGATCACCACTTCTTGGTGATCTTTTCCTGCTGCCATTGCTTCGAATTTCTCGACAATGGCAAAGAATGCCTTCCGAGACACAGCAATTTCAGTCGTGTCATACTTGGACTCGCTAGTGCAAGCCCATAAGGTGAATCCGACTTTCCAGCCTGTGTCGGATTGATCACAAGGGACACTGATTTGCATCCCCTGTGCGAAGGTGAATGGTGCATTGTGATCAACAATGCGCACCTTGTTGCCCAGCATCTCTGCTGGCGTCAAGGCCATTACAGCCTCATTTGTTGCCAACACGGCAACAAGTTTGGCAGCTTTTTTGGCCGCCAGTTCGTCTTCGGTCGGCGGAGCAACATAGCTCTCATCCGCCACCCGACAACCATAACGGTCATCGTACTGAAAATATGCCATAATGTATTCTCCAAAACTTGTGTGAGATTAATGAGGGTTCTCACACTTAACCCTAAACAAATATATAAATACCAGTAAGTACCTGATACTCATATATTTATTAACTCTAATTAGAAGGATAGAGTTAATCCTTTGTTCAAGTGTACCGAGCTTATACAGCCCAGTACATACCAACGTGTTTAAAGACCGAAGTCTTACGCACACCTCCATTACCATCAGGCACGTCAACTGACACTCGGTCAGTGCAAGCGTACCCAACCCGATATCCAGCAGCTTGCAAAACTTCTTGCAGAACTGGCATGAAACTTGGCATGCCTCCGATCATAACGTGCCCACAGTCAATCCGCGCATCTTTCACAAGCCCAAGAACCCGCTTAGCACGGGAGACAAGCTCCTCGTGGTCATAAATCGCAGGGAAGGTGATTGCCGCAACAAGCGCAGCTTTCAAATCACCTTGAAGATCGATGACACCAGACGCCAGTTGATCTTCAGTCGCGGCGTGTTGAGTCAGATTCAAAATGTTCATAATGTATTCTCCATAATGACGGGCATCACCCCGAGTACTTTTAGATGAGGGAGTAATAAAACCCTCTAGGAATTATTCCACATATAGGTACTAGATTTCTCCAATACCTATAAATTGAATAATTAAGCTCATTGAGTAATAAAGGAGAGCTTTACACCTTCAGATGACGTCTCGCTTAAAGAAGATAAAGCATCAAAGCAAGCCTTAGCTTTACTCTTATACTTTAAAGCTTCTTTCTCAGGATCAAGTCCAAGTATGGTACGAGTAAACTCAGCACCATACTCAGTAATCCGAGAATTATCAAGAGCATCATATGCTTTAACCAACAAAGCAATACGATTACCACTTGATAACAAGCGATTCAATGCAGTCTCAGAAGTTTCACCTTCCATCTTAGTAACAAGACGTAAAGCTTCCTTCCCTTCATCTGTACTCAAGAACTTATAACAGTCCTCAAATACATATGAAGTATCCTCGACTACATCATGAAGAACAGCTACAACTAGTGAATCACCAGTGTAACCATCCTTCCTCATCAGACCATACACCCTAAGAGGATGATTGATGTATGGTTCTTCATCTCCTCTTCTCATCTGACCTTCATGTGCCAGACGAGAAAAAGAGATAACTTCTTGTATTCCCATAGTACCTCCAAGGGATAAACAAGAAACTCGAACATTTAATTACCCAGAGGCTGTTCAACCACCTCTGTCAGATTCAGACACTACTAACTACGTTTCCACGCATCAGTGTAAATCTGAATCTGACGACGAACAAGGCGTTCCATTGCCTTAAATTCGTCGGAGTCAAGCTCATCAGCATACAAATGAGCTTGAGCCACGAGGGAACGCTGTCCCTCGTACAACCGATGTCCATAATCCTTGGCCTGGATCATGGCAACGGTATTGATTTGCAGCTCGCAGATCATACCGTCAATCGTGACATATACCAAAATGTCACGGTACATCGGAGCAGGGACATTCACCCCTGCTCGGAGCCAGTTTCTCTTAACCGTAACTGGTAAAACGGTGGTGATTGCAGCCAGCACTTCCTGTGCTTCTGCCGCTGTGGTTACCACTAGGGTTCCACGAACAGCATCTTTCAGGCGACTGCAATCACCTTTGTAGTCCGCCAGAACCTTTTCCATGGCTCTGGCGTAGCTTTTGATCGGTGCCAACATAACATCAGCACCAATCTGCCCGGCAACCTTGGTGACCACGGAGTCAAACTCCGCTTTAACCTTAGCTGCCGAAGCTAGCAAATCAATCAGTTCTTGCATAGAACCTCCTGATCAATTGTATGTGAGATTTACAAAAGGTTCTCACACATAACCTAATTTCTTACTTTTATAATCACCCAAAAAGGATAAGTATAAAAGTAAGAAAAGACAGTTTACTGACATGTCTAGGTCGTATGGCTCTGCGTTTACGACGTTTCATGAGAAACTCCTGCAGAGGGATAGAGTGTTTAATAAGGTACACTCTAATGAGACCTAATTACTTTAATATTTAATGAGGTAAAGTAAGAAAACCTCAAGAAATCAATTCTGCTCTGCATCTAGCGCGGTGAGCACCAGAACATGAAGCAGAATTGAAATCAAAACATAAGCGAGAACGCCCATATTAAAAACTCCAAAACAACAATAAGGTTCTCTACTTAAAAAGGTGAGAGAACACAACCTACGTCTCAAGCTTAACGACCAAGAATCTCGTTAAGCTTGAGACGGCAACGATTTGCCTTACGATGAAGACGGTCACGATCTTCATCGTCTTCCTGGGAGTTGCAATCCCAAGAGTCTTCCCATCCGTGGGAAGAGGTAGTTTCGAGATCCTCGCGAACCTCGTGGATCTGTCTTACCAACAGATCCGAATACTCTAGGCGAGTCACGGAAGACACTCCATAAGAAGGTAAGCGGAGATTATGGCTTCCGCTTGTAGCCGTCAGAGAGCATTTGACTCCAGTAGGTAAAAGAACCTACAAAGAGAAAATGCCTCCAAGAGGATAAACCTCAAAAGAACCATAAGGCTCTTTCGGAGTCAACCCTCAAGAAGGGCATGATGGTCGCGCCAAACCCAGACCACCCCAAGTGAGGAATCGGAGGCGCGACCGCGAGCGCACGAGCACAATATGACACTAAGCCATAAGACGGTCGAGGCACGGAGTCACCAGTCCACATTTGTCTGGTGTATAGCGAGTAGCGAGCGGAGTAAGTGTTTTCTTTAACTACAACCCAACTCAGTACTTGTTCTTTTGGCTGCCATCTTCAGTACTAGGGAACCACCACTAGTAGACTGCCCCTCCCAGGGCAGTTTCGGCTTGTATTAAGGTTTAATTGCTACCGCTGCATTCAAGAGATACGCTTGAATGCTTTGGTTAACAACTACCTCAGGTCTTGACATCAGCTCAGTCACGTCACCGATCTTCGATACCTTATTCAGGTTACCAAAGACCAGCTCCATGGCATCTACGTTGACTTTTGCATCATGCCCAACAGCAGCAAGTGCATGTACCATCAACGTAAGGATGATGATGTCCATCCCTTTGGCAGAAACGTTATACTCTTTCTGCAATTCCGCCGAGTAGAACATCTTCTCGAACGAAATCTGATAAGCTTCGCGCAAGCTTACAACTTCTGCTACCTTTTCAGATAACATTTTAGCTTGACGTTGCTTAATTACAGTGAGTAACGCTCCTGCATTATTGGCAAGGAGTTCCTCGGAATCCCATGCATACATTTGTACCCAAGCTTTCGCTTCAGCTTCAGTATACACAGGGGCGATACGGGCACAACTTTGGGGTGACATTACCTTCGCCAACATCTTGGCTGCCATCTCCCCAATTGCCCGTTTGATTCGATCCATCGAATCGCTTTGGGTTGCTCCACCCTGCAGATTTACCAGTGAGCGTACAACAGCCTTCACTAGTTTATCATACACATGTGCCATACCAGCCACATTCTTACGGATACCTACCCGCATCAGCATAGTTGCTGGCAGATAGGAACCCGAAAGGAGCACCTCTTTTACAACTTTACGTGCCAAGTCCTCACGGCTCTGCGTCAATTGTTGCGCATGGGTGAAGAGTCCGACGTTACCACGTGCCAGACCAGCCTTTACAACAGCCTTGGTGATGTCTTCCCATGTATGCAACACATGGGTAACCACTTTCGGCACCAATGGTGTCCACAAACCTTCCAATTCCGCTTTCACGAAATCAATGGTAGCTTGAGCCACTGGGTTGACACTTTCGTCCAACGGTGCATCTTGTTGAACGACCTTACCAAGCCCATCCTTCAGAATAGACTTGTTTGGAACAAGGTAGACGCTACCTGTGTCCCCGTCACCGTCATCCTGCCCATGCAATACGAACATTGCATTGTGCAGTTGTGCAGTACCCATCAAGATTGCATCTAAAGAAGACTGAACCTTGTTTCGCACTACCCACACACGGCGAACAGCATTGGCCATGATGGTTGGAGGCTTGGCGAACACCGCACCAACACCTGAAGAGTAGCTCTTGCAGGCGCTGTGGTACTGCTCATCAAGCACAGGAGATGCAACTTCACCGTACCCGAGACTCCACGACGAGACGATCAGACCCGTCGACCCGTGGGCATGAACCTGCCCAAGTTGCTTGCCAAGAACACTGTTCCGACATTCCAAGATACTCTCTTTCAAGATACCCCAGACTGTCTCTGTTCTTCCTGAAGCGTCGATAGTGGTAGTGTACCACACCGCCTCAAGTATGGCAGCAAGCAGACCTTGCGTTTTGATCAGAGTGCCTTTGTTGGACACACTGACCAGTTTTTCCAATACCTTGGTACCAGGGAAGATCATCTCAGTCCCGTCTGGGAACTGAAGATTTGCCCACTCGGCATCACCAAGTTGGAACAACTGCGCAATGACAATCTCGCCATGCAGGGTCATTCCATGGTCACGCTCCAACCAGTTCTTTTCCTTACGAACTTCGTGAAGCGTGTTTACCATATCTTCCATATTAACATCGAAGATGTCTTTACGGTCGATGGTGCCCGGGTGTAGCAACTTGAAAGCCAGTTGCAGTTGCTCAACATCAGCTCCTGCTTTCTCACCTTCAAGTACAGCATTTACAAATGCTTCAGCTTGGTCAGTACCATAGTTGGAGCTGATAGACTGAAGCATTTGTACGTTAGTTTTGACGCTAACGTTTTTACGACGGATTTCTCCGGCTCCAACTAACTCTAGCAGGCTTTCTGCTAGAGTTATTCCTCTTTGCTGCGACAACGCAAAGGCTCGTTTTGTAACCGAACCCTTGTTTGCAAGGCCAGTGCAACGATGCACAGCAACTTGACAGAACGACTCAAACCCTACCGATTCTTCTGGTACGAGTTCGAACACTGCGCAAGCTGCTGACTCAGTGATGCGGTAATCAGCATCACGTACTATCGCAACAGAGATAACATCTCCATTGGTCAGTGTTGCATCTTGCCACGGAAGGCTGGCTTTTGACGCAGCAGCTTTCACCGCTGTGTACGGCAGAATGACAATGTTAGTGTCACACTCCATCGTCAACAACTCAGCCACCACATCAGCTTCGCGGATCAATGGATCAACCACATCTTCCACGTAGGCTAGACCAACCTTCTGACCCAGCACAGCAAACCCAACACAGCGAACTGCACCGAATTGATGCCAAGCGTGGGTGTTGAAGCCACCTGAGCCGATTGCACCACTAGCTTCAACCGCCTTGACGGTCTCTGCTTGGTACTGGCCTCGCTTGGTGCTATCTAAAGCGTACACCACCGTTGTAGCAGTGAACGGGATAGTACCATCATCCGTCGTGCCTTTCACTTGCTTCGATAGACGAGCAATCAGTTTTTCAACCGACTCTGCCGAAACAATCCCATCTGCATCTGGTGCTGCGAATACGTTCGCTTTCCGGATATACGAATCCAGTTTTTGAACGTACCCATGCTTTTCATGATTTTCAGCATGAAGGCTTGCACCGAAGCCTTTCTTACTGAGAGTCTCTGTTACAGCAGACTCTCCTTCATTCCAGATACCTTTCAGGACAGTTCCTGTTGGGCCATCTAGAACAACACACATGGCAGGATTAGCTCTTAATCCTGCCAGTTCCACACCGGCCTTATGCGCTAACAGAGCGTCAATAACGACTCCATTTTTGCTAGGCTGTGCGTTTTTGTCCAGCACAATGATCTGCTCTTTTTCAGCGATCAGGATAAGTTTGGTCATCTTTTCGACAGGCAAGATGACCCCAGCCTTCTTGCTATCCTTCCTTACGACCCGCAGATTGAATCCGTTAGGATGCCCGATGTGGAAGTCCCAGACAGACTTGTGTTGCTCAAGCCCTGCTTCTGGTTGGAGCAACTGCATAGCAGCAAGGAGGATCTGTGGCAACGCTGTTTCCAGCTCTAACGGCAACCCCAAAGCTAGCGACTCACCAGCTTTCACTGATTCCCATGCCTGTCTCAGAGGTGTCTTGATGTAACGTTTCTCTCCTTTTAGTCCAAGAGTTGTTGCACGATCTTGGAGCAGACTACGAACCCGGATACGACAGGCATTCCGAAGCGATACAACTTGCTCCGATTGCGTACCCAGGTTCTGGGTGGTTGTGACCAACTCAGCCAGGTTATGGCAATGAGTGATCAATGATACCAAAGCCCGGTTACGGTCTTCTGCCGCTGTATCGTGAGACGTTGTCTCATCGATGTAAGCGACCAGAGCCTCGAGGGTCTTGATGTTGGTGTTAGTAGTCATATTGATATAACTAATTCTAACTGGTTTCTAACTACGACCAAGCTTACGCTTGAGCCGTCGCAACCAGTTTTGCTGCTTTGCGAGCAGCGTGACGTGCACGGCGATCCGCTACACGAGCGGTCTTCCCTGTTACACGGACAACTGCTGTTGCAGGGAGGGTTGCAGCAGGAGCGGTCTTTGGAGCAGCTTTCGCCACTCCTTTCCCGGCCAGGAGCATCAGCCGCAGGGATGTTCTCCCTGCGACATAACTAGCCTGAACATTGGCACGACGGCGTGCCTCTTTGGCTAGCCGACCTTGCCGAGCTGTTTCCAGCTCTTGTTTCGTGGCAAGGTGAGCACGAAGCTCTGCTTTGGCCTCGGCCAAAGCCAACGCGTTGGAGGCACGGGTTTCAACCCAACGGCTCACGCCGTAGCCAGGCTTCACGTTCAAGGAGGCAACGCGTGCCTCCAGGGTCGAGATTTGTGTCTCACGGCTTACGCCGTGAGCTGGCCGTGATTTGATTGCCTTCATGATTTATCTCCTGTATGGATAGGCTCATTACACCTACTCTGCCTAGTACAGAGAAAAGAGGGAATAACTAGAATGTACAGCAGGGTACTTAAACCCATGTAGACCTGTGCTACATACACACCTTTCTTTTATTAAATAGTGAGTAAAGGATCTCACTAGCTGTTTCGTCCTTTTGGACTCATCAGTGTTACCTCACAGTAACAGACAGCAGCACACTATATTTTATATCCTGTGTGCTATAGGATAAGACAATGGAACGCTCAGCTCTTACAGAACGTTCCACATACGCCGCAACTGCACCACCATGTTGAACTCAACCTGGCTCAAGCCTGGGAAAGTTGCACCGTCGCCCAGGCGTACAACTTCCACGACGGTGCAACCACATGGCACGAATGCCATGTCTGCGACTTCCAGGACAACGAACCCTTGCTTATCCAGCATATTCATACGATCCATGATATTCTCCTTAAAGACAGGCTCATTACACCTGTTGGTATATGTACAAGGGCTAACCTATATACATATACCATTACTGCCTAGTACAGTAGATAATAACTAGGATGACTACCTTGTATATACGTCCTACTGATAGGGTGGAGGGTGCTTAGATGCCACCCCATACCATAACCATATAGTACTCTTATATACATCTAGTCAGCTTGATAGGAATGAATAAAAAAGTCAGCTTGATAGGAATGAATAAAAAAGTCAGCTTGATAGGAATGAATAAAAAAGTCAGCTTGATAGGAATGAATAAAAAAGTCAGCTTGATAGGAATGAATAAAAAAGTCAGCTTGATAGGAACTTACTACCATTACCTACCCCCGGGGGTGCGCAAACAACACTATCAATAAAATATAGACACACTTCCAAAAATTAAAAATATATATTTTATGGACTAATAGCATCATTTTATGTTATAATAGAGTGTGCATGATTGAGGCATATTATTATTCTTTATCATGTATTAATTTATATTATATAAGAGTAAGAGATATGAGTATATTTACAGATGCTGCTGTTGTAGGAACAATTGTTGGTGGTAGTACTTTATTAGGTGTTACTACCGAAGCTGTATTACATCCTACTAATGGTGATGATAAAGATTTTAGTAATACTATAGAATCTTCTGCTGAAGTTGGATTAGGATTAGGGCTTGCGTACCTTGGTATTAAGTATCGGAAAATTAGGTGCGAAAAAGTTTAATGCTGCTATGGAAAGTAGAGGTATGTCTAGTGCTGAGAGGTTCACTCAAGGTGCTACTACAGGCACTCCTACTAGAGTCACACCTTATCCTTAGATTATTTCTTATCTTATGTGTATAGATTTTCAAATATCGTTTACATTTATAAGAGGTTTTAAGATTACATATGAATATAAATAAAGACGAACCGGACACTAGTGTTAAGTTTAAGTTAGGCTCTTCTATTCCTTTTGGTACTTTAATAACTATTATTATTCAGACTATTATTATTATTGCTACTACTGTTGGTGTATTTAGTACGTATATGGGTAAGATAGATAAGTTAGCTGATGACCAAGAGATTATAAGAAAAGAACTACAAATAATGAGAACTGAAGTTATTACTAGAAATGAAGCTTCTGTTCAGTTTACTTTTATTAATGATCAGTTACGTAGACAAGATGGTGAAATTAGAGATTTACAATCTCAGGTCTATACTAAGTAAGGAGAGATGGTGTGGGTGGAAAAGACTTATATACACCTAAAAATATATTTACAGTATTATTAACTATTGTCAGTATATTTTTACTTTCTTTTGGTATTATAGATGAAAAAGTATTTAAAGATATTATTATCTTTATCTACACAAATTAAATTTATTTAAAAGGAAATAATATTATGAATTTATTTACAGGTGCAAGTAAAGAAGCTCTTACGGCAGTAAAGAGCCTAGGAGGTGGACGAACAGGATTGGACGAAGCGGCTTTAAAAACCTACGATAAATCTTCGTTCTCAGATACTGCAGGACTATATGCTCACAACGCTATGGCAAATATTGCTTCTTCTAGTTGGAGCAAATCGATTGGCGCGGGCGCTGGTATCGGAGCAGTATGGGGAGGTGGTAGTGGGTACTTGGATGGTCAAGGAGTTCTTGGTTCTGCTGCAGCAGGTGCTTTCACTGGAGGTATGATGGGTGCTGGTGTACGCTTTGGTGCTGGTGCTTATGCAAAAAATGCTGCTTCTTTAGGAGCAGACAATGGATTTATGCATCAGTATGCAGACACAGTAGGAGGAAAGTCAGTAAAGAGATATGCAACTTCTCTTCAAGCAAATTCAGAACCAGGTGTAAACCCATTCAGTTGGGATAACTTCTTCGGAGCTTAAATATTGATCACTATTGCAACTCTTAAGAACGCTTGGTACTTTGTTGGATCTGTTTCTGTACCTCCAAATACTCTTGTCACTTGTGATGAAGTTCTATTTACAGTTTCACAACTAGAGCAATTACTTCATAGTTTAAATAGTGACATCATAGCACTCACTTATACACATACTCAACAAGTTAAGAATACCCTTTTAACAAAGAAAGGGTATTTAAGTGAAAACAATTTTAGAAATATAAATGGAACTTCTGTGCTAGGCTACGGGTCTGTTTCACAATTAGGAGATGTTTCTTAGTGATCACAATAAGAACAATTAACAAATCTTGGTACTTTATTAACACTACAATGATCCGTCCAGATACTTCTGTTGTGTATGACGAGACATTACTAACTAGTATTCAAGCTAGAGATATAATTATTTCAGTAGAATCTAATCGTCTTTTTGTAACTCCTACTGATCTTATTAAACTAGAAGTAATAAGAAATGGAGGTACTTCTTCAGGTGGGAATACAGGAGGGTCAGGTTCTGTTGCAGGTGTAAGTTTTGTAAACGGAAGACAAGGTAATGTAATCCTAGGGAAAACAGACGTAGGATTGTCATTTGTAGATAATACTTCAGACTTGAATAAACCAATATCATCTTCCACTCAGAGTGCACTTAATTTAAAACAGGATGCTCTTACTTTAAAGACGATTAATTCTTTGTCTATTTTAGGTGCAGGTAATATTGATATCTCTGGTACTCCTGCTTCTGTCACTCCATTAGTTTCTAGTGGTTCTGGCGTAACAGGAACTTCAAGTAAGTTTGCAAGAGAAGATCATAAGCATCCAATTACACCAATCTCATCAGATCTTACTAACTTACTATCATACGGTACTGATGGACTGTATAGAATGCTCCCTGAGATATATCTTAGTAATGGACCTATTACTGGTTCTGCAGCTTCTAATTATAAGATCGGGCTTGACACTTTAAATCAAACCTTATACTACAAGAATTCAGGTAATTGGGCGAAAGCACCTATTAGTGTTGATATTTCTTTTACAGTCTCCGATCACTCTGCAAGTCTGCCTGGTGTGCTGCCTCTTAGTGCTCCAGTCACACCTTCAGTAGGAGATGTGCATCTTGAGATATATTCTACAAACTTGATATATTGGATTAGGGGTGCTACCTCTTGGGTTCAGGGTCCTGTATTACTTACTAATCCAAATGGCGCTGTGACAGTCTCACCTGCCTCTACAAATACAGTAGGTTCAGTAGGTATTTCTAACTTATACGCCAGACAAGATCATAAACATCCTGCCCAAGGAATATCTTCAGATAATCTCAATGAAATTACTGTAGGTTCGGATGGACTACATTACTTTAAGGCAAAGACGTATGTATACGAATATGCAGACTTAGGTACATTACAAGCAACGCCGTCACAATATAAAAAGTATGGTGTGATTTACATTACAACTGATACTGACACTATTTATCGTTGGGATGGAACTAATTTTAAACAACTAACTAAAAATATAATTGATGGAGGGGGTGCTTAATGGCCGATGTAATTCAAATAAGAAGAGACTATCCAGGCGCTTGGAGTACAATCAATCCGACTCTTCGTTCTGGAGAACTGGGAGTAGAGTTAACAACCTTACGTCTTAAAATTGGAGACGGAAGTACCAATTGGAATATTCTTCCTTATGTCGGAGGAGGTGCTTCAATAAGCAACCTTACCGATTTAACAGATGTTCAGGTATCTTCTGAAGCAATAGAAGATATTCTTAGTTTCAACGGAACTTCCTGGGAAAACACACCTTTCAATCAACTAGAATCACGTTGTGTACTAACCTACAACTCAGGCACTAGAGTTTTCACTTATACAAACGAGTCAGGAATTACTGAAATCTTTAATCTAGGTCTTGCTAATATTAATAATACATCTGACATTAACAAGCCTATATCTACGGCTACTCAAACAGCTTTAGACGGGAAGCAAACTACTTTAGTCTCAACTAGTAATATTAAAAGTTTAAATAGTATTAGTCTCCTAGGGTCAGGAAATATTGAAGTAGCATCTGTTATCAGAGGTACTAATTTAGCTGCACTTAATTCTCTTCCTGCAGGAAGTAAAAGTATTGCAAATATCTATATCACACTAGATACAAACTATACTTACAGATGGGATACAACTACTAGTACATTTATACAAACAAGTCCTAGTACAGGAGTGCCTACAGGTACAATCTTACAAGGTGTTTGGGGTATTGCATCTATAGGTAATCTATCAGTACCTTCTGGCTATTGGCCTTTAGACGGAACTGTAGTTAATAGTGCAGGTAGTCCGTTACATGGTATTACCATGCCAGATACAAGAGGAAAAGTACTAGCAAATGCTAAAGTAAGTGGAGGGGCAGCAGGTACTTCATCAGGTAGTGAAACAACTACACTATCTCAATCTAATCTACCTAATGTTGTTATTAGTCCTACAGCTACTTATACCCCTACAGGTTCAATTACTATTAATTCTACTAACGTAGATGATACTTATCCTGCTGCGGCACCATTCAACTTTGATGGTACAGGTTCAAGCTCGAATATTGGAAGAACTGGTAATCAACTAGATAAAACCAGAAGTCACTCACACACAGGTAGCTTTACAGGTACTTCAACTACAATTACATCTTCTTTCAATTTGAATAACAATGTTACTCAGACTACTATAGACAACAGACAATTAACTTACTACATAACTCAAATTATTAAGTTATAACGTAAAGGAGTAAGTCAACTTATGATTACAATTACAACAATAAATAAATCCTATTATTTTATTAATAATACTGTGATACAACCTGATTCATCTTTACAAGTAGATGAATCAGTTCTTTCTTACAGAAAATTAAGAGATCTTAAAAAAGCGGAAGAAAGTAAAAGAATCTCTTTATCTGCTGGAGATAAGATTCTAGTAGAGAACGGAATAGCTAGCAAAGATAATAATTTAAGTCCTTCAGAATTTAAGACTGTATTTGGCGAATCTATAGTCGGATCAGGAAATATTGAAGGCGGCACTGTATCTGAAGAAGATACAAGTCTTTCAGATCTTGGCTCGTCTGTTCATATTTCCGGTGGAAATATCACACCTACAGGTGGAGTAAGTTTTACAGTAAGTTCTGGAGTAGGCTATGCAAGAGACTCAACAGATAAGTTAATTAAGATTATTTGGGATGATTTATCAGGCAGTGCGCTATATAGTGAAGATAACTATATCTCTATAGATTACACTGGAAGTTTAGTACTCAACAACTCTGCAGCTACTAGCACAGGCGTACCGATAGGTTACATATATACAGGAAGCTCTAATACTATTATTCTTGGTTACGCTAACTCTAGGCTTACCGGTAAGAATAGTCTTGCACGTATTGCTGATCTATTTAGAGGTACTCTAGGCTCTCTAGTAGAAAGCGGATGTTCTACCGCTATGAAACCATCTCCTGACGGATTAGAGTTAATTATTTCAGAAGGTAAGGTATGGAGTTTACTAAATAAGTATAATCTCCCAGAGAAATCTACATTTTATAAACTGTACAAGAATAGTGTAAGCTTTGCATTTGACGACTCAGTACCTAATAAGGTAAATAACACTCAATGGAATAACACTTCACTCTCAGGTTCTTCAGCTCTAGTAACAATGACTTCTGGTTACTACAAGAAAGATATGATAGCTATTACTCCTACAGGTACTGCTTACTATTTATTTGGTACTACTGAAGTCGCTACTCTAGAAGAAGCAAGAGAGATTCCTTTACCTTTAGTTCCAGAGAACATTAAGACTTCTGTTATTAGAAGCGCTGCTTTGATTATTCAAAAAGATGCTTTAGAAGTCTCAACAGTACTTGACATAAGACCTGTATTTCAAAGAATATTTGAAACGGGGGCTGCCGCTAGTAATGCCACTGTAATTAGCCACAATGACCTAGTAGATTTGTCGGACGATACCCATCAACAATACTTAAACGAAACAAGAGCGGACATACGTTTCTACAAGAAAGCTGACATTGATAATTTACTACTGTTGAAATCTAATAGTGATCATACACATCCACTAGTTACTACTAGTGCAGACGGATTACTCAGTTCTTCAGATAAAGTTAAACTTAATTCCGTACAAAACAATGCAACTCAGAACTCAACAGATGCTCATTTGCTGAGCCGTACTAACCACACAGGTACCCAAACTGTAAGTACAATTAGTGATTTTACATCTTCTGTTGTAAGCCAAATAAGTAACAGAATACAAGATCAGATCCAAGACGGGAACACTCTAAACGCTCCGTCACAAAATGCTGTATTTGATGCTTTAGCAACCAAAGCAGGAACTACTCATACACATTCTATTGCAGACACTCCAGGACTTCAATCTACACTTGACGGAAAAGCACCTACAAGTCATTTGCACACTGCTTCTCAAGTCAGTGATTTTTCAGCAGCAGCAAGAACTGCCGTAGTTGTAGATAGTGTAGTAGATGGAGTGACAGATAGGTCTCCATCTCAGAATGCAGTCTTTGACGCACTCACTACAAAAGCTGAAACTATTCATTCTCATACTAGTGCAAGCATTACAGACTTTACATCATCAGTTGACAGTAGAATTACAACTAAAATTGCTTCAACTGTGCTTGACGATTTATCAGATGTTAATACAACAGGCAAGGCAAATGGACAAGTTCTGACTTACTCTTCTGCTAGTGGTTTGTTTACTCCTGTAACACCTGCAACTCACGGCGATATGTATAAAACTACATACGATACAAACAATACAGGTGTCGTAGACGACAGTGAGAAACTAGGTAATAATTTACCTACTTACTTTACTAACAGAAGTAATCATACTGGTACTCAAGATGTAAGTACAATTACAGGACTATCTAAAACAACTATAGGTCTTGGTAACGTCGATAATACATCTGATGTTTCTAAGCCGATCTCGACAGCTACTCAAACAGCACTAAACACTAAAGAGAATACGCTGCCTGTAGGTAGTAGTACAGACTACTTGGCCGGTGATAAAACACTAAAGCAACTAGTAACAAACAATGTTACTGAAAGTACTGATAAGAGATATTTAACTGATGCTCAAAAAGCAGTTGTAGTAGGAATTTCTGGTACTAATACAGGAGACGAAACAACCTCAAGCATTAAGACTAAGCTTGGTGTCGCTAGTACTACAGTAGATGGTTACTTAAGTTCTTCAGCTTATAATACTTTTAATAGTAAAGAGCCAGCCTTACCGACAGGTACAGGAACTCAATATATTAAAGGAGATAAAACATTAGGTACACTAGATAAAGCAGCAGTAGGGCTTGAAAACGTAGCTAACACTGATACTTCTAATGCGGCAAACATTACAACTGGTTTATTACCTATTGAAAGACTAAGTACAAATCTACAAGAATTGAATGTGTACACTCCTCTTCCAGGCAGTTTTCCATATTTTGACGGGTCTAACTATGTAGCGAAATCATTTATTAGTCCTTACGAGACTATCGGTTTAGTTCATAATGGAGGAAATCTAGAGTTAGATGTTCGACGCCCTATGCACCCTACAAGCCCGTACTTTAGTTTTCTAGAGAATTTTGTTGGTGTCACTAGCACAGCAGTATCACCATACCTTAACAGAACAGTTACAGGCGGGGCTACAAGCGCCGTGTTACCTAACTTAGGTGATTTCAGGCACGGAGTTGTCAGTTTAAATACAGGTACTACTACAACAGGTAGTGCAACTCTAAGTACAGTATTGATGCAAGTGTTAAATTTCGCTAACGTACCTGTTGGTGGGTATTGTGAGGTTGGTTGCTCATTCCTTCTGCCTATTGTATACGATGCTACTAACGCTTACAGCCTATACTTAGGATTTGGCGATCAAACACTGGCCTTACCCACCGATGGCGCTTATTTCTGCTACACAGGTGGCGCTGTAACTGCAAGAGTAGTAAACAACAGTACTGTAACTTCTACTACTTTCCCTGGCCTTGCAAATTTAGTTGCAAATACTCAGTATAATTTAAGAATAAAAGTTACACGAATAACATCCACAACATACTCTGCTGTGTTTACTATTAACGGAGGATTTTCAACAACAGTCACTACTGGCTTTCCTGTAGTCTTAGGCAGAGAGACTGCTTTACAGTTTACTATTCTCAAAGCAGCAGGAACGGTAGCAAGAACAATAGAGATGGATTGGGTATACTATGAACACTACTACCCAAGAACTGTATTATATTAATTAAGAGGATTCAAAAATGGTATATGTTGACATTCTAACATACAAATACGTAGACAATGCTGCCAATCTCCCAGAAGATTGGCCTGCTCAACTATCTTATGTCTATGACAATAAAGAACCGGTCGAAAAAGACTGGATACGACTAGAAGAAGTGGATTACTTACTTTACATACAAGAAGAAGAGCGAATAGCAAGATACGAAGCTGCGCTTTTAAAATATGAAAACAGCAAGACACTTAAGATCACTGATATCATAGATGATAATTTTAGTCACTTACCTCCAGACAAAATAGACTTTAGGCGCCATTTAAAAAATAATGTCTACTTGAACAAAACCATTACCATGTTAAAAAATGGTCGACCAGATGTGTGTGAATACACTTACAACGGAGAAATATATGCTAAAGTTAGATTTGAGTTTTTGACTAATCATTTCAATCTAGTATATAATAAAAAGACATTGTTAGGATATCTAAATAAAAATGGAGAAATCCTGCATGAGTACTTATTGACTGCAGAAGACACAGATTTAGGAAGTCCTTACGGATTGCAGAAGGGAGTACAAGAGCGATTCCAAGCTCGATCTTATATCTTTGACGAGATTAAATCTTATGTGAATGCAGTGATTCTTCAGGTATACATGGGTAAAGGTCTCTCATACGAGGAGGTACTAGCTGATGGTGGTAATTTCTGGAAAGATTATTCCGCTGAGATTAGTTCTTGGTGTAATATTGGCGGTATGGCTGTTATCAGCGATAAGCTACTCTCTGATACAAAATACTCATTTCTTAATTTACCGTCAGGAGTCAAGTCACTCACAATCAGAGAATGGATTCTCGACAGGATCACCTACTAATATGTCAACTGAAGAAAAATCCGTAAATGGTGTAGGGCCTTCTTGGTTCTCTCCGTCTCTTAGGAGAAAGTTAACCACTTTCTCCAAAGTGTTCTTTGATGAGCAGTGCTGGGTTTCTCATGATATACAGTACACTACAGGTGGAACACAAAAAGATAAAGAAAGAATTGATAAAGAATTCCTTCGAGATATGATTGCTTCTGTCAACAAACGAAGCATCCACAAACGAATTGTTGGGTACCCATTAGCTACTTTTTATTATATTAATGTTGCTTTATTTGGACACCCTTCATTCAACTTTAATACTTAATAAATTAAAAGGTAATCAAAATGATTTTAAATACAAAATATACATTCTTAACTAAAGAAAAAGGGCCAAAAGTAATTCTCAATGCTGTACAATTATACGGTGTAAAAGAGATTGCAGGTAATTTACACAACCAGCAGATATTAGATTGGGCTAAGGAAATTAATGTCTCTAGGCTCTACACAAAAGATGAAATTCCTTGGTGTGGTCTGTTTGTAGGTGTCTGTGTTAAACGCTCAGGCTATCCCATAGTTGATAATCCTTTATGGGCTAGAAGCTGGGCTTCCTTTGGTAAAAAACAGGAAGTAGCTATGTTAGGTGATATACTTGTATTTAAAAGAGGAGTTGGAGGTCACGTAGGTTTTTATGTCGCTGAAGATAACTTGTGCTATCACGTACTAGGCGGGAATCAAAACAATGAGGTAACAGTGATGCGAATAGAAAAGGATCGTTGTATTTCTATCAACAGGTGTGATTGGAAAATAGGCCAACCTGATAACGTAAGACAAATTAAAGTTAAATACAATAACGGAGTTATCTCTAAAGATGAATCATGAACTAAGTACAATAGAGTTCATAAAATCCACTCGAGAGTATGTTACTACCCCCTTACCAAACGTAAGGGGTGATTTAGTTTTAGGCTGGCAGCATAAGTTATCACCTTCGGAAATAAATAGTGAATTGCTTACGTGGTCAAGTGAATACTCAGATTATGTACTTGTAAACGATTTGATAAAAATAGACAAAGCATTAAAGAAGTTAATAACTACAGATTTAACTCAAAGCAGATATAATGCGATTGTATCTCTAGTCTATGATATAGGTATACTTAGATTTAAATTGTCAGGAATTGTAGAACTACTGAATAAAGTAGACCATCTAAGTGTAGAATCACAATTTAAAAGATGGGGTGGATACTTAAAAAATAAAAATTATACGTTAGTGAAACTAAGAAAACTCGAAGCTGAACTGTACGTCAAAGGTAATAAATAAATGGACAAGAATACACAGATTCAAGATATATTTAAAAAAGCTGAATTACTAGCTGGTAAGAAAGTAGAAACAAAAGAAGAGACGTTACCAGACCCCAAGAAGATTCAGTTACCTAGTGAGTATGTAACTCTTTCAGGGATTATGTTAGATTCTAAAGATGTAATGACAAATACAAACTTCCTATCGAAGCTGACACTAAACGATCAGAACTACAAAGACATGACGTTTACACCAGAACAAGCTAAAAAGATTCAAAGAGAACTTACTAAATCTACAGCAGGCGTTATAAGTGCAACACCATTAACATGCTTAGGTCCTAATTGTACTTTTGCTTCTACTTGTATTGCAAAAGGTACTGAAGTCTTGACATACACTAGCAAAAATGGTGTTAAACATATTGAAGATTTAGTTGCTGGAGATATTATATATTCCTTTAACTCTAAAACTAAAGAAATAGAGCACGATCCAGTAGTCGCAGTAAAATTCATGGGTAGTAAAGAAGTATATAATGTCGTTACCACGACTGGCTTATCTTTACTTTGTACTATAGATCATCTAGTACTTACAGAGAGGAATGATGACCTTGTTTACCTAACTATTCAAGACGGTTTACAAGTAGGGGATAAATTATTCTTGGCAGACACTGAAGACTACTTAGAGAATATTTATGAATCTTATGGAGATCTATTAGTAGACACTATAGAATCAATACAAAAACAAGACGTAACTGATGTCTATGATATAGAAGTAAGAAAGAATCATAACTTCTTTGCTAATAACATATGTGTACATAATTGTGTATTTCAGCAAGAAGGTAAGGCACCAATCGGACAAGACTGTATCATTGAAACGAACCAAATTAAATATTGGATGGAAAGGTATATCCAAGAGTTTGAAGTTGATGGTTCTTCATTAACTGATCTGCACATGATTGCTAGATTATGTGAGTATGATGTCCTAGAGATGAGGGCTACTAAATATCTTAAACTTAATGATCAGAATTTACTTACGGATTTTATTTCATCTTTTGACGAGAATGGCAACCCAATAACAAATAAAGTTCTATCTCCTGCATTCGAACTAAAAGAAAGAGTAGACAGGATGCGTTCTAAGACATTAAAAGAATTAATGGCTACAAGAGAAGCTAAAGCTAAGATCCTTACTGCTAATGGAAAAACAAGTACACTCCACTTAAGCGATCTAAAAGAACAATTAGATGCGATAATTAAAAACAAATCTAAAATAATTGATGTCACACCAGTAGAGTAACAAGACATGTTAAGAAAGCCTATCCAGTCTCAAGAAGAACGAATTCTTGTAAACTCACTAAAGAAGAAAAGCAAAAAAGTTAATGTTTATTTTAATAAGAAAACGAAAGGAAAATCTAAGTACTTGATCGGTGATTTCTATAGTAAGAAGAATGACGAGACTTTTAAATATCGTTCTTCTTATGAGTTGGCTTTCTTTCATCAACTCGAAGCGGATAGTAATGTCGTAAACTATATGTACGAACCTTTTGAAGTCGCATATATTGACTTCCACAAACAAGAAAGAAACTATAGACCAGACTTACTAATTCTTAATGCAGATGGTAGTGTTATCGTTGCTGAAATTAAACCTAGTGCTATGCTAGGAGATTTTGATGTGCAAGCTAAGGCAACTGCCGCCAGGAAATACATTCAAAACAATTATAAAGACTACAGAATAGAATATAAATTTATTACAGAGAAGCACATATTTAGCAATAATACTGAATATGTTAAGTTCGTAGCAGAAACTAAAAACAGACAATTTTAATGTAACCACGCGCAAAAATAGGAGATATACTCTATGATTGGAAAACCAAATATACATGCTACATGGGATAATATTTTCTCGATCATAGAGCATCATAAATCGACTAGCAAAAATGATTTTCCTTTGTTATCGCCAGACCAAGAAATTGTACAGCCTAGTCTGAGTGCAGGATCAATAGCCACTGTAAGTCCGCTCAGTACATCTTCAGTATCAATACCAAACATAAAGAAGAAAGTATCTTCTATCGCGGGCGCCACCATATTAGCAGCCTCTGGGTTACTAGGTTTTGCCTCTCATTCTAATATAGGGTTACTTAGTGCTGCAAGAGAAGCACCTGTCGTACTTCCAGTAGTCACTAAAATAAGTGACACTGTAAAAACTGGAAAAATAACTACTCCGACTACTAGTAAAGCTTCGATTGTGAATCTAAGTGCCACAGAAGCCACGAAGAATGCTCCTTCTGTTCGATACGAAAACAGACTTATAGGTACCCCAGAGCAAATTAATAATCTAGGTGCAAAAGGGATTCTAGACCTCTTTCAGACGTCAGGTAACTACCAAAATAATCTAGGTATACACTTAATGAGTCCAAAAGGAATAGATAGTCAAGTAATAAAAGACTTAGCTGACCAGACCTCACAACAAGTAAGATACTACGATGATGACCAATTGCAAGTTTGGTTTAACCCTCAAGGGGAAGGAGGTGTATTTAAGTACTCAGAGAAAGATAAAAAGAATCACAGGGTAAACAGTACTATATATACATCTGATAAGTACAAACCTTTGACGCAGCGACCTTTGACTACAACAACACAAACGCCTTGGATGGAGCATGTGGAGAAACTAGTCAATCAAGTATCCGAGTCAGGAATGGCCTCACTTGAAGAAGGAACAAACAATAGTCTCGAGATTTCCGATATGCTGAAGACCGTACATCTTAAATCAGGAAATGAGTGGTGCGGCGCAACAATTGGGTACGGTTTTTCTAGAGCTGGGATAACTCCTCACAAATCAGGTGCTATTAGTTTAGCATGGAGAGGATTCGGAACAAAACTAGATCGTCCAGCCATCGGTGCAATTGCAACATACCCACATGGAAAAGGAAAAGGCCACGCTGGATTTGTAAAAGGCTTTGTAAAAGGATCTACAAGTAAGCTTGTACTTGTAGGTGGAAATCAACTTGACACAGTCAACTACATGGTAAAAGATATTGCAGACTTAAAATTCAATTACCCCTCAGGTTATAAACCAGAATACAATCTTCCGTCTTACTCGGTACCTAACGACACCAATACATTTATGTTTACAGATTTACCGACAGAAGAACAGGGAGGGAGGTAATGAATTTAAATCAGCTAGCTGCAGAAGGAATCAACCAAGGCGTAAGTACTAGTAAGATACAAGAAGCTCTAGTTTATCTTCAACACCATCCTGAATTAGCCTATCAGGTACAGTCCCTAGTTGATTCTTATTCTAAAGCGACTGAACTTTATGAAAAGAACGGCAACAAGAAGGCAGAGAAAGTAAAAGAGATCTCTCATGTCTCACAAGGAAGTACTGAAAGTCTAACTCATGACTTTTCTTATGGTTTCGACAAACTGCCTAAACCAGGAACGGAAGACAAAACCGAACTAGCCAAAGTAGCTGAGACGGCGTATCCTCCTGTTTCTGATAGGGGTTTCCCTAATCCTTTCGATGCTACTCGGAGAAGTCGATAACGCAGCAGCTATAGAGGCAATCGCACAACCTTTGTTCTCGGAAAATAAAACAATAAGTACTAATCCACTAGGTGTGTATAACCATGTAGAAACACCTAGTAAACCTTCTTTTGAGTTGTCTTATCAATCTTCTTATACAAGTCGTGATAACACTAAAAAGAATACAATACAAACGTTTAATAAAGATCAACTAACTTTTAACTTAAATAGTAAAGACGAATCTTTACCAAGTTTTACTTTATCTTCTGAACCTAAAATTCTTACTAACAGTCCGAAAATCAATTCAGTACAGATATTTAACAAGGATCAGATTACTTTTGACCTTAATTCTGAAATAGAAACTACTAGACAAAGTGTATACAACGAACCAACAAAGTTACCTGTATTCAAAGATGTTACAGGTACAACACCAAAAGCTACTAATCTAGGTGCAGGGACAGGTTTTACATTTGGTACTAAGTTTACTGTACCTACTGAAAAGAAAGCTCAAAACCAAGAAAAAATAGTAGAAACTCCGACAGAGATAAGTGATACACCTAATAGATATTCTTTAAGTGTATATTCTAATACAGATCCTCTAGCGAGTTCTAAACAAAAAGCAAAACAACTAGTAGATGCTTCTAGAGCTTCTGTGTCTACTCCAAGAGCTAAAGTCTCTCTTATTAGAACAGAAGAGAAAACTAAGAAACAAAAAACTCCAGCCTCTAGCACACCTTCTGTACCTAAGCCTATCATAGCTCCTGTTCAAGTTATTCCTCCTGTAGCTCCAACTGCAAGACAAACCTATAACGGACTACCTAAAGCTAACTTATTTTCTTATGACACTGAGACAACAGGTGTAGATTCAACTAAAGCAAAAATATGGCAGCAAGGATATGCAAGTAGAGATTACGCTACCGGTACATGGAGCGGAGGAGACGTACATAGCGATCCGTTTAGCGGTAAGATAAAATCAAAGAAAGAGTTTGAAAAGGCTTTAGCTGAATCGAACGGAAAGTTCTCTCAAGATGCAGCCAAGAAAGGGAACTTCAAAGAGATTGTAAAAGATTTTGGTAAGAATAATCTAGTAAGTGTAAGAGAAGGTCTCGAGCAAACATTAGGTAAAGTAACTAATGGTTCTATACTTGTGATGCAGAATATAAACTTTGAGAACAGCATGTTAAGAGAAGCATACAAAGCTGATCTACTAGACAATAAAAGATATAAAGAGCTTCAAGAAAACATGATGTTCTTGAGCGCAGATAAGAAATTAAATACATATAGTAATGAATTATTCCAACGACCTTTTGAAGTACAGGAGTACATGAGGTCAGCAGATTACACATTCACTACTAAGTTTCTTCCTTTCCGTAGTGATGCTACTTTCAGTACCTATGTATCAAGTTTAAATTCGGCTTTCGATTCTTACGATTCAATCTTAAAGAATCTAACACACACTAGTAAAATTCCTGTAGTAGAGTTAATGGACATATCTAAAATATTTCTAGGTAACTTAGCTGCAAATAATCTAATAGAAAAAGAAACATCAACTACTGGACTTACAGTTGATTTCCTCACTCAAGCATTCTTTGGAAGAAAAGAAGCACACACTGCCGCATCAGATTCTAAGGATACATTAGAACTGTTTGAAAGTATGTATACACATATAAATAATATGCGCTCTGGGAATATAACGCCCGAATTAAAACAGCTTGCTACTAGGATATCAGCATTCCAACCAGACGAAGTAAACAGAAGATTCATTAGTGGCCTTTCATCCACTATTACAGACTTTACAACAAGAGGTCACACAAAACTACGAGGTACTAGTAATAGATACTATGGAGGTGCTATAGACGTTTACGATACAGAAAATAAAACTGTATCCCGTTCAAAAAGTATTAGTATCGGTGTAAAAAATAGAAATACAACTGATGTTGTAAAAGCTCTAAGAGAAAGAGTAGAATCGTTCGCAAAAACATTTCAAGATAATATTGCAGGCTTTAACAGGGAATCTTTTGTACAAGAATTGATTCAGGATTTTGATCCTGACAAACCCGACTACGACGCAATGCTCAAGAAAGTACAAGCTACTCAAGATAAGCTACAGCACACAAGAAATGTAGACCTACCTAAACCACAAACCAGTAGTGATATCATAGTTAAAAAAGGAGCTTTTGTTGAATCAACATTTAATAAAGGTACGAAAACTTGGATAGGATTAGCAGCTTTCGCAGGACTCTCGGCGATGGCAGTAACTATTGCACCAAAAAAACAAAAAGAAGATAAAAACAAAGACCTTCCAGTCTACTCTAACTTCTATGATGAACAATATTTAGGCTCAGGTTTTGTAGATTTCCGAGACCGTAACAAGAGGTACATGTACTAATGAAAAATTACAGTCGATTATCTAATGCCGAACTAGATAATATGGAGGGATTTGCTAAGGCTATAACAGACCTAACAGCGCCTTTCGCAAACCATGACGATCTCAGTAAAAGTATGTTTCAAAATATTTTGAAACCACATAAAGAAACTATTGAGAATAAATTTAATGTTTCAAATATCCATATGGATATTGCCGGTCTTATTGGTGCAACCATCCAAGATAAGACTAGCGAATTTAAAAACAACCGATTAAAAATGGCAAGGCCAACTACCAAACCGACAGGATACGCTGATTCTCGTGGGAGGGGATTTTCTACTTCTGATAACTTTAAAACTATTCTACCTAGTGTCGTCGATAGTCAGGATACGGAATTAGTAGAAGGAGTCTATGCAGGCGACAAAGAAAATAATTTCCCAAAGGACTTTACCCTTGACACTACAGAAGAATATGAACAGTATCGAAACAGTAGACGAGAAATTACTTCTCCGCTGAGTGCACCAACCCCTACCGAAGATAACTCGCTTCCTGATTGGCTCTCAGAAGACTACAAAGAACCCAGTCCTGAGCAACCCAAACCTACAACGGCAGACGCTGAAAAGAACTGGGAGAGTGTAAGGAAAGCAGCAGATCCTGTGGCAGGGATCTCAAGAGATGCTGTAGAAGAGCATCTCAGATTACACCCTGACGAACCGAACGGAAAAGAATTCTTAAAAAACATAGAACATGAAGAGAAATTCAGCCAAGCACAGGATTTAAAAAGTTGGCAACAAGGTATTGAAAAGAAGTTTAATCTAAAACAAGGCTCTGCAGTTAATTTAGATCCTAATAAAGAGTATAAATCCAGAGGAGATGCATTAGGTGACATTAGCATAGCCTCCTCTGTACCGAGCACTCATGAATCTAATACACCTGTAAGTCGACCTCTAGACGATCTAACCCAAGAAGATCTAGATCCTAAGAATAGTACACTACCTGAAGAACTAAAAACAGTCGGAGATGTACAGTCTCCACTTCCAGAACAAACACCTATCGAACCAGTACAAGCTGACCCTGTACCTCCTCCAGGAGAAATAGTACCCAGACAGGAACAACCAGAAACCCCTAAAGCTGAGCCTCCGAGAAATCTAAGAGAAGATGATATTACCGCTGCCAAGAACCTGAGACTTTCTGGGCCTATAACAAAAGAAACTCTTGACAGGCCAATTACTTTTAGAGATGGTTTCAATCAAGACGGAGCCATCTATGGAAGAAAACCAGACGCAGGGGCAACCTATCATTTTCGAGACACAGGCGCTCCAGTAAGTCCGTTAGAGGTTGAGACAGCCACGTCAAGACTATTGACTGACCCTGCTCACATTACTGGAATAAGTAATCTAACTGGTAGTGATTATATTGGTTATGCTAGAGCTTCCAACAGAGATGTAGAACTTAAGAAAATAGGAAATAAAGCTGGATATACTGACTTAACTCATAATGACATACACAACGGAGGTCCGGCTACACCATTAATAGATCCAGCTACAGGTGAACACTTAGGTATGCACTACCGAGGAGTAGGACAAGATAGAGGTCTTTTAGGTACTGGATTATTTAGCTCTGCAGGAAGATCTTTAGAGCATGGCTATGGTATGGGTTTTGGTAATGGATGGAGGGCATCTAGAACAGATCACTTTAAAAGATTTGTTACAGATACTGCACTTCCTTTTAGTCGAGGAAACCTCTCCGTTGCTGGAGAAGCTTTAGGTTTTACCTCTACTCTAGACAAGATGAGACTTAAAGCGAATCCTACAATAATGAATAGACTGTCAGCTTCTGCTGCTCCTGCATTCGCTGCTGCAACTATAGGTTATGGTATGCTAAGTAATCAAGACTCCGGCGAGATAGTTACTAATATGTTAGCTCCTGCTGCAGGTGTGGTAGGATTCAGACAAGGCTATAGTGTTGGCTCTATGATAACTCCAGCTAAGACAAGTAAGAACCTAGGGATTTCAAGAGGTCTAGCACAAGCTGGATTTGGACTTGGAGGTTTTATTGCTGGCGCTGCTTTAGTTACAGCAACAGGTGCTATAGCTCGTGATATGTCATCTAATGACTCAACATTAGCTAGAATGGCTAAGAAAGTATCTACCGTAGAGATGTACAACAAAGGAACAGAAAATAGACAAACATTAACTGCAAGACAAGTAGCCCTGAATAAATTATCAAGAAGTGGCTTAAATGATCGAGCATTATTACTAGGGAACGAAGCAGCAGCACTTAAAGGATTAATATAATTGACTTGTTACTCTTCAATATGGTATATTATTTATAAGCAATTACTAATTTAAGTAATTGTATTAAAAATAAAAGGAAATAAAATGGAATACGATTTAAATACATCATATATATTAACAGGTAGAAGAAGATCAGGGAAGACGACTCAACTAGTAAACCGCTGCAGCATGGTTGCTAGTTACGTTCCTTCGTCAGATATACTTATATTTGTAAGTAACTTAGTGAAAAGAAATAATTTATTAGAGTTACTAACTGAAAAACTAGAAGGACTTCTTGACACTGTCTCTACAACTCAGTCTATACTGAAACTAGCTAATAACTCTAAGATAACAATTAAGACAGTCGACGGTAACATAGATTCTAGTAGAGGTTTAAATCCTTCACACATCATGATAGATGACTTCGATGTTGGCTTTTTTGACAGTAGCTTCTCAAACAGATTCTTAACTGTGTTCCGGATTAATCCCTGCTCGCGTGTTTATAACATCTAGTGCTGTAGACAAGCCTAAAAAATTGCTAAACCAACTCAATATCGATTTTCAAATTAAAGATTTAAATTATGGATCAGCAGAATGAAAGGATAGGTACAGTTACTATTGATGACACGGATCAAGAAGTAACTAAGCTATCAGAGATATACTGGAAGGATTATTTAGACGATCAGAATTACAATAAAGACATTAACAAGATGTGTGAACTTTGTATTGAAGAGCAAATAGAAAAGTACGGATCACAGACTATACCTTGTAAGGGCTTATTAACACCTGAAGTACAACTTGGCACCGAATCTTTCCAACTTTTAAAATCTTCTAGTACAGAAGAAAACCTTAAGGTATATGAAGCGCTTTTTAATGCTTATGATTTTATGGAGTTATATTGTGACTCCATAAATAAAGGTAAGGATAAAAGAGCTTTTATGGGGAGGTGGTACCAAGAACATCTTCTGAAATGTAGTGCTACATCTAAAACAGTTAGAATGGGACGACGTGCAGGTAAGACAGCTTCGCTAGCTATGGATATGATTCATAAGTGCCTGACTGATACAGGTAGTAAAGGTACAGGTCATAGAGCACTTTTAGTCTCTCCTTTTCAAAACCAAACTGAAGAAGTTATAGAGACAATTAAAAAACTCTGTTCGGTTCTTGATGATAATCCTATAGAGTCTTCAAAGTCCTCCCCTATACACATTATTAAGTTTAAGAATGGATCAATAATCAAAGGATTCACTGCAGGATATAATGGAGACTCAATACGCGGACAACCAGCAGATTCTATCTGGTTAGATGAGTTAGATGATATGCCAGTAAAAGCTATTACAGCTATATCTGGTATTTTCATGGATAACGCTAACGTCTTAGTATGGAGATCAGGTACTCCTAAAGGAGAAGTAAACTTATACAGCTCTGCACAAAGTGACGGGGTCAAAGAGTTTCATTACCCATCCTTTGTTAATCCAAACTATTCTGATCAGATGGATAAGATAGTAAGAGCAGACTTAGATGACATTGGGTACATACAAGAGTGTATGGCTTTGTATGGAGTCTCTAGCAACGGTATCTTCCAGTTACCTTATATAGAGAGAGCTAAATCAAAACCAAAACACATTGATGCACTAGATGTACTTAATGCGAGAAATAGTTTTATTGTTATCATCGGTGTTGACTGGAACCACGATCAAGTAGGGACAAGAATCATAGTTACAGCTTATGATAAAAATGATCCTCAGTTCTATATTATAGATAAAGAGAGGGTTTCTGTAGAAGGATGGACTCAACAGAAAGCTATTGAAAAAATTGTACAACTCAATAGAAAATACAACTGTGATCATATTTTTGTTGATGCTGGTTTTGGAGCTACTCAAATAGGAGAATTACGCCTGTACGGAGAGATGCAAGCATTGACAGTACACAAAGGCCATCCAGACTTGAAACTGATGGACGTAGAGGCAGTTGATTTTGGCTCTACTGTAGAAGTAGTAGATCAAACTAAAGGACAAAAGTTTAAACAAGGATTAAAACAATTTCTTGTTCAAAATGCTGTATTGATACTTGAAAAAGATCTGTTAGCACTTGAACCTAAAAAAGATGCTGATGTTATCAAGCAACTTAAAAACTACATACAAAAGACAAGAAACAAAGGTAAAGTTACCTATGGATATATATCCAAGAAAATAGGTGATCACGATTTAGATGCCTTGATGATCTCTCTATACGGATTTAAAAAGATGTACTCCTCTGTATTGGGGGGTGCTTTTGAAGTAGCACGATTAAGGTACGGACATCAAAGAACTGGACTCGCAGAAGGCCAATCAACTAACGATGCAACAGCGTTAAACTCCTTAACTGGTATCTGTTTTGGAGGGAAGAAACAGAATATTGCAACCACCCGTAAACCTATGTTATCATTCAGTAAGAGAATGAATAGGTCATCAATCCCTATTCGAAATTACTAATAACAGGAGTAACACATGGCTTCAACTTTAACCTTAACAGGTACTTTAGCAGATGATATAGGATTGATGTATTTTAATCCTAGCACAGAATCCTTAAAAGAGATTGATGAGCAATCTGTATACATTGCTTGTAAATCTTATTCTTATTGTATAAAAAGATTCTATCTATGTGGTTCTCTTTTAGAGTACTCTAATACTATAACTATACGAACATCTTTAAACGATGAGTCTTTGTACTACTGTAAAGTTATTGCAGGTCTTGAAACTGCAAATTACTCATCCTTTCAGTTAAGTACGAATCAGGTAACTTTAGATTCTTCTTTATTGGGAGGAGTATATACAAATGCTATTCCTGTAGATATTTTAGTCGAATCTACCAATCTAACAGAAAAGACAATTATTCTTAATATAGAACTCATAAGTGACTCCAATGTTACTCCTATAGCTTGTGTACCTACCACACTAAAAAGAACTTTAACGCCGGATTCAACAATATCTGCTAATCCTAATATAGGCGATAAGTATGGACTTAACATTTATGATGAGTTAGACGGATCCATGCCAAGATATATGTACCTTGAGGTCACAGATAGCGACGGGGCCAGGTATTGTAATTACAATGTCTATTCTAACGGAACACTTATTTACCAGGCAGAGAACCGTAACTTGTCGACCTTGTCTAATATATTGACACATTTACTTAGACTGGTCTTCTCTAATAGGTACTCCAACGAGGACGTTGACTACTACTATACATACGACGTATTCGACTATCCAGCTAGTAACGAAGGTATCAGTATTGAAGTAAGAGGCTACCCAGAAAACGAACCTGACAGACGGAGGGAACTGGTGGCGAGGACCTATAAATCTACCACACACTTTGCATATCGGTACGTTAAAAGAAAACGATGATATGCAAACTGCACAGGACATTATTAAGTTATTAGACCTAGATGCAATACAAGACATAGATCCAGTAATTTATGATGGTACTACTGTATATACTGTTACAAGTTGCAGTTATTTCGAAGAGCAGGCTGTGTGATATATGACAGAAATAGTAGATTACACCCTTACAGAGATCACGACACTTCTAGAAGAATCTAGAGAAGTGTCTAACGAACTGCTTAGTATACTATCTAAAGTTCGTATTAAAGTAGATAAGGATTCGAATCCAGAGGCTATTAAGGCCATACGAGCTATTTTCGGAGTTGAATTTATTTCAGAGTACCGGTAATACATATATAACCTACGAGATGTATTGCACCTGTATAAACTTAATAAGACAAATAGGTACCCTAGTAGGACAGAGTAAATTATGATTCCAGCTATTACACCTGTTGGTCAAGCTGCTCAGCGAGCTTTAGGAGGTTGGGAACAACTATACAAGGAAGCTGTAAGTGATTTTCCAATACACGAAGATTTTAGTAGATTTGTAAAGGATGTTCAGGCATGGATGGTACAAGTCAACAAGGAGATGGAGATATTGTCAGCTACTTTAAAAACTCACACTCATATAGTGACTACAAGCTCAGGTCCAACTGTAAGTACACCCCCTTTAAATATGTCTAGCTATAAATGGGGAGCAACAAGTACTGTATATGTCTTACCTACATATTTAAATACAAGTACAATACCACCTAATATAAGAGGAACTAAAGGGTATCAATACAGACCAGTAATCACTACAGTCCCTACTGTACCTGCTTACGCATCAGTTACTACTCTTACTGCAGGGATATAATATGGATCTAGAATTAAAAAATAATACACAAGATGATCTTATGGGCATTTTTTACAATGCCCAACTACTTTCTAACTTATTTGCAAAAGGTCTCGAAGATAATGATTGCTTATTAACTAGTGTGGTTCAACTACATCAAAAGATCAATAGTGTACATAAAGATATAGAAGACTTAGTAGATGTAGTTATAAAAGAACCAACAGAAATTATTAAAACTGTTGTACCACCTACTCAAACCATACTTAATCCACTCGTGTCCGAGTCTATCGCTAGTGCAAAAGAAAAATGCTTTAACTGTAAACTACAACTACCTAAGATCTCATTCACTGGGGATTTAAGATTCTCAATAGACGATCTAAAAGCTCACTTACAGCTTTACACAGATTTATTTAAACTCTCAAAAATAAATCCTTGCCAAGCTATCGACTTATTTAAGTATCAGTGTATTCCGGATATTCTTAAGATTATTGCATTACTTCTAAATGCCTACCTAATGATTACCTCCTTAAGGCGATTAAGCGGCTTATCACTCAGTATGTTTATAAAAGGAATTATTTCAGCGCTACTAGGAAAGCTTCTAGCTAGTGTCAATATATCCGTAAACATAGGACAACTAGGGATAGGATGTTTTATTGAGTACTTAGAAAATCTAGTTAAGTTATTACCTAGTACTTCTAATATTATACAATCGCTTACTTCAGACCAGATTATCCTACTGTTAGAAAATTTACCACTTGATGTACAGTCTGTACTAATAAGGCAGTATCTAGGTAATGAAGCTGTAGGTCTAGATGATCCTCCTAACTACAGTAAGTATAGAATTAGTCAACTAGCTGTAGCCATACCTAAAGATGATCTTCCAGGTCTACTAAAACTGAATGGATTTAATACAGACTACACAGATACTATAGATATTACAAAAGCAGCTATGAATACGACAATAGATAGTGTATCCGAATCTATAAACACTAACGGCGTAAACATAACAAACAAGATGTCTCAAGGGATAGAGAATTTTAATCAAAGATTTCTGAACAGAACAGTAAAGGATGCAGGGGAGTCTATAACTACTGCCCAACAAGGTATAGAAAGTATATTTAAAGATCTAAACGATACTGTTCAAAATGCAGTAGCACTATTTAACTCCTTTATTGATCAGATTCAATCACTCAAAGCTTACTTTGAATGTGAATTAACTAGATCAGGCGATGACTTACTTACCCTATTAAGAGACATTAATAAAATAATTGAGAGTTTAAACTTATTTAGTTCTGTCGTATATGCACTGATGAAGAAAGAAGCAAGAGATAGATGTAAAACAGCTAAAGCAGCTAACAAGATAACTAACACTTCTAAGTTGACAGAAGATCAATTACTACTTAAAGATTTCCTACAAGATTTCTATCAAAGAGAAGTAGATGTTGTACGAACAACACCTGAGAATGTTGAAATACTAGTATATAAGAAGTCAGTGTATTATGGATTACCTAAGATTACGTTACTTGATTGTTCTATTGATAAATTTGTAGAGAATCATAAGTTAGATGTTATTGCTGACATAGCAACTAAAGATGTCTTACAAGAGTACGAAGATACTCAAATAGCAGTAGATAAGGGTCCTTGGGATTCTTACGTTTTTGATAACTTAACAGATTCTCCTTTGTTTCAAGAAGAGTTAAAGAATATTACTGATATTTTATATACTAAGCCTAACAAAGCCGTACAACCTAGTACAGAAAAGACAACTTACAACTTAGCTCCTACTTACAATCAAGAGTTAAACAATAAACTTACCAATACAGTTAAATGTACTTCTATAGAAGACGTACTTAATATACTAGATACTATAAAAAGGAGTTAACAAGGAGTGGTAAACGAATTAAGTAATCACGTAATAGAAGACGCTGCAAGAGCTATAAATCTAGTAAGAACAAATAGTCCTAATTTCCGTTACATTACTAGTAGACTTAATGGCTTCAATCCTGACTGGTACACAGATATGGAGTACGATCTTTCTGAACACGGGAGGATAATAGATACAGATTCTTTTGTCTCTAGTGCCCTCAGAAAGAAAAGACAATCAATTTGTAAAGAAGGAGTTGAGCTTATCTCTGACGTACCTAGGAACTTACAATACATTCAGAAAAGATTAGAAGAATTTGAATATGTCTCTGGACAATCATTTGAGTCTCTAGTGGAAGAAATAACTGAAAATATGGTTAATTTTAATAATTGTTTTATTCTGAAGTACAGAAAAGAGGAAAATTCTACAGGGTTAATAAGGTACTCAGGTGAGACTGCTATCAAACCTATAGCAGGTATTTATATACTAGCAGCACCAACTATAGATACAGCTACTGATAAGATAGGAAATATTATTAAGTACAGACACAGAATCAGTTCTGTATATACGAAGATATTTAAAGCTTCTGATATACTACATATGTACCAGAATAAAAGAACAGGAATAACAATAGGTACTCCCCCTCTTGAGGCTGTTAAAGATGACGTATACGCACTTAGAAATATTGAGCAGTGCGCTGAGACCATGATCTACAGAAATGCATCACCTTTCATACATGTAAAAGTAGGAGAGAAAGATTCGCCAGCTAGAACACTAGCAGATGGATCTTCAGAGATTGATATATATTCTTCTATCATAGATAACATGCATCAGTTTGGTGGAGTTGCAACTCCACACAGAGTATCAATAGATTTAAAAGGTTCTGAATCTCAAGCTTTAAGACTTGAATCGTACCTAAGGCACTATCAAAACAGAGTACTAGCAGGTCTATGTACTTCAGAAGTAGATCTAGCTATAAGTAATAGTACAACTGGAGGTTCTGCTGGTATAATTTCTCAACCTTTAAAAGATGAAGTAAGAGCGTATCAGAAAACTATTTCTGATTTTATAACCAACAAGCTTTTCTGTGAGTTACTCTTAGAGTCTCCGTACTATAAGAACAAATTAACCATACCGGTAAAAGAAAGAGTCAGACTATCATTTAATGAGAATGATATTTCTACTAGGATTAAGATAGAGTCACATTATCTTAATCTTTTCCAAGGTGGACTAATCACTAAAGAGTTTGCTTCCCTACATATTAAAAATATGGTTAAGAAAGACATACAACCTGATCCTCTTGTGGAAAATAAAGGTAGTGTAAGTGTAATTAAAAAGAGTAGCTCTGGCACTGTTTCAAATGCACTAAATCAAGAGTCTAATTCAGGAGGTAAAAAGATTCAAGATAGTTTTACCCTTGAGTTTAACAGGGATTCTGATTTAGACTCCATTAATTCTTTTATACAGAATAAAATGTTGCATAATAACTATTCATATGGTATAATAGATGCCATATATGATTACAATACTCAATACCAAGATAGTTTAAGTTCAGAAGATATTAAGGAATTAATATTTAATGACATACTTGACTACTTACTAATTAAAGAGGATAATGAATTTGAAGATAAATGATAGTATCAGGTTAAAAATTAATCCTGATTACTTCTCTATAGAAGATAGTAATAAACCAAAATCTATACGTGTAAAAATAGAAGCTTCTCATGCTGGTAAGATAAACATTAATAATGTTTTTTACACTCCAAAAGCATTAAGGCAGGGGTGTGAAAGTTTAGTAAAACCGTACACCAAGATGCTTCAAAAATGTCACTACTCTAAGTCGGTAGGACCTATAGAAAAATCTTACTATGTAGATAGTATAGATACTTCTAGTTCGTTGTATCAGAACATATCAAATGCTTCTACTCCTGCAGCATTGGTGTCTAGTGTACATGAGTACTTAAACTCTGAGCACAGCAAAAAAAATAACAAAGGGTTAGGTAGTATGTTCCTAGAAGGTACTATACATGACGAACAAAAAATTGTAGACATATTAGACCACAATGCAGGATTTGTATCTATTGCAGGAGACTCTAAGAGTGCTTTTTGTAGTATTTGTAGTAGTGTAGCCGGTATATGTACACATAAGCCAGGACTAACATACAACAAAAGAAAGGCGTTTGTTATTGTAGACTCATCAGAATTAGATCATGTAAGTTTTGAAGAAGATCCTGCAGACAGAGAAACACATACTTATGTAATAGAAGACTCTTCTTTACCTCATAATATAGATATACTTAATACAAACAATCAAGGACAACACATGAAAATAACTTTATCTGATTTAAAATCAAAATTATCAGATTTACCTGTACTACTAACTGAATTTAAAATTAAACCTGATTACACTATTTCTGATAGTGTTAATATTTCAGACTTCCTGTTTGTAGAAGATAGTCTACTACCTTTAACTAGTAAAGCTTCTCTTTACTTAGCTGACAAATTACTATTCACTTTGGAAGATTCGACTGACAAAGATTTCTTAACTGAAAAAGTTCAAGCTGCTTCTGTTGTACTGGGAGTAGATCTTCTTACCCTAGAAGAAGAATTAGTAGAGAAAGAAGTAGAAGAAACTGTTCCGCCAGTAGTTCCTACAACCACTGATAATGTTTCTGTTGATCTGTTACTAGCTATTTCAGAGTTAAGTGAAAAATTAACTGCACTGTCAACATCAGTACTTACACTCCAAGATAGTAATAAAGGTACAGATCTCCAAAAATCTGAGATCGCTGCACTTCGTAAAGACAATGCAACCAAATCTACCGTGATTAGTAAACTTACTACTCAACTTAAAGACTCAGTGATAAGTAAGTTTACTTCTAAGATAGAAGATGCTGCTAAAAGAGATAAATTAGTTCAAGACTTAAGTACTAAATCATTAAGTGAACTGGAAACTGCTCTTACCTTACTAGATAGTGTATCTGCTACTACTATTACTCCTGCACCAGAAGTAAAAGAAGAGGAAGTTACACAACCAGAACTTAAACCAGCAACAATTGATACTGCTATACTAGATACCGCTACAAAGACGGATGCAGAATTAGAAAAAGAATCTAAAGATCAATTAATAACTGACTATGTAGCTACTCTTGAAATCAAAGATAACTGCATATCAAAAACTAAACTTAAAGAGTTATATAAAACTGTAGCTCTAAAAGACGGGTTTGACACTGCACAAGCAGTTGTAGCCCATATCCAACAAACTTTCACATTGAAATAATATCGGAGATATTTTTAATATGCCTACTTACTCTAGTTTTTCTAACAGCACAAAAAACCGTCAAGGCTTTGATATTCCTGTGCAACACTTACCTAGCAACAGTCACAGCAATGGTATTTCACCTGCTGGTAAATTTATTGTCGCCCCTTACTTACCTCTGTTACGTTACAACAGTGAGAAATTTACTTTCACAGTAATATCTGGTGGTAAGCCACTAGCTTTTGATGCTAAGGGTTCTGTAGTTCCTGCTGGTCTTCGTTTAGAAGCTATTGCATATGCTACTGACTTGGCAACTTCTGTTGCTACTGCTGATACTAATGCATTAGTACGTTATACTCAACTCGACGTACAAGAACAAACTCGTAACTTTAAAGGTGTCTTAGTTGTAGCTGGCGAGCCAGTAGTTAAGTCATTCTTCACTGGTACTACTTTAGACAACGAAGTTTCATACTTCACTAGTGTAGCTTTCTCAGACGTCTGGCAACATGCTGGCGGTGACAACTTAAACCCAACTACGCTAACTTACACTAACTTTAATCGTCAACCTGTTATTTCTATCGTGTGTGACAATCATCAACAATATCCTATCGTTAAAGATTTAGCTACTATGCGTACTGCACCTTTAGCTGGTATTGCTGCAATGATTGGTATGCCTTCTGATTTTGGTTGGGGTTCATTCGTTACTTATGATCGTGAGTCAAACTTCGTTCCTGCAGCAAAACACGGCTATGGCAGTGCAAACCCTGCTTCGATTGTAGGTCAGATTACTGGTATTACAGTATTCAAAGATCCTACTACTAACGCTAAAGTCGGCAATCACAACTACCTAGACAAAGTAGTCGGTCCTAACCAAGCTACCGCTAACGTACTTAATCAGCTCCCTAGTTCACACAATGATGGTATGGGTACCTTCTTAACCTACTCTAATGGTTACGGTATGGTTGAGTTTGGCGTACAGACTCGCTAATTAATAATTAAATAATAAAGGAAATAATACATGAAAATTGAAGACATTCGTAAATTAGTACACAATGGTGGTCTTGATCCTGAGCACGATGTACATTTTAAACTAAAAGACGCCATTGCTACTCCAGATGCAACTGAAATGTTAAAGCGTACCTACACTGAAATTATTCAAGATGTAGTACAGATGGAGTTAGTAGGCACTAAGTTAATTAAAGTAATGAAGCATGATGCTGATATTGGCGAGTCAGTTACATTCCGTTATTTCGGTGCTGGTAACATCCCTAACGTAACTCGTGGAGAGGGTGGTGAATATCCTAAGTTTAGTTTAGCAAGTGGTCAAGTTTCTACAATCAAAGCTCAATTTGGGCAGTTTGGTTTAGTAGTTGATATCACTAGCGAAGAAATTGAAAAATCACAATGGGATGTTATTCGCTCCCATATTACTGAAGCTGGACGTGCACTAGGTCGTGCTAAAGAACACGCTATCTTCCAATTGTTTGAGAGTCAAGGTGTTGTCGTATTTGATAACGTAGTTACTAATCCATCAGTCAAAGGTAAATGTTCTGGTTATGATCGTTGGGCTGTAGCTAACGGTTCTATTACTCAAGAAGATCTGTTTGATATGTATAGCCAAGGTCTTGCTAATGGTTACAATCCAAATGTAATCCTTATGCATCCACTTGCATTCCCTATCTTCCAAAAAGATCCTATTTTACGTAACGCTGGTTATAACTTATATAATCCTCGTGAGTATATTAATAGCCAACTGAATCCTACTAATTCATATAAGAATGGTACAGTCGATACGTGGAGAAACCAACAACGTGCAGCTAATGGTAAAGCAGGTCGTCTAGAAGGTAAAGATATTCCTCTTACTTCGACTGGCTTCTCTAGCTTACCATCATATTCACCTCTTTCAGGTATGAATATTGTACTATCACATTTTGTACCTTTTGATGACGTCAATCAGACTACTTCGGTAATCATGCTTGATACTAATGCATCCGGTGTACTAAATATTCGTTCTCCTCTCAGTGTTGATTCATGGGATGAAATGAGTCGTGAAATCACTTCTGTTCGTATTAAAGAATCGTACAGTTTGGATGTTCTTGATGGCGGCCTAGGTATCCTAGTAGCTAAAAACGTACCTCTAGTACCTAATGAAATGTTCTACAACCCACAAGTTGTTATTAACGATCCAACTCCATAATACATAACTTTCACATGCCTAGGAGACAATTAAACCTCCTAGGCTAAAGGGACATCATTACATGACATTAAAAATAGAAATAACAAAAAAACAATCTTTCTTTTTTTGTGGTGCTGTTGCACTATCTAAGAAAGTAACTCCTAGTTTAGAACTCGATTTAAAAACTATTGACAGCACTACAGCCAAGGGCTTACTTCGTGGTTACCAATCAGGTAGTATCAACATTTCAGAAGGTCTTGAAGAGCTGACTGCAATTGCACACCCAGTTAAAACTGAAACTAAAACTCCAGTTGTACTAGAAACCTTAGCTGACGTTACCGTCCAAGAAGATAAAGAAGAAGTAGCACCTGTTGCAAAAACTAGCCGAACAGCTAAAAAGGCTAACACAGAACTCTAACTAGGAGTAGGTTTAATGAGTATTAAACTGCTGAATACCGAACAAGAGTTAAAATCATTTCCTATTACTCAGAAGTTCACATTAGAGTGTTCTTCTGATATAGATTTAACAGATGTTGTGAATACTATATTTCTAGTTAATACTACTAGACGAGACTCACTACTTAATCTTAGTGAACCTAGAAACTTTAACTTAGCACTAGCTAAAGATACATATGGTACTGTACCAATTAAGATAGAAAAGACAACTTCTGGAGTAGGCTGTACCCTTACAGTTTCACCTTTAGATCCTCTTTCTTTGTCTTCTAGCTATATTCTTTATATAGACAAGCAACTTTCTGAACCATTTACTGAAGTAGTAAAAACACAAAGTAAGAGTTCTTCAGAAGTTTTAGTAGAACCAGGAACATACTTAAATCCTGGAAATAAAGTATATACAGTGAAGTTACTTACTACTAGTAGTTTTACTAGTACAGGACACACTGTAAAGATAGAAGTCACATCTGGCTCTGAAATAACTACTAAACTGTTAAATTTAAACAAAGTTAACTACATAGAGCTTAAAGACTCTAAATTAATATTTCCTTCTAAAGCGTATGTAAGTGGTGAAGAATTCTCTGTTACTCTGTATAACAGAACTGTATTCCTAGATGAGAGTCTTGCTTACGAGATAAGTACCGCAGGTTCGTCCTCTATTACTCCTCTTCCTTTAGAACAACATTCTACAACAGTAAGTAATCAAGATGTAATTGATTTCTACAATAGTGTTACATCGTTCACTCCTGTAACCGAAGTTAAATATATACTTACTTATTTAAGTACAAATAGTTTTCAATTAGTTCTTAACTCTGTTGTAACAAAGAGTGATATTGATATATCTAATATGAAAATATCTGTATCTGCTGCGTTTAATAATTACTTACTAAGTTCTATGGGACTATACGATCCAGAGCTTAAGTATACAGTTAAGATACTCTGGGATGAAGACGAAAACGCTATACAATTTATCTGTTCTTCTGACAACCTAGCTACAGATTTAGTAACAATTGATACTAGTGAGTGGTGATTAAATGCTAACATACTTAATATCTGATGCCTATCCTTACTCTCCTTCCGAAGGTTATGTAGTAATTACAAAGCAGCAACTATGTCTTAAAACTAATTATCAAGTTTTACAACTTAAGAACACTAGTAAACAACCTATAAACTTACTTCAAATAAGAATTAAAAGTCCTCTTGGAATTATGATTGCTGAAGCTTATGGTCTAAGCATTTCTATAGATCCAGATCAAATGGAAGCATACAGCTTCTCTTCTGTACTAGTCCCAGACGTTATAATTAATCCTGATACAATCTATCATGTTATTTTAAAATTTACACAAAACACTATTATAGATAAACAAGTAAATAATTTAACAATAGAGGCTAACTGGATATGAATATAGACTTAAAGCTGACTGTACCTTTTGTATCTAGTACCCAGTATTCAAATATAGTACTAAAGACAAGTGTACTGCTTGAACCTTTCTATACAACAGAGGAAGATGTACTTAACCAACTTCTAGAAGTCGATACAAATAATAAAATTAAGAACTTGAGAAAGATTATTTTTGATAAGTCAGTAATAGTTCTAGGGCAAACTAGAAAATTAGAGAGTTTTAACCTCCTTGATAAGTTTGCAATGTTTAATCTAAGACGACAGTACACAACATGCTTAGTGGTTTATGAGGCAACAAAATTACTTAAGGCTGACAGTTACTCTTCTAATGCTAGAAGTAAGAAACTAGGTGACTTTGAAGTAAAGACAGATACTACTGCTAATACAGACATACTTAAAAGAATACTAGATGACACTCAAGAATGTATTTCACATTATGAACAACTAATAAAAGACTTTGAAAGCGAAAGAGTAGTTCCTAGATCTTTTGTAAAAGGTGATAGTAATCCTTTAAATACAAACTCTGCAGGTAGGATGTGGTGGCTATCAGACATGTCTCCATATAGTGATAAAGCTTTTGCTAATACAAAGTATTTTGTTGGCACTACTAAGTACAAAGATGGCAGGTAACTATGTATCAACAACCTGAATTAGATTTGACTCAAGAGTTGATAGATCTATTAGAGACTGATAAAGATTGCTCTCCTATTCAACGACCTTTCATACTTAGAAAGAAACGTAAAGACATCAATACAAATGAATCCATTAAGTGTTCATGTTCATTATCTAGTTCGTTCTCTGAGGGGGCATTAAGTTGCCCTTATTGTAAAGGCACTGGAATATTATTCGATGAGAAAATAATACAAGGTTATGGGTACACATCTAACTACATGAGAGAAAGATATAACTTATCTTATCCTGCTCCTGTTGGTAGATCAGGTAGCGAACCACTCATACTTATCACTAGAGCTGATTTAAAAGTCGACCAGTCTGATAAAATCTACGGTCTTGAATTAACAACTGATAGTAAGATTCAAATTCCTTTACTAATAACACATAAGTATACAGTGTACTTCACTAAGAGATTAAAAGCCTCAACAAATGCATCTGAGTTTAATCTAAGTGTATTATGGGATTAATAAATATGACAGCAGATAGTATTTTTGATAAAACATCTCTTAATGAATTAGCTAACCACTCAGGTATAGATACATTCTACTTACATTTAAAAGAGCTGTTTGATGTTCTTGGACTTTTAGATAACCTAGAAGATAACAGTACACGAAATAAATTCTCATTTATAGAAGTATACCCAGACCAAGAGTACAGACAGAATAACGTAGTTACTTTTAACATTTTAGAAAGTACTCCATATATCTCTCAAAGTATTATTGGAAAAAGTGCTAAACACAACAGACCAAGATACAGTAGTGAAGATTATAATAGAACTACAGGGAATGTAGAACACACATATTACTCCCAACAATTTCATTGTCTTGAGTTGAGGTGTTTCTCCGTGTCAGGTAAGACATGTAAAGAGCTAACAAGACTTATTGAAACAATCTTTATAACTCATTGCAGCACTATAAAGAAAAATGTTAAAGATTTCATCCATATTTCTACAAAAGGTGTAGAGTATATAGGAGAATACGATAACAAGAGGTTATTTTCCTCAGCTATATATTTTAAAATAGTTACGGCTAAAGAATATGTAGTGGAGTTAGAGCACCTTAAAAACATAACATTAACATTAAATAATTAAGGAAATATTAATGACAATTAATCGTGTAGGTATTCAAACTGAAATCCTAGATGGCAACTTAGTTGCGCAAACTACAATTCCTGGAAACACTAATCTTATCATTGAGCGTGCATTCTCAGGTCCTAGTGATACTCTTTATATCGTAGATGATTTCAAGGTTGCTGAGTCACTGTATGGTACTCAATCACCTCTTATCCAGTTAGCTCGTGATGCTATTGCAGGCAGTGGCGGTACTTCTGGCTTAGCCTTATATCGTATTGGTGGCGGTGGTGCAGAAGTTAAGAACATATTTGGTGAGTATTCCTTACTAGGTACTGTAGCTGAGACTTTAAGTGCTGGACAAGATCTTTCTGTATACATTGGTCCTCGCCCGACTGATGCATCTAAACAGTGTGTTATTGTTTGGAAAAGTGGTAAGATTGTTTACAGTAATGTACCAAGTGCTATTGTAAATACTAACATCATCTTCCTTCAAGGCTTTGACGCTGACAACACTCCTTATCGAGTAGGTAGTCTTACTGCACCAGTAGCATTCTCTGAGATCGTTACTAATTTGTTAGATGCTATTGTACAAGTAACTACTGCTACAGCATCTCAAACTTCATTTACACTTGCAACACCAGTCCCTACTGCAACTTCTCATTTCGTTGTTAGTAAGACTAGTTCAGGTTTAACTACTCTAGTACCTACTACTGCATACACTGAAACTGTAGTCGGCGGTAACTTAACTGGAATAGTATTAACTACTGGTGCTACTGTAGGTGATGTATATACATTCAACTATACAAAACCAACATCTACTATTGATATTACTGATGCAGAGATTACTTATCAAGCCGGTAAGAATTCACTTAACTCTTCTCTTGAAGATCTGTATGAACTGTATGATACTGCTTTTGAAGACTTAGAAAATATTCGTGCATCTACTGCAACTATTAAAGATTTATTCAACTGCCGTAACATTGCTGCAGGTGATGATGCCGCTTCAGATCGTTTAACTTATGTTCTCCGTACTGAAACTGAAGAAGGTTTTGATTATGAGTGGTCAGAAGATAAGTATATTTACCAATTAGCTGGTAGCTCGACACTTACAACCACTAACCAACTGTTAGCTGAAACTGACTCAAATGGTACTCCAGTTATTGTTAAGTTGTACAACGAGTGTGATTTTGCTCATAGATTAGCTAGCTGGTGCTGGAATAACTCTACAAGTGCTGAGTTTATCTGTGGTACTGTAGGTGCTGTTCCTCCTAAGTCGTCAAACACTGTCGCTGTTAAGCGTTGGATCGGTAAATTACCTACTTTAGATACTAATGGGTCTATTACTATTGATGGTAGCGGATTACTAGGTAACCGATTCATGGTTGGTACTACAAACCGTTCTGCTGGTCTCTACGCTACAAGTACTGGATATCCAGATGGTTCACCTTTACGTGATACTTATGGTGTTCTAGTTGATATTGGTAAACATCTATCAATCGCTACACTACCATGCTATCTAACTACTGATATTACAAGTGGTAAGGTTACTTCTCTTGTGGGTCCTCGTAGTTTTGCTGCTGCTTACGCAGGTTTGATTACTACTATCAAACCAGGTCATAGTACAACTAATAGCGTATTCAATCAGATTACTCCTCTGTTTGGTCTTAAAGATTCTGTAGCTGATAAGCTTAGTTCTGCAGGTTACGTTGCTTTGGTAGAGCGTTTAAAAGGTGTTACAGTTTACTCAGGTGACTTAGCTACCAATGAAGCATCAGATTTTGACTATATCTCAACTGCTCTTGCCGTTGCACATATTGTAAAAACTCTAGAAGCAGTTATTGACCCTTATCTAGGTCGTGGTATTGATAGTATCTTAGGTGCTGCAATGCATAACGGCGTTGATAATGCCTTGAAACAGGCAGCTAGTCTTGGTGTAATTAACGGAGCTAGCTTCAAAATCGTACGTAGTGGTGCTAACAGCCTTTCTATCGTATTGAAAATTTCACCTAAAGAAGAACTACGTGTCGTACAAGTCTCTATTGCTTTGACTCCTGATACTACTCTAGTAGCTACTCAATAATTATAAGGATACGTAAAATATGGAACAATATACATCAAAAGCTGGTACAGAAATTCATGCTGTTTTTGATACTGTAAAGTTTGGTGATCTGCATATGGTTAAATATGCAATGCAACGTGACGTGGCTAATATCCACGTCATGGGTCGCGTAGATTCTGTCGGTACTGGTAAAGGTAAACGTCAGACTACAGGTGCTTGTGTTTTCACTGTGTTTGAAAAAGATCGACTGTTGGCTGCAGTAGCAGGAACAAAGAAAGTTTTCCTAACTGACCATGAACTTATTAACTATGGTTCAGGTAACAACAAAGATGACTTTACTATCAATGGGAAGAAAATTACTCAAGCCCAGAATTATATCGCTAGTGGCTCTCGCCGTTTTAATACTATTAATCCGGAGACAGATGCAGATTTAGGTACTGGTAATACACTAGTGAATATCTTTGCTGCTGAATCTTATGGTGCTAATGCGGCTCCAGTACTAGCTGACCAGATTCCTCCTTTCGATATTACTTTAGTTGGTGTTAGTGAAGTTGACTCGACTACAGCTAATCGTATGGTTATCCATGGTGTACAGTTTACTAGTGATCAAGGTGGTACTTCTATTGATGACTTAGTATTAGAGCGTCAATTAACCTTCATCGCTCGTCGTGTAAGCCCTTGGAAGCTCTTAACTGAACTAACCTAAGATAAATAATAGTAACAAACTCTAAAGGGTGACTTTTCATAGTCACCCTTTTTTATTGAGAATAAAAATGACAAAGTTAAATGTTGGTTCAGAATCTACTTATCGCTTAGATCACACATATACTTCTATTCCACGGAACTAATGTAAGAGTTGTCTTGGAATTTCCTGAAATAGGAGTAAATGGAAGGTCTTTAATATTTGCACTAGAAGACTGCATGACAATCTCTTACTCTGTGTATAGAAATAAAATAAGAATGATTCCTCTTGGGAATACAGGTATAACAGGGTATGGACTAGGAACTAGACTAGTAGCTGGAAGTATGATACGATCTGTCTTCTCTACTGATAAAGTTACTAAAATACAAGAAGATTTGTATTTTGCAAATCAAAAAGAAATACAAGAGAGATTACTAGGTATTGATTCTAAGATTCCTAGTGGACTTCCAAAAGAAGATATAATTTCAGTAATGAAAGATGATCTAACTTCCTTTAATATTCATCTTGCCAGTACAAGTGAAATGCTATCTGAGAAAGTAGATTCAGAGAATAATATAACATACAAAACTCACTCCAGATATGAAGTTATTACTGGGTGTATCATCTTGAATACAGGACAAGTATTCAGTATCGAAGATTTGCTCACTGAGTCTACTATGTCATTTGAAGCTAAATCTGTTAAGACTATTACAGATTTAAATAAAGTGAACTATACAGAAGGATTCTCTAATTCAGGCTCTATTTTGTCAGTGAGTAATATCCTATGAGTACCTATCAACACTACTATACCTCTGCTGATGTGAATGTGTATTTAGCTAACAAGGATAACTCTAAGTTAATATTACTCGATATGCTTACAGGTATTGGCTTTTCTCACACTGTAAGTACAATACCTGTTTACGGGTTAGGAAACCAAGAACCAGAATTCTTCTCTATGGGTAATTCATTAGTAACTGGTACCTTAGAACTTACATTCAAACATAATAGTTATTTACAGAAAGCTATAGACTACATAGTAGGAAATTCAGAATTAAGTGTTAAAATTGATAGAATAGCAAAAGCTGTAAGAACAGACCCAAAGAAAGTATCTAACGAAGATATGGCGTTTTATAATAAATACTACGCAAGTATGAATAGGAAGAGAAGAGAAGGCGCTTCTTTAAGCGAGTACCCTGACTTAACTAACTTAGTCATCCGTTACAACAATAGTAATACTTTTAAATCCTCTAGTGATATGTACACAACAATCGTAGGTGTTAGATTTAATACTCTCACACAAGGTGTGTCATCACAAGCTGAGAACTTAGTAACAGATCAAATAAGATTTATAGCTAAGAATATAAATACAAAACCAGTACCATTTTAAATTAACTTAGAGTTCAATGTAATGCAATTAAATTTTAAAAACCAAGAAGAACAAGAAGTAGATATAGACACTACAAGCCTAGAACAAGAGATAATGGAATCACAAGATGTTCAGTATCAGTACTTAGTGAATCTACAGCAAATCTTACAAGATTCTGACCCAGATAATGCTCCCACCATGTCACAAGTAGAAGCTTGGAAAGATAAGTATGATAATATTTATATCTCCAATGTAGTTGATCCTGACAAATACTATGTATGGAGAACACTAAGACGCGGCGAATTTAAGAAAGTAAATGCTAATAACGAATTTGAAAATAATACAAAAGCAAATGAAATTCTAGTGGAGAAGTGCTTACTCTATCCTACTCCTGACCAGACATTTCGTTTTAATTCAGTTGCAGGCGTAATTGATACACTAGGTAAGCAAATAGCGTACCAGACTGGTTGGATCTCTACTGAAGAAGCTCTATCAACAATTAGAGTGATTTAATTATGTTTTTACAGTCAGGAAGTAACTACTACATCCTTCCTTACCCTAATCGTATTCTATATATGCAGAGTGGGCTTATTATAAAGAATCCCACTATTAAGGTAAGACTACTTAATTACTCTGAGTTTGCTAAAGTTCAATACTTAAAACAAGCAGGAGAGTCAGAATTAAAAATAGCTGAGGAGATATTTGCTTGTTGTTATCTAGGTATTTTAGAACATGAAGATGAAGTACTCGAGGCTGACAAGACAGCTTTCTTTATAGATATGATTGCTAGTAAAGTTCTACAAGATACTCAAAGAATTGTTCTTCAACATGAAGACTATTTTGTAGACACCTTACGCACACTATCAAAAGTAGAAGTATGGGCTGGATACGTAGCAAAAACACTTAATCACACTTATACAGACGTCCTTGAAAAACCTGTAGACGAACTTCTTCGTTTATACGCTGTTGCTCACTTAGTAAGTAGAGGGGAAGTACCATCATTAGTATCAGAAGAAGATGTAATTAACTAAGGAACAAATATGAAACAAGATAATAGAGTGAGTAATACAGACACCGATACTAATGTGCTTCCTGAATTATTGGCTGCTTCTGTAGCTTATAAGATGATGGATGCTAGTCCAGCTACACGTAAACTCTATAGTAAGTTGTACGGTGCTGGAACAATGGGCGAGCAACTCGCTAGTTCTGGTGTAACTCTAAACAGGGGGACTCAATCCCTAGCTACCTCTATTATCTCTCAAGTTATGGCGCTAGAAGAAGCCTCTCCATTACATATCCTCCGTACATTTCAATTCTCAAACTTATTACATCCTTTTATAGAGAATACAATGCCACGGACAAGAGGTACACATAAGTAGTACCTCTATAAAAGGACAACAAGTATTCTATGAGAATATGCTGAAAGAGAATGCTAAGAATAAGTCTAATAAAGTTAAACGACTCCTACAAGCAGAAGATTTAAAACGAGGTATGTTTTTTGTCAATAACAAACTATACGGAGCGGACTCTAAAGGGAAGATAAATAAAGCTGACATCATACTAGAAGATGCTAAATTAGTATTAGCAACTCAAAGGAATGGTCAGATTGTCTCTCGAAATCATGTCTTAAGAAAATATGCAGAGACATTGAAAGCTCCTATTAATTTCAGAAACGCTACAACTAGTCCTCTAATGGTACTTAATGGAAAAGGAAGCATACTTAAACAAGCTAATTCATATCTTAAGTTAGGTATGGAGATAGGCTATAAAACTTTAGACAACCCTCTACAAGGTTTTGAAGAGATTGTACAAGGCATGGGAGGAGAACTAACGGGACTTACAAACTCCAATTTCTGGAGAAAAGCTAAAGCTTTAACTAATATACAACTAGGTACAGGAGGTGTATACAATCTATCTCATAAAGAAAGTCTAACAAGACTAGTAAAGAATCTAGGATTAAAATCACTAGGTATGTATGCTGGTTATCAAGCTTTGGATAGTACTGTAAGAACACTAGCACAACCAGGTTCTGATTTCAGTCATGGATTGATAGCGGGTATCGGTGGGTTATATGTACAAGGTAGGATAGGATTTGCAAAAGTATGGTCAGATCGTTTCCAAGGGTATAGACAAAGACAAGAACAAAATGCCCAAGGATCTACTGATCTACTTACTTTAGCAGGTATGCCTTTAGGAGGGGCTTTAGTTGGCGCTCAGATCGCTTACTTCAGTAGGATTACAAAGTCTGTTACAAAAGGTCAAGCCGCATCCGCAGCAAAATACTCACAAGAAGCAAGTTCTCCTTTATTGGCTAAGATTATAGGTACAGTTAAACCTATGACTATAATGAAAAGAAATACAATAATAGGGGGGTTGATCGGAGCAGCAACTGTACTTCCTTTCTTACCTGGAGCTTTAGTTGGTGCATCTTCTAAAGAACTAGAAGAAAGATATAGCGGCAAGAAAGAACAAGAAGTGAGAGCAAACCGTTGGTGGTTAATGGGTGGAGGCTCAATTCATGGAGACCATGTCAAGTACTTCCAACAGAATTGGTTTGCAAGAGCTAAAGCAGAATCAGCAACTAAAGCTATATATGGTTCAGATAAAGAAAAGAAATCTTTCAACCCTTTATTACACCCTATAAGTTATATACGTGATCCTTACAGATTTGAAAAATCGCACGATAAAGACATGCCATACTCTGTATGGGGTATGGAAGTAGGATATGGTAGTTTCGTAGGAAAGATCTTTGAAAGAACCGTAGGTCAGATAATAAAACCAGATGTACTAAACCCGAGAATACAAGCAGAACAGAAACTACAAGATACGTATAAGAAACGTCTGATGAATCTTAATAGTGTTTTTGGTGTAGATATAGATAAAGATATCATTAAGTACAGGAATACAAACTTAGATAATAACTTAACCAGTGAGTCAGACTTTACAGAGTCAGAGTCAAGGTCCTTAAAAAGTAATGAAACACGATATCTTAGCGCCCAAGAGAAGATTCTTTTAGAACAAAACTCTATGAAGAATCTAGATAAAGCTAAGAAACTAAATCTCAAAGATTACACCATAACAGTAGAAGATGGTGATACTCTAGCTTTACTTAAAAAAGGAGATGATAAGAAAATAAGTATCCGTTTATCTGGTCTTGATGCTCCTGAAGTAAAACATAAAAAAGAAGATGGTACAAAATTTCATACAGGTCAAGCAAGAGGACAAGAATCTAAACGACTACTAGAGGAGCTTATAGCTGCTAACAAAGAACTAAGTTTAGTAGTGAGTACAGAAGATAGTTCTGGCAAACGTGCTATGGGCGTCATAGTAGGAGATAATGGTAAAAATATCAACCTAGAGATGATAGAGAAAGGTGGAGCTACTGCTCTCCCTTGGGAAGGAGGATCAGACTTAATTTCAAGAGGCTCTGTAAATGCCGCTGAGAAGAAAGCACGTAATGCAGGAAGAGGCTTATGGACTAACAAGAGGTATCAAGCTGAAGAAATCTTTAATGAGTTAACTGGCGACACTCTGACACACAATACTTTTACTGATATGAAAAAACTATCAGCTAGCCCTGTACTCGCAGCTTATGCATCATTCTTAAAAAACATAGAGACTGATAAGGACTCTTCTTTATCCGAGAAACAAATAAAAACTATCCACAAACTAGCTAATAGTTATTTAAACTTCAGAGATGACACGTCTGCCAGGAGAGATAGACAAATAGGTCTAGGACTAGGTATAGGAGAAGGAGATAAGTATGCTACAGGTATTAGCACTAAGTTAAAATATCTAGCTAAGACAAGAGTAAGTAATGGGTACAAGAAAGAGACGAATCCTTTATTTTCTGATGAAAGCCCTACATTCGACCCGTTAAAAGAAGCTGGACGTCTAGCCACTAATTCACTCTCTGACTTTGTTGGTATTAAAGGTTGGGCTGCTGGTATGTTACTCAAAGGAGTAATAGGAGAGGCAGAATCAAGTAAGCAATTAGCAAAATCAGGTGAAGTTTCAAATCCATCTAGGAATTTTAAAAATCTAAACCTAGGTGATATTGTAGGTGTGCGGAGAGTTTCAACGTAAACTACTAGGCACTTCATCAGGAAGCACAACAGACTCTGTCAATATGCTTAAAAATAATGCTCCTAGTTGGCTGCCAAAAGACGGTAGTAGATACTATATAGATTTTAGTAAAGGGAATCTCTACAATACTGTAGAAAACGGTGTTAATAGGCTTCCTGGGAAAGGTTTTGAAGCATTACATAAAGGATTAAAAGGAGTTAATCCAGAAGACTACCCTCTCGTGTATCAATACCAAGTACTATCAGATGTTGCTAAAGGTTCAGCAGAACAGTACAAGATGAGAAAACAGCTACTTGACCTGCATAGACAAGGAAAGTTATCTAAAGCAGAAGAAGACATCCTTGTAAATACACTAGATAAAGAAGTAAGAAGAGATCAGAAAAGACTCTTTAGAGATGATAAGCCTAAAGTGGATGGTATATGGGGTACTCTCCAGTCAAGTGTATGGCAACGCCTTGTAAGCGCCTCTAATAATAATCCTATGGAGATGTTGACGCCTTGGAGACCTTTTAGTAAGTTCATGCATCAGAGAAATGCAATTGAAGATTACCGAGCAACACAACTAGGAGGTTCTGATACTGCTATATGGACTAACCCGTTTTCTCACTTCCTTAAACCTACTTACAATAAACTTCGACTCCAACATAACAAATCATTCAAAGGTAAAGAAGTACAAGAGAAAGAAAACATAAATGAATACTTTGATAAGTTGTCGCTTCTTAAAGGTTTGTTTAACGGTAATACTAAGGAAGCTTATCAGACTATAGCTCATTCCTCTTTGTCTGGTTTAAATACAAAAGATAAGGTACTTAGATTTAAATCTGCTTTATCTGATGATCAGAAAGTATATTTTGATGCCTTTTCTAAAGAAACAAACCAACAGAAAAGAAAACAAATTCTAGATATGCTTCCTAGTGACATATCTCTAGGTTACCAACAGATATGGAAAAACTTAGATATAGGAATCAAAGCTAAAGAGAGTGGAGGTAATGCTCATAAAGCTATTGCTAAAGATTTCTTAGATTCTACTAACACATTAAAAAAGGCGTTTAAAGGTGACTTAAGTCTATCAGGAAAGCAAATAGGTGAGATAAGAAAAAGAGTAGAAAATAATAAAGATGAATATGCTGACTTAGGTTTCTCCTTTAAAGAAAGACAAGAATTAGAAGAAGCTGCTGCAGTACGTACAAAGATAGCTCAAAAAGAAGCTGCTCAGTACATCCAACAGGCAACAGGTACCCCTACAGGATTGTTTTCTGGTTGGGATCCTCGTCTTACTGCAGACGATATAAAAATAAAGACACTCTCAGTAGGTAAGCAAGATTTACGTAGGTTTGGATTCTGGCAAGGTGACGAAGAGAAAATGAATGCTATGTCTGTACTTAATTACGATGACCAAGTAGTAACACAAATCGACAAGATAAAACAAGAAATACAAGGAACAAGAAACACTAAAGCAGCAATTAGTCAGGCTCTATTTAGAAAAGGTTTTGTAAGCACTAAAGTAGATATTAACGATTCAGAAATGAATTCAATAATTGTAAGAAATAATCAATAATACAGTAGGTAATCAAAGATGGCATTAACAACAAAAGGTAAGTTTATATTAGGTTCTGTTGCCGCAGGTGCTTATGCAGGCGACATTACAGATGACCCTCTTAGTGGTGTGCTAGGAGGTACTGTACTCGGTTTAACAGCATCTGCAATGAAGTTGAGTACTTCAGACATAATTGAAAGTGGTAAGGTTGTTAATAGCTTCAATCTAGATATGGATAAGATTAATAAGGATCGTAACTCTGGGTACAACAAAAGAGACTTAGAAGCTTTAAATACATTGAAATCCCGCATGAAAGGATTTGAAACCAGAAAAGCTAAAATACCAGAGTTACAAGACAGACTTACTGAACTTCAGGAAGGAATTGTAGCTGGAAAATCTAAGAGTACCGAAGAGGCAAGAGCACAAAAAAGACTAGGGTATAAAATACTAGCGTTAGAAAACAAGATTGCTCAGTACAGTGATTCTGGTCTTGATGTTATGGCCTCTAAAGTCGCTGATGAACTTAAGATTGCTGGTACTATAATAACTCCAACTTACGAGGGATTAAAGAAACATGCAGAAGGGATAACAGACCCTAGAGTAGCTAGAAGATTAAATAGTGCTCTAAGCGGAGCAAAAGCTTACCAAGGCGTAGTGATTCACGATATAGTTACAAAATATCCTGATACAAAAACTGTAATATCACTATCTAAGGGAGGTGCTGAAGATCGCTTAACTATGGCGTTGGCAACACAATTAGGTAATACACCAGAAGTAGCACGAGAAAAATCTAAGTTAATCCTAGACCGTGTTCTTGGAGATACTATAACACTGCAAGGACACAACTTAATCTTCACAGATAAACGAGAAGGTGCTCCTACTGTCGTCTTACCTATGACTGCTGAGACTAAAGAAGGAGTTATGTATCACTCACCCAACAATGGTACTCATTTTGCTGTCGCCGGTGTAAATCCTTATACAGATGCATATGCAAGAGGAGTAGAAGTTGATATAAAAGGACAAGGTGGTGGAAGACGTGTCCCGACACTTCAAGACGCTACAAAAAGAATACACCCTGAACTATTAGCTCTCCAGTTGTACGAAGGTGCTGATATCACTCAAGGGATTGAAATGATTAAGCAGAATCTAAGGCATGACCCTGATTCTGTTGCACTAGAGACTGAAAGTTTAGATGGACGATTAAAAGATCAGCATCTAAATCAGAAGTTTAGAAACGCAGGAATGTCATTAAACTTAGAACACATACTAAACACAGACAATACAGGTCTTACTGATCCTGATCAACCACTAACAAAAATAAAGAGAATCAGTACACAGGTAGGGACATCCTCTCAACTTAAAAGTACTATGCTTGCTCTTCAAGAAGGATTAGGAGGTGATGCTGTTAATATGTATTCAGGGTTATCACTGAACACCACTACCAGCATATCAAACTCTAATTTTAATTCTCTAGCTCCGTTAAACATGAATCAACGTGGTGCTACAGCCGTAGGTGTAAGAGATACACAAGTTAAAAACAGATCTGATGCTTTTAAAAGACTACAAGCTATGTATGGCAGTGATTTTGACAAACAATTTGAAAGTAGTAATGTATTTAGTAAACTAGATATTGCAGATAAAGAGGGGTTTAATGCTGTAATCGGAAATATCTTAGGGAATGATTACGCCCTCTCTGATGGAGCTGGATTATTTAATGTTAAAAATTCTCATCTATTTGAGCATGGTAGTGCACAAAAGCTTACTATAACATCTCAAAGAAATGGTGACTTCTTGATTAAGAATGAAACTATAAAAGACATGTTCAATATGTATAATAGTATGTTGGACAGTAAGCACACTACGTCCACACTAAATCCTCAATTTATGGAGACATATCAGAAAGCAAGAGGACTCCTTAATTATAATGAACTCTTACTAACTAAGAAGAAAAAAGGGTTTATACAAGATCCTTTAGACTTAGACCAACTATTTACAGATATTAAAAAAGGTACATATGACCAGTACCTAACGGCAAGTAAGAGACATCAGCCTAGTTTCAAAATAAGTAGTGGAGAAGCCATAGGATTAGACGGAGAAGGTAGAGAAATCTCGCTACACAATCAATTCTCCGAAGGCACTATGAGAGAATTAGTAGTTGACAGGTATGGTAATCTTGGCATACATGTAGATGCAAGATTTAACCCAGGCGAAGAAAAAATAGCTAAACTATTCTCAGAATCTGCTAAGTCTAACTTATACGGAGCTAAAGATTACCGACATGCTGCAGTAATAGGTACTCTACTAAACAGTGGAGAAGTTTCTGTAGTAGGTAATGAATTATATATACCTACTCCAAATGGAGGTCCAAGTAAAAAGGTAGATAAGAAAGATATAGACAAGCTTGTAACGAACATAGAAGAAAAGATTGCTAAGAATATACCTCTTAACTCTTTAGAGAAACGACTTAACTCTGCAATGAAAAGTAGTGTAATCTTAGCAGCCGAAGATACTAATTTTAAAGATTTTGCTCAACTAAATAAGGCAGGTGATATCACTGGCATTTTGGACTTTATAGATGGAAAGAAAATAAAAAGAAAAGTTGAACACTCTGACACAGAAAGACAATACATCAAAGATTTTGCTGAGAAACATGGAGGTGGGTTTCACAACTTAAGACGTTCAGCTATCTCATCGTTTATGAATAGTAATTTCAAAGCTGCGACAGATATATCTACAACTATCGCCTCAGACATCTTTAAGAACTTAGAAGATGTTCTTTCAACTGGAGGTACTAAGGAGCAGAAACAATCCGTTGAGGAAATGTTAAGACATTTAAAGATGATGAAAGACACTGATACTATTGAAGACGTTATAAATAATACTGAAGAGATGAAGGATTACTATAAGAGGAGAGTAGGAGGTACATTTAGAGCCGCTACTATTGCTAGTAATTTAGTAGGTACGAATAGGGTGATGCACGAAGACAATATGATGGGACTCCTTAAAGGATTAACTAATACTAATTTTACAGATTATGCCTACGGACTTACAAACACAGCGGGATCTGTTAACAAAGGTCAGGCTGCACTAGGAGTAGGAAACCAGGCAAGACTGTCATGGACTGCACAAGATCAATTACTTCAATCAGGTTTTACAAAAGAACAATTAAAAGTGATAGGTACCCCCGAACACAAAACATTAGTAGAGTTGGAGTCCATACTCGGAGAGAGGAATACAGGAATAGGTAAAAGACACAACAGGTACAGTATTAACTCTCAACTTAATGATACTAACCAAACAGACTTTGAAGCTATTCTTGTACGAACAACACCAGAAGACCGACTAGGAAAACTTAAGCAAATCGGAATAGAGATCAGTGATAAATCACCCTTTATTACTTACGAATTAAAAAATCCATATAAAAAGATAGAGAGACTTAACTTTGCTACAGTGTCTACAGACCGTAGTGGATTCTTTGAAGCTCACGAATTAGAGTTACTAAAAGAGATTGAAAGTAAGAAACTTCAATTATTTCATATGGATAATTTACTATCAGTAGCGCCAGATAAAGATAGAGCTAAGACAAAACTAGAATTTGATAAAGTAGCGGAAGAGTATAAAACTCTAACTGAATCTACACTGAAAGGTAATAATTCACTACTAAAACGTGCTGCATCTCTTCAAGTAGATGCAAGTAATATCAGCTTAGCGAGATCAACAGGAGGTGAAGCTTCTAGGTACATAGAGTCAAGACTTGCAGAACAAAAAACTACTATTGCTGATTCAGTATTTATAAGTCAAGAAGGGTTGGATCTACGTTTAAAAAGAATGGGTGTTACTAAGCAAAATACAAGAGTAGTAGATATACCTGCATTTCCGTCCTTAAAGAGGATTGAATACTTTAATGAAGACGCGTGGGTACCATTAAAGTCCTTAATCACAAGGGAGCCATCTCAAGGTCCACTATCAACTACATTTGAAAATTTAGTTTTAGATACGTCAATTAAACAGTCTGGGAGTGGTGCGCACCTATATGTAACCGAGAATCACAGAGGTTTCTTAACAGGTAAGTACATGGACTTCGACCAAGATACCTTACAAGAGTTGTTTCCTAAGCTAACATCTGCTCAGACACAAGAGCTGGAAACAAGATTTAAAGGTATTAATACAGCCCTTACAGAGATGGTAGATGCACATCAATACTTAAAAGTAAAAGGGTCGAATCATATAACTGCAACTATAAGAGACTTTAAAGATACTGAAGAGTTAGCTTCTTATTTAAATGCTGCAGCATTACAAGGAAGGGAAAGGAAAGCTCTTGCTGCTCCCTCTACAGCACTAGCCGTAGACTTAGCATCAGCATTTAATATGGAATTTGAAAAGACAGACGGAAAATCTATAAAAGGTCGCTTCTTAGGTCATACACTAGTTGAAAACTTAATTAAATCTGCTCATTTAGATACAAAAGCTTATAAAGAACAAACCGAGTCTGATATTGAAGCCTTCAGTAGACTTCATCGTGCCTATGTAAGTAATAAGATCAGTGCTAAAACCTATGAAGAAGGTATCAGACCTCTTATTAAGCGACAACTAAACTTAGATAAAGTAGAAGCTGGACTTACAGATGCAAAACCAGAACAAGTTAAAATGTTACTGGATTCACAGGAAGACCTAATACGTGCTACTGTAAATCATTCTAAAGAGGTTGCATCGACAGCAAGAAATCCACTTCATGTTACTCAAGGTGTTGGACATGGCGATCTAATAGAAAGATCAATAGATGCTTTATCACAATTCGTAGAGACAAGTCAAGGATTAGATTTGAGAGGAGGAGAAAGTTATGGTAGAATGGCTCGTGAGATTAGTGTTAATATAGCAAAGACTATTAAAAATAATAAGGGTATCTTAGGTGTAGGTGCAGGAGCTTTGTTCTTAGCATCAATGATGACTAAGAGTGGAGAGGGTGGTTCTCCAGATACAGAAGCTATTAATACTGAGAGATTTGTTCGATCAGATGCTTCTAAGAACCTCAGACCTTATAATCAAGTACCTAATGCTATAGAGACAAACAAGCAAGCAAGAGCTTATGTTACTCCTAAAAACCATACAAAACAAAGTACTTCTGTGGAAGTTCAAGGTGGTTTTACAGAAGCAATGCAGTACGGAGACATGAATACGTATGCAGATCAAGCTAAGAGTATATCAGATGCTATCTTCGGAGATAGTTTAAGAACTGCAAGATTTGAAAATTAAATAAAAGGTGTAAGATGACAGAAACAATTATTACAAAAGAATCATTCATTATAAATGACATAGTACTTGATGTTAATCCTAGTGATATTAGATTAATCGAAGATAACTATGCTATGCAAGATAGTTATATACGTACAAATGCAGTTTTTGCATACAGATCAAAATATGCATCTACTAAGATTTCTATAACTATCCCAGTAGAACTAGATGACATGATGCTAAATAACTTTGATCTGTCATCTTACGAATACAGTGGGAATTATAGTAACATACCTAATACGTTAAAACTGTTAGTACAATTGTGTAACTATCCTTTCTGTTTTATTAAGTCAAACAGAGTACAAACCTATGTAACACCTACTTCTATTTCTTCTACTAATTTCATGATCTTCGCTATAGACGAAATGAATCTTATGTTCAGATCTGAAGTTTCTAATGTTGCTTTCTTAGAGTTAGTCATTTGCTACTACAATCATACACCATTTGTAAAAGACTTTAGTTTTAGTAAAACAGTTTCAATGGTAGAGTACTCTTCTTACGATGCTTTTAAATTTAAAAGTGAAGGGATTCAAAACTCAGGAGTACCATACCTAGGAGAGAGCGAGTCTTGGAAGAGATATTTCTTAAAAATTATGACTGATATTAGAGATCTAAGTACGATAGAGTCTTTTAAGTTAGGTTCAGAAGTTGTACAAGAGTTGTTTAATACTTTGAGAGTCCAGATTGCTGTACCAAACGTTACTTCTGTAACTGCAGACAGTATAGAGGAACTAGGGCATCAATATGGAAATGAAGCGAAATTCGTGATCACCACTAATGTTGACCCACTGAATGCTGATATATTACAACAACTTTACGCAGATAAAAAAGATGGTCAAGACTTTAGTCAACTATTGAAACAAACCGATCAAGATAGCAATGGGAAGAGTGCTTGGGAAACCTATACAAAAGTAAAAGGTGTAATTACTTATGACGATGTATTAAAAGCAATAGATGAAAAAGCATCTGATCCTATGGGGGAGTTCTACTCTAGAAATAAATTATTTGTTATTGAGTGGGCAGATATGGACTTAGAGTTATTAAGAATTAGTGTCCAGTCTATAAGTATTAGAAAAAAGAATAAACTAGCTAGTAATCATATAGGTTCCTATAAGTATCCAGTGATCCAGTACATGGGAAGGTACCCAACAGAAGTAGCGATACAATTCACTACGAACGTTGGAAATTCTTATCTCGAACAGAGTGGGGAAATCGGTCTTAGCTCTTTCATTAAGAATCAATTCAACATCCTAGATAGAAACAGAACAATGTATCCAGAGATGTTGGCTCATAACTACCTTAAAATTAAATCGTTAGGTACTATATTTAGTCAGAATATTCAATACATCCCTAATCAGTACCATCTAAGCGCTAATTCAACCGAGCAAGGACTTGAAACATTTAATTGTACTTTTATTGAAAGCAATCTAGAGTCTTTACTAGAGCTAGGTGAAATGACAAACTCTGGTAAAAAATCTACAGGAGAGCAAGAGGGATTTACTCACGACGTAGTTATTAAGTTTCTTACTGACCTATCTACTTACTTATCAGATCGAAAAAATGCAAGTAAACTAAGTAACGAAGAGAAAAGTTACATCCTAGAGATTTACTATAAGTGTTTATTACTAGTTAATATGTACCGAGTGGAGGCAGGCAGTAAGTCCGTACTTGAAACAACTCTGTCAACACTTCCTCTTTCGGAGTTAGAACAATTTCTTGCATACGCTCTTGCTAAAATATCTTCTCAGTTGTTTCAAGACCTTGTAGCAGGAACTGCAGCAGTCGCAACGGCAGCAGTAGTGGCCTTTTTCTCTGTATTTAGCGCAGGTACGACTTTAGGCCTTGCGATTCCTGCCTCGGCAGGTGGGTATTGGCTAGCTAATGAAGCTATGGAGGTTGCAGGTATCAACGCCAACCCTTATTTCTATAGTACAGTATTTGAAGGACTTGTTCCGTCAGAGGTACTTGAATATCACGTCAACTGGATATCAAACGGTGCAAAAGGTGGTCTTATTGAAAATATTAAAGCAAGAAAGTTAATTGTTACAGGAAACGGGAAGGTCATACAGGAGAATATTAATAACTATGTAAGTTTTATATTCAGAGAAAGAGGTGAAACTAAAATCCTTCTTAATGAAATTGTAGGTATGATTGCAGTAGGTAGTGGAAAGAATAATCAACTATGTAAATCAGTAACTGATGCATATGCTGAAAAATTTGCTGCCGGATTTGACACTAGTATTGTTACTTTTACAGGTCAGGCTATACCAGATTTAAACTTACAAACGATACACCCAGACTACAAAGAAGCTTCAGATTTAGCTGTGCAATCATTAAATCCTTTTTTCTTTTTAGTAGAAAACAAATGGTTTAATGATTCAGAAATTAAAGATACCTTTTCTGTTATTACAGATACCACTCAAGCTATTGAACAAAGCCTAGGTGCTGCTATAACAGAAATTGTCAGTGAAGACAAATCAAATATTAATCCAGCTATTGAAACTAGAGGTAGGTTAAAATACACTGAACCCGTCGAAGCTAAGTATGTAATCGACACAGAACAAGAAGCTCTTTCTTCAGTCGGAAATGCAGTAGGAGTAACTAATGATGTACCTACTAGTTCTTCTACACTCCCTGCCACAACCGGAGCAAATGATATAACCTCTTTAGCTGATGTACCAGTAGATAGTAATAAAGATGAATTGTTAGCACACTACAGTACAGCTAGATCTACTGGATTACGTCTCTCTGAGCAAGATTGGCTACTGTTTGCCAATACAGTAGCTTTCTATGAAAGTAGAAATAGAACAAATATAGTAGGAGGAATGAATAATCACTTCTTAGGTAAGTATCAAATGGGTGATATGGCTCTATTTGATATTGGATTTTTAAATAAGAAAAGTCCTAATTCAACTACATTAAGTGGCGCTTGGACAGAAACAGGATTAAACAGAGAAGTATTTCTAAACAGTCCTTCAAAACAAGCAGAAGCATTTGCTAAGTATGTAGCAAAGAATTATACATATGTAGCAAATAACTTCAAGAAAGAAGGTCTTCCACAATTCTCTTCATTACCTCTTAAAGTCCAATTAGCTTGTCTCGCAGCAGCCCATTTTGGACATACTTATGCTGTTCCTGTCTACAGAGATCGTTCTAATCCTTCAGGGACTAAATCATTACTTTATTATGATAAGATCTTATTAGTGTTTCAAGATAGAAATGCATCGAGTACTACAAACAAATCAACTACGCAGCCAATACAAAAAGCTGTATTCGTAGCTGTATTGAGTTGCAATGAGTTCAGAGCAAAACTATCTGACGGTACTGTGAAAGATTATCTAATAGAAGGGACGATAGATCCAAGACAAGCAACTAATGTAAAGAAATTAAGTGCAGGGCAATCATTTGATAAGTTACAGAATCTTTTCCAGTCAACAATGAATCTTTATAAAAATCTTCAAATACAAGAGACAGGATTTACAGCACCACCAAATAAGAAGACAATTGTTAAAGTATTTACAGATAAAGGTCTTAGTCTTAACCTTACAGTTTTGAATCAAGGTTATGCAGTACTTGATCCTGCGTATGAAGGAGTTTCTGGTTATCTAAATGCAAGCGACTCTGCAAAAGATAATAAAAAAGGATTGTATTCAGCCGACTTAGTATCTACCTTACCTTCTAAAAGTTTAGTATCCGCTGACGAAACAACATCAAGAGTATTCTCTGAAGCGGAACTTAACAAATACAGGAAAGTAACTCAACTGTACAATAGTAAAACTGATATAGGTTACATCCTCTCCCCACCTCAAGTACCATTTAAAGATAAGTCAGTAAAATATAAAATATCCTCTGGATTTGGTGCTAGAAGTGGAAGTCCTAACGGACATAGAGGAGTGGATGTAGTAGGACAAGGATTTAGTATTCTTGGCTCGCATGTGCAGCCGACTGCTAGTGGTACTGTAGTTTTTGCTGGAGTAAGAGGTGCTTATGGTAATGCAGTTTTTATTGATCATGGTAATGGATACACTTCAGCTTATGGACACTTAAATAGTATCAATGTTAAAACAAACTCAGTCGTAAAAGGACTAGAGACTGTTATAGGTACAGCAGGAAGTACAGGTAGGTCAACTGGCCCTCACTTACACTATGAAATCTCCTACAAAGGAACAAGAATAAATCCTAAAGATGTAACTGACTTACAAAAACTTGTAGGAAATTCTGGCGGGTACTCTACAGAGAAACTACAAAGCTATGAAACTAATGTAGGTCTAGGAGGTCAGATTACAAATCCTAAGCGATTTGTTGATACAGTAGCTATTAACAATAATAGCACTAGCATATACGACGAGGGTTTGTGGGTTTCTAGATTTTCTGACATGCTGGCTAAAAATATAAACAGAGGGTTGTCTCAGTCTTTTCCTACTATTAAGGTGTACGCCACTGTAGGTAACGAAGATCAGGATTTCTTTGTTGGTCTTCAAGGCTCTCAAATACAGTACTACGAAATCAAAGGTGTTCGTGATTTTCATTTAACAACTAATAACTCTGAGAACCCTGTAGATGTAGTTAGTATGATCATAGCTGATCCAAACTTTCTTAAAACTGACGAAATGACAGCCTTAGCTAATAATCCAGTCATAGACTATAAGAGTATAGGTACAGACTATGAAACTAAATTCAAGAATAATAGATTACAACTAAAGCCAGGAATGAAACTACACATAAGAATGGGATATTTTAACAACCCAAATAAGTTAGATATTGTATTCAATGGTTCTGTAACTAGTTGCTATAATGTTCATACTAATGCTATTCAAGTAATTGCAGAAGGATTCGGCAAAGAGTTACTTTCAGAGATAATAGGTAGCAACGAGCCTAAACGACTAGGTGGAGGATGGAATAGCTCAACTGGTTCTATTTTTGCTGACTTAATGGTTTATCCAAGTCTGTACCATTTTGGGAAAAGTTATTCTTTCGGCCGTATGCTATTTGAAGGGTCACTAGGAGATCAACTCGATCCTGAATCTAAGAGTTTGTTAGCGTCTTCCACAAGTATCTTACAAACAAGTTACAAACGTGATGATATGAGTGACGGCGTATTCAATAGTAATTATTACCTAGGATTTAAACTGTTTAACAATATTATTCAACGTTCGCGTGTTAACACTAATATTTATGCGGCAGATATAGAGCACGTAGATAGTCAATTTGACTCACCTATTGTTAATCTATTTTCTAATATATTATCACCAAATAAACCTGTTACTTATGATTACTATGCTGTAAATGAAACTCCTTGGGACGTTATGAAGCAAATGGAGCACAGACATCCAGGAACAATAGTGAAACCAATGTGGTATCAAGACAGGTGTACTTTATTCTACGGTATTAAAGAGCAATTATATATCGCTAGAGACACTAATATGACATTAATGAGTCTTACAGCTAAAGATTTAATTGATAATGAAGATTGGGGAGTAGATAAACAATCTAACATTAAAGATGCTTACTCAACTTACAGAGATGAGAGAATGGATCCCGCATTCAATTTCCACCTCGTAAGTTCAGAGTTTAATATGATTAGTAATGGAATAAAACTGAATGCTGACTATTTTACTAAAGTATCTGTAGGTTACAGAGATGATGATGATGATATCTCTAATAAGAGTGCATGGGAGACACTCCCAATGATGTTAGATGATAACCTAGCTGCATGGGAGATACGCGGATCTGAACTAACGATGAGCGGATGTGATCATCGTTACATGGCGTACCGTTACGGGACTAATTTCCTAATAAAAGAAGCCGAAAAGATGTATGACGGAAAGATTACATTACTAGGTAATCCATCTATGAAGGCTGGTGACTATGCATTTATAAATGATACTTCGAGAAAAATGTACGGTGTTGTAAAGATAAGAGAGTGCTTTCATCACTACGATGAACGAAACGGATTCATTACTGAGATAATCCCTGGGCAATTCGTTGAACCAGCAGAATTTTTAAGAAGTAGTTTATTCCTTCGTGCAGGTCTTACATCTAAAGCACTTACATCTGAACTAACAGGTAAAGTACTAGAGCAAGCGTACAGTGAGAAAAACTTTGAAGAATTCAGAAAACTCATATTTATTCAAACTCGTTGGTCTAAGTTAGCAAGAGGAGGAGATGGTATCTTAAACAGGAACACTCCTGGGGTCATCAATGCATATAGAGATCTTATTGAAGATGGTGATTACGGATTTCTAGCGCCTCCTTTAGTGTTATCTGGTTTTATGTTAGCTTTTGCTCGTAATACATATAAGAGACTAGGCTTTAATGGACAATTTACTAAGTCTTTCGTTAGTCTAGGTACTATTGTAAAAGAGGTAGGTAAGGCAAGTATTTCAGGAATAGTAAGAGGTACTACCTTTACTTATGGCGTTGGGAAAGGTGTTGTAAAAGGTTTATTGAATGCTCGACAAGTATTGACAGGTTGGAGAGCTGCCCTTTCGTCTGCTTCGGTAGGTTCTGTAGTTGGAAGATTAGCATCGTTAGGTGGCTCTACTATTGGTCTAGCTATCAGAGCTGGTACTATAGCTGTACAAGGAGCCTTATTAGCAATCTCTGCTATTCCTGCTATTTTCTCTATAGTCGCTTTTGGATTAGTAGTTAGTTGGGTTAATGCTCAAGTAGAAGAAGAGAGGTACACAAGGCAACCCGCCATGTTCTATCCTTTAATACAACATGGCAGACCTTATGTTGCAGGTATGGCTGGAGTTATTCGAAATGAATGGCTCAGTAGTAAGTTAGAAGAATACAATAAAAATGAAAACTCAATAAGAAAAGCTGCTACTATCGTAAAGAACAAAAGATCGTTGAGTGGAGAGTCGGCAAGTATCTTAGCAGATTTGTTTGCTAAGAGAGATGCTAATGAAAGAACACCAACATTCATAATTAATGAAGACGGCCAAATCACAACAGACAAATACGGTAGGTAATATGAAAAAACATAATAAAAGTAATGGGAAGTTACTACAGAGTGCTCTGGACAGGAAGAAAGAGCACTTTAAAATCGGTACGATAGCTATGGTAATTCCTAGTACAGATAATTTTATACATGCAATAATCCTACGAGATCCAGCAGATACTTTAGATGACTCTCTTATGGCTACAGCGTATTTTAATAATTATCAATTAGGTGATGGAAAAGCGCCTATCTTATTGGCCGCATGTGCTATTCCAGTTACAAACTTATTAAACACTAAGACAGAGCCACTAGAGTCATACATAGGTATGCAAGTGAAAGTACGACTAGTCGGAGATATAGCTAGAGATGCAACAGTACTTCCTAAACCATTTCTTAAGTATGAAGAACAAGTAGAACTTAAACGTCTAATAGAGTCTGGACTAGGTCTGAACTTGAATTCTAAAGAATTTAATGATAAGCTTATACAAGCATTAGGTATTCCACTTTCTTATTTAGTTCCTTTTGAACTAGATGAAAACCCACCTGTAATTATTATTCCAAAAGAACATGTCACTACAGATCAAATCACACAAAATGATAATGATAAAAAACTTAAACGAGAAGTATTGAAAGAGAATGGCGCTATACCTAGTAATAAATTATTAGCTAACCTAAAGAAAGCTCTTTGTCATACTCCAGCTAAATTTCTCTCAGGTAAATAACATATGCTACTTAAACATCACGAAGATCAAGCATCATTTCTTAATTTAGATAATGAGTTAGCTCAGATTGCTTCTGGTCCTAATGCTATCAGTACGACTAAAGACTCTGGTAACTTTATAAATGGTCCTGTTTCCTTTTCTAGTCCGCACACCTCTATGCGTTTTGGCGGTGTGTTTCGTTTTAATCCGCTTACAGCTACTTGCATCCCTTCTACAATTGCAACTCCAATCCCAACTTTCGAATTAGACATACCTATTAAAAATGTATCTGTACTTACAGGCATTGTAGGTATCATCGCATCACTTATTTAGAGACTACCTAATCATGCTTGAAAACATTCTACAAGATATACATTTTGACACCGAGTACGGAGATATTGACATAAGCAATGAAGATTTTGTACTTGTAAGCTCATATAAGAAGTTTATTCTTAATTATATAAACGATAAATTAAAATCAGGGTATATGGATTATTTTAGACATCCTGAGTATGGCACTGATTTACAGAGTTACATAGGTACTGGAATAAGTGAGTCAGTATTAGATAACATTAGAATTAAAGTTAGACTATCTTTAGCAGAAGAAGGTTATTTAAAAAGTAACACTGTTGAAGTATATACAGCAGCATTAGAGAATTCTGTGTATCTAAGAGTAGTCGTAGAACTAGAAGATGAGACAATTAGTACAGGATTAGATATTAACTACAAAGGAGGGATAACGATTGCAACTTAATTTAAACAAAGGAAAGATATATTCCGATATAATTAAAAATCTTGGTATAGGTTCTTTAAATATAAACTCATCAGTTTATAAAACAACTCAACCTGTAATAGATGAATTAGAAATATTTTCAGACTATTGTAATCAAGTAATAAAAGAGATAAATGTAAATACTGCTTCTTATCCAACTCTTCAAAAACTAGGGGGAGAGTTAGGGATTTACCGCAGATCATTTAATACTATAGATTTACCAAAGACATTAGAAGTTGCTTATATAAGCTTCGATGAAACCCAAAGTCTTACTTCAACCTCGACGGCTGTTTTAGTCTTTCCTGCTGGAAGTAGTGTAGAAGTTGGAAGAACTATATGTACATTTAAAGAAGACGTGTACGTATCTGGTGCTACCCGAGAGTACGTAGATATCTCATTAAAATTAAACTATACTGATGTTTTTAATATAGCTAAAGATACTTCTTATTCTTTAACTCCAACCAGAAACAAAGAGAGTGTTCCGTCAGTTGGAATTACATTTACCCAATCAGTCGGTATTGTAAATATTGAAGAGAATATAGAGGACTATCGAGTAAGACTCTTACAAGCAAAAGGAATGCCTTCAAAAGGGTATAACTATATACTTCAACAAGCTGTCCAAGAAGTTCCAGGAATACTTAAAATAGAGATAGATCAAGGGTCAGACAGTACATTCTATAATATATACACGTATACAAAAGAACTACTAGAAAAAGGAAGAGATGTTCGCATCAATAGTTTCTTAAATTTAGCTGTAACGGAGAGTATCACTCAAAGATTAGATAAGGATATAGATGTACAAGTGTTACCGGCAGAGCCAATTAATCTAATGATAGAGATTCCTAGTACATTAACACTTAATATGACTACTGAGGCTATCCGTGTAGCATTAAATATATACTTACAAAATTCAGACAAGATAAACAATACCTACTTATTAAGTATTCTGAGAGGTATCCTTGGTCACACTTTAACAGAAAATCAAATAACTGTAAGACTAAAATCTCCAAATATATTTGAAAGTGATCTAGAATTAGATCTTAACAACACTAAAATACGCCCTAGAGGAAGATTTTATTATGTCACCACAATTAACTCAGTATAAGGAGAAAAACTATGAACCTCCGAGTAGAATCAATAACAAATTCTGCAAGTAGTGTAATATATGACAAGATATTATTTGGACTACCATCTATACAACATACTTTAACTTTATCTACTAGTGTTAGTTATCGACCATATATCGATGATCTTACTTTGTGTTTTGTTGATGAATCATCTAACTACTATAAAGCTGTAGTCACAGACTACTATGGTGAAGATAATGGAATCGTAGTAATTAAGTTCTTAACTGACTACAAGGAGGCACAGTACACTAATAGATTGCTTATAAGTGGTACTGAAGATTTAGGTGAACGGACGGAAGGAGCGTAAAGCAGTACTTAAATAACGTATCAATTATAGATGTACTTACTTCTCATGCAGATCTTATTATCCGTAGAGATACAACTCATATTAGGGAGCCTAATTTTTTAGTAGAAAGATCCAAAAGATATCTACCATCTTGGGGATCAGCATTTTCAAAAGACGTATCTAATTACACAAAAATAGTAGAACCTTACTACAGCTATATAAATAGTAACTATCAAAAACTTAATACTATGCTATCTAACAACGAAGTAGATAGTACTTACGAAATAAAAGTATCAAGCAAACCATCGAAAATCATGGATTTAGAAGGCAATACTTATATTGATTATCACAATAAGAATAACTCTAATTTTAAAAAGATAGGTATAATTGCAGATGAGAGTGATCAGTTATATACATATTTTATAAACCCCTCAGAAATTTTACAACCACTAATTATAGATAATAGTAAGGTCTATATTAAAAAAGATGATAGTAATAGTACCTCAACAATCTACATAGAAGGAACAGATGTAACAGGAGCTGTCATAGGCGAATCGATTCTATTACTAGATGATCAGACGAGAGAAAGTATAAATAGATACTCTACGATTTCAAAAGTAAACGCAGGGTACCCACTACAAATAAGTAACTATCTAGATTGCAGTGTTAATCACTCGTACTATACTAACGAGATAACTCCTTGTCCGTTATTCATTGATAAAAATAAACAATTTAGTGTATTCACACCTAAGTTTAAAGTAGAGATGAATGAAGCTAGAAACAATCCTGCACTCTCTGTTTACAACACACTATCCGAGCCAGTATTTAAATTTAACTTTGAAACTTCTACTGTCGATTCTCTATACATAGATAAGAATTTAAGTGCATATTGGATAAGTAATGGTGCACTGTATCATGACGTTCTATCAATAGATCATAAGAAATTTAGTACTAATATTACTGAGAATGTAAACAAGTATTTGTATTCGAAGAATAGTGTTCTTATTGGTGATTGGGTTGATATTGTCGTTGACATACCTAGATTATACTTAGAGACTGGATCATCTACTTTCATGTTATCTACTATTATAGATGGAGAATTAAAGTATCTTCACACTGAATATAAAACTCTAGTCTCAGAGAAGTATATAACAGACTGTAAAGAAATTACATCTTTATTAGAGTTTTCAATACTTCTCGAATCAAGTGAAGAAATCATCTTTAATCTTGTCACTCCAGAACGTACATACAGATTGAATCTTAGTCCTCACATTTTGTATAGTAGGAATGGAGTCCCAATCGACGATCATTCATTACTCTATATTAAAAACAGCGAATTAAAAGTTAGTTCTTATAGTGTAGATTATGAGTACAACTATGATTCTACAGTTACCTTTGTTTGGGATGGAATTTCTGATCTTGATTTTGAGATATCGACTGGAAAAGATGTTATAGGCACGAATATAAATACGTTTGAAAATACTGTATTTAGTAAATTATTTCTAGATGGAAATAATACTACAGAGTCCTACCTATACAGCTTAGAACAACTTAAAAAAGACTATAAAGGAGAATGGGGCTACAATTGCAATAGCTTACCGCTTACCTTAAAAGTAAGCCTAGGACCTAATGCTAATATCCTAAAAGCAACAGTAATAAGTTGTTTTGTACTCGGAATACTAGAACCTATCTTATTTGACACTCAAGAGTTATTAGATACAGGAACTACAGAGAAGATAGTGTATCTTACACGTCTTGGAATACAAGACTATTCTATTTGCGAAGAAGAGCCAGCATAATATGTTAAAAGTAATAAAAAATACTACCAGTAACGCTAAAGTAAAAAGCCTAAGCCTAGGCTTTGAGTACGATTCTGTCACTAATACTTTATCTTTACCTAAAGAGCAAGATTATAGGTTATTTGATACCGAAGGGAATAGTTACGTCGTGAAGGGAGATAATCCGCATGTAAATTCAAATGTATTACTACTTGAATTAGCTAGGTATACGGGATTTCAAGAGGATTTACAAATTACTCTTAATGGAGTTGCACACACAATATTACTCCGACTAGAAGAAACTACAGACAGTTTATTTTCACTTAAGTGCTATAAAATAGGAGGCTACAATAATTACGTGCTTGCATTTAAAAATCTAACTAGTGAATCTGTAGTCTTATCTATTAATAAGAGTGATCTTAAAAGTATAGGTAATTGTATTAACACAGTTGACGGAAGCCTTCAAGGATTAGGTACTATTATAGATAGCAGAAGAGCTTACAAGAGAAATTTAACAACAAGCTATCCTAGTGCTCTTGATTTATCTTCCTTCTCTGAAGTTCCTAATACGAGAACACAAGACAATAACTTCTATTTCTACACTGTAGGTGCTACATGATAATAACAAAACAATCACTACAAGACTACGATCTAACTAGAATAGACACAGTTCTATATAGAAAGAACACTAGTATTGCAGCCGGAACACCTGTAGGAGTAATAGAGATAACAGGAAAGGAAGAAATAAGTAAAGTAAAAGATACCGTAAAATATGGTAATAAACTCATAGATACAAAAGGGTTATCATTAGGTGACCTACTTTTGACACTTATTTCAGAAGGATATGTCTGTAAGCTTCACTCGGGGATTTTAGGCAATATACCTATGCTCGCAATTCAAGATTTTAGTACTTGTACGGTAACCGTAGAAACAGTAAATCAAATACCATATAAACTATCAACTGATCCTTTATCTGTAGTAGATTACTACTTATTCTCTGATAATGTTCAAATACCATATGCAATAAAATCTGGTACGTTATTCTGTGACACCACCTCAAAAAATCCTATGAAACTAATTAAAAAGAGCTATAAAAATGTAGTTATCAGATATTCTTTAGACTCTGTTCGAACAGAAGATAAAAGAGTACTTGATTACGGAGATCCTCAAAATGTCAGCACCTAAATACTTAGTACGAAAGAACTATACTTTCAAAGTGAAACCACAGCCTCTTTATGGTGTTTGCTCAACGACTAACGAAGTTTTAGGAAGAGTAGAAACAACGAGTAAAGATCTTGTCCTCCTTCCCCAACAGGTAAATATTGATTCTATAGGCTTATCCAATAACGGCCAGTCCTATTTTATAAAAAGAGTGGGAAATGAGCTTTTATTTTCTGACGAGAGTTATACTCCTGTTATAGATTTACTTGAAATTGACACTTCTCTTTTGGATAATACTGACTTTTCTTCTGTACCTGAGTCTATTAAACGACATCTAATAGAAGGAGTAATATGTGGTCCAACAGCCACTTTTCCTTTCTTAGGTCACACTACGGATAGTTTATATTTTAAAGTAAGTGAAGGCGTTGTAACTCCACTATACGGAAGAATTGACTACAGTCAAGGTAAAGTGTATGTTTATGATTATGATTATGATGATACACTTACATCATACCCGCGTGTGTATTGTCTCATAAATACAACTAAACTTACTACCTCCCGATTAGGTACTCAATTAATAGATACTACAAAATCTGGTATATACTCATCAAAATATGTAACTAGCCACTACTTAGCAGAGTTAAGTACTAATACAAATGATATTCTACTTACATTACACTCTAAAGTAATTGCAGTTGTTACAGCTAATATAAAACTAAACGGAATAGAATACGTCGACGGTGATTACTTGATGTTGTTTCCTAATAGATATATAATGAAAGAGTCTACCAACGGATTAAGTTCAAGAAGTACAGACAGCTTAGAAGTCTCTTTTAGTCACTACTATCAAGACTACATAAAAGAAAATTATACAAGTATTGATAAAGTCTCAATCAACACAAAATTAAAACCAAGCTCATCTAAAACAATAGAATTGTACTATCTGAATGACAGAGAAGAGATAGATGGGAAAGAATCACTTTATATTTACTAGGATAAACCTACATGCCAACACCTGATATATTCACTTATGTACCAAACAGTTCAACAACAGCTAATCAAGTTAATCTTTTAGGTCAAGACTTAGATGTAGCTTTCTCTATACTAGAGACTCTTTTGACTTCTGATGATACTTACAATTCAAGTATAAACAGTTCAATTGGATCTCTAGATACTAAGTACCTAAAAGATTACTATCCTGATGGAGGTAGTATTAGTTATACTCAGAATCTATTCTTTCCTCTTCACTCGAAAGAAGCTTCTTTAGAATTGTATCCACTGGCAGACACATCAAGTCTAAACAATATTACGATTAACAACTTAATTGTTCCTGCCACGGTATACACTTATAAGCATGATGGCGTTCTTATTTTAGATACAGATTTTTCTATTATAGGTAGAAAAATAATCTTTAAGACTAGGCCAACAGAGCAATTAACAATTACTTATTTAGGCTATAGTGTCATAGATGGTCAACTAACACAACCTAATCTGAGACGTAATGTGTACCCACACAGTAGTAGTGTATCTGTAGTATCTAATACTTATACACTAAGCGGAGATTACTTTAGTAAGTGTAGTGACCAATTAAAGTCAAGAATAAATAACAGTGAGAATATAGATGGGTACGTCAGTGTTTTCCTAGATGACGAAAAGATATTACTCAGTGATGTTGAAATAACAACTACAAGTCTTAAGTTTCACACTGAGAGTACATTATCTGACTCCAATAGTTTTACTGTGTATCTTGCAAATACTACTTTAGGTGATTTAATAGAAGGTTTGTATCGTTTAATCTATTCTCATAATCATTCAACTACTGAAGGAGAAGGTATTTCCCATCGAGGTCTATTAGGTTTGTATACTAATACAGATACGATCAAATACTCTACAAGCGATAAAGAAAACTATGAGCATCCTCAGTATTTCAATCGAGAAGGTTATATAGCAGACCCTACAGTATATAATAATGCAGTGCTTGGTGATATCCTAGTAAGTTCAACAGACTCTTCGAATTACTTTAACAACCTCGAGGAAAACTCAAATAAGATTGTTTTTGGTTCTTACACTAACGGCCATACTTTATATTTTGATAAGAACTTACAAGCTGTTGTACTAGATTCGTCAGAAGATAAGAACGGCCTTAATATTAAGGCTGCCCTAAATAAGACGATATTAAGACTGAACAACAACTATATCACCAACAAAAAACTATTAGATAATTCTGTACACCTAGAAGTTATGCTGGAGCAAACAAATAGTACAGGTCAAGGAATAATTAAGTTTGTTAAAAGAGTAGTTGACGCTGTTGATTCTTCTATAATTACTGCTACAGACGATGCTAGACTGTATGTAAAGTATATAAATACAAGCAACATAGAAGTAAATTCTAAAATAAACCTAGAATCAAATAGTAAACTAACTTTTGGTACTCCTGAACTGTATGAAGTTTCTGTATCTTCCGTTGATTCCTCTCTGACCTTTACCAGTTCAACAACTGAGAATACTAACTACAAAGTAAAGTTTACAATACCTACTAAACATGTAAAAGTCGAAGCTGATCTTATTGAATCTCCTCTTATTAGCCTCAATGGCACCTCTAAGATCAGCTTTGGTACTGACTATACGCAATCAATTGACTATGTGAATAATTACCTTACTGTTACTACACCTAAAGCTACAAACTACAGAAGTAATGGTTATAGGAGTGGATTGACATTCGATAAGAAATATTGGATGTATTGTTCAACATCTTCAGGCGAGTCTGTATCAGAGTCAACAGTAGGTAATCAAGACTTGTATGTTGAGTCAGGAGTGAACGGCTCTGTATACTTTATAAACAATACAGACAACGGGTTTACTACTGGAGTTGATGACTTAACCTTAAAAGAACGAGCAGATTTGTACTCTAAATCTATGACTCTCTCTAAAATCGTAGTGAACTATAATGCTTCAACAGTGAGTCCAGTCTGCCTAGATCCGTTTGACAATAATAAAATATTTGCAGGTAAAGACCTGAGTGGAAATATCTCGACCATTTTAAAAACAAATGGTAAAGTAATTATTGCTAATAATTATACCCCATCTTCTGTAGGTACTCCTGTTATAGTATATGGAGAATTATTAGCTGGAAGGTTAGCTTGCTCTGGTGATATCAACTCAGATTCTGGTTATTATGGTAATGTGTTCATACCAAGTACAAATAAATTAGTTGTGACTGGTACTTCTCTGTTTGATGGTCCTATATCATTTACTAATAAAGTTACAATGACTAGTGATTTAACTGCAGACACAATACTAGTTAAAGATTTATTGAGTGATGTACTAGAAGTAAAAGAAGATCTTATTACAAAAACTCTAGAAGTTACAGCAGGTACTCGTCTACAAACAGTAGAGATTAAAGATTCTTTAGAAGTCTCGAAAGCGATTATTCAGAATAGTTCTACAGCAAATAACGTACTAAACGGAACTTTAAAAGTAGTAGGGAAGACGTATTTACTGCAAGATTTAGATCTTAATAACTCTGTCATTACAGGTGTTATAAATAGTGCAGTTCCTGCTGTAGATGAAGCTGTAAGTTATGCTCTGCTAAAATACGAACAAAGTATCCTAGAAGAAAGTTTACTAACTGCAATTGATACTAAAGTTGACGCCGCAATTAATAGTATCCTATCGCTAGCGTGGCCTTTAGGTTCTGTATACATGAATGAAACATCAATTCAAAATCCTTCTGCTAGTAATATGATGAATTTTGGTGTGTGGAATAGAAGTTACGAAGGAAGATCACCTATGGGTGTAATCGAAAACACTTATATCCTTTCAACAATTACAGACGAAGATGTTAAAGCAGGTTTGCAACAATCAATTGGCTCACTATTTGGAGAATACGTAGTATCACTTATCGGGGAGAATAATGGACCGCATACTCACCAAGGCACTGCATTTGGCTCTACTTCTGCCGAGTATAAAGGAGGCCGAGGAGGATACTGGAATCATGACAGTTTAGATCACCCTGGTTCCCCCACTACTGGACTATCAGGAGAAGGTGTACCTCACTTAAACGTGCACCCAGTTAAATTAACATCAATATGGACAAGGATGGGATAATGGCAACACGTAAGACGTACTCATTCCCTATTTACAAACTATTAGCTACAAGTCAATTGAAAATATCTGAGCCTAATAACTCAGATATTTTCATTAAGTCAGAGAATAACTACAGTATTGAATATAATAGTAAATATGAATTCTCTGCTAACTGTAAAGACATCTCTACATCTAATGCTAAGTTGATTCTAACAACAAATACATTAGGTATTCTATTAACTGATAAATACAGTAGCGACTTAGTTCCTTTGTATTACAAAGTAAAAAGTAAAGAGATAGATAAAATTCAACATCTAATAGGATCTGATTTCCTAGTCGAAGATGACTATATCTATCATAATATACGCGACAAGTTAATCGACACTATGTATAGTTACCCAGTCTTAGATCTAAGCCTAGAGAGAGTTAGACAAACAGAAGGGATAAAAATAAAAAGATTAAAAAGTAACTTTAAAGTTACAATTAATTCAGCAGGAAGAAAATACTCTATAAAGTTAAAATCTTCAAACGTATATAATCTTGAAGTATATAAAGATGTGTTAGAACTAAGTGAAAATATTTATCTTCCGTTGACTACTTTCACACTAACCACAAAAGAAGAAGTAATCGAGAGTTTTCTAGATTATAACTCCCTATCTGAAATTCCTTTCTCTGTGTCTGATGAAGTAGAGAAGCAACCATACTCAGACTACTTAGATAGATACTCATATCAAATCTGTGAGAGTAATTTGAAATTCTCCACTATCAATACTGCAACGTACATGTATTTAACTTCTTCTGGATACTTACTTACACCTGTAAAGCAAGATTCACTAGATTGGATATGTACAATCACTAGAGCACCTAAAGTAACAGAAAAGTATTTAAATCCTTATAAAGATAATATTAAAACTTCTCTTAATTTAAATAAGTATAATATCACTTCTAGTATTATATCATTCAATGAGACTCCGTATAACAAGTTAAACTACATGCTAAACGAATCTGATTTACTCTTAGGCAGAGTTCCTTATTTGAGTACAGAAACCTCTGTCACTTACATATCAAATAAGTTAAAAGATTACGACACTATTCCTATTACCGCCAGCTTAAACTCTGATACACTTTCTTTAATTTCATACTTGAATATAGAGAAAACAACACCAAGAATCACAGACGAGTATTATAATTACGAAGAGGTGCCTACATGAGCGCTATTAAAGAGTATCTAAATCAGTTTCAAGATCTTCTAGTAGGAATTAATCTTAAAGAGGAAGATCTCCCGTTAAAATATATTAAAGAAGAATTGGACTTACTAGAGAAAATTGTAGATAATGTAGCTACTAAAATAAACACACAAGATAATACAGTAACAAAAGCTACAGAAGAATTACATAGTTTGTACTTAACTACTCTGGAATCATTAAGTAATAAAGTCGAGTATATAAGAGACACAGCAGAAGCATTTTCTAAATTAAATATAACGTATGATAGGAATAGCTTACTAGATTACAAAGTATTTAATTTACTACAGTCAGACACATGTGTTTATGATTATGAAAGTCAAGGTTATACACTCAGAAAAAACCCTGTGACGAGTAAGGCAACACATGACTCTACAGCAGTAGATAGAGTGGTATACAATACTAACAGTAGTTTACACGATAGTATTCAACTTAAACTTCCTGAAGCATATATCTATAACTCTGTAAGTGTCTCTGTACTAGGTGTTGACGGAGTAGTAAGAAACTACTACAAAGATCTAAGTACAATACCTGATAAAACTTCAATTACTTTTACTCATGACGAGATAATTTCATCTACTTCGTTAGTTGTTAGCTTAGGGCACATATCCCCTGATGACTATACAGAACAAGAAAAATTAAACATGAATAATCAAGTAACTGTAGAACTTTGCCTCAGTAACTATTTACAGCATGGAAAAATAGAAGTCGATCCTGTTGAGCTATTAAGTGCTAAGTACTTGTCTTTTAATCAAACACTTACGTTAGGTGCTAACACATATTTAAATTATAATTTAAATATTAATGGAATTTCTTTTACTATTCCGGTAGGTAGTTCATACGTATGTAAACGATTAGATATGGTAAATTTTAAAGAAGTTGATAAGATTGTTAAGTTATATATCGGAGATCAATACACAGAAGAAGACCTGACAGAAACTTCCTTGAAAGAAGTCGAAGAGAAGAACAGTAAATATATAGTATATATACCTAAAATTAAACAGAATATCATACTAAATAAGATTTTAAAAACGCTAGGAGGGACATCGTTTGCTCTGGTAAATCATAATCTTTCAAAATATATTGAAATAGAATTAAATATAGAGATGTATTCATTTGATAAGAATAACACACCACTTTTAAAAAATATTATAGGGTTTACAAAGAATGAATAAGTACACTACGAGAGTAGTATCTGATGTTAAAGAAGAACTAGTAGCTACTGTTAATCAAGCAACGACTAAATCAAATGATACGAGTGTAAAACTATTTAATACGTTAAACACTGTAGAAGAGAAGACTAACACATTTTTGAAGAGACTGACTGTGGTGTCAGATATGTTGTTAGATTTAAAGACAATTACAGGTGATGTTAAGAATCAAATTAATATTATCAGTTCAGGAGCTGTTTTACAAAAAACAGATATAGAGGTTAGTAGTAATGCAATAGAGGTATCTAAGGACACTCAAACGGAAATTCCATTCAACCATGAAAAAAGTGTTATACGTTCCATTCTTCCATTCTATCTTAAAGATCAATCAGGTGTCCAGATATCTCAACGAGAAGTTTTTAAGTTCAATAAAAACTTCTCGATATCCTTCTCAAGGGTAGGGTACTCATTTTCAGTGGTTTTGGTATACCCTTATAAGGTATTTCTGAATTCGCTACTTTTAGATTTTCTTAATACCTATGAAGGGAATTTACCTGTACTGTCCTCACTCAAGTATTTAAACGAAGATGGAAAGGAAGTTCAAGTGTTAGTAAACAACTTAAAAAGTATTGATCTCAATGATAAGTTAAGATTAGATAATAACTATAACTTAACTTTTGAGACAGTATACACTGATCAACTTACGATTGAATTTTCTAATAAATCTCATAATTCTTTAAGTATAACAAGTATTAAGAGCTATTTAAATACTTATAAATCTAATGGAGAAATCATATACGGTCCATTCAGTACTAAAAGTAGTATACTCAAAGCTTCAATTAGCAGTTCAAGTATTAGTGATCAAACGGAAATAAGTGTAAGTCACGATATGTCTTCTTGGATTAAAATGGATACAACTACATCACTCAATCTTTCGCAAGATAAGACAAAGGTAGTTTCATTTAACACTATAAATGATCGCTCATTTAAAACAGAGGAAGACGTTAAAAAACTCTATGTAAAGATTTCAATCAATCCTTTACAAGATACATCACTAAATACTGCATACAAGACGGTCAAGGAATCAAACCTAAGTCGTACTCCATCTACTCTACCTAAAGATAAATACACGATATACGAAAAAAGGGAAAGAAGTAGATCTTATGGTGTACAAACCAATCTAGTTGCGTCTCTAGACTTAGTACCAACAGAAAGTATAGACTCTTTAGGATATCGTAATCAACTATATTCAATAGGTTTCGTAGACACACCTTTTTCATGTTCAGTAGCTAATAAAGAACAACGAGCTTATAAGTATGTAAACAAACTACTTAAAGTAGATTCTGGTATTATTGATGCAACTTATATTGACCCTAAAGAATTCAATATCTACGATATGCAAATCTTAGAAGTTAAAGACACTTATAGAAATAACTCCAGTCAAAATCTATGTATTAAATCTAATGTGCCAGAAGGGATGTATAAGATAGTAGTAGGTTCAAAGACACTGTCACTAGACTTAACATCAGGCTATATTAACAATAGTTTAAATCTTGTCGTTTCCGTCCCTTACTCAGATGTAAAAATACTGAACGAAATAAATGAAGTAGTGTTTAATATTCAAAAAGAATCACTTAACAAGTACACAGAGGACGAAGTAGACTACTACTATTTAGATTTGTCTAATTATCTATTTCATACAATAGTAATATCAGGAATGAAACATAGTGTCTTGTACCCTTCGCTCCCACTAAATACCGATGAGTTTTCCTTACTAAACGGTTCTTTAGTTTTCAGTGATAGTAATGAGTATGAAGTAGATATCTTCCAGTTAGCAAAAAAAGAAGTAGTCTATACAACACATCTTAGCTACTTAAATGGAAATTACCTAAAAAGAGAAGAAGACGATAGTACTACTTATAATTTTACAGTAGTAAAAGATAGTAGGAGCATAATAAAACTAAATCATGTATTAATTAAAAACGGATCAGTAGTAATTACAAACGTAGCAACAGAAGACACTGAGCAGTACACACCACAACTAACTCCAGCCGTATCTTATCTAAATCTAGGACAGGATCAAGAACTGGTATATTTAAGTACAGATACAGACAACCCTGAAATTTATTTAGAGATCTAATATGACAGAAATAACAAACTTACTAGGCAAGCAAATTAAAGATTTGCAGCTTACTCCTTCTTTGACTTCAGCTACTGCAATACCAATTCAAAAAGGGTCGGTGACAACTGAAAAGACAACTATGCAAGGGATTGAAAACTATCTTTTAATTCCTGAAAAGATTGAAAATGCTGTAGAGTCACATACAAACAGTGTTGATCCGCATGGAGACAGAGTATACAGTACTACACAACTTAATAATCACAAACTAGAAGTTGATCCTCACGGTCATAAAGCATATGCAGATAATAGTGTATTAGTACATAGTCAATCTACAGATCCTCATGGAGACAGATCGTATGTTAATTCAGCATTTAGTGCTCATAATTCACAAGCAGACCCACACAACCATAAGAACTACACAGAAGTATCTATAACAACACACAACCTAGATGAAGACTCCCACAATATTGATCAAAGAATAGATACAAAAATAGAAGCAAAAGAAGGCGTAGAAAGAGGTTTTGCTCCTCTTGATAGCTCTTTACTTGTTCCTTCCATGTATTTACCAACTCAAATAGATAAAGTTTCCTTTGTTTACTCTCTACCTATCCTAGGAAGCCCTAGTAAAATATATATAAACTATGCAGATGATAATATATATTACTGGTCAGGTACTATGTATAAAAAACTAGCTAGTATCAATATAGGCGGAGTTACACTCACTACTGATCAAGTTACTGAATCTACAAGCAACTTAAATAAACGTTATTTCACGGAGTCTAGAGAAAATATTCTCACTAACTTAATAGGTACTAAAGTAACAAGTGGAATATCACTAGGAGGAGCAAATGCTGTTTTTAAAGATAAGACAGGAAGTACACTTAACTTTAAAACTATAGAGGCTGGAGATGGGATAGAAATAACAGCATCAACAAATAAACTAGTAATAAGTAAGATTGCAGATTCAGTAATAGAAGATGTTCCTATTGATTTTTCACTCCAAACTAGAACATACTCAGGAGAATTAACAAAACAATTAACTACTGATGGACTAGAATTAGATACAGCTACATACTCTAATACTTTAAGTTACCCAACTAATGGACTAACACAATATTCTGGAAGACTAATAGTAACTAAGATTAAACAAGGAAGTGGAACATTAGAGCAAGTAGGAAAGTACAATAAGATAGAAGAGATTAAAACATGGAAGGTTGACTTATTAATTAAGTCAGTTACAGAATGGGCAGGAGTTGGATCTACAACTGAAAGTGCAACTATTGAAGTTCAGAGTATGATAGATGATATGCCAGCAGGAGCAGGATCAAGTTACACTGTAAGTTATTCTTTAGATCAGACTTCAAAAGCACTAATCATAAATTGTACGACAGTTTCTGAATTAAACTACGTATACCTATGGAAGGCAACTTTTAAGAAAACTTATCTAGAATATCCAATCGAAGGAACAATTGTACATGTCTAACTATAAAGAAGTATTATTTATAGATGGAAATAAAGAATTTAATTTAAATGAGGTGGTGAGTGAATTACTACCTCAAAATTCTTATATATTTCCCTTAAAAGAAAGACCAACAGAAGACACAATATTATTCTCAGGTAGTACCACACTCTTTAAAAAACAAGTATACAAAGAGGAAGATCTAAGTACAGTAGGTAACTATCTAATAGAGAGAGTAGGATCAACTTGGAGAGTACGTGTTGATAGGGCTTATAAAACTTCTAGTACCACATTTACATACATAACATATACAAGTAAATATGAGACTAAAGTAAATGGATTGTATTCCGTAGACTACAAGAAAGGAATCATGTATACATCTTCACCGATAAAGAATGTAAAAATAAGTTATAAACATTCTATACAATACTATGAAGGTAAAGGTATGTACCAGTTGTCTCCAAAATCGTACTCAGATACAGAAACTCCAGTAACAAACAATGAACTTTTCCATGTGTATCAAACACAAGATGAAAGTATAAGTACAAGTACAAATGAACGAGTAGAAAATCCAATACTCAATTTAATTACACTAGAAGATAATATATGATATATAGAGATATATTTTTAAAAGGGTTATACGAAGAGAATCAGAATATCTATAGTAAATACTATTTAGAGAATTTATTAAATAATCAGTATAATAAGATAGAAAAGAGTAGAGCAGATAATAGAGAAAATATAGAGAAATTAACTAATATATTAACTAATATAGATTATGATTTGTATAAACTTAACAATAAACTAAAAGATGCTTTAGATGTATTAAAAAAGAGTATAGTAGGAGAGAGGAATTTTATAGGTTATATATACAGTACAAATATACCTTTAAATAAAAGTTTTATAAGTGATGTTACTACAGCTACTGTACAGAGTAATATCGTATACGGAGCAACAATAGAAAAGGAAATTAAAGAACTCACATACTTAACATATAAAGATATAAGTAGTGAAACACTAAACATAGTTCCTAATACGCACAGTTTAGCTACTTTAAAAGATTTTAATATCTATAGTAAAGACAATAAACAGATACATGAACTATCATTTAATGTAGAAAAGTTTCTTAAGACTTCATTTATACTTGAGTTCAAAGATCATCAACTAATTGAAATTCTTATTGATGATACATTAACAATAGAAAAAAGCTTAAGAAAAAGTATACTACTACCTATAAATAATAAGTCACTAATAGTCAGAATACATAGTATCAAATCGACTAATCAGACTGTACATATTAAAAAAATAGGAGTAAGTAATAAAGTATACGAGTCTACAACTGTATACGAAAGTTCACCTATACAGATAAACAAGGAACTGGAATACATCAATCTTGAGATATGTGATAACACATCTAAGAATGTCGATATACAGTACGAAATAAAAATTAATAACGGAAATTATGAATTATTCGAGTCAAACAAAAATAATTTAAAAACATATCAAAACGTAATTAAATTAAATAAAAGTTCAACACTAGAGACACTTGAAGTCGAGGGACTTAAAGAAAATGAAGACGCATATAAATTCTATATACCTGTAACAGGAGAATCTAATTCATATACTGTAGATGTACGTTTAAAGAATAATCTAATAAAACGTAATAAAGAATTATTTATAGTTGCATTAGAAGATACAAACATAGTTATAAATAATATAAAAGGGAATTCTATGAACAGAGTATTCATAGATAATAAAGAAATAACCACACAAACTGAAATAATCCCTAAAGGAATACGAAGTGTTGTAGTATTAGATGGAACAGGATCTAATGTAATTGAAATCACTGAAGATGCTTACACCTATTTAAATACAATCTTTAAAACAATCTATATTAGTAGTTTAAAGAAACAAGTATTTAAAGACTCCAAAGGAAGTTTTATAGTATTAACTAACACAGAGTTAAAAGAAAGTTTTAACTTACTAAGTAAAGATAAATTTTATGCATACTTTAACAGTAATAAACACACATTAAGAGTACAAAATATTCAAGTAAAAGCTACTATGAAATCTTTAGATAAAAGTACTTGCCCATACATAAGCAAAATAATAGTAAAAGGAATGTAACATGAATGATACAATTCAAGAACTGTACACTGTAGTTAATAACTCCGATACAATTGTAGAATTAACTAGTAACTATGTAGTTGGTACTGTACAAGTAACTTATGAGTCTACAGGAGATCCATTAGATTTTAATGAACTAGGAAATAATTTCATTGAACTGATAGATGCTGTTTTTATAGGTGACAAACTTATAATCAACTATAAAAGATTAATACCATACTCTGTAGATGGACTATTAAAAACTGTAGAACACCTAAGTGAAGAAGTAGCTACACTAAAAGAAACTGTAGCTACTTTAACCTTATCGTTAGACAACAGAATAAACATAGAAACATTTACGGCTTGGAAAAAGATGGTAGAAAAAAAGCTTAATATTAATTTAGACGAGGACGTTTTCTACAAAGATTATCAAATCAATCGTTCATTCAAGCTTAAATGATAGTGTATCCATATAATCAGAATAGATTTCATCTGAAACTTGGTCATATCTATAAAATTCTGTAGTTACAAAATTAACAGGTCGATCTTCAATAAGATGCTGATCTGCTCGCCCTAACGCATAATACAAATACTTTGAAAAATGCGTGTCAAAAAATGCTAAATAACTAGCACCATCAAAACAATATTCACTGTGAGCACCATTATAGTACCTTGAAATAGCTAAAGAAAAAGCTAAATTCCAGTTTCTTAATAATAAGTTCCAGTGATTATTGTTTCTCAATGCACCACAAGAACACATAAATCTTATAAACATAGGATCGTTCTTGTGGTTCAATAGTCTCTCTAGATTTACATCTAAATCCCAATAAAAAGTAACTAAGAAAGTAAAAAATAAATCTATATCTTTTTTAGTAGATTGCCTCCAATAATTAGATAATTTAGGAGAACGATCCAAAAAAGTCTTAGTATTACTTTTATCACCAATCAAAATTAAATCTTTAAAATCACTAAACTGATATTTACTATTGTACCTATCTGAAGCCATATCAGTAATACAACCAGAAAGATCAGAAATAACTTTAAAATCTGGTTGAACAATATTAGCTTTTGTTACCACAAATAAACACCAACAGGTGTGTGAATAAAAACAGAAAAAGTATCTTTAATATTCAACTTAATAAGTCTCACTAATTCTTCTTTTGTAGTGGAGTCTGAAAGAACAGTAGAAGGATACCAACGCGCAGGAAGATACTTCATCAACTTTTTATTCTTGTGTAAAGATGATAACTTTACTTGATTAAATAGACTACCTAGTGAATAGATAATAGGTTTTCCTTTGTACAGAACAAACTTAAAAACAAAATCTACGTAACCTAATCTATATAAAATGTTACTTAGTTTTTGAGCTGCCGATTTAAATTTAAATCCTGAATATTCTTTAACTGTTAAAGAATAAATCGAGTGTAAGGAGTATCTAGGTATTAAGTAAAAATCTGAGATAAAAACAGACAAAGAACTTGTATTAGGTAGAGAATCCAACTTAATAACACTTTCCTTTTTTACATTAATTAAAGGTATATACGCTGTAAGATCTATTTTGTTTTTAATCAAGTAGTCAGCAGAACCTGATAAATCTTTAGTAAAATATAAAGAGTTATCTTTAAATAAAATAAAAGGATATGCCTCTAACAAAGGCATATAAATATCATCTGTACAATAAATAGAAGTATGAGAAGTCCTATTAAAAGTACTAATACCTAATTTATTAAAGATGTTAAAAAATGTTAAAAAAGAGTCTTCAAACAAAGAATTCTTTTTAAAACAAAGATGAAGCTTTTTATTATACAGTTCAAGAGTAATCATTTAATAACCTTAAGAGATAAGTTAGATGAATCAATAGTAAACGATTTATATTTACTATTGATCACAGTTTCTTCATTAATTGATACTGTACGTAGTTGATCAGTATTCATATTAGCTTGTAAAACAACACGGAAAGATAAATTTGAGAGTAGTTCAGTCAAATAGAATTTTTCAGTTAGTGTTAATCCTACTGTGTTCTCAATTGAGAACACGTCAGGAGTTAAAGTACAACTAAAAATTAAATCATCATCTATCATACTAGTACTTCCAAGTCAATAATATTACAATTTTCAAAGTTTGTAGTATCCTTATGAGTGATAAGAATAACTTGGTAGCCATTACTTGATAAGTTTTGAAGAACTTCAGTCATAAGTAATGAACGCTCAAGTCTACTAGCAGCGTCAATTTCATCACCTAAGAATAAAGGTAACATTCCTAAAATAATAGAGTGACCTAAAGATAAACGAAATGCTAAAGACGCTGTATCCATTTCAGAACCAGAACAGACATTGATAGATTTACCATCTACAACAATATCGTAAGTATCTGTAATTTCTATTTTAGACAAAACACTATCTGTCATACTATTTAACAAAGTAGAAGCATGATAATTAATAAGAGGGATTGACTCTCTTTTTACTTTTTCAGATATTGTTTTTACTTCAGAAATAGTGTCCTGAATGACAGTTAATTCTTCTTTTAATTGAGAAATAAGAATCTCTGCTTTTGTATAGATTTCAGTAGCTTCTAGATACTGAGCAACACTAAATTGTTGAGACATTAATCTAGAAATATTTAAAGAACAGTCAGTGTTTAACTGCACAAAATCAATCGAACCTAAAAGTTTCTTTTCAACCTTTAATTGTTCTATTTTAATTTCTGTCTGTTCTATATTAGTAACAGAAGATTCAAAAATAGAATAATAAGAATTAAAAATATCAAGTGTATATTTAGATACAAATTCAGGATAAGCAAAAATAGCCTGACTAATAAGAGTACACTCAGCTATTAAAGTATCATATTCATGTTTATCAGTTGATAAGTACTCTATTGCAGCATCAACAGCCAAAAGTCTAACTAAACTGTCATCAAGAATTCTTGGAGTATCATCCAAGTTGTCATAATGTTGTAAAGTATCATGCATAAGATAAGAAGTAGTACTGCAAGTAGGGCAAGTAAAATCACCTTTAGACTGAAGCAACACTTTCTGCTTATATAGCTCATTATGACGTAAATCCTCTTTGTGTTTAGTAAGGGCAGGTAATTCCCAATTAAAAGAATTAAGAGAAAAAGTATACTTATCAGATATAGAACGAATTCTTTTCTTGTATTCTTTTTCCTTCTCTAACAACTCATTAAACGACTTATAAGCAGTAATAGAATTATCATACTTACTAAAAAACTCTAGTAAGTCTTGAGGTACTTTTTTTAATTGACTTTTAAACTGAGTAAGAGAATCTTGTAGACGACTAATACTTACATCTAATGTTGTCATTTGAATAGCACAATCAGCAATCTTTACTTTTTCTTCCTCTTCTTTCTGAATAAGAAAAGAATAGTCAAGATTAAGAAGTTCCTTATCTATAGAAGGAGGAACTACTAATTTAGAAGATAAATTAAGTTCAGCTTTAATTGCCTTTCTTCTGTCTTCAAGAAAAACTAATAACTCTTTAGCATCTTCTACTCCACTAACCTTATCAATAAAGGCTAGCTTTTTTGCTGGAGTCATCTTAGAAAAAGATCTCAATTCATTCTGTTGACAATAGTTACTAAGTAAGTAAATACTGTAATCATAGCCGGAATAAAGAGATAAGTCTAGAGTTGACAGGTGTTGTACCAACAACAGCTTTAACCCAAGAACCATCTGTCTCAATGTATAGAACTGCATCAGAAGTTTTTCTAGTGAGTTTAAATCTTAAATTTAAGTAATTAAAAATAAGATTTACTTCTAGTTTTTTATAGAGAGTAGCTGAAGCACGAAGAGCACAATTACCAAAAAAAGCAAACGATATACACTCAAGTACTAAACTCTTTCCTGCACCGTTCATTCCCTACTAAATAATTCAATCCATCTTTAAAATGAATTGTAGTATCCTTGTGAGTAAAACAATTTTTAATATTGATTGATTCAATTACTTTCATGTGTATAATCCCAAGCTGTATAAGTCTTATCAAGAAAGCAAGTAGAAATATATTTATAGATACTGTTTTCTTTTTCATTTATATATTGATAAAACAAAGCAGAAAAAGAGAGAGGAGAATTAGAAGAAATTTGATCTACTTCAGTATCTGTTTCTATATCTTCGACTTGTGAATCCATTGTTTTATATTTAACAGAGAAACTCAGACAATCGAAACTAGGAGGAGCGTCTGAAGTTGTAAGTAAAACCCTAACATTAGAATTAGAGTAGTAATTAGAACTACTCTCTAAGTTTTTAAGTACATCTTGAATTTCATGAGTAACATATAAAGGCTCTGTGTCAAGTTGTTCTCCATGAGCATAAGGTTGCATAGACCCAGTTACATAAGTACTACCATTTTGCTTTGGTTTGTGCTCGTGACCTGTCACAACTAGACACTTAGATTCTATTAAAAAATCAGGAATTAAATTAGAGTGGTAACTTGTAGTTCCAGATAACAAAGAAAAATCAGTTGTATCCCAATGCCCAAAGCAAATACAATCTTCTAGTAAAGTATTACCAAGGAGATTTAAAACAATATTTTTAGTTACTTGTTCATAAGGATTATAAGGAAAAAACAATAAGTTATTAATGTTGTAAACTAAAGTTTTTTCGTCACTAAGAATGTAAAGATTTTTAAATTTATTCTTTAAGAATGTAGTTAGCACTTGAAAACTACTTACTAGTGTCTTATCCTTACTGAGGTCATGATTGCCAGCTAAAATAATATATTTTACATCAGGGTTTAATTGCACAGCTTTAGTTATTGTTTCAATTGTATCTAATAGGACAGAGTGTTTGATAACACTCTTATCAAATAAGTCACCCATAACAACAAAATAGTCAGATGTTGTGTTAAACAATCTATTTCTAAATTCGTTAAAAACACTTTCTTCTCGTATACCTAATTTACTTTTAGGTACATTGTTTTTAAAAACACGCCCTAAATGAGGATCACCTAGTGTTTCAATAGAGAACCCTAAGCATTCAAACTTAGGGTTTCTTTCGCCATAGATGGTATATTTCAAATAGACTTACCTTAAAATGGTAAGTCGTCGTCATCATCCTCTACAGGAGCAGAATGAGAAGAAGAAGCTACTTTTGTTTCACTTGTTGGAGTTTTTTCTGCTGTCGCAAAAGTAGTACCGGCAGCGGAAGCCCAGTCATCACCACTTTTAGACGTAAAAGGAACTAGCGTTTTAAGTAGGATAGCATTAAGCTTAATTGAAATTCCATTCTCACCTTCGAGTTGACTATAACGTAAAGTTCCAAAACTTCCGTTACCAATTTCTGTACTAGTGATATCTTGAATCTGACTCATATCTCCACCAGGAGCAAAATATGCACGAGGACGTAAAAAGTCAGGATACAGTTCTTTTGTCTTAGAGCTATGCGTGTCTTGAGCAATACTCAACACATACTGATCATCTTGATCTTGATAAGGAGCTTCAAATTTATACTGATCAAAAAACTGATCAGTTGGAACTTCTTTAAGAGTTTTATTAATTGCTTGACCTTCCACACGAATAGCTTTAAAAACTTTTCGTTGTTCTTTTGAAAGTACTACTGTAGTTTTATATTCAGTAGTTTCAGCTTTGTATTTTTTAGATGGTTTAGAAATGCAAGTATAAGCAAAATAAACATCATCAATTTTTTCTTTAGGTAGGTTCTTATAAGTAGCCATGATAGCTCTCCAATAATTTTAAGTATATCTTTCCGTACTTAATCGGTTTTTATATATATTAGTTTAATTCAAGATGTTGCTAGTAAAACCATAGACTCATTAAACCTTCCATGCGGAACAGTTTTAACTGTAGTAGACTTATTAAAAAGATCACCTAGTAAAGTAAGACTATTGGTTAATACTTTTTCATCTTTAATTTTGACACAAACACTTTTATCAGTAAAATCTTTCAGTGTTGTGCCGCTAAATGTAAAGCCAGTAGAACTAAAGAAACATAGTAAAAGTTTCTTAGACTGATCATAAACATATAGTTTTTTCTTACCCACCACTGAAGAAGGAGTGAGTACTTTGCTAGCAGAACCTAAAGGAATTAAAGAACACTTAACGGATTTAACCATTGCATTCTTATTAATTGCTCTAGTACTTTTACTAGCTTTTGAAGTTGTTTTAGATTTATTATACTGATCTTTTAAAGAGGTAAGAGAAGTAACTAAAACCTTATAAGCTGGCCTATCTAAACATTTATTTTTAAAATCATCTTCGATGTACGTTAATTGACTATCAATGTACTCAATACAAGATTTAACTTTTAGTGTTTGAGTTTCAACTTCATAAGTAAAGTTTAATGGCTTACCATACAGTTTATAATCAATATACAAATCTATATTTGTTAAGTGTTCTGAACATTCTTTTTTTACAAGTTTTAAAACAACAGGTTTAAAAGAATCTATTTTAACTGGATGTCTTGTAGATAAATATTCAAGCCTATTTTCAAACGATTGTAAAACATCAGAAGGAAGAATCCAACCTAACGCCAATAAACGAGAAATTACAAGGACTGGCTCATAACAAGTGATACTAGAGATTGAAATATTAAACTTTCTAGAAGAAAAAGACTCAAGATAAGTTTGAAGATACTGTTTCATATCTAATAATGAAATGTCTTCATTATTAGCGTAATAATTTAATAATGAAATTAACGCATATTTGCTAATTTCTTCTAACTCAGGAACAGGCTCTTTAAATTTTATACTTTTACGATTAATGGCAATCTCCCCAAGTCTGTCCAGTATTCCAAGCAATACCTAAGTCGACTCTAAATTTTAAATCTTCTTTAGCCTTTTTAAGGCCGTTTTCAAACGCAGTAATAATAGGATTGTTATCAGTCACATAATAATAATTATCTTTATGACCGATATCAGAAGTACTACCTGATTCTTTTTTATACTTTTCTGCTTGAAGTAAACAAGGATGTTTTAAAGTTTTTATTAGTTTTAAATAAACTTCTTTAGAGTTTTCGTCGATAGTAACTAGTGGGTTTCCACTGTCTTCTCCGTTAACAATAGCTTCATACTCTTTAAGAGTCTCGTAGTACTCCTGAACAGAAGTTTCAGTTAAATCTTCAATAAATTTATGAACAGGTACTAAAGAAGGATGTGCAGCAGTTTGAAGTTCATCATGATAAAAAATCATTAAGAATGCTTTACAATCCTCATAAGAATTAACTAATGGATCTCCAAGCATTCCTTTCTCTTCGAGTTCCTGACACATATTAAGAAGAGCATACTTACAAATAATTGCACCAGCAGACTGGAATAATAAATTAATTAAACTGTGCTGAAAGCGAGAACGAAGTTTTCTTCCATCAATACCAAGAATAAATTCTTTATTACCAACTCTCTTCCAATAAGTTTCTAATTTATCTTTTAATTCTTTCAAAGCAGGAACAGATTCCCAAAATAAATCATACAACTCTTCTGCACGTTCTTTAGAAACACCTAGCATAGCTTGAAGCTTTGCAATTCCTGCACCATATAAAACAGCATAGTTAAAACTTTTTGCTGGATCTCTCTCAATACCTAGTTTCCTAGCAGTAATGCTATTACCTGTTATAAAAACTTTACCATGTCTTCTACATACTATATAAGTATCAGGAACAGATACACAGTATACAAATCCATTATATGGTACTTCAGTAATAGTTGTGTGCTTTAATGAAGATCCTTTCAAATTAAAAGGATTAAAAGGAATTAAAATTTGAAATTTATTATTTTTAGTTTGTATCAATGCTTGTCGATTAGTTGTTAAACAACCGATTTGAATAGAAGTAATAAAAGCATAGTCACTCGATGTAACAAGCAGGCCAGAATTTTTTACCATAGCAGTAAAAACAGAATTAAAATAATCAGTTTTTACTTTTTCTAAGATATCGTAAGCAGAAGAAAACTGATTATTTTCAAGAGATCCGTAAGCTGGAATAACTCCACTAGTCGTCAACTCTGATGCTAATACATCAATCGCAGAACTATCTTCTGATAGTACAGCATTCCTATGCTCAGGTGTCATTAGAATAGAAAGTCTATCCCCTTGAACAGACACCATATTACCATTGTACTGACATTTAATAAACTCAGTAGGCTTGGTAATTGATAACGCTCTAGTATCTTTATTCCATTGGACTACACTTTCGTTTTGGTTTAGATCAGAAAATAACTTAAAACCTTCTTCTGTAAGAATTTCTGTATCGTCTGAAAGACAATTTCCACTTACAAATATGTTAAGATCTTCTTTTACCATTATAAAAGAACTTGGTACTTGTACGCAACCTACTTCCTCTTCACTTACATAAGTCGTAAGCTTTAAGGAAGAAAGAAGAACTACTTCAGAAGGTGAAATTACAATACCAAAGCTATCTTGATCTTCTACCTTATACATGTCTTCTGCAAGTAAAGTAATATAAGAATTTTCTGTAGTTAGGTCTTTAAGTAAGACTCTGTGTTTGTTTGTCATAGTCATTTTAAATCCGCTAGAATTTGAAAAGACATGCATAACATCAGATATCAAATTATTTCTACGGATAATTTTTAAAGGCTTAACAAAAGTTACTTCACCATAAGACCACTGAGCAACAAAATCATCTACTGAAATATCAGATATTTTCTTCCAACCGAAAGGAGTTAGTAATTCATTTTTGACAGGAAAAGCATGGAGATCATTTGGTTTTTCAGCAATAAGGGCTTCTGCTAATTCGGGTCCATCTGTATAATTAAATACGTAATGACCTTCAGTCCTAGCTTCAAGGGAAGCTAAATCTAGTCCTACCTGAACGTACCCTGCACCACACCCGAAAAGATTTCTCATACGGGCACCCTCAAGAGATGTAATTCTCGGGATGTTACAAATACCCTTATGCTTGTAGCGGAATGTCGATGCGCCGATTGTAGAAGCAGGTGTACTTATACGACCGTCTGCACGAACCATAGATTTAAAACCTTTTAAAGGCTCTCCATCTTCGTCTGTTGCAGTACCTGAAATACTATTTCTACGGTGTTTATAAGTTAGATAGTTAGTGACATCTAAAGCAAAATCTGCTTGTTTACCAAGAAGTTTAAGGCCAGAGCATAACTTTTTCTCTGTTCCTACACGAAGAAGAGGACTAACAGGAACAATACATTTATTTGTCTTACAAGCTTTTAAAAGTTTATCTTTTAATTCTGATTCTGTTGTTTCTAGTAAAGAAAGACGGTGATCCCTAAAAGGACCGTTTAAAGTAGAATCAACGTAACGATCAACTGCTGCTAAAATCTTATCAGGGGGTTGAGCCTGTTTTTTTGAATCCTTCTTTAAGTCTCGATATTTCCATTCTTCTGGCACCCAACCTAAAGAAAGCAGATACCCTTTTAAATAGTCCAAATCATCAATAGTAGTAGGAACAGAAGTAACTAATGGCTCTCGATGAGGAAGAGAAAATACTTTATTATTATAGGTCATCGTAAGATTTTCATTATCTAAAGTAGCACCTAAACGTTCAGCAAAATTAATAAGATGAGCACCAAAAGATAAATCTTTTTTAACTTGAGAAGCAGGTGGTGTTACAGCTTTCTGCTCACCTTTATTTAAAGGACGTAAAGGAAGGCGAGGATTAACTCTTTCTGCATACTCTTTTAGTTTAGTATCAAAATGAATAAGATTATCCTCTGCTAAATCAGAATCAAAATGAAATCCAAATAAACTTTGTTTTAAAGTTAAATCAACTAATTTTAGTTCTTGTTGATAAGCTTTTGTATAATCCCAAGAACCTTTTTCTATCATCAGATCTTTATATACTTCTATATTGGAACGACAATCTTGCTCCATATAGATTTCAAGTTCTTCAGACCACTGACTAAAATCTTCATGTCTTGATTTAGATTCAGAATTATTTTTTGATAAATTAGAAAGACTGTGTCCGCCTACTCTATCTGGATTTAACAATTGAGACCAAATCAAAGTATCGGTTACTACGACAGGACGACCATTTAATGTACTTTCTTGACCTACGTATCCAATCTTATAATCTAGAAGATCAAATAACTTTAAAACAGGTAAATCATATCCTACGATATTATGGCCTGCAATTTCTACAACATTACTAAATACCTCAGTAATCTTTTCTTTAGTCATTTGTTCAAGACGTAAAGTTATTTTTTCACTAGGGTTATGAAGATTAAAAAAAGAAATACACCATAATCTAGCTTCTTCTGTTAGCTTATAAGGCATTGACCTAAAATCTAACATATCCTCTAACAAATTATTTGCTTCTGAGTCAAATAAAATATGTTTAAACATTTACTTCCTTTGTATCATTAATTACATTTTAATTATTTTAATTATTTTAATTGTATTACTGTTATACTATTGTAGTAATAAGAACCAGTATCTATATAGGAACAATTACCTAAATGTACTGGTTCGTCTACAATAGTATGACCTAAATATATTTTATCTATATCAGCTATTAAAGTATCATCGTTATTAGATATTTTAGTTCTTCCCCAAAGCAATTGACTTTGAAGGAAAGGCTTATGTAAATTATTCTTTGTTATATTAAAACTACAAGAAGGCAAGTCACCATGTACAAAACCTATTAGTTTGCCCTCTATTAAGGTTGTCAAAATATAAGGTAAATCACGAACAAGCTTATAACAATAAGCTTGCAGAACTTCGTCTAGAGCGTAGAACCAACTTCCACCGTTTAAAGTGTGCAGTCTAGCGTTACTTTCCTTTTTAAATACTCTGTCAGATTCATAGTACTCAATAATAAATTGTTCGTGATTTCCTCTTACAGATTTAAACCACTTTTTATTAAGAAGTTCAAGACACCTTAAAGACTCTGGACCTCGGTCAACAAGATCTCCAACACCAATTAATAAATCAGTGTTGAAGTTGAAATTAACTTTATTTAATTCTTTCATTAGTAGTTCGTAGCATCCGTGGATGTCACCACAGACATAAATACTAGAATAAAGAGAAGAATCAATCTCCGAGATCACACTCAACTCCTTTGAAGAAATCTTCAAATGTAACTAAATAAATATAAATTGCCTTTCGTATATCACTGCCAGATAAATCTAAGTGTTTAAGTGGTATGTATACTAATCTAGAATCAATAGTACCATTGGTATTTAAATAATCTTTCTTATTTAAATAACAGTCAATAAAAACTCTAATAGAAACTAAACTTTCTTCTTGATAAGTACGTATACGCCAGTACTCTACTGAGCTTTCATAAAAAGCTCTTTTATTTTGTTTAATCATGCCCATATTTATGCAAGTCCTAACTCGATTATAGTTGTATAAGATTCAATGCTAGCAGCAATTCCGCCAACAATTGTATCAGTAACAGGGAAAGTTATTTTTACTTGAGGACGAATATAGCCACTTTCGTGAATTACTCTAATTTCAATTACTCCTGCTAGTGATTGCTCAACAACAGTAGTAGTTGAAAAACTTATAAGAGTTACACTACCTGTATATCCAGTAGTTTTATAGATATTAAGACCGGAAGCACTTCCATTACTGATACGGACTTTTGTAATTATTTCAAAGTAATTACAAGCACTTGTTGCTAGACACATTTTATAAGTAGACGTAGATAAAGATGTTTGATCCCCAGTTTCACTACTAGTTAGATATCGCCATGTACCTGTCTGAGCATATGTAAAATTACCTGTCTGGTACAATTTACATATTGAATTCCCACCTTGTGATCCGTTATTTAAAGATTCTCTAAGGGATAGTTGATAGATACATCGCATGCCCCTGTCTATAGGGGTTGAGTAAGCAGAAGCTAAAATAAGATTTCCAGTACCTGAAATAATTGCAGCAGGAGCAGGCGATAAACACACATTTCCAGTACCTGAATATGTTCCACCTGAAACAATCAACGTATGTCCCATGCCAGAGTAAGATCCTCCAGTACCCCAGAGTGGAGTTCCTGTGCCACAACCGCCAATAATAAAACTACTCGATGCTGACATAGAAACAGCAGCTCCAGTTCCAGTAGTAACAGAGGCGGCAACTTGACCAACGTGACCAAAGTAGCTAGTATAACTACCACTTAAAGTTAATCTGCCTATACCTGACGTAATTGCCAAAGAATTAGAACCAGTTACTGTATTATTCCAACCAATAGCACCAGAATGTGACCCACTTACTTTATTATAACCGCCTAAGGCAAATGTATAATCACCTAACACATCTGTAACATCTGTTCTTCTTAGTATTTGAAAATCTATACTTCCATTACCAATAGTGTAACTAGCTTTTTGACTATGTACAGGATTAAATAAACTAATAGAAGGAGATTGTACACTAGGATTTAAGACTGAAGTGTTTGTAAGGTGACGACCAGATATAAATAGTTTTGCGCCACGACTACCATTAGTAGGTAAATTACGTTGATAAAAATGAGCTTCAGATGTACTCTCACCTTCTTTAAATACTTTAAGAACATCTCCATTCGTGTCTAAAAGAATATGATCAGTATTATCAACTACAGTAAGATTATTTGTAGTAGTATTTACTGCGAGTCTCTTAGTGTTCTGCGAAGTGCCAGACTTAGTATTTATAAGTGAACTACCAGTACTAGATGTACTTGTTAGATTTGTTAACTTATCATCTAAAGCTAGTTGAGTTGCAGTTGAAATAGGTTTATTAATATCGCTAGTATTATCAACATTAGTGAGACCTACATCAGATTTACTCAAATTAAGATCAAGTTTATACTGTGATGGAGATTTAGATATCCATGCACCACTACTATATTGAAATACGTCTAAATGAGAAGGTGTTAAATTTCCTAACTGTATAATACTACTAGGGATGGAGTTAACAGCGGAGTAATTAAGCTCTACCATCTGCTTTAAACCATTATAGTATTGAGTAGATGAACCAGCAGTGATAAAGTCTTGTTTATCACTAAACGTATTAAAATCTGAAGATAATAAATAGCCAGCTTGTGTAGAACTACTAGAACCTAATTTAAACTTTATAGTCGCAGAGGTCTCGTCTCCAGTATTAACTCCTGAAGTATGACTTAAAATAAGTTTTTCAGCATCATTTACAAATCTTTTATCGGTTGAGTCTGTAATATTACTAGTGGTAGAAGTATCAAGATTAACTACTTGGCTCAAGCCAACATCAGTTTTTACTAATTGTAAATCCGGTTTAAGGCTTAAAACAGAACTTGCCTTCCAAGCATTATTTTTATACTGTAATACATCTGTTTCATTTGGTGTAGAACTAACAAACTGATTTAAAACTAAAGGTACATTATCAATAACAGAGTAATTAACTCGAACAAAAGATTTAGCACCGTTTAAAAAAGTATCTGAAGACGAAAAAGGAATATAGTCTTCCTTTGTATCTAACTCTATTTGAGTTGCTATACTTACAGGCTTATTTAAATCACTTGTATTATCCACATTAGATAATGAAACAGTTGCTTTAGTTATTTGATGTGGGTTATTAAAATCTACAAGGTGCTCTTGTAGAGCTAAGTCTTTTGGCTCATAAATACTAGAGTGATCATGATCTCCAGAGGCAACAGTTCCTGATGAAGTACCAATATCTAATACAGCACTACTACCTAAACCTAAATTTAAACGTGCTACAGAAGGAACAACATCACTTAGATTTGAATCTTTTTTAAGTTGTTGATCGTTTGTAACATTTGATAAGTTAATATCGTCTTTTGATAGATTATGAGGATTGCCAGTTTCTTGACTGTGATCAAAAGCTGTCTTGCCTTGATCTCCTCTGAACGCTGTTGTTGAAGTTACTCCTAACTCAAGAAGAGAAGGTTTGTTAAGTATCTCAGAATCGCCGGAAATAGAATTCCAGTCTGAATTAACATTAACTTCAGCACCATTTTGAATACTATTTAATTTAATTTTCTCAGTAGGTGTATAGTCTTCAGTTGATAATTGCTTTCCAAGTACTTTATCAACTTTAGCGTTAAATAAAGAAGATAAGGAAGATACAATATAATCTGAAAGTTGCTGGACACTGGTTGTAAACTTACCTCTACCACCGGTTGGGATTTTTTCAGTACCGGTTTAAACTAGGTATTAAAGGTACTGCACTAATTTTTTCTTTTGTTGCCACTAATTACTCTCTAAAGGCATATAACTATTATCATCCCAAAGAAGAAAAGATTGATCATCAAATTGCCATCCTATTCCTTGAGATATTGTTAAATCTAAGACATCAATATAAATAATATAAGGCAAACCAGACTTCAGATTAAAAATAGCTTTAAATACTTTAAGCTGTGCCGTATCATCATTAGTAAAATAAATAGAGTAGTCTTGGGAGTTGTAGGTCAAATTTACAGGGTCTCCTACAACTTGAACCCAATTAACTTTTGTTACTAAAGGTTTAAAACGATCAGGAATTATTGTATAAATATAATTTTCAACTTCTGTGTCAGTAGTATTCCACACTAAATTCAAAGACGCATAAAACGAATCTTCTTGATAAGGTCGGATCTTTTCCAGAAAATTAAATTCTGACTTACTAGGTAGTCTTGTATTCATTTTAACTTACTTCCGTTGTTGGTAGTTGTTGTAAACTGCAATTAAAATTGTACATGCTTTTTCCAGTATTAAACACAGATAAAAAATCTGAACCTTTATTGACAAGTACAGGCACAAAAGAATCTTCAATTAGTGTACTACCTTTTAAACAGTACAAATCATTTAAAAATACGTACTTGTTGATGGTTTTTATATGTAATTTAATACTTTTAATAATATCTTCAGATGCGTATATAAGATGCCCAATCTCACTATTATCCGAAGACAAACAAAAACAATTCACTAATTGATTCTTTTGGAAAATACCAAAAGATTTAAAACAAGTAAAATCTATATTTTTACTATACAAATAATTCTCACTATAAAACTTTAAAGCGTTTTCAATCGTTATTTCTTGTATCTGTGTAAACATATGATTATTTTTATTTAAAATAAATTTAATTTGTTTGTAGTAAATATCTTTATAAGTGATCCATAAGTATTCGTAAATACTTATCAATTGAATATCATTGTCTTTACAAAGACTCCACTTATTAAAGTGATAATCTTTAGGTTTTACAAAACGATCTAAATATGCTGAAATACCTGATCGACTATTGTGGAAAATATTCCCGTTGTATTCAATTGCTAAGTTTAAAGAAGGAATAAATAAATCAAGTTCTTTTCCTAGTAACCAAGAAGGTCGATAAGATTGAACAATTTGTACATTATCTTTAAAGATAGACTTAATAAAATCATACAACTCTATTTCAGGAGTAGAAACGATGTTAGTACAAAAACGACAACCTCTCTTACTAAGATGGTTATCTGGTGTCTGAGTAAAAACTCCGTGAACAGGACAAACAATACTGATAGGTTCTTTACAAGAAGTATAAGACACCTGACTGTAATTGTACTTTCCTTTGTGAATTTTATTAGCTTTTATTATAAATTCATCTTGGGTTGTTCTTGTATTTAAGTTTGTACAAGACGGGCATCCTAAAATAGAACGACTAAACTGATACAAACTTTTTGTAAATAAACCATGAAAAGAACACTTAAAAACAATCTGATCATATTTTGAAGAAATATCCTCAAGTACAGTATTAACCATTATATTAGAAAATCTTTGACTTTGTTCGTTATAAAACTTACTTAATCTTTCTTTATCTTGATTTTCTTTATAACAAAAAGAACAACCTGTAGACTTTTTAAAATCTTGAACATTTTTAATAAAATAGCCATGATAAACACATGTCACACCAATCAAATTAGAAGAAATGTACGTATATTGTAGTGTATTTCCAAACAACTCATTAAGCTTATTTACTCGCTCACTAAAAGAAACCTTTATGGTACTTCCAGTTCTTTTTGTAAGTCCACACTTAAAACAACCAGATTCTTTTGAAATATGGTCATTAGGTGTTATTAAATAATCACCATGAGACTTACAAATAACTATTACTTTTGATTTAGAATGTTTGTAAACAACTTTTGAATAGTCGTAGGTATCACCGATGAACAACTTTAGCTTTATTCAAAAAACTTTCAGTTTTAGAAATCACCTGCAAATTTCTCAGGATAAAGTAAACGATATTCTTCTAAGTTATAATAAGTATGACTTTCATTATCGTAGTAAAGTTTACATGCTAACCCTGTAGTACCGCCGTCACGATTTTTAGTAAGATGAACGTAAGTAGTATCTCGCTCCATCTCATCTTCAGCGGATTTATCACGTTCAAGAATAAGATTAATCGCTGATGACTTATACTGAGATGATGATCCTGCCATATCTTCTTCACTCAAAGAACCACCTCGAGAAGCAGTCTGTTGTCCAGAAGCTGCTTTTCGGCTATGAATAACGTTAATAAGAATTAGCTTAGGATAAGCCTTAACCAATCCTTTTTCCCATTTCATAAACTTTTCTTGATAGTCTAATCCAGCACCAGCAAAAATATCACTTAGTACGTCAATAACAATAGTATCTACGCCGCAAGAAATAATTAACTCTTCAATTTTTCCTTCAACGGATGAAAAATCACCACGATCATCAATTAAATAAAAAGCTGGAGAACCATCTGGTTTTTTAAATAATTTAGTAGCGACGTCTAGAACTTCTTGACTAGTAACATAATCGTACTTAGCTTGCGGATCATTAAATAAGGAAAGCTTTCTTCCTAGTTTACGAGACAGTAAACTTTCACCATACACTCCAGCCGTAGCTTCTAAAGTTAAAACACCAACCATTCTGCTATCAAGTAAGTCTAAAACAACTTCGTTAACCAGAGTAGATTTACCAGCACCACTACCAGCCATAATATTAACAATAGAACCTTCTTTGATACCTCCACCTAACATTTCATTAACACCATCTAAAAACCTAGGTAGTGGAACTTTAGGAATAAGAGAGTTTTCAATAATTTGATCTAAAATAATGTCAGAACCAAGAATACCAGCAGGGCTATAATGACGAGCTTTAAAGAATCTACTTATAAATTCTTGTTGCTTATCTTTTTCTAGCATTGCATTAGCATCTTTCAATGGTAATTCAATTACATATAATTTATCTCTAGGTAAGACAGTAGCTACTTTATGAAGAGCTTCAAGACCTCTCGAATCTTGATCTGGACAGATATAAATCTTATCAAATCGATTTAAAAAATCATAGTTATTTTGATACTGTTTTAACGAGCTAGACTCACCACATATTGCACTAACAACAGGAGTATTTTCGTACTTCCCGTTATTATATTTTGCCATCATTTGGTAAGCAGATAATGCATCTAATTCCCCACTCGCAATAATAATACTATTAGACGGTGAAGTTTTAAAAATAGATTGACCAAATAATTCACAAGTAGAATCACTAGTACCTCTACTTCTAAAATCTTTTGGCTCTAAGCGTATTTTAACTCCGGACGTGTTGTCCTTTCTTTGTGGTAGGATAGTATTGTTTAGTTAAAACACCATCCTCATTAAATTCTTGACGAACACCATAGACTTTAGTTGTACTTTCTTCTATTCCTCGGAAACCGTTAGTTCGAGTAGTTGAATTTTGTTTTATTGCTGACCAAACGTCAGAATTAAACTCTCCGCTCATTTTTTATCTCTATCTCTTGTAAGCCATGCTCTCTAATATACGTAGAAGATAGTTTTAAAACCTTATTACAACTGTAACAGAATTGTCCTCCGTCGGAGTAAATAATAAGGTTATTTTTAGACGTATCGTTCCCTTTAGCTGCACATCGTGGGCATTGTTGTTTAGACACTACATAGCTAGTATTTGTATTTTTTAAAGACATGCTTTATAACTTAATTTATATCTGGATGTTAAACTTATTTAAACTGAAAGAATCTCAGTCGGATCTACTTCACACTGTAAGTGTATTTTTGTATAATTATTGTTATCAATTTCTTGATTAGCGTTTTGAACCTTATCAATATCAAGCCAATTACTCATATAGACTAAAGGACAATTGGGTCGAGTACCTTCAGCAAAACCTAAAGTATCACTAGCAAACCAATAATTAAATTCAGCCCAATGATTATTTAACTCAGCATTAAGTCCTAGTATTTTTCTCCCTTTAAAGATTTTCTTATTAAAGGTATACTCAACTTGTAAAAACTCATGTAAGAGTTTTTTAATCTCTTTTTCTTTTTTATCCATTGTTACGGCAGCTCTAGGATCATTCTTGATTAAAAATCTAAGAACATAGTCACCAACTGCTGCATGTATATCCCACTCATCAATTAAGATTTTTTGTACTAAAAGACAAATACCACGGAAATAACCATTCTCTGCAGAGATAAAAGTAGAAGAGAAACTAGAGCAAAATTGTAAACGTTCAACTAAATAAATAGTTAAATAACCCATAAAGACAATATCAAATAATTCTTGATCAGTGTCTTTATATTGTCCTAATTTATATTTACAACCTGCAATATCTAATTCATTTAAATATTTGTAAGCTAATACTGATCTCTCTTTAATGAATTCGTTAGATGCCATAGATTTAAAAATCTGATTAGGATCTGGAATACATTGTCGATTAATTTCAGAATATGTTCTGGAATGGACAAGTTCCATTTCTTGATTTTTTAGGCAAGCAGCCCAAAATTCACTATTAGTGATAAAAGGAGACAGAAGGCAAGCAAATGCTCTACTAGCGACAGAATCAATCTCCCATTGATAACTAAGGTTATCAATCATAAGACCTACTAAGTCTTTAGGAGCTTTTAACATATCTTGTCTACTAGTCTGCAAACTTACTTCATCATGTGACCAATCGATTTTTCTTTGATTGTCATAGAAAGCTAAGAGTTCAGGATGAGGAACATTGATTGAGTCGTGAAGACCCAATCGTTGCCCTAAGAATAAACTTGATTTCCCTGTTTTCCAGTCTGTGTTTTCACGATTAAAAATTAAATTTGTCATACTTGACAGCCTCCTGAACCACAGGAAGAGTTTGGAGTCTCTGGTTCCTTGTTTACTCTAGTCTTTGAATTTGAATAATAAGTACCTTTGGTACCCATTTTTAGCTTGTATAGGATATTAGTAAATATTTCACGGTCTGTTAAAGCAGGGGAATCAGGATTTGAAAAATCACGATAATAATCTGCACTAATTCCACCGTCTATAAATGACTGAAGAATAGCATAGTGATCTATTAAATCTTTTGTAGGGATGTCCCAAGCAATTTCATAATTATACTTGAGAGTATCATACTCAGGTACAATTGTAATATTTTTATCAGAGCCGTCACCTTTAATGACAACTAACTGACGAGGCGGATATACAGAATTTACGTTATCTTGAACTTGGGCGGAAGATTCAGCAGGCATAATAGAACCATGACTACTAAATGCAAGACCATGCGTCTTGATTTCTCTATCTAGTTCATCCCAATCATAATGAAATTTTAAATTAATTACATCTTTAATATTAGGATTGATTGTATGGATTGGCAACCAACCATCAGAATAAGTTGTACGCTCATACCAATCAGGAACGCCATATTCTTTAGCTAGCCTAACAGAAGCTTTAAGAAGCATGTAACCATGTCTTTCAGCAATAAACGCAGTATGTTCTTTGCCAGACTTAGAAGAATAAAATTTATTATTACGAGCTAACTCGTATGCTAAACCTATTAATCCTACTCCAGCGTTTCGTCGAGCTTTAGCAGTATACTCAAGATTTGGAAATGGATACTCACTGTTATTAATAACCCATAGAATTGTATACAAGGCATAATAACATGTCTCTTCGTATTCTTCGTCTGTATAGTCGCCAAATAAGTTTACAGCGGCAATGTTACACAAAGAAATTTCATTTTTACGCACTAAATCTATAACGGTATATTCTTTACTATTATAGATAAATTTATCATTTTGTTTTAATTCTTTAGGTAATTTAAAATCGTCTAACTTAACATCAAAGATTTTTTTATCGTAGTCTTTAATGACAATTTGATTTTCTTCTACGGTATTAACATAGATATATTCACTAGAATATGTTTCATATAATTCCCTAGCAGAATGAAAAGTTGCTGTAGGCTGTACTATTTCATTACATTGTCCAGTTAAAATCCCATTAAAGACTGCCATGTGTCTTAAAGGTTCAGTAAGACAATATGTATCATTAGAACTTATTTTTTGTACACTAATTACAATATCTTTTTGAAGTTCATTGTTCGGACTGTACCACTCTAACAAATGAGTATTTTCTGTTAAATCTGAAGTACGTACTTCAGAACCATCTTGTAAATACCACTTGTGTTCTGGAGTGCACTTAAGTGTCTTAATATTACCTCCATATTTATCTGCAGTTTTTACAAATAATAAAGGAACATTTATCCCAGTCTTTTTTACAACAACCTTACTAAAAATCTCACCATTCCATACATTTACTTCTTGATCGACTAAGTCACTTATATGTTTTTGACCATTATCAGTCAAGATCAAAGTCTCAGGTGCAACACAGAGGTTTGAAGTTTCAATAGGTTCTTTATAAGAAGTATGCTGATTCGCACGTTCAATATTTAAATCATAAAGACGGCCAGTTTCAAATTGTTCACCACCATAGAGCTTTGCAATCTCTCTAGCTAGAAGACTACCCTTAATAAAAGAATGATTCTTACTATATTTTTCATACAGGCTGACAAATTCCTTAGAATCTTTTGAATAAAAAGCTTTGTAAAGATCTGGAACATCTTTAATACTAAAAAGATTAACTGTTCCGTTAATTCTGATCAACTCACCAAAATAAGTATTAATCATAATGGCATAATCAATCTCATCAACTTTCTTATCAGTTAAGGTTAATGGATTTCTTGCTTTAATAATATCTGTAATTTCAGGATCAAAGAAAGGTGTGTAACATGTTACTGCCCCACCTCGGTTTCCGCTGTTTATTACTTTTTGAAAGACTCTGGATAGCTTTTAAATAAGGGAGCTTACCAAGATGAGTAATTCTATTATTACGGACTCCGTCACCCAGGGAACGAATTTGCATGTTAGTACCTAATCCAGCACTAGCCATATTCATTATATCAGCAATGTGATTTCCCGCTGCAATACTTTGACCAGTATCTTCTGACGTAAAAAGACAGCAAGAAGTAGCCATTGATTTTTTAGTACCAATATACTCCCAATTTGGAGAGGGTAAAGAAAGTCGTTTAGCTAATAATTGCTTATTGATATAACGTTCAATATGATACAAACGATTAGGTTTTTCTTCAAATATTGTCATAGCAATTCGGGCAAAGAGAAACTGAGGGGTCTCGTAAACTTTACCTGAAACTGAATCTTTAAGAAGATATTTAGCTTCAAATTGTTTAATACGCGTATAAGTAAAGGTAAAGTCTTGATCATGTTGTAAAAAAGAATTAATCTTGTCTAGTTCTTCAGAACTGTAATTCCAGTCACGATAATAATTCAAATCTTGTAATTTTTTAATATGATCTTTTAGGTGGAGAGGTGTATCAGAATTAAAAACACGCTTATACAAGTCAGCCATGTAAAGCTTACCAGCTACTTGAAGATATTGTGACGTTTCTTGATCAAGGCACGCCATAATCAAAGCTTTCATCAACTCATCAACTGTACATTCATCTGATAATTTTTTAATTCCGTTCTAAAACAATTACAGACCAATCACAATTATGACCTGCTGCCCAATCGGCTAACTTATTTAAACGTTCTGGTTGAAACTTAACTTTTCGGCCATTGCGTTTAATTAGATAATTGATCATGTATTTCCTTTTAATTTTTTTAAGTATTCTTTTCTTTGTGTAGATTGTTTTTTTAATTTAGTTTTCTTTTCTGTATTAGTGTCGTCTAAAATTTCAAAATCAGGTAAAGGATACTTTGTAGTTTCAATTAACTCTCTAAGTTCTTCAGCGCTTTGAATCATCTCTTTATGTGGGATACGAATTAATTTAATCCCTCTCTCACAAAGAAAATCAGATTTCTTTTTATCTTGATATTTTATGTTTTCTAATCCAGAAGGATCCTTATGAAAATGTTCGACAAATTCATAATGCTGAATTCCATCGTACTCAATTGCTAACCCTAAATAAGGAAGATATAAATCAATTCTATGATTTAACTCTCTAATAGGAAATTCATAATAAATTAACTGAGTAGGGTACAATTGCTTTAAATAACTATAAAGCAATTGCTGATCCTTACTACCTCTTAGATCTACTTCATTAGCAGCCATTATTTGGTAACCAAATCGGAGCAGCACCTTGATCTTTACCTAGAATTAACTCATCTTTATGTTTTCCAGAGTAATTATAAAACGAATCGATAAAGAATTCATACTTCTTAAACTGAGCATCATCATGTATTTGTACAAAATTAGATAAGCTATACTTATCTTTACTCATGGGATTGATGATACGATTAATAAACGACTTAGAAAGATAGTCGTCACAGTAGTGTACAAATTCGCTACCATCATCTTGAAAAACAACTAAAACACGAATAGTTCCATTAGCGTGATTAACATAAATTGGAGATTTACCATCTACATAAGTATATAGTACATTCATTTTATTTTCCTTTAAACGGCGTAAAACGTTTTCGATTTGTTTTACAAATATCTGGTTTATTGCTAATTAATTTCATTTGATCTGTACAGTTATTTTTAAAATAACAAGAGGAACAGTTGTAGATAGATGGTTTGTTAAAATTCATAACATATTTTGAATAGACATCAGAATATTCCTTTTTGTATGTAGTATGTTTAAATACCAGAGAAGGACTATCTAAGTCTAGATAAAAACCATAAATAGTTTTTAAAGTGTTTCCATAATAATAACAAACACTCATGTTATATAGATTATAATTTGTCGTATAAGTTGGTAGTAAATTTACTAAAGTTATTGTATCATCTATGTTAGTTACAGTGACTAAAGTCTGGACATAATAAGAGAAAGGATAAATTTCTGACTCTATGTGTTTAGCTGGGAGGTAAATCTGCTTATTAAATTCTACAGTCTTAACAGACGGTGCTGCTAATATGTCAATAAGTTTTAGTTGCAAGTTTAAGACTAATTTCCAATACTTAGCAATTAGTGTCGTATTGATATCAGACTGCATAAAATGTTTTTTATTAAACCCTACGACAGTATTAAAAAAGTAAGACTCGTAAGATGTTATCACATCTTTAGTTTCATAAGAATGCTTAAAAATCTTATAGACTAAATACATCATAAAATTTTCAATACTTAAACTATAAGTTTCTTCAGAGTCTTCAAACACAGAAAATGTATTCATAGCTTCTTTAGGATAAATAGTAGCACGTATTTTAGGATTTAATAAGATAGGACAAAATAATCCAGTACTAAAATAATTTAAACTATGTAAATTATTGAAATAATAAGCAGGATCCTTAGATTTTATTCCAGATTTAGGTATACTCATGATTTAAGCACGTTGTTTTAAATTCACAATAATTACAAGGAAAGTCGCCTAAGCTAACTCCTTTTTCTTTGTATTTTAAATATGAAGTTTTAGAGATTAAGCCTAGATTATTTCTTGCTTCTATTTGTGGAGCAGAGTAGATAGGAATATACGTAGAGGGAGGTACAACACCTTCTCGCATATAACTAAGAAATTGTTTTTCTGCCTCTAGAAGTCCAACATCTGTTACAGACTTTTCAATATAATTATGAAGCTTATCGTCTGTCCATTTAAACTGAATATTCGGATAGAACTTGGAGTCATGTTCAAACAAAGTAATTCTAAATTGTTTATTTTTAAACCATCCACTACAGGATCGGTCAATATAAGCTAAATTAACTGCATCTACTTCTTCATTATGTACTAAGAGGTAACGAAACGCTTGCAGAAGATGTGACATCTGAGGAGTAGGGCGAATCTTTAAAGTACCATAAATAGATTGCTTATAGTACTCACTACCATTGAAAGTTTTAATTTCAGTTAATTCTAGTTTATTTGTTTGCGGATTCGTTGTTAACATATCTGCAAAACCTTTTACAAATGATTCTGGATGACTACAAGGAATCTGATTATCAACATAACAACCAGAAGTTTTAATATGATTAATAAACCAATTTTCCCAATAATCTCCTGCATCTGCAGCCATAACTACATGATTAACTTTTGGTTTAGGATCAGATTTTTGGTATTGATTTTTTTCATACCATAACTGCCTACTACAAAATCCTATATCTTTTTTATTATCATCTATACACAACTGAGAAGATGGAGTTAAAAAAGAAAACTGATTTTTAGCGGTCTTTAAAGGAGATTTTTTATTTAAAGATTGATCGACGAGAGAAAATAAATCATGGAACATAAACTAACAAAGACTCCTCATCATTTAACTCAAATACTTCTAAACTAAATTGTTTTAAAAAAGGAGAACTATTACGAGAAACAGTAAGATAGTTCTTTACTTTAATAATTAAAGATGTATGTTCTAAATTACATACATCTTTTAAATAACTAAAGCATAAATGAGTATTTTGAGTAGCATCTACATATACAAAATCTACCATAGCATTTAAAGATTCATCTAAATATGCTTGTTCTAGATCCGTGTGTAAATGTGTAATAGCGTGCCCGTGAATATTATATGGTTTTTCCAACCCATCGTACTCACCTATAATTAGTAGATTACCTATATTTTCATACTTACGTAAATAAGCATTCAAAACCTCAGAATCCTTGTCGTAGACAAAAAGAGCTTTATTACTTTTATTTAAAGCGTAAAAAATTGTACGTGTTAGTTCCATAATACCTGATCATATTTATTTTTTATTTGTTTTAGTTTATCTTCTTTTAAATCGACCACACAAAGAGAGTACTCATTTATATAGTTATTAAAATAAAAAGATATTTGTTTTTGAATTAAAGGGTCGCTACTTATAAAACTGAACTTACTTTTCTCTTCTTTGTTTACTAGGTAGAGAAAAGTAAGTTCAATAAGATTTATAATAGCTAGATTACAAGCAGAAGTAGATGGAAAAAAGTAATAGGCGTTACTGTACTTATTATAAGAAATAACACCTATCAAGTAAGATCGTTTAGATACCAACATATAATCGTCGCCATGTATAATTGCATGACAATTTGTCTCAATAAATTTTTTATTTACAGTAGACAAAAAAGAAGAACCATACTCTACAGTGAATTCAGGATCTTCTTCTTTAAAATTATTAATATACGATTTAAACATATAGGTATCCTTTTGATTAAATTTTAGGGATTGTTTTTGAATCCACATCTACACCCCAAGTACCTACTTGACGAACAGATTGTAATTTACATACACGAATTTTTTGTCCATCATAGTCTAATGGAATACTAATAATATCTTTTACTTCAATTTTAACTAATAAGACAGGATTCCCAGTACCAGCAAATGACTTTAAATAACCCCAAGAACAAACGTGCAGCCCGTATGAACAATAAGAAGAGTCGTTATCATCTACTTTTGAACGAGGCATTTCAACTGTAAGTCCAGGTGTATAATCTACAGTATTAGAGTGAATATCATAGAAGTTCTCACGAACTACTTTCCAAGCATAGATACAACCATCGTCAGAAATTGTTAAATCATTATGTTGTAAAAAGCTAAATAAACGATTAGCAACTTTGAATGAAGAGTTAGAGATGTTTTCAATAAACAAAGACCAACGATTCATAAACGTATCAAAATCTACATTCTTTTTAAATTCTTGTAGAATAAAATGTTCTAATTTCTCATCAACTTGCTCTCCTTTGTAAGTAAGAGAATCACCAACAATCTTTAAATCGCCTTTAGACCAGACGTTATTAAATTGTTTCTTCATGTTTACTAAGTTAGCAAGCACGTCAATTTCTTCGTCTGAGATTGCAGGATTAAGTAAAAGATTTTGTGCTTTTTCTAAAACAACAGGAAAAATATTATTATTAGGGTATACAGTAAAAGTTAAACTTTTAAAAGGAATATTAATAATTACAACTGCCGGAGTAATAAGTACACATGCTTTGTGTAGTTCTACTTCTTCTGTGATAGCTCCGAGTGGTCGTGTCGTAGGCTTATAATTAAGAGATGTATTTAAAAAATAATCATCTAAATAAGTGTCATCGTATTGCATAATTTTGGTCTCAATTTTTAATGTTTAAAATGTTTAGAATGGTACTGAGTAATGAAGGAGAGTAGTACTCATATAAAGAAAACTTCTCTAAATAGTACTTAGAGTCAATAATCAAAGTATCAAAAGATGAGTACCAAGCTGGTGTAACTGTAAGTAATTCGGTTATTACGTATTGATCTTGAATATCAGAAAGAGAGGTAAAGTTACTTGTTTCTACACAATTAAAAAACTTATCTACATCTTGTCTAATAAACAGATCCGCTTCTTCAGAGATAATTAAAGAAGTTGGCAAAACTTTATAAAAGTGATTTAAAGCTGAACGAATAGCTGCGAATCTGTTGTAATACCCTAGTCCATCTAGATTTGAGTGCTGATTTGTTGAGCGGCATGCCTTAATAAACAATGTGTAATAATAGCTTTCATCTTTTACAACAGGAAATTCTTGGAGTAAAAGATCCTTCAATTTACTCTGTAATTCATCACTTGATGAAACAATAGTCACATTGGATCCTACCAAAGATTCTGTAACTTTTTGTAACTTTGCTTCGGAAGGAATAATTAAAATACTACTCGTTAAGTTAGTATTTTTTAAGCTTGCTGACCAATACTCTTTTGCGCCTGAAAGAATAAAAATATTTTTATAATTTGAAAAATAATTATTCACTGTCAAAGGTAAAACCTTGTCAGCAGAATCACGTTGCACAGAAATAAGATTACCATCAGAGTAATAACCGTATGTGTGAAGTGTTCTAACTCCAGGTATAAACGAGGCACTAGGACTTGTTGTACTAGACTTAGTTACTGAACTTACTTTTCTTTTTAGTTTTGGAAGAGAATTGTACTTAACAAATTCAATTGTACGTCCTAAAACTTTAAAAGCAGAAACAAGATGTGTTTGCTCATCTGCAGTTATATTGCGGATAATATGTAAATCTGTTACTGAGCCATAAGTCTGCAGAACTCTCGCCGGAGAATATTTTTCATTCTCGTCTAATAATAAAATAGTACTAACATATTTTGACACTAGTGAGTCATCAAGATTAAAATAGGAAAGAAAAATACTGTCTTGCCATCTGATTGCTGATAAGCTTGTTAATTTACAAGAGTCATCAAGAGACCTAAAAGAAGAGTTTCTAAACGAAGAAATTTCTTCGTCGATTAGACTTTTTAAATACTTGTAAACATCAGAATAGAGTGCTGGCAGTTTAACTATATTTGAAAGCCAGTGTAGTTGTGACTTATCAATTTGCTTATCTGTGCCGATATCTTTAATTATTTCTCGAAGACTAACAGAGCCGTCTAATTTAATTTTATTAGTTTCTTTGTAAATAGTCTTTAAGACATCTGAATACGACTGATTAAACACACTTGCAATAGTATCTTCATTTTTGTCAGTATTTTCAATTCCTTCTCTATTCATAGGAATAGTTACAGAGCCAATTGGTACTTCTAAAACAAAATAATTTGATGAGTCAGGAATACAAAACGTGTCAGTAAACTCAGAAAATAATCGACTCTGACGTGTATAAGGATAAACAACACCACCAACACTAATATACATTTTATTGTTATAGTACCTACCGTTAGGAGTAGAATAAACTTTTAATGTGTCAGATAGTGTTTTACTTAATTTAGGAAACTCAGGAAGGTCGTATTTTGTAGTTAGATCATCAATGTCTGAATAAAATTCAGGAAGAATATCAAAATTAAATAGTTGAGTAATACAAGCTTGTTGAAAAGATTCTAAGTTATTTGTCTCTTTACAAGGAATTATATACTTAAGGCCGTTAGGTTCTTTTGTTTCTTCTTCGTGAGTAATAATTAAAACAGGAGTTGCTTGATTCTCTAGGTACCAGAGAGCACTATATTTAGTTCCATTAAAATATGACTCAACATGGAAAGAATCCACTAGAGTAAAGGCACTTTTTGATCCTACGGGATCCCTTATAGCTTTCACTATAAGCCGGACTATATCATCTTTGGTTATTTAACCAAAGGAGGACGCTTTTTCATAATAGTTTCAATATATGCTATTACTACTTCTTGTATTTAACCAGACTTTACTGGTCAAGTAGTCTCTGAAGTTTCTACCTATGTATAGGTAACTTACCTGCGCATTATCCAATCTTTTAGGTTTTTACCATCCAACAAGCATTACCTTGTCTGCTACTACTTGTATCACTACAGTATGCGGTACTAAAAGCTTAAGGAACTTCACGCAATCCATCCTCTTTTATTCGGGCTAGAATCAATTGTTGACAATGAAACTTACACTTGTTACATTTATATCTAACATACAGATTTGTACCTGTTTTTCTGGTACCATTTTTTAATAAATTAGATCCACAATGCTTGCATTTAGGATTTTTATCTGTTTTGTTGATAGGTATAAAAGTTGAAAACAAGTTATGTTTTCTTTTTAAACAGATGGTACAATCTTTATATAAATAATTTTTTAAATCTAAAATATCAGATGTTTTTACCCATTCGATAACATATAAAATTTTATTCTTACCTAGTGTCTTATTCTTTTCTCTGAAGATAGGGACATTAATACTTGAATTTTTTAATTCAGCTATAATATCAGAAATCAAAGTAAAAGAAGTAGTACATATTTCAACCCTTCTTAAATTTGGCCTACTTGTCGAGAGGGAGATACTACCATCACCGTCAAAGTATCCTCGTAAAAAGTGTGAAATAAATTCTTTTTTCATTTTAGGTATAAATAATTTTTCAGAGTTTTCTGCAGATTTTCTAGGAATTACTCCTGCATAATAAAAATCTAAGAATAATTGTTTATTCCTTTTAGATAAAGAATATTGTATTTTAGAATTTTTATTGTGTTTTGAAAAATCATAGCTAGATTTATTAAAAAATGGAAACAATACATGAAGATCATCTATTAACTGACTATCAATTAAAGAAATTCTTACTGTATTTGTATTTAAACGTTTTACATCTGTATTAGAAACAAGACATCCGGTCTGCATAAAACAGACCAAGCAAATAAGCTTTTTCAGGAGTATCTATTGTTTTAAATTCATTATTATATTGTTGTTTCATAGGTTTTTAAACAAAGTGTTAGTATTGTATTTAATTTGATTTCAAGTCAACCCGAAGCCGCCTGGGTTTAAGTTATCTTTTGCTTTTGTAGTAGAAAATAACTTATTTAAATACGTATTTAAATCTTCACGACTTAGTCCTGGACCAAAATCTCTTATTTTAAAATTAGAATCAAAACGAGATGGGAGTTGAATATGAAAAGAAGATAAATTACCTACTAATTTATGTGCTTCTAGCGCATTAGTAGAAAGTTCTCGGATTACTGAAAAAACTGGATTTGAATATAAGTTCTTTAAGATTAAAGAAAACATCCGGTCGTCAACAACTGCACCCATCTGCTGAGTTTTAAAATTATTAGTAGAAATAACTTCAATTGAATTTGTGTTTAATAACAATGTGATTACCTAGTCAAGGAAAAATGATTTCAGTACTAACGTACTTAATATCAAGAATTTCTGAAAAATATGTGGATTCTGTATTTGTTTTTAAATAAGTATACTTAGGATTTAAATACAGTAAAAAACCAGAAGATATATCTTCTTCGCACAATACAGAATCGTGCTTAAGAAAAGATGATTGTAAATTATATACAGCTTTAGATTGAGACGCCAGAAGATAAAAAAAAGATGACTTACTATTTTTTAAATACGACAGAAATAATTTAAATTTAGACACTGTCAAAGACGAAATAAATTCAAAATTATTAAATAAGGTAGAAAATAATTGAATAAATAATTTAGAGGTGATAATTACCGAAGAATCTTTTAAGTAGGAATTTTCTCTATAACTATTTACATAGCCAAGTTTTTTAAAGTAATTAAAAATAAAATGTTTTTCTTCTGTTGTTAAGTCTACTATCTCTAAGTATTTGCCAGCAGTAAGAGTAAATTCAGATGCTAAACATTTATAAGCTAAGAAAAGAAACTCAGGAGAGATAAGTAAATTATTTTTTAATTTAATTGTCTTAGTGAGTTGAAGACCTCTATAAAGAACTTGAGGCGAAAGAGTACCATAAGCGGAAACCAATGATAATTTCTCAGGCGTTTCTAATTCGTACTCTTTAAAGACTTTACTAGCGTAAATTTTTAACTTAGGATTATCAAGCGAGTAACACAAGTCGTACTGATTTATTAAGTATTTACTTATATCTATGTACTGACTAGTCACGCAAGGTTTAACAAAAGCAGTATTATCTACTGAAATCCAATCTCCAACTTGAAGTTTAGAAATAAAGTGAAACTCTGTAGATAAATCTAGATTTAATTTACTTATCTTTTTTGCACTGACGTACGACCTTGGATTATTTGTAGGTACATAATAAAAGCCTTGCTCTGTTTTTATTAAGTAATAAGAAGAATAATAAGAATCTTTATCTAAGTATTCTTCTTTCTTTTGTTGCATATAGAACTCAGGTATATAAGGATAACTACGCATCAGGAGTAAACACTCCATCTACAATAGACCCTACTCTTAAGTCAATACCCACAGGAAACAAAGGAACTTTATATTTTGACAAAACTTGGTAGTCAATAGTTAAATATTTTCCAACCAAAGAGTCTCGATTATCATAATACTTAATTAAATTATCTTGCTTATTGCCTTTAACAGAACCAACATCAAAAGTATTGTAAGCTTCGTCTGCTAAATTAAAATGATTTTCACAAACAATTTGAACTTTTGTAGGATCATTTTCAGCTAAATAGATTTTAAGAATTTTAAACTCATCTTGCTCCATTACTTTATATTTAAGTAGGAAAGAAGATCTTTTATTAAATTCATAAGCTGAGTTACCATGCCTTAACATAAGACCTTCGTAACCTAAAACAATCCACTCTGTTGCAAGATTTTTAAGTTCCTCTTCATTTTTTACTTGAACATTACTTACAATATACAATAAAGAACTAGATGCACTTGCAATCAGTAGTCCTTTGTAGTCTATAAATCTATCAAAATAGTTATCAGCTAGGTGGCTATAATTAACATAATCATAAATATGATACTGTACGTCTTCAGTTTTCCATGTGATTCCAGTATCAGGATCTAAAACTTCGCAATAACTATCATTATTGATAAGCGATGATAAGATTTCAAAAGGAATATCTGGATGGAATAATTCTCCATCAAACATACATGAAAAAGAGTCAGAGTCAAGAAGTAAACGTATATCAGTTTCTAAGTGTGTTAAGTACTTAAATCCTTTATATTCACGAGAAGTAAATTTCAGTTTTCCTGACTCACAATGGACATTACATCTGATTCCATTTAATTTTTTAGATGCCCAATTATTATTTGAGTTCCAATCTATTAAATGTTTTTTATCTTTGTACTTTTGCGCTAACATTGCTTTTGAAGATTTAGTGTAAGTATCTTTACTAGGAGAGTAATCATCATCAAATTGTTTTTGATACAATTGTCCAAGTTTTAAATCTACTTGTTGAGTAATTGAAGTCTCATTAGATTTACCCTTATTTTTACCTTCCTTTACATAAACAACTTTTTCTTGTTGTTTACCATCTTCATAGCCCCATTGAATAACAATAGAGATTCCTTTTCCTTCTAGTACTTTATAATCAGTACTAGCTTTCCAAATTTTCCATTTATCTTTTGAAGACTTAGCAAAAAGAGTTTGGTTATTCATGTATTCCTTTATTATAATAAGTATATAGTTTTTTATATTTTCGATTCTGAAGGTCTTTAAACACAGGGGTAGAAAGATGAGAACACTTCTCTAGTAAGATATTTAAAATTTTATAAATATCTTCTCTTGTATAAGTACAAGACTTTTTAGATAGTGTATAAGTATTTATTACTAACGTTTCATCGTCATAACAGCAAGTGTAACGATCTTCAATATAAATAATAGGTCTAAGATATAAAAGTAAATCTTTATATAAATCTATTTCTTCTTTAGAAACTAAGATGTCATACTTATTTCCTTGTCCTAGTAAATAATCACAGACAATTAAATCTTGTTTGGGTATATTTAATGACTTGTAAGTATCAAGAAAAGACCTATAATTTAGGTAAGATATATTTAAATCAGATTTTAAATAATCATCATGACTTATATGTTTAAATACAAGCGCATAAAATACACCGAAGAGGATTCTTAAAGTTATTATGAACACTCAGAAAATTTAAAATTAAATTATTTAAGTATAACCAATTAGTCCATACTTTATTTTTTGTTTTTAATGAGTCTTTGTATATGGTTTCAAGAGTTAGTAGATTTTCTTTTATATTAGGATCATACTTCTCTAGATACCACTCTAAGGCTCTTTTATAGTAAATATCATTTATCTGAGTAGACATAATTATGATTACCAGTAAGTTAAGAATATACTACAAAACCAGACTTATCAGTTTTAGCGTCACCTTTTGCAACTAAGCCTACAACCACTCTTTTTGGATCTTTTGCTCGTAAATCATTTAAATCTCCGTTAATAACAGGAATATCATAAGTAGATATTCTGTAAGTCTCGGGAAGACTCTTATTAAATACGACTGCAACATTCATACCATTATCTAAAGCTTTAGTTAAGTCTTTATCTGTACTTTCTTCTGAACGTGAATAAGTAAGATGATAGTTAGTTAAATTAGTTATTTTTCTATTATGTACTTTAGTATAATCGTAGAATTGAATATCAAGATGAGAGGTAAAGATTGAATACTTTTCCCAAGATATGTCTGAAGTTCCGTTTAAACGGACAAAAGGCTTAAGATTTGCTTCGCCGCAATATTTTTTAAATAAGATCAAATCTTGATTTAGTTGACTTAAAAATAAATCTCTATCTTCAAAAAATAACTTAGTTTTTCTTAATCTTGCATTTTTGACGTTTGAAAACTTACCCCTTCCTGCGGTATAAAGACAAGAAGCTTTACATCCGTGCAGACGCTTTAGGACAGGTATTGTATCCGACTTTCGTCAGACGGTGAAAGATACAGAATAGCTGTAAGTTGATCATCTACATCGCCTTTTACAGTTTTTGTATTTGTTCCTACAGATAGTAAATGTAGTTTAGAATTTAAAGTAGAGAGTTTCATTAGTGATTTCTTGTAGTATATCTTTTGTTTCTTTTATCTATTTGGTTGATTGTTTTAAACTAAACAATCTGTCAGTACAGGAGGTTTGTATCCTGGTGGTTTAACAACTTTACCACTTTCATTTTTAGTGCACATTCCAGTTTCTGGATCAACTTTTGTCATGTTGTTATCATGAACAATATTAAAAGCTTTATCAAGGTCAACCCCAAAAGCTATTGCAGAGCCAGTGTTGATGTACTTAATGTCTGTAAGACTATCAACAATTTCTTGCATATTAAGTTGCAAATCATCTACTATGAGCAAGTCAAGAAGTTTTTGAAGTACAGAAAAGTGGATTTGAAAAATGTTATCTACGCGAGGAGTTAAACAACTTGCAAAATGTTCAGACAACTCTTCTAAAGCTAGTTTTAATCGTAGCTTTACAGTTTGTACTTCAGCAGCAGAAAGGTTTGGTAAATTCTTAAATTGAGGTGCTGCAGGATCATATTGACCTGCAGCAATCATAAAAGTTTTTACCTTCTCTAGAGAAGATATAGTCAAAAATTACTCGCCTTTTACAAGAGCTTTAAAAGCTGCTGGAATACGGACACGAACTTTAGAACTTGATGGAATAGTCAAAGCGGCACCAGTTTGTGGATTGCGGCCTTGTTTTTCAGCTACAGCTACTTTTTCTAGAGTAAGAAATCCAGCAAGAGATACTTTATCGCCTGCAGCAACAGCAGTCATAACGGTTTCAAAAATGTTGGCAACAATTTCACCAGCAACTTTTTTAGTTAGGCTGTGATCGGTTGCTACTTTAGTAATTAGGTCTTGTTTATTCATGGTGTATTACCTTTTTAGTTAATTTATTAATAATTTGACTTACTAGTGAATTATTAGATTCACATGATTCGAATGGTATACGTAAGTCAAGTAACATCTGATACAGATCTGTTGAGTCTTTATCAGATTCTTTTTCAGTTTGAATCCTACCAAAAGGATCAAATGAGTTCATTCTGTGTAAAAAGAAATTAATATTATTGTACGTATTAAAGTCTCTTTGAACATTCTCTTGGAGATTAGTGGAAAGAGTTTGATATTTTCTTCCATAAAAACAAGACAAGAGAATGGGTGAATCAGTAATTATAAAATCAAGATTTGAATTTAAAATGCAATCTATTTTTTCTTTTTGCATATAATATACATGTAACTGATCTTGAAATATATGTGTTTTATTTAGAAAAACTAATTCTTTTGCATATTCAGATACGTACTCACATTTAAATCCTAAAAGTTTTAAATGGTATGTTAATCCTAATGCAGTTGTAGTTTTTCCAGCTCCGCTACTTCCAAATAAATTAATTATCTTCATATAGTTTTTAAATAATTTTTAATTAGTGTGTACACTACAGGGTCTAAAATAGGCTTATAGTGTTTAAGTTCTTTATTTATTTTTGTTTTTGTAAAATTAAGACGTGTTGTACCAGTATCAGACAAGTAACGATTTAAATTCTTAGGTAATAAAACACAAGTCTCTTTTGAGTATATTTTATCACCTACGCTTAAAACATCCTTATCAAGATCAAATCCACTTTTTTCAATGTTTGAAAATACAGAAACATCTAATAAAAAGTTAGAAAAAGTTTTCCAAGGATCAGAAACTAAAATAGTTCCTTTACTATTGATGACTCTTGTTTTCATATCTTTCCATTTTCTGTAATACCACAAATAATTGTTTGTTTGATTCCAATTACGTGTAGCTGAACCTTTTAAGTCATTTACAAAACCATATTTACAAGGCTGTGCAAAAGAATTAAAAGGTAAGAAAATATCATGAACAACTAAGCCATATTTATTGATTACAGTTATCACAAGACCCACAATATGTTGGAGGTGATTCTCCAAAGTAAGTTAAAATTTTTGAGCGACGACAAAGACTAGTTTCACAGTAATTACGTACTTTCAATAGTTTTTCAGAATTTATTGAAATTCTAGCAGGATCATTAAGAGTTTTTCTTAGTAACCACTGATTAAGTTGATAATCTTTAAAACTATATAGCACATAAGAGTTAGCTGGTTTTCCATCTCGGGAAGCCCTGCCAGACATCTGACTTAATTCTTCCATTGAGTTTGGCATATCAACATTAATAACATATCTGACATCAGATCTGTCAATACCCATACCAAAAGCAACAGTAGCTATAATTAAATTTAAAGTCTTATTAATGTACTTTTCTTGTATTGCTTCTTTATCTTTGACTCTCATACCAGCGTGAAAAAATGAACAATTAATTCCTTTACTTAAAAGAAACTTTTCCATATCTTCACACTTATTTCTTGTTCCACAATATATAATTCCACAAGTAGTTAACCCTTCGTGTTTAATTATATCTAAAGTCTGTCGATACTCTTCAGATTTAGGAAATACAGAATAAGAAATATTAGGTCTGTCTAATTTATGAGTATAAAGTTTATACGACCCTTCAGTAAAAGACAATGTTTCTCTCATATCTGATAAAGTTACAGGGTCTGCAGTTGCAGTCAAAGCTATAATTGGAACTGGTTTTAATAGTTCTCGTATCTTAGAAATCTGTCGATACTTAGGACGGAACGAAGTACCCCAAGAAGAAATACAATGTCCGCTCATCAATTGCAATAAAAGACAAATTAACGTGATTATTTATTAGTTCTATAACACTATTATTTAACAGTGTTTCAGGAGCTAAATATAACATCTTTATTGGTAATACTCTTTTTTGTATCTCAATAACATATTCTAAAAAATCAGGATAGTCTTGATAGTAAAGTAAAGAGGTATCAACTTTAAGTAATATATCTTTAATTATAGGGACAGAAGTAGAATCAAGTTGTTTAAATCTTGACTTAAACTCAACCATATTTTCTACTTCAGGAATTTTAAATAATTTATAAGTTCTTTTAGTCATTAGTTTCGATATCTTTACAATCTCACTAACCCCTCCAAGACCTTTTAAATCCTCTAAGATCTTTGTTTGCTCTTTGATTCCTTGAGTGCTATTAATAGTTTCAGCCCTAACTCCTTTACTTCGTAATGCCTGGATTTGATCGCCGCATTAAACTGAGTAAAGGAGTAATAACGATAGAAGTACCTTCAAACATAAGAGAAGGTACTTGATACACTACAGATTTACCCATTCCGCGTAGGAGCTAGAAACAGAACATCATTCCCGCTTTAGCAAGGACTCTACAGCTTCCTTTTGTTTTCCGTCGGAATCCGGTCATGACCGCCAATACTGTTTTAATATTTGTTCTGATGTGGTCATAAATACCTTTTTACATACTCAGATTTATTTATTTTATATATAATAGAACCTGCATTTTCAACAGCAACTATTTCACCTTTGGACATTCTTTCCATGATTTTAGAATGGTTTGTTGGATCTCTTGATTTTACTAGTCCAGTAGTTGTTTCGTAATTCATAAAACCAGCACCTTCCCAAGAAACATACTCGAATCCTAGTTGAGATAAAGAATTACCAGAGTTGTGACAAGCGTCAACAATAAAGACAATCTTTTCAGGAATTACGTTTTTACTTCCTATTTCTACTGCATCATAATTCATTAAAAAATGTTTTAAGCATTTAGAAGCTGCACCAATAATATTATAATTAGCTAGTGTACCTACACGTATAATTTCTATATCATATAAAGTCTTAGAAAAGAAAGGATGTCCAAAAGTATACAAAAATACAATAGTACCTTTTGATAATCCTGCTTTATCTTTTTTAAGTTTTAAAGCTAAATTAACACTAGAGGAACGATAACCATAGAAACAATTAGTCTCTAAAAAAGGTCTAGCTTCTTTGTTACTAATTTCTACGACTTCACAGTCTCTGGCATAAATTGTATTACTTTTTAAAAGAGTATTAGTAGCATATCTAATGTAAGATTTTAAAACAGTTTGTTTTCTAAAGTATCCATTATCAGAAGAACCCCATTCAAAATCTTTTATCCATATTGTACGAATACCTTCAGACAAATTCAATTGACTTAATTTAATAAAGTAACCAGATTTTATTCCAGAAATACCAAACCTTTTGGTATAGTCTTTCTTATACAACCAACTATCAACATATCTTAACTCAAGATTAAAAAAAGGAATTTCAAATACAGATAATTCATTAAATAAAGTCGATTTTGAACTTATTGTATATACAATATTAAGATCAGTTAAGAAATCAGATATCTCTTGTATTTGTTTTTTATGATCATAAAAATTCATCTATTATTTCCATGTTAAAACACTCATACATACCTCCAAAAGAAATTAAAGGAATATATTTATAACTTTTATATTTATTATGTAAATTTAATTCTTGTTGCCAGCACTTTTCTGCGCTTAAGTAAGTATATTCTTTAAGTATAGTATACTTGTAGGGAAATCGAGTATTACCACCAAAAAGACCAAATCTATTTTGTACTTTAAGAAAAGTCCTTCCAATTTTAATAAACTTTTCATCGGTATCTTCAGAAAAACATTTAATAATGTAAACTTTAAAACTATCAAAATCCTTAGAAGTAGATGCTAATCGAGTCCAAGAAGTTTTATTAAACCCAGAAGAATCTATAGCACATTGCTTACAACCTCTTCCTGTTAAATGATTAGCAGGCGATTGTTTAAATTGTCCGATGAACTCTACAAACAATCTCAATAGGTTTGTGAGCAGATACATAAAGACCTGTATATAAGTAATTAGTACCCCAAAGAGAAGTAGCTTCTTTAATCCAAGTATCTTGAGACTTTGCTCTGATATCTTTGTAACAAAGTAAACAACCTTTACCTCCAGCCATATGGTATTTAGGCTTACAAGTAAATATCCCATGAACAGGACAGATAACTTTAATATCTGTCATTGTATGTATAATTTCTTCTGGGTATTGATACTTATAATTATGTGCTTTATTAGATCTTTCTAAAAATACTTTGTGAGTTACTTTTGCCAAAATTGTCTCATAAAAGTTCATATTTTATTAGAACATTTTTAGCATCAATTCTATCTAGATCCCATCTTCTCATGTGAACTACATCTACATAAGTTTGAAGAATATCTACCCACGTACCTTTATGAGTAATGCCTTGCCAATCCGTCCACTCTGAAATAGAGTCATAATGAATTTTATATTCAGCAGCTAATACTGTCCAAGCTTCTTTGTCGTCTTTACAATCTTTAAGTAAATTATATACTTTATAATCAGTATAGACTTTAGGAAAAGGATGGTAGCTGTCGATTTTGTCGCCTAAGACACATTGGCTATAGAACCAAAGTCTTCCGTGCCCTTCTAGTTTATAAGATTTTTTACCTGAAGTAGAGATTTTTGTAATCAATTCAATATGACCGAGGCCATTACAATCTGTAAGAGTTTCCTTTCGTGGGTTATATAACCAACCTGGAGTTTGTTTAGCATCCTTATCTTCCGTTACAACTATAACGGACTGATCCTTTCTCCCTTCGTATTGATATTTACTAATTAGGTCATCAGCTTCTTCATACTCAGAATATTCAGTTGTATACATACTTCCGTAATAAGTTTCTAACTTCTTTTAAGCAGTTTGGTCTAAAAGCACCAGAACGATCCTTATATTTAGAAAACAAAGGAAGGTCGTTTCTGAAATTAGTCGCACCGCCCATTACAATCACTACATCAGTGGTGCCAGTAGCTCGTTTAAACTTATTAACTTTTCCATTAATAATAGCTCTTGCAGAAGAAAGATACTTATCATTTTTATTTCTTTGGCAGTCTTCTATAGTATAACCTTCTTTACTTATTAAGTATTCAGGATAATATTTTTTAAAGTCTGTGATATTATCATATTCAGCTATATTTCCGTTGAGGATCAGCAGCAGTGATATATCGTTGTGTTACTGCAGAGCTAGCTAAAAAAGCTAAAAAATCTCCGTCAATAACGAGTAATTTTCTATTACTATTGTTAATGTTGCATTTCCTCAATAAGAGATTGATAGCATTCAGACATACTGCCAAGTATTATTTTTGGTGTATATCTTAGCTGTTTATATTACTTGAGCAATTTATCTTTGCGTCTCAAGTTTTTAAATACTTAGATTCTATTTTTATACTTCATTACTACAAAATTCTAGCATATCCATTACCATACACGCGCAAACAACCGTCTTTTTCTATTTGTGAAGTTTTGGTTACACTCATAAAAGAAGGAAAGAGATACATTGACGATTCAGTTACAAAATGACTCTGTAAATCTAGATTAACAATTAAATCAGTAATACCTAATTGCGCACATGTTTGTACTAAATCACTAACGGAGAGTAATACAGAATAAGAAAACACATGATACTTATTAACCTTAAACACAGAGCACACTAATTGAGAGTCTTTATAAAATTGATAGCTTCTTGTAGAATCACAAAGACTAACAAAAAGCTTTGTATTGTTTTCCTCGTGAAACTTTGATAACTCACTAAAAGTTAAATTATCAACTAATAAAGTACAATCACTTAAATGTACTGGAGTATTATTTTCTACGTTCAATAGTAGTTTAATATGTTGTTTATACACATTTTGTTTATTCTTATCCAGCCAGTAAAAATCGTATATACTAATTAGTATTACACCATTGTCTTTACATACTTTCCATTTCTCAAAATGATATGTCTTATCTTTAAGTGTACTATCAAGAAAAGAAGAAACACCATAACTACTATGATGAAAAATACTTCCATTGTACTCTATAGCTAAATTAAGCGAAGGTAAATACAAATCTAATTCCTTCCCTAATAACCAAGAAGGTCTGTAAGAAGGAATTATTAAAGTTTTAGAGTCTAATGTAGTGATATAAGAAGCCAACTCTAGCTCAGGTTTAGATACACTAAAAGAACACTTAGGACAAGGATTGATAGATTGAAGTACTCGATAAGCAGGTTTTGTAAATTCGCCATGTTTATTACAAGACAAAGTAACTAAAGAGTGTGAACCTTTGTAAACTAAGTTTGTTAAGTCGTACTTAGACTTATCATGTACTTTTTCAAACTTATCTAAAAATAAAGAAGTTTGAAAATACTTATCATCTAACTGGCAACGATTGCATCCTAGTCTATAAAAAGAAAATGCAGTTTTAGTTATGTCACCATGTACCACACAAGTGATTGTTGCAGGATTAATTGAGCCTGTATAAACAGTCTTATCAAAAGTAAATTTACAAGGATATTTTGCCTCTATCTTTTTAATAAAAGATTCTGTTGTAATTTTTAAACTCCTTTTTTCTTGGCTGCATTTATTACAACCAATTCCTCTTAATAAGGTACTAACTACTTTACTAAAATGACCATGAGTTTTACAAATAATATCTACTTTTGAACTAGAACTGGTATAATTAAAAACAGAGTAATCATACTTATCAGGATATAATCCCTCAAGTTTTAAAATCATCTGTGAAGTTTTATCTAAAGATTTTACATTGTTTTCTTTCTTACAAGCTAAACAACCATATTTTAAAAAACTTTTAGGTGTGTTTGATAGTCTGCCGTGTACACTACAATTTATAATTAATTTTGTTTCAGAGTTAATAAATAAAGATTCACTAGGAATAGAAAGAGAAGGCCAACGAGAAATTAATTTCTCTTTAAACTGAATAAGTTTGCTAATTTTATTAGTTTGTATAAGTTTATTTTTAATACAGTATTTACAACCTCTGGTACGAATAATAGTTCTACCGACTTTAGTAAATGTGTGAGAATGTACTAAACAAGTTATTGTTGTTGGCTCTCTATCATTAGTATAAAATATATTATCAAAATCAAATGAGTTGCATCCATATAACTCAGTTAATTTCTCAATATATTTTTCTTTAATCATCCGTAGGCTCAGAAGCTTCTTCAGGTGTTTCAATTACATTACTAGGTTTTTCAAATAGTTTAGACTTCAAATAAGCTAACTCATTTGAATTTTCTCTATAGTAATCATAGACACTACTTCGTCCTTGAAACTTTTCTGCTTCTCCAGACATAGTGGTTATATTAAACCAAGCACCACCTTGTCTGATCACACCTTTATCGACTCCGACATCTACAGCTTCGACAACTTGGTCAATACCTTCACCAAAGATGAGAGAGATTTCTGTCACCTTATAAGGATTATTTAACCTATTCTTAATTGTCTTTGCACGAATAATTTGTCCAATAGGTTCATCACCTTTCTTAATCCAATCTTTTCTTGAAACAGAAATGCGCAATGAAGGGAAGAATTTTACTGATTCGCCTCCAGGACTTACAGAAGGCGCTCCGATATTGACCTAGGTTCCTTCTAATTTGATTGACAAATAAGATAGCGGTATTAGTTTTCTTTGAAGAAGACGTAAGATTTTTCATAGGTGCAGCTAACAAACGAGCTAGAACAGCCATATGTTGGTCTCCTACATCTCCATTAACTTCTTGCTCAGTACGTAAAGAGGCAATTGAATCTAGTATAATAACTGAACAAATACCAGCCTCACAGAATTCCTCCATAACTGTCAGAGCTTGTACTCCGGAATCAGGCTGAATCAATAGAAAACGATCTTCTGAAGTATCTAAACCAAGTTTACGTGAATATTCCAGGTCAAAACATTGTTCACAATCGACGTAAACTACTAATTCATCGGGGTACTGTCGTTGGGCATTAGCAGCAATTAAAGAACAAAGAGTACTTTTTCCAGCACCAGAATCACCCCCCAACTCTATAAGTCGACCACGGGGGATTCCAGGAACACCAATAATAGCATCCAATTTTAAACTTCCAGTTGATATAGCATCAATAGGAGGAATATTTTTAGGATCTACAATAAATTCAGAACCGATATTTTTTCTTTAACTTGTTAACAACTCCACTAACAATCTTTTTACGATCACTAATTGATAATGTCATGTATACTACCCTTGTTGCTTACTTTCAATATTTTTTAATATATTTAAACTAGTAAGTCTTGTGTTTATTTGATTAATTTTATAATTATGTGTTTGCCAAAATTCAAAGATAATTTCTGCTTTAACCATAAGTCTCCACTCTTTCATACTTTTTTCTAAAGCCATTCGCTCAAGATTATCTTGGCTTGGAAGTCTCTTTGTACTTCCACTATCAGAAATAGAATCAGAAATACTACATTTTTCATTGTGTAATTTCTGATTATAAGATGCTTTGGCTAAGTAATAAGTTGACTTAGAGAGAGAAGTATTACTGTAGATTTTTTCAGTTAATTGAATTGCTCTTTTATTGAGGAACTCAACTTCTTCTAAGATTTGAAAATCAACGTCAGGAAGTGATAATTCAACAGCCCAGTCCTCTAGAGTCTTACCTTTGTACTTAATAGACTCAAGGCATATATCACCCCAAGACTCATAGTCATCAAAATCTGTTAGATTAGTAGTCATATATTGTTAGATATTCCTTGAATAATGTGAGCTTTAAGTGCAAGTTGAAAAGATAATTCTTTAGGATGCTTAAGTAATAAACTTGTAATTTCACGAGTATTACTTAAAACTGAATCTGCAGAAGATTGAAATTGATCTGGTAAGAGATCTTTCGATAGTAATAGAAGAAGATTTGAAATTACTTCTATTTTAACTTTATCTGAAGATTGCTTATAATCTGTAAATAATAGAATATCATTTAAAATTAAAGCAATCTCTTCTGTATTGTCATTCTTCATCTGGTTTCTCTTTCTTTAGCTTCTTTTTAACTGTAGTTTTAAAACGTTCAGGATATAAATTAACAATTGCACTTGAAACAGCTATTGCTGCAGCATCGCTCACATCAAAAGAATTCCAAGATATTGTGTCAAAATTAACTAAGAATTTTGATAAGCCAGCTTGTACTTCTTGTTTTGATCCTTTCCCTGATCCGCTAATTAATAATTTAACACGGTTAGGTGCAATATGTATGATGGGTTTTTTATTCTGTGCTAAAAGTAACTGATATACGGCTGCAGTAGATGCAAGCTTTGTAAGTCCTTGCCCTCCGAATGCAAATCCTTCTAAAACTCCATAATCAATATATTCCATATAACTATCTAAATAGTGTTTCATCATACTATAAGACTCAAGTTCACATTGAAAAACTGATTCAATCTTACTTACCTTAATCTTAATATGAACTTTTGAAAGAAGTTCAAACTCGTCTAGTCCGTTCAGGAGTTTTACAATGAGTAATCAATGCAACTCCTGTATTTCGTTTTGACGAGTCAATACCTAATATTAATGTTTTATTTTTATACAAAAGAAGACAACCCTCTAGATTGAAAATACAAATGTCGGTGATATTCTTTTACTTGGTTAACTGAATCATAAGAAAATTTGTGCCTACAAGACTTGCAATAAACTTCTTCTGTTGTTAGTAAATCAGCCTGATCTAAAAATAAATTCTTAGTCTCGCAAGAAGGACAAACAATAGATAAGTTAGTTATGTGGCACAACTTTTTAATTGTTCCGTCTGCAGCAATAATTAACTTACGTGCATAAAAACGCATACCGAGTTTGTAAAAGAATTTGTAAAAATTTAGATAATAATTGAGACGACATAATTAATAGTCTCCTTGTACTCTTTTAATTTGTTCTGATTGTATTACTCTATTAATAATAGAAGTAAGGTGTACAAGACAATTAGACAGGTCATTAAGAATTACCAAGGAATCATCACAAACAATAGAAGTTTCTTTTTCTATTGTTACTATTTGCTCTACAAGTTCTGATTTTACTTCTAACGGTACAGTTGTAATAACAGCAGAAACAACATCTATTTCTTTTTCAATATTAGACAACTGTTTATTATGCTTATAATATGTTTGTATTAATTTCCAATTTTTCTTTTTATCTTCAATTTTATTAAAAACATCAGGTACAGAGTATGGGAAACCACATAAAAGTAAATTATTTCCTTTGTCAAAATAATACTCTGCCGCTAGTTCAAAAGACAGCAAATCATATTTTTCTTGGAACTCAGACGAAACAATCTTATATGTATCATCAAAACACATATAAGAGTTATAGTTAAACACCTCAGTTTTAATATCAAAATCTTTTATATTAATGTACTTAAGTTGAGAAGGAACGTATTCTGCTAAAAATAAAACTTCATTAAATTTATTTATGGTTTCAGGAAGTAATTCTGAAGAATAAAGAATAACTACAGTAGGTACAGAATTATTCATTAGTTCCATCCATATATTTTAATCTTAGCTTGAGAAAGCAAAAGAATAAGAGAATAAATTTGTTCTTGTAATAAACTAACTGAAAATAAAAATTGATTTTCAGTTAAATTGAACACACTTAAGGTAGAGTCTTCATTATTAAAGATAAATTTATTTTTATGATTACTTATTTCAACTTTATTTCCGATAGGAAAGATTAAATATGAATTTATCAATAAGATCCGTATCTAAAACAATACTAACCTTTTTTGCCCAATCATATTTAAAAGTACTATTAACAGAAGATAAAAAAGGGGCAGCTTCAGCTAAAACACATCCGAGGTGTGTACCCAGACCCTTCTTTCAAAGTAAGTCTAAGCACACCTGTATGAGTGTGATAAGTAGGTTGTTGAGTCACTATGCAAATCCTTAGTAAGAGAAAGAATCTCGACGGTCAATTTGAGCTGTTGAATAAATTGCAGTTGTAGTAAATCCTGCTGTAGTAATAGAGGCACTTTTAAAATGAGCATCTAGAACAGATAAGTCTAAACGTTTACATTGGCCTACAACAGTATTTACTTTATTTAAAATGCCTTGAGCATTATAATTAAGAACTTTGTGTGAGTAAAAAGCACGAGAAGTTGCTGCATGAATACTGCCATCCTGATTAATACTATTATGTTTTAACAAGTGTACTTGGCGGTTTGCTGTATCAATACCACAAACTACGTAATCATGACCACGAGTGCCGTGCCAGATTTTTAGTACAGTGCCTAAAGTAATTCGAGTTTTATTTTTAGCTAAAATTGTCATTTGATTATATCTCTTTAATATGTCTTTTATTTATAATATTTGATAATAGATAAAACATCGTCTTCAAATATTATTTCTTTGTCTGTGATACTATTGATAACGTCTATAACAGACGAATCTAAGTAAGTATCAACTTGTTCAGCTTTCTGTTTAAAGTAGGTAACGTACCAAACAGATATACTATCTTTAAACAGTTTGTAGATTTCATTTCCACCGATAACAATAAACCTATCTAGCTGTTTTAATCGTGGAAAAAGATTCTTACCTTGTCTACTAAGTACATAAGTGTACCTATGTTTCAAAAAAGGTAAATCTTCGTCGGTTTTTCTACCTACAACACAATTATAATAATCTTTAGTTATTGTTTGGAAATGTTTCATATCTACAGGATTTGAAAAAAGTATTTTATTTTCAAATCCTAATCCGTTGTTTAAATCAACAGCTAAAATAGCTGCAATTTCTTGACTCACTTAATTAACTGACTTATAAGAACAATAAGAAAATGATTTATTACGAATATTTGTAATACCAGATTCTGTGTTTTTAAATCGTTTAATTAAATCTGAGTACAAATAAACTGAATAACCTTTATTCAGTAATTCACTAATTAAATCTTTATAAAATCCATTTAAATCTACCCCACAAATATGAATCTCATATTGATCTGGAGGTAAAAGATGATCTAAAGAAGAAGCATTGTACTCTACAGCTTCAGTTTTATTTTCTACTAAGGTATAGTTATTCCATACGTCAAATAACGACGGATTAAATAATTTATAATTAAGAACCTTACTAGGAGTTAATTTACTAAAGACGTTAACATTCTTACTACTGTCTTGATAATGAATTAGATTAATAAAACCAGAAAATAATGAAGATTTTAAATCAATCATATTATGAATTTTATTAACAATATCATTCCCGTACTCTAGCTTCTTACTGGAAGCAGGAGAGAAAAATGTATCAGCAATACCAGTCACTAGTAGAATTTTATTTTTATGAGTCATTTGTTTACAGTTACCTATTATAGGATTAAATTGCCACAGGAGCTTTAATAGCCGCATGTGAGTTATAGTCTTGAAGATCAAAATCTTCAAATTTAAAATCATTAATATCCGTTATTTTACGTTTTAAAACAAGAGTAGGCAACGGATAAGCTTCTCTTGTTAGTTGTTCTTTTATCGCATCAATATGATTTAAATATATATGAGCATCTGCAACATTATATACAATTTCGTCTGGCTCTAAGTTACAAACATGTGCTACCATAATCAGAAGCAACCCTAATTGTATGATGTTGAACGGATTTCCGTAAGAAAAAATCGTTAGATCTGGTGACACTGTAAACACTTAGTTTATTTCCAACAACTTTAAATTGTATAAAATTACTATGGCACGGGTTTAAAACACCATTCCCAGCTTTAACATTCTCATCAAAACTTAAAGATTCATCAGCTACAAATCTAGGATCAAAAGCTGTCATTACAATTCGTCTAGAGTTAGGATTATTTTTAATCATATCTATGCAACGTTGTAATTGATCTATTGTATTGTTTGGATCTTCTTTATCAAGACGGTAAGAACGCAGTACAGTTCCATATATATTACCTATAGTACCGTTAGGGTACTTATCAGAATAAGACGTGCACCATTCATCCCAGATTGTTACATTATTATCTTTTAAATAAGTACAGTCAGAAGATCCTTGAATAAACATCCAAAGAGTTTCATGAAAAGCTTGCCTGTAAAATACTTTTTTAGTAGTTAAAATTGGAAATCCGTTCAGACATTTTATGTCGTAAAGTGACACCAAATTTAGATAGAGTACCTACACCTGTACGATCATTACATTTTGTTCCTGTTTCCAGAATATCTTTTACAATATCTAGATAAGATTTGTCTAAGTTATTTGTCATAGGAATCATCCGTAAAGTAAGTATCTTCAAAGTCATCTATGTATTTTCTTTTTTCTTTGAAGTGTTTATTTTTCTTTTTATTATGTTCTTTTGTGTCAGCTAAATCATTATTCTTTAATTTAGTTGATGTTTTAACAAAACCACCCTGAATACTTTTTAACTTATGTAATGACATATTTCACCAGTATATCAACAATATCAGAAAAATTAGAATAGTCTAATTTAATTACTAAAGCAATATCGCACATTTCTTTTGTAATTTGATTCTCATATTCATTACTAAAAGAAGATAATTTGTTACTAGTGTGAGATTCTTTTTCTAGATAAACCCTAAGTACATTAAAATCTTTATCGTCTACAAACAAAAAAGAATCTTCTTGTAGTCTCCAATCATCAATAATTACTACAGACTCTTCAGTAATGTTTTTTATAGATTCATATACTTTTGTACTAAAGATTAAAGAACCATGAATACTCTTTATATGTTTAGAATATCTAACATATAAATCTCTAGGTGTTAAATTAATACCGAGAGATTAAAACATCTTTTTTATCTTGAAAAAACTCTTCCCTTGTTAGTTGAGTATTCCCAGAATAAGTAAGAAACTCTTTAAAAGCTCCTTCCTTTATATAAGTTGCAAAAGAGTGACAAGAAGTTTTAATATTATTCTTAAGTAATTTTAAAGTAATCTCTTTTGAAAGGGTTGTTTTACCGGATCGAAGGTTGATTTGAGTATAAAAGTATAATTGTTTTTTTAGTCATTTATTTTTAAAGCCGGTACAATAATTAGTTGAGCTATATGTTGATTTTTAGAAAGGTATAATTCTTCAACACTATGTTGGGATAAACTGATAGTAATAGAATCAGTATATCCATGAGGAATCAATGCTGCTAAAGTATTAAAACCTAAATTTAAGGCGAGGGATGCTGTCGGGTAAAGCATCCCTACATGATTTTCTGGAATATTAAAAGAAACGCCAGAATCAATATTAATAATAGCATCTTTTTTAATTCTGTAATCAGAAGGTGAATACAAATCAATACTGTAACCACGAGAATCTACTGTCGGGTATTTTACACCTGAACGTATATTTCTAACATAAGTTTCAATGCTCATTTTTATTTACTTTCCTTTTAATTCCAAACCAACTTCTAGGAGAAAAAGAACTACTCAGGTTGATTGTATTTTCAATAGTGGAGTCTTCTTGTGGTGGTTCTGGACTACCTAAGTTTAATTTAGTAATAGAACCTCCACAAGATGTTACTACTTTGCAAACAGAAGAGACAACCTCATAAGCTGATAACTTAGAATCGTGCGTTAAAATAGAGAGAGCTGCAATAGATCCAGAACCAACAGCTAAAGGTTGGTTTCTTGAAAAATCTGCAAACAAATGCGACTCGTAACTATGGACATAATGTCTTACGATATCGTAATCTTTAAAAATAACTATCCCTGTAAAACCATCATCACTTGTGTCTAAAGGTACTGCTGTAGAAGCAGAGAATGTTTCAGAGACTTCAGCGTCAATCAAAGGGTGGTCATTAGATAAAAACCACTGAATAAAATTCTGCTTTAGAATTAAGCTTCCTGCGTATGCATACCAAGCAAATATTTTAGGTTCTATAAGTGTCTCTGGTAACTCACTTCTAACTCCGTCTGAACCTTCGTAGACGATTCCGGTTTTATTCTGGCAATCAGAAAGAATATAAGTACCATCATTAATAGTAACTCGCCCGTCTGCTGCTAATTCATTGTCTTTATAGACACAAATTGTCATCTATTACTCCTTTGGCTTACTAGCCTGTTCAGCCATATGAAGTAAACGTTCATTTAATAATTTTTCTGAGATTTCATTGAATTCTTTTGGATCTAGAATTTTATGTTTTTCAACTAACAACTCATAGAAAGTTTCAATAACAATTGCTAAGTGCATATAAGCATAAACACTTTCTTCATTATTGATTTTTAGTTCTGCAACTGCAGGAATAATCTCATTAATAAGTAAAGCTTGGTCGTGAGTAAACGCTTGATTTACTCGGCCTTTTAAAGCCTCAACTCGTTCTTGATACTGATTATCAATTGATTTTAATGCTTCAATTGTTTCTTGTTCTGTTGTTTGTGTTTGATCAGACATATTAGTCCTTAATTAAGTAAATAGATAATATAGTATATAGACAGTAAGTTAACAAAATTAACGACTAAAGTTGTGTACCAGCCCTTATTAAAAAAGCTATATGAAACTTTAACAATTAAACAGGCTAATACATACTGTGAATATTTAAATGTAAGTGAAGCAAATAACAAAGGACAAGCTAAGAATAATGTATAAGATAAAAATAAGATAAATATTAAATCAAAAGCATATGCTTGTAAAACAGAATTTACAGTTTCAAAAAAAGCTTCTTTTGCTGTAATTAAGTCTGGAGCCTCAAGATCGTCGTTCATGTAAGTTCCTTAGTAACTAAAGACATTGCTAATTTACGATCAACATTGTATGTTGCCAATTGTTTCATAATTGTTCCTGCTTTAATAGGTAAAGCAGTTTCTTTTGAAATAAGCTCTTGAATAAGAGTCAAAGTCTGTTCTTCACTTAGAAGAACAGGACAATATGCAAGCAAAATTTCTTTTTCATTAAGAAGTTGTTGTGTACTATTGATTAACTTTGTACTATTGATTAGCAAAGATGTATCTATATTCTTAATAAAATATTTTATAACTGATAAGACAAGTTCATCTGTAATTGTATTAGTTTTACTTTTTGATTTTTGTGTCTCAATTTCACCGATTAAGGTAGAAAGTAGTAAAACTTTGACCGATTCTTTTTGTTTTCGAGACAAAAGAAGATCTGTTTTCAGTGTACTGTATAGGTCAGTCATTTTTATTTTCCTTGTTATTTAAATATTGTAGAAGTTCTTGTTTGCAACATCTACAATTGTTACAAATGTTGTAATTGATTTGTAGCTCTTCCAGTGTTATGGAAGACTTTTCAGATACAATTTCTTTTATTTTAGTATCTGAAGTAAAACTACATAAACAAATAATCATATATTTCCTTGTCGTTAAGTTAAGAATCGAACTTCTCTCATCACTGAGAGGCCAAAGTAAAAACTTTGTTTAGCACCTTTGCTTTGCAACTTAACGAATATCATTAAATCTAGGTAAATTTAAAACAAGCCTTTGTAAAAACATAACAGAGATTTGTTTGAAAAATATGTAGGAAATAAAAGTCGTCGGTTAGATTACATACTTTTTGTATTTCATAATAATGATCAACATTAAGACTTAGAGTCTTAGCATAAAGTAGGTCTACTGAGTTTCCATTACCTGTGTATCTAGCTTTCATTATATTCACTCTTTTTAAGGTCTAATTGTGGTTTGATATTTTCAAAATAATTAATAGAATAATTATTTACTAAATAAAAATAGTTTTCAATAGCAAACTCACGGAAAAAGCCAGAGGTTAATGTTGTACAGACTTTACTTAAAGCTTGTATAAAAGCTTGTTTGTATAGACTAATACCTAAATTAGCATCACCCTCAAAATATTTTTTTATTAAAAATCTTTCTGTAGCAATAACATAACACTCTTCTAGAACACAGTAACATTTCTCAATATAACTTAACTCGAACCATTTAGTTTCTGAACAATAAACGATGTCAGAATTATCTTGTAGTCTTGTGTATACAGGTACATCTTGATGCGCAAAAAGTTCATGTAACCAATCATGATCTACTAGTTTTTCTACGTAATCATTAAAAAAATCAGATTTACTGACCCCTACGAGAGGAACTTGATGTTGAGGTTTTAAAATAGAATCTAGTGTTGCTTTATGAAAACTAGAGAACTCCTCAATAGTGTACAATCCATTACAACATGGTTTAGTATGGAAATCTAAAGAATCTAGTTGGTTTTTTAAAACATGATAGTCATGAATATGTTTTATCCATTGTTGATTAGCTCTGTGTATATGAGCTTTTTTAATTGCAAATAATTCAGCATTATTTGCATAATTCACTTTACGATCAGTATGGTAACTATTGTAGAGTGATTTTAAAGATGGTTGGTTATCAATCAATAAACACTCGATTTTCTTTTCTTGATGTACAAAAGAAGCTGTATGATCTAAGTAAATAATCTTTTCAAATGGTAACTGAATGTCTTTTAAAGAACAGACAATATCGATATCTGCACTCGTTCTGGTACCCAGTGCGTACGATCCAACTACAACAAATTTCCGTACAGGGAGATTTTCAACATTAAACATTTTTTAAATATTATCTCTATTCTGTGAGTTATTTTAATACTCGTGATGTGTCCCGATAGTCTGTAGATTAGTTACTTCTAAAATGTCATCCAAAGAGAATGGAGAATAAGTATCAGAGTTACAAACACCTACATTAAAATACTTTCCATTTAAGGTTGGTTTTAAAGTATGCATGTGCCCGTGAAGATGAATATTTCCACGATGCGAACCATTCCACGAGTAATGTGGGTAGTGTGAAAGTATTAACTTTCCTGCTTTTTCAGTTCTTAATTCTAAATAATCTTTATCATTAATAAAATATTGACTAATAAAAGATTGTTTTAAATGTGAATCATGATTTCCTTTAATAAGTACCATGTCGCATTTAATCAGACTTAAGAGTTTTCCTAGATACTTCATATCAGAAGTCATAGAAACATCACCTAAAATAAACAAACATGATTTTTCACTTACTTTATTATTAATGTTAATAATTAACTCTTGATCATGCTCTTCTATACTTTTAAAAGGTCTGTTATCGTATTTAAGAATATTTTTATGTGATATATGTAAATCACTAGTGAAGAAAAAATCACTATATTCTTTGCCTAAATATTTTTCCATAAAGTTTCTCCTTGTAGTTTTATTTTTTAATAAATACATTACTAGAAGAAGCAACATAATCAAAAGAATCTATAAATAAATCTCTAGATATAGCACTATAATCTAAATGTTGTAGAATTGGTGGTAATGTATCTATTACATTTTGATATATATCATGTATATAATAAGAAGTAAAATCTTCTTTTGAAGAAAATTCTCCTTGATCATAGTCAGCAAGAATTGTATCTAGTGGCTCAGTATATCCTGGATTAATATATTCAAGGTACGCTAAGACTGTTTTTTGTTTGTAGTTAGATTCATCGTCGTATAGAGATAGAAACTCAAAATACGATGCTCTAATACTTGAAAAAGAATTATAACAGTCGTAAAGAAAATATTTATGTTCAAAAGGTATATCCCATTTTAAATCTAAATCTTCTAGTTGAATATCATAGTCCCCTTTAGCTGTTTCACCTGACACTACTTCTATTAACTCATCTAAATCAGTAAAATTAGAAAGATCATATTTTGTTTGATGGTATCCGTATCTAACGATAAGGTGTGATTTATAACTCATAGCTCTAATTTAAATACATAGTTAGTAGAAAGAGGTTTTGTAAAGTCACCAACTCTTCTTTTGTAGCTGCCAACTAAGCATTCAATTATAACGTTATAAAATCCGTTTTTACCTGGCGCAATTGAATGTACTTTTCCTTTAGCATAGCTTCTATTTTCTGATTTTACATACATTACTAAGTCACCAACTCTGATTTCTTTATTAAAATTATCTGTAAAATAAATATCTTGGTTCATAATTAATAACTCTTTTCTTTAGGTTGTGGTAAACCACTGTTATCAATATGATAGTAATAGGAAACAATTTTAGTTTTCTGAACTTCATTTTTCCTCATTAGGGTATAATTCCTCTAAGAGATTAGTAACATGACCTTCAGCAATATAGAATATCTCTTCGTCGTGAGTTCTATCAAATTGTTTTAAATCTTCATCATCATTTAAAGTAATGTGTTTGTATGTAGCTAAATAAGCCCTACCAACATTAATGTAGTAAAATACAGTATACTTTTTACCAGTCATAATTAAATCCAGAATAACCACTCTTTAAAATTTCTTCTTTATATGCTTGAATAGTTTTTATTACTATTTCATTGTACTCTTCTGCTTTAAGAGTATTATGATCTCCGATAGAATAATACTTAGTGATTAATTTTTTCTGAATAGAAGTTAAATTTACAACACTATTTTGAAATTTAAGTATGTATTCTACACTACCTAGTACATCATCATAATAAAAGAATGAGTTACGAGAAGTAGAGTCTAAGCGTATAATATTTTCTAGATCGATTCCAAAGAAATCAAAGGAGTCAGTAGTATCTAAATGTTTAGAACCTTGCCGTTGAAATACCTTCCAGCGATCTTCTAGTGGAATTCTTTTATCAACTAGCCAAGTTTTAAATTCTTTTTGAGTTTGTTCTTTAACAGTAGTAAGCCAATTAAGCTTTTCTGTAATTTCTTGAATATTGAACATTATTGTTAACCTGTATAAGAGTTTTCTATTCCTGAGTACCCAAAACTTAAAAGAAAATGTTTTAAGTTTTTAGTGTCTTCTTCACTAATATCGTAATCATACAACATATCTATTACATCTTCAAAAATACATGAAAAGTCTACATATGTATTCTGCTCATTAAACAGAATAGATTTTAACTTCTCGACTAGTTGGTCAGAAACATGTCCTTTAATATCACTCAGGAAAGACCATACATCTGATGCAATAGGTAGAAAAGTATGTGAGTATTTAATAAATAAATCCCAACAACTGTCTAGATCTTCTGAAGTACGAAGATATTCAATAAATAAACAACCAGCTTTATTAAAGTTTTCTATAGCTGGGAGTAATACTTGATTTTCTAAGTTTGTTAATTCCATAATTTTTTATAAACCTTTTTATAATTTTGTTTAATATAGTCTTCAAGATTAATTGACACTTCTTTTTTTACAGTCATATAAATACGAGAAGTTGAAAATCCAACATCAATTATTGTTTTATTTTTAGACTGGTACTTGTCTTGTAAATAGAGTTGAATATCTTTTTTAATCATACCTTTAAAGGTATGAACATCTTTAGTAGTTAGCACCCCTTCTGTACATACTTTAATAGTAAAATCAAATACGTGCTTAATAGGAACTTGGTAAGCTCCATCCCTATCCTTAGATAAGGCATACTTAGGTATCCATACATGGCTTGTTTTAGTGGCGTTACTAAACAATACAGCTTTTTCAGTTTGGTGTGCTATTTGTGTTAGACCTATTTTCTGTAAGGGTAATAACTCGGGCTTAATAATAGTCCCAGTAGTTTTATACTGATCGTAATAATCACCCATAGGGTCTGATTCTTGAGTAGCTTCTTCCCTGCAGCTACAACCCCTAACTGTACAAGCACCCCAACCACCTACACCAACTACAGCATCACACTCCTTAGTATATCCGAAATCAGGCATTTTGTTGGTACTTCTTTGTTTGTAAAGTATTTAAATACTTATGTGTTTCATCAGTAGAGTTTAATCTGTTGTGTACATAGTTATTTAATTCATACAGATTTGAAAAATTTAAGTTGATTTCAAAAGACTGTAGTAACAAAGAAACATCTTCAGTTAAATTTCCTAAGTCTGGATTTAATTTTATACTGCCGTCATGATTCAACACAAAAATTTCAATTCCGTATAAAATATTTCTAATATACTCTAATCTATTTTTTGTACTATCTTCTATGCAGTTTAATAATTTTGCTAAAGACTTACTCCAAGGTTGTTTACTAAAGTTTCCTTTGAAGTACAGATGTACTAACTCATCTACAGTTACTTCTTCAGGAGTCCAAAAACCTTCTAGACCGTAACAAGAGCAATGTTGTGCTTCTACTGTATAAAGTCTATTGTTCTGAGTAAATAAAACAAAACAATCTCCAGAGTAATTATAGTAAGAGTAATAAGACAGTAAAATCTTAATATCTTTTAATTGATGTTTATTTGCTTCTCTATCTTTTTCACGAAAAAACTCACATAAAATATCTTCACCAGTTTTAAAATCAAGTAGATCACTAGGTTGTGAATTAATTAATTCACTATTAGATAAAGGCATATTAAAGTGCTTCTATAATATCTAAAGGAATTAATACTATATCTTTGTAATTAGAAGTTGAAAATCCAACTTTAAATGTATTAAGAATTTTACCACCTTCTAAAACATTATTTTTTATTAACTTTGAGACACAATAATTAGAAATAGGAGTAGCGTTACCGCCAGACATAAAAATAAAATTAGTTTTAGCTATATAGTTAATATCACAGTAAAAATAGTCAAGTACAGGAGAAACTACTAAATTATTTTGAATGTGAGTACAACTAGTTGAAGACTTACCTAAAATTCCTTCGTATTTTTTTAAATAATACTCTGAGTTTTTAGTGTCTCGTATCGGAGCTAAATAAGATACCTTGACATTGCTTTTGGTATTGTAATTATAGACTAGCATTGTTAGAACGTGATAAGTATCGGGTATATAATATTCTAAATTACCGAGGATAATTGTTTTCATTATGATCCTTTATAGTAGTGTGTTTCTACTACTTGCTTTGGGTATACTTGATAAAAATCATTTAAGTATTCAACACCACTATAAGAATAATAAGATCCGTCATGTTTGAGGTAGGTATCTAAAGGTTTGATCTTAATCACTTCAAAAAATTCATCACCTTCGCCTTCCCTTCCACCTTGTCTAGTGGCTAGTTCGAAACATTGTTTTTCTAGTCCACAAATCTCGTGATATATTTCATTTAACGGGATAGCTGTGAAGAAAGAATCTTCCCCGTAATATAAATTACTACAGAAATTATTTTTATTTAAAATTTCAATAATTTCTGACGTAGTTAATTCTAAATTAATAATACCTTTTAGAAATTCTTTTAAATTGTCATTTGTTAATTTTTCTTTGTAGTTCATATTTAGACTCCCTTGTATACTATAGTTGTTACTTCAACAGGAGCGCATTGATAATACTTTTGTAAATAATCAACACCATTGTAAGAGAAATAACTTCCTTCGTGCATGATGTAAGTATCTAAAGGAAGGATATGAAGAACTTCGTGATAATATTCTCCTCCTCCTTCTCCGCCACCTTTCACGTCTACTATTTTAAAACATTGTTTTTCTAAGTCATATACTTCTGAATCATACTCTTCACCAATCTCAGAGTATGATTCATCATCTCGCTGTTTTTCATAAAATTTGTTTTCATTTAAATATTCAATTACATCACTAATAGTGAGTTCTTTATTAATAATTTTAATAAAGAACTCACTTAGATTTAAATTTAGCAGATTAGTCATTTAGTATGATCTCTTTGTAATAATAAGTTTCAACAGGAATTTGTTTTGCTGGATAAAAATCTGTTGTAGGTGTATAGTAACTATAGCCATCCTCAGATTTTAGTTGCCTCGCAAAATAGCAT